TCTGCGATTCAGACTTGAAGGCGCTTTTGGTACGAGCCCAGAGGCCTTCGTCCATCCGACCTGTCTTCTCCACGACCGCTTCGTTCTTGGTGTCAGCCTCAGAGATCTGACCCATCATCTCCGAGTTCTTCCAGATGTCCACGTAGGCTTCGTAACTGGTGTCGATCTTGTTGACGATGGCGTACACGTCACCCATGTCTTCGCCGTACAAACGCTTCTTGAACACCTCACGCATTTCTGCTTTGTTGGTGATCTTGTTGAGCTGTTTGTCCAGCAACTGACGACGGTGATTGACCAGCTTCTGTCCACGTTGCGCCACAGCGAACACGTCGATACCCCCGTTTGCGCGGTAGATAGACGGGATCAACTTGTGGTACGCATCGACGTCCAACTGATCCATCCCGTTCTCCTTCTCGTAGAGCGCCTTAGCGCCCTCGTAGATAGGTCGAGGGATGATGCCCATGTTCGCGGCAATGGCGTTCACCATCGAACTTACAGCGCCCCAGTAAGGGAGCATTGACGGCTTGAGGTAATAGTACTTGGACGCAGGTCGACGCAAGAAGAACTTGATCGCCTTACCTGCCATGATGAACGGCAGCAGACCGATGGTCGCTACGGAACCCACTGCCCAGCCCAATGAGTAGAAGAACCCAGGAGCACGACCCGAACGAGCCATGGAGGCCGCAGGGATCGAGTAGTAGTTGGCGTAGAACGACGTCAGACTGTTGAACTGCGGATAGCCACACCGGAAGTGCACCACCTGCATGTTGTCATCGAACTTCTCACTGTAGACTCGACCCATGCCGTTGGTCGAGTTGGCACTGGTCCCGTTGGTCCGACTGACCTTAGGGAGCAGGGTGTCTTTACCACGCCCAGTAGGCTTGGTGAGGATGTTGTGCTTCAGGTCACAGTAGCGAGTGAACTGAGGCAGCGGGTTAATGACGAAGTTACCGCCCAGGGTTGTGTCTGTGGCCTTTTGCATCGACGTGGAGTAGATGCGATTGATGGCCGCCTGGTTACCACCCATGATCTGATCGGAGGGCAGCAGGAACGCTGATTTGACCCAGCTGTCATCCAGAATGTTTTCCATGTCTAGACCTCTGAAAAAAGGAAAGGGTGAGCAGGGTTTCCCCCACTCACCCCCGTAGTTACGTCCGACCTACAGAGACCGTCCCCTTTTGTGCAGCTCTCGGGGTGTTGATCAGTGGGTTCTGCGTTGTCTGAGCAACCTGCGGTGCCGGGGCACTTTGAGCTGCATTCGGCATTACAGTCCCACCGTTCTTGACCAACTCAACCAGTTCCAGCAGCTTATCAAGCTGCCCTTGGTTGATGTCGACCAAACGGCTCATGTTGTCTGCGCCACCATACGTGTTGGTGTTCGCAGCGGCCTGAGTAGAACTTTGCACTTCAGCCGTTTTAGCCGCCATCGCCAAGCCCGCAGTGGTGTTCTGCGTTTGACGAGCGTCCGCCTTCTCGGCCAGACCGGCCGTGTCAGCGCTGGCTGGAGCTTCCGCCACAGTATTAGGCGTAGCACTTCCGCCCCCACCCGCAGGTTTCACCATGGACGGTGCTTCTGGTCCAGTGGCGGCTACGGTGGATTGGCCTTGTGCTTGCTCATCTGCGGCAGTCTGAGGTCCAGAGGCAGCTGTACTCACGCCCCCCTCACCCGGTGCCACCAATGCCTTCCCACCTTTCAGTGTCGAAGCAATCTGCATGGCATCAGGTTTACGGTGCTTCTGCAACTTCCCATCGAAGTCGTTATACACCGCTGCTACAGTCCGTGGCCGTTTGTTACTATCGTAGAAGATAGACGGGTTGGCTGCGGCTTGTTCAGGACCCACATGGTTGATCGCCGGATCGCCAGGAGGAGCTTTCAGGAAGCGCTTGGCTCCGTACGGCCCCAAGAAGTGAGCGAGGTATACGTCAGTGTCAGTGACGTTGCTCTTCACTCCTTTGATGACGTCGATGTTCTCTTTGATGTACTCCAAACCAAGCAAAGCGTTGGCCCGAGGGTCATGCTGAGTGGTGCCGGGGTTGATGCCGTACTTCGAAGCGTACTTGCCCATCAGCGACTTCCAAGTGCCTTTAATCACCTGGTAGAACGACGCTGCCGAGGAGAGAACCCCTGCGGAAGGATTGCGCGGATTCTTGTACGGGATGGCATTTGGCTTGAAGTTCGATTCTACACCAGCAATCGAAGCCGCCAAGCTAGGGTCAACCCCTACCATGTTAGCCGCCGCCATCAGCGTGCCTTTCGTAGCATCCCAACCGTCGCCAGTCGGAGCAGGCACGTCATTGATGTTACCACCAGAACCACCACCCGGATGGGTGAGAGGTGTACCCGGTGTAATGGTAGTCGGACCCGATGCCTGCGGTTGACCAGAAGCACTGACATTACCCTGTTGAGGGGCTTTGCTTTCGTCGCCACCACCGAAGACGGATTTGATCCCGCTCCACATGCTGGAGAACATGCCCTGTTCTTCCTTAGGTCCGCCTGCTCCGCCAGAGCCAGCCGCCTGACTACCTTGTCCATCCGCCGAAGCAGGACGATTGACTTGGTTGCCATCTTGCTCGATGATCTTGCCATCCTTGTCGCGGACTTGACCAGCTACTGCTGCGGAGTTCTCCGTCAGGGTCTTGTCTTTGATTTTGGTGGAGAGCATGTAAAGGGGTTCCTTCACAGTCTCATCATCATCGTTGAGGTAGTAGCCTGGCCATGGCGATTCCGAAATATCCCACACGGAGATACCGGCGTTGTCACGGGTGTTGGCTGTTTCCCTCAAGACTTCCAACAGGTCTTGCGGTTTGAGGCGCTCTGCTGCGTCCTTAGCGTCGATGTTGGCACGCGCACGAACAGACGAGCAGTACTGGAGGAACGTAGGCATGAACCGACGGTAGAACCAGACATACACGGCATCGGCTTCTGCACCAATCGGGGAGAACAGAGCCTCCGCAATGGCGTACGCCTGAGCTTCATCCTTGAAGAATGCCCGCTTCTCATTGTCGTAGTTGACCATTGGGTACAGCGCGCCCTCCAACCGGTCCAACTGGCCGACTTTGATCATGAGCATCTCAGTCAGACCGTAGACACGGTACCGCACTGGTTTGCCATCGTCGATTTCACCATCACGATTACTGCCTGCCATGATTGCAGCCGTTGCCGCAGCAGCCATGCCGCCGTTACCTGCCCACGATACGGTTTGAGCCGCCGTCAGGTTAGCACCAGTGGTTTTGCTGCTTGCCTCTACACCAGTACCAGCTCCGGATGGTTTCGAGGCAGCCGTACTTGCGCTGGATTGCTTATCAGCATTGGCTGCGGTCTTAGCAACAGCAGCAGCACTGATCCCACCAGCAGCGGCCACAGCATCGACCATGTTCTGGTTGGTTTTGTCTTCGCCTTTCTTTTCATTTTCATTGATGTATTCCTGGATCTCTCCTTTGACCTCAGCAATGACGTCCTTGACATCCCCAGAGTCCATGTCCAGTTCCTCGTCCTCGAAAGGCGAGACCATGGCATTGAACACTTCAGGGCGATCAAGCATTGCCGCCTTGTCAACGAAGCCCATGGCAACCTTACCGGTCACCTTAGCGTCGATCTGACTGAGGTCCATGGATTTGGTGAGTGCGTGCATGTTGGAAACATGAGCGAGGTAGACAGCGGAGAAACGACCAGTCAGGAACTTGATGAGACGTCCGTAGGTTTCGTTCTCTTCTGCTGGAATGCTCGTGTCGATCTTGAACAACTGCATGATCTTGTCTTGAGGCAGGCCTTGGCTGTTCACCGTGGCTTTGCCTTCAGAGTCGACCGCGGTCTGGGAAGTAAAGATCTTCTCCAGCTCGAGCAGTGTCTTCAGTTCGTCACTGTCAGTCTTGGGTTTGATCCCGTACTGAACCATGCGCATCCGTGTCAGAGGAGGCAGCTTGTCTTTGTTGCGACTATAGATGTACGCACCTACAGCGACCGCACCACCAACAACTGCGATACCGGCCAGTACAGGCGCCGATACCAGACCAGCAGCACCCAACAGGGCACCCATGGCCATCCGACCTGCGAAGCCTGCTGCCATCCGTGTCAGAGGGTTGGTCAGGATACTGCCGCCCATCCGCAACGCACCCATCCCCAAACGGCCAGCGGTTTTAGCGCCCCACCATCCGAGTTTGGCTGTGTTCTTGGTAAGCCAAGCACCACCTTTCAAACCGCCCTTCAGGATCTTGCCAGCAGTCCCCATCTTGTCCAAAGCACGACCGCCCCAGTTGGCGATCTTGCCCAGCTTGCCGGTACGGCCTGCACGACGCCGGGTCTTGCGACTACCGCGTTCGTTACCATCACCGCCACCGAAGAGATCAGTCAGACCGCCAAGGCTGTCCATGATCCCGCCGCCTTCACCTTCTTCTTCCCCTTCGCCCTTCTTGCCGCCCAGCATGGCCATGAGGCCGGCGAGTCCTCCCGCCTTACCGAACAGTCCCTGCACCGCTTGACCTTTGTCTTTCGCCATCTCCTTGGCTTTGTTGAGCATCTCGTCACGTTTGGAGTTGATGTCTTTGAAGTTCCCTTTGCGCACCTTTTCCTTGGTGACCTCTTTCAAGGTTTCGTACTGCAACTGCACAGAACGAAGCGACAGGGTCAGCATGTCTTGATCGTGATCGCCAGTCAGTTCGCTCGACACGTCAGCGCCAGCTTTACCGCCTGTGAACCGCGACATCATCCGCTTCAGCCGAGGCCGGAACTTACGACGCTGCTGTTGCAACTCTTTGGACACCATGGCGCCCTTGTCTGCCAACATCGGCGACAGGTACGCGCTTGCCTTGTTGAGCTGATTGCGACCAGCCACAGCGGCTTGGTTGGTCAACTCGCCAGCACGGGTACCTTTGAAACGACCCATCATGTCAGAGACGCGTTTGATGACCTTTCCTTTATAGTCAGCAACCACACCGCTTTCCACGAACTCGTTGTAACGCATGACGGTTTTACCCTTCGCGTCAACGATGTCACCTTGGATGTCTTCCCACTTCTTGATCACCTGGTTGGTGGCCTTGTCGCGGTACTCCCCTGCTTGGAGTTTGATCTCTTGCAGACGAGGGTGATCTTCACCCTGAATCCAGATGTCCTTGGCCATTTGTTTGGCGTTACCGTACTTCTCCTGGCCGAGCTTGAACTTCTCTTGACCCCATGCCTGAGCCTTGGTGCCCTTGCTGCGCATGGCAGCAGAGACCTTGCTCCAATCGACCTTACCGCCCTTGGTCATCTCCCGCATACCGCCGCTCTCACCATGGCAACTACAGGCTGCCAGTTTCTTGAGCAGTTCCACCGTTTCCGAATGGAAGTCACGGGATTGGGTGATGAGGGTGATAAGGGTGGACTTGTCGCCCAGGTAATGTTCTAGGCCGGAGGTTCCTTGTTGGGCACGACGGCCTTTACCGCCCATGAGATCAGCTCGATCAGCACGGCGGGTAAGATCACCAGAACCGTTAGCAGGCCCATTACCACTATCAGAACGCTTACCACCGCGATCATCAGCATTCGGCCCACCTTTCGGAGCTCCATCTGCGCTTGCTTCGTCATCTTCATCGAGTACTGATCCCCAGATCTTGTCGTAGTTGATCCGGTCGTCACGTCCCTGGCGTTCGATGTACCCCAGCTTCCGCAGGGAATCCTTACCAAGCACGTCGCCCAAGATACGAATACGATCGCCCGCTGCGGGGATCATGCTCGCCATGCTCAGGAACTTGTCACGGATGTCGTTGAAGCGCCCTACCCCGGCAGCCGACTGATCCATCTGTTCCCCGTTGTAGTCGAGGTTGAAGGCGTCAGCAATCAGGGAAGTGATCTCATCCACAATCCCAACGTCGGTGTTGGGGTATTGAGCAGGATCAACCAAGCGCTTTGGAACAAGGTCACGACCGTTCGCCAACTCATCGAGCAACTTCTGCTTGAGAGTGCGTTGGGCCTTCGAGGACATGGTGTCCCCGCCAATCTGCTTGATGAAATCGTCAGCAGCAGTCCGAAGAGAATCACGTTCCGAACGACTCATGATCTGACGGCCCACATCTTTCAGGCTTTCGCCTTGAGACGTGAATCCACCACGCACTACGTTGTAGACCTGCTTCTCAGAGTCCTTCTCGCCGGTGACTGCCACCTTGGACCAGTGTGCAATCTCCGACAGGTACCCGGGGATGATCTCAATCAGAGAACGGCGGGCAATCTTGTCGAACGTGCCGATCTCATCCAGCTTGTCGACGCTCTCACCACCCGGTCGCGAGTCCAAGGAGAACTGCGGCAGGAAGGTTTTGAACATCTGCGTCATGACAGACTTGAAGCCGGTGCCTTGGGTTTCGGACTGCGCGTATTCGTTGACCTTCTGAGGAAGACCAGTGAACGTCTTACGCAGCTTCTCGCCACCTTTGGCAATGTGCTTGTTACCGTACAGCCATGGAGCAATGTGCATCGAAGCCTGATCGCGGATCGTAGAACCGATCATCGAGCCTACGACTCGACCACCCAGCTCATGCTTATCGATGTCCATGCCCTCGGTCATGCCTTGGGCTTCGGTAAGCGGACTGATCGCACCCTGGACCATGCCAGAGACGTTGTCCATGATTTGCTTGGTGTAGTTCTGCGACCAGTTGGAGATCGTGTTCAGACCCTGACCCATCAGTCGCTGATGAGCCATCTGCTTGAACATCTCACTGCCACGGATTTTCACTGCCTCAGGGAGCGCGGTGTTGTGGCGAATGGCTTCAAGGATCTGGGCCTGTTTCTGTGTTGCTTCTGCCATCACATCCAGCAGTTGCTTTTGAGTCGCAAACTGGCGGTAGTTGAGTTCCAGCATCTTCTGCTGGTACTTGGCAGTGATCTTGTCCTGATAGCCAACCATCCGCGCCATGGAGCGGTTGATGGCAGTCAGTACCTGAACAGTGGACTTGAACCGCACCTGATCGAGGGCTTTGTCTTCCAGCTTGTCGGCAGCGTCTTGTTTAGCACGCTCCTCATCTGCGCCTGTCTTGGCCTTGAAGATTTCCGCCAACTGGGCGATGTCATTGTCTTCTTGTTCTTTCTTGTACTGTGCAGCAGATTTGACTGGTGAATCGTCGGTATCTTCCAGTGCATTGTTGAGGCGGTCAGAGGCCTTCTTGGTCAGAAGCTTGTTGCCCACCAGCTGCATGGCTTTACGACCGAACGCTTTACTGCCACGAACAAGCTGAGGCGAGTCGCCAGTCACCTTATCGTATAGCGATCGTGCGTCGGTTGCGACGTTCTCAATGGTGTCTGCGGCCAAGCCATAGCCCGCTGGCAAAGCCAAAGTCAAGGCTTTGCGCAAAGCGGCCGTGCTGGCCAGTTCGTCTTTTGCTCCGGACAGAGCGCCCTTGGCAACTCGTTCTACGGGCTTTCTCGAACTGTCGTCGACGTCGGAATCGGACTTCCACTCAGGGATGTCAAAGTCGAAATCGTCGAGGTCGAGATTGTCCAAATCGACATCTTTCTTTGCCATCGAAAATTCTCCAAATTGGCTTATTATACTAAGCCTCCTTCATACCAACTGTCGAAATGACTCCGAAAATTACGGGAAGCCTTTATGACCACTGAAGCAAGGAGTCTAATGTCTGACTCTGGCTCGGGCATTAGATACGCCCAGACTCCCGCCAAGGTCTGGCCTATGGTGCTGACTCGGGAACGGGTCGCCCGCATGACTCCGGTCACCAGTCTCGACATCTATGACGGGGCCAGTGCCGAGTTCCACGACCAAGGTCTGTATTCGACCACCATCTTTGGCCGGGTGGGTTCTGATGAACGAGACGGCAACTTCTCTTACATCGATTTGAAGGTCCAAGTCTTCCATCCGAAGATCTTCCGTGACCTCATGAGCCTCAAGTCCATCTACCGTGCTATTGTGTCCGGTCGTGAGACGGCTATCTTTGACCCGGTGGCCAAGGACTTCATCGCTGACAGTTCTGAGAAGGCCGAAACCGGCTACAGCTTCTTCGTGAAGCACTTCCCACAACTGGAACTGCGTAACACCTCCAAGTCACCGACCCGTCGGATCAAGGTGGAGTTCATCCAGAAGTGGCGTGAGTTCGCCTTGACCCGATACATCCCGGTCCTGCCCGCAGGTATCCGTGACATCGAAGTCGATGACAACGGCGTGACGACCAAGAACGAGATCCACGACCTGTACTACCGTGCACTGTCGATCTCCAACACGATTCCCGTGACCAGCAACATGGAATCGCCGGCGCTGAACATTGCCCGGAACGCATTGACCAACTGCCTCTCTGAGATCTATGACCTCATTGAAGGCATGCTGGCAGGCAAGAACGGTTTCATCCTGGACAAGTGGGCTTCTCGTAAAGTGGTCTACGGTACACGGAACGTGTTGACGGTGATGGATACGTCCATTGCCAACCTCAACGACAGTAACGCCCCAGGCTTTGACAGCACGACCCTCGGTCTGTTCCAAGTCATCAAAGGTCTGACCCCGTTGACCATCCACCACCTGCGTCGTACCTTCGGGCACCTGATTCAGAGCGGCGAAGGTCAAGCGCAGTTGATCGATCCGAAGACCCTGCGTCCTACGTGGGTGGCTTTGAGCCCGGACACCCGTGACCAATGGTCGACCCGAGACGGTCTGACCAGCGTGATCGACAAGTATCAAATGGTGGAGATGCGTACGCGTCCTGTGGAGATCGAAGGTCATTACTTGGCCCTCATCTACAAAGGCCCTGACAACACGTTCAAGGTGTTCTTTGACATCCATGAGATGCCTGCTCACCTGAACCGTGATCACGTCTCTCCGATCAACCTGGTCGAGCTGCTGTACCTCTGTGGTTACCAGTACTGGAACCGCTACTACGCGCAGATCTGTCGTTACCCGATTTCCGGCTTGGGTTCCATCTACCCATCCCGCGTTTATGTCAAGACCACTGTGGTCGGTGAACGCCGTGTGGAACTGGATGATAACTGGCAGCCGTTCGATGATGCCGAACATGTGGCGCAGGAGTTCCCTAAAACGGGTTCGACTTCCTTTATGGACACTCAGTCCCCACACTCGACCAAATTGGTTGGGTTGGCAGCGGACTTCGATGGTGACACTGGCTCAGCAACACTGGTAATGTCTCAAGAGGCTCTGGTTGAGAATGACCGTATCCTCAGGTCACGTAACCACTGGATCGATGCAGGGGGTAACCTTACATCCTCCTACGACTACGACACCATCAAGTACGTCGTAACCAACCTGACAGGACGATTCAAACATGGCCGTAATGTTTCTGTATGACCGCTACATGAAACTGTTCGGCATCCGCAGGCTGGGTGAGTTGGAGAATCCACGAGTACGACCAATCGCACGATTCGGTTTGCCTCGTGGGTCCAACGTCCACTACATGCCTGTGAATGAAACCGAACTGGGTCCGGCTGCTTCCAGCCAGATCATTCAGGCAGCGCAACGTCTGGTCTTCATCGACCATGTTCCTGACCTGCTCTCGAAGGAGGGTAACCCCCGCCCCACGTTCAAGCTCATCGCACCGATGATGCAGCAGTACCGTCGCGAGAACATGACCATCCGCCCAATGCGGGATTATGAAGCAGCGGCAAAAGAACCCCTGAACATGCTCGTAGTCAACTACGCCATGGTCGCGCAGATGTACAAGTACCAACGGTCGGCTCTGAGTCGCTGGTGGAACTGGCGTAACCTCAGGACCACTCAGTGGGAACGCTTCAACCAGCTCAAGACTGAACACGAGCGCCATCACATCATCCTGTTTGATGTGCCTCAGACTCTGCCTTCATTGTCTGATCTGCGTAAAGCTGAACGGGGCATGACTCCGACGCTGATGCAGGTGTTCAACAGTCGTGAGCGTCTGGATTTGCTCGACCTGTTTATCTGGTTGGGTGAGAACCGCCAGCGCACGCCGATGGGTCGTCTGGATGAGAACCGTCTGAGTGAGATCGAGCTGGTTATCCGTAAGGACACTGGTTGGATCAGCCTGAACCTCGGCCTGCTCAACGGCTGGCGTAAGGCTGTCACTGGTGTGTCGATGGAATCGTTCGTCGAACAACCAGTGAGTGAGGACTTCGATTTCGAGGATACCTACCAGCGTTATGTTTCCATGGAAGCGGCAGGGGATGACACCCTTGATCCTGACATGGGCGTGTCGATGGAAGCTGGGCAAGGTCTCGATCCTAAGATCATGCAGGTGCGGTTCCTGAAGTTGCTCACCAAGGTCATTGACCAGACCAACCCAGTGCAAGTGATCTCTGCTCAAGAAGTCGAAGCCCAGCAACAAGTCAGGGCTGACGACGATGCAGAAGAGAAAGCTGAAGAGCAACAGCAGCAACAGCAATCGCTGAAAGAGAACGGTGCTGAAGATCTGCTCGTTGAAGAAGAGGAAGAACTGGCTGAGTCCTTGGACGCTCCAGCTACCTCCAGCAACGACGCAGAACTGACCGACGAAGACGGCGAGCTGATCGTTGAGACCGGTAACCAGCCTACCACTGAACCGATTTCACAGATCGTGGCTGATGGCGCTACCGAACACACCCTGACCAGTTCGATCCAGAACAAGATTGACGAGTTGGTGGAGAAGGACGTCCTGACGGCTGCGCAGTATCGCCGCATGCAGCGTTTGGCTGAATCGTACAAGACGATGCCAGACCCGTGGGACAAGACCAAGACTGTCGAGACCTCCTTGGAGATCAAGCAGGAAGATCTGGTCCTTCAGGAATCTGAACCGTATCCAGAAATGGAATCGGTGCGTGACAAATCGATGTTGCAGTCTACCGTCGAGAAGATGGACAGTCAGTACATCGAGAAGGTCATGAAGAGTGACATCTTGAACGCCGTTATGTCCGTGCAGAAAGCAGGCATTGCTGTAACGGGGTACGAGATCGAAACCGTGCAAGATGCGGTCAGTCACTACGAGATCCACAAGGTCCAACTGACTCCAGTCACCGGCAAACCTTCGACCATCTCGTTCCGTGTGCCGGTGGTTGACAAGCGGGGGTCGTACACCTCCAACGGTCAGAAGTATCGCATGCGGACTCAGAAAGCTGACGTGCCGATCCGTAAGGTCTCGCCAATCCGCGTTGCCCTGACATCGTACTACAGCAAGCTGTTCATCGAGCGCTCGCAGCGTGCTGTGTTCAACTACGACAACTGGATCGCCAAGCAGATCATCGCTAAAGGCATGGATCTGGCTGACACCTCCATCACCAACGTGAAGATCGCTAACGTAGCGAACTTTGAACTCGACCTGCCGACAGTCTACACGATCATCGGTACCCGAGTGATGAGCTTCGAGGCTAACGGCCATTACTGGTTCGACTACAAGAACCGGGAGCGCAGTCGCCTGTTCGACATGAAGCTGGTGGAATCCCTTGAAGCTGAACACAAGGGAATGATCGTCGTAGGTCGTCGTGCTCAACGTTACATCATGGTGGATCGTGAGAACGCGTTCTATTTGATCGACAACAAGAACGGCCAAGTCAGTGAGTTGGGTCAGATCGAAGACATCCTTGGTTTGAACAAGGACAAGTCGCCGGTCTCCATGGCCGAGATCAGTATCTTCGGCAAGACCATGCCTGTCGGTATCGCCTTGGCGTACTTGGTAGGTTTGGATAACCTGCTGACCATGACCGGTGTCAAGTTCCGTGCTGTGCCTCTGGGTACACGGGTGCAGATGTCGGACGATGAGTACGCGATCAAGTTCCTCGATGAAACCTTGGTCATGGACAAGTCGGATGTGAAGAACAGCATGATCTTTGCTGGCTTCCTCCACTACCATAAAGCGATCCGTCAGTTCTCGCGTCACAGTTTCAACGGCAAGGACGTGTACTTCAACATCCTTGAAGCCAACGGCATCGGTTTGCGCTACCTGCGTGAACTCGACCTCATGAATGCCATGTGGGTCGACCCGATCACCAAAGGCGTCCTGGAATGGATGAAAGAGCCAACGGAATTCATCCCACTGTTGCAACGTGCGGTGGAAATGTTGGTAACTCGCCATGTGCCCAATAAGGTTGAGGGTGCTGATGGGTTGGTGGAAGGTCAAGAACGTGCGAAGGGCTACGAACGTATCCCAGGCGCTATCTACGCCGAGATGGTCCGGTCTATCCGGGTCTACAACTCGCGTCAAGGTGGTCCGACCTCGCAAGTGACCATGAAGCCTCACGAAGTCTGGACCAACATCGTACAAGACCCGGCCTCGGCGATTGTCGATGACATCAACCCGATCCAAAACCTCAAGCAGAAAGAGATCATCACTTACGGTGGCCGTGGTGGCCGCAGTGGGCGGTCGATGACTGCTGAGGCGCGTCTGTATAAGGAATCCGACATCGGGTTCATCTCGGAATCCACCGTGGACTCCGGGGACGTGGCGGTCATTACCTACATGTCTCCAAACGCGAACATCACCAGTGTGCGCGGTACGGTGCGGGCTTACGATAAAGAGAAGGACGGTGCAGCTAACATCGTATCGACCTCCGCCCTGATCAGTCCGTTTGCAGACCGAGACGACCCTAAGCGGGTGAACTTCATTGGTATCCAGCAATCTCACGTAATCTCCGCTGACGGTTATCGTGAGTCTCCAATCTCCACCGGCTATGACCACGTGTTGGCCCACCGTGTTGATGAGATCTTTGCTGTCCCGGCTACCAAAGCGGGTGAAGTCATTGAACGCACTGACAACCACATTGTGATTGCGTACGAAGACGGTACCTTCGAGCATCTGGATCTGACCACCCAGTACGGCATCTCCGCTGGTTCGGTCTACCCGCAGAAGCAAGACTCCACCTTCCAGTTGGGTGACAAAGTCAAGCCAGGCGACATCTTGAAATTCAACTCGGGCTTCTTTAAGCCGAGCCGGTTCGAACCACGTCAAGTGCAGTGGAAGGCTGGGGTGATTGCGCGTACGGCTCTGATGGAAGCGTCCTACACGCTGGAAGACTCCTCGGCAATCGATGATTGGTTGGCGGGTCAGCTGGGTTCGGAAGTCACCAAAGTCAAGACCATCGTCGTGCAATTCGGGCAGCACCTGCGTAACCTGGTAAAACCGGGCGACCACACGGACATCTCGAGTATTCTATGCACGATTGAAGATGCTGTAACGGCGGAAGCTGGACTGTTCTCGGACGAAGACCTTGAAACCCTTCGCAAGATGGGCTCGGCGGCACCACTGGCTGGTGCGGTTGGCGAAGTCTCGAAGATCGAGGTGTTCTACCACGGTGACCCGGACGACATGTCGGACTCGCTGTTGGAGCTGGTTACTGCCCACGACAAAGAACGTCGTAAGGTGGCCAAACGTCTCGGCAAACCGGTTGTCACAGGTCAGGTCGACCAATCCCTTCGTATCGACGGGAACGGTCTGGAACTCGATCACGTTGCGATCAAAGTCTACATCACTCACCGTGAAGGCATGGGTGTCGGTGACAAGGCAGTGTTCTGTAACCAGATGAAGACAGTAGTTGGTCATCGCTTGAGCGGTGTCAATGAAACCAAGTCGGGTTCTCGGATCAATGCCGTCTTCGGCGCCAAGTCGGTAATGGACCGGATTGTATCCTCGGCCCTGCTGATTGGCATGTCCATCTCTGTCCAACGCGCCATCGGCGAGAAGGCAGCAGAGATGTGGATGAGCAACGATACCAAGTAGTCGAAGTCCGGGGGCTCTAGGGCTCCCGGACCTTCCTTTACAGCGCGTCAGAAATTTACAGGAACTTGCTCATGAGCACTACTTTCGACAACCTCGCGCTTGTCGCGAATGCCATCGACCTCTCGGTTGAGATCGTGGCCAACGTGGCGGGAAACCAGATCTCCAGTTATCTGGAAGGCGCCCCGCTGAACGACCGTACCATCGCGGCCATCGCGGCTGCCGACATCAACAACGTCATCGAGGGTCGCGAGAATGCTTAACCGGATCGCCATCGATGCAGCATTCCCAGTCGCACAGCGTCTGGAAGAGCGCGGGCTCCGTCTGCTGCCGGCCCAGAACAGCCCCCTGATGTCGTTGACCTTGTCGGTCGACAACACACTGGTGGACAACAGCCTGGCTGAAAACACCGACATCGTCAGCGTGCTGCAATCGCGTGCTGGTGGTGATGCTCACCGCGTTGCCAAGGCCGACATCATCCGTCTGGCCTCTGCTTCCGTTTCTCGTCTGCATGACATCTCCCGCAACCAAGTCCTGCCTGCTATTAAAGAGCTGGCTGGCAAGGTGCAAGAGTACGTCAACGCACGTCGTCTCGAAGCTTCCCTGCCTTACTCCGTAGTGATGAAAGAAATCCCTGCGGTGTTCAGCAACCCTGCCCTGCGTCAACTGGCAGAACGTTACCCGAACCCGTCGCAGATGGATTACATCGCCCGTAACTTGGCGCCTGTTACTCTGGAGCGCGTCAAGGAACTCGTCAAGACCGGCATGGCTGGTTTCGACAGTGAACTGGACCTGTGCCTCAGCCTGCGTAACGATGAAGGCTACGCTGCGGTCATGGACGTGCTGTCGGCCAAGGCCAACGTGAACGGCATCAATCAGGATTACCTCCCGGGTGTTCTGGTTGCCGCTCAAGCGATCTACGACGAACCAGAGCCGGGTGTGAACCTGACCTTGGTCGAGTACAACGACAATGTGAACCGCCTGCTGGGCCGTACTGCTCAACTGCTGCGCGGTGCCATGCTGCGTTATGCTGAGACTGAAAAGCTCGGCATCCTGTACAGCGCTGACGGTCGTAACTCCCTGACCCAGATCGTGGTCATGGGCAAGACCTACCGCGCCATGCTGGAAAAGGGTTTGACCCCTGAGGCCTTGATCGGTAACGAAATGGCTGCACGCCGTTTCACTCAAGGTCAACTGATCGAGAACAAAACCATTCTCGAAACCATCTACAACCGCGAAATGAACATGCAAGCTGTCAAGGTGCAAACCCAGATGGCCAGCATCGTTCGTGATGCACTGCGCGGTGTGATTGGTACCGAGTTGGCTGCTCGTGACATGGGCGAAGAAGCTGTCGATGCCAACAAGCGTCTGGTCGAGCTGACTGGCAAAGTCAATGCGGCGAACTGCGATGACCTGAACACTCTGGTCACCGAGATCGTGTGCGAAGTGTTCTACCCACGTACCGATGCTCTGACGTTCATTCGTCTGATGAACCGCGTTGGCAGCACTCTGGCAGCGGACACCGATCCGCGCGAAGTGGCGCTGATGGCGACCATCAAGTACGTGAACTTCTGGCTGTGCCGTCAACTCGGCTTGGCCCAGGCCTAACACCATCATCTGCTGGAGGGGTGACCCTCCAGCTATCATCGAGAGTTCGCTATGAGTATCAAATCGAGTAAGTTCACCCGAGACGCAGCCCGTGTCCACAAAGCCTGGGAGAAGACCGCCGATGGTGCAATGGTGGCGCTCAAGCCGTTGAAGGTGTACATTCCCTCTCGGTTCCCTCAGCGCGATCTGGCCACGTTCGAAGATGAGATCACGTTCGTTGGTATCTGTGCAGTTGTGCTGGACGATCAGTACTACATGGCGTCCCGTATCTGCGCACCCATCCGTTCCGAACCCACGCTAGTGAACACCGCCGTCATCGACGATGTCGAGTACATCGAAATGCACTATGAACCCGGTGATCGGGTGATCGTGACTGATGAACTGGTGATGATCGACAACCTGCTTTATCGGATCTACGACGAGATCATTGCAAAGGGACGCGTGCCTTGGTACGTCCTTTACCCTGAACTCGGTGGGATCTTCCAAACCTCGCTGAAACATGCGGGCGTTCGGGTAGGTAAGACCCCGACGGTGATGGAAATCATTGCCAGCGTTATCTGCCGTGATACTGGCGACCTGCGTCGCTACTATCGTCAAATGGTAGAAACCTACGAAGACATCCGGTATACACCGCCGACCATCATCCCGCTTCGTAACGTGAGTTACGGTGCGACCAACACCATCGCAAAGTTAACCGGTTCCCGCTTCGACGAAGGCATGACCTCCGCCATCGTCAACCCTGGCGATCGCGTAGAGCGGACCGAGATGGTACTCCGAACGTAAGGATTCCGCCATGGATCAAAGAATCATTTATCAATGTAACGTGTTGAAGGGCATCAATAAGGTTGGGGACCTGAAGAAGCTCGACAACGGTTACTACGAAGTGCGCCTTGGTGCACTCGGTGCGTACAACGAAGCTGGTTGGCTCTACAATGAGCGCGAAGGTCGTCAACTGATGGAAGGCTCTGCCGGCCTGATGCGGATGATCAACCAGAACAACGCCCTGCGTGGCGAGAACGGTCACCCGCGCTTCCAAGCCGGTATGAACCAGCTCCAGTGGTTCGGTCGTGTGAACGATATCTTCGAACCTAACGTCTGCTTCCACATGCGTCGTCTGATGCTCGATCCTGCCAAGGACGAACGTGGTCGCAGCATCTCCATGGTGCTCGGTGAAGTCCGTGCATCGGGTAAAGAGAGCGCTTGGTTTGACCGTCAGTTGGAGAACCGTGACGAAAACGTCTGCTTCTCCATCCGGTCATTTACCGAAGACAAGATCGTCGGTGGCGTCAAGACCAAGTTCCTGAAGAAGATCGTGACGTGGGACACTGTGAACGAGCCGGGCATCCGTAACTCGTCCAAGTACGCCACGCCGTCGCTGGAATCGGCTCCTGAAGCTGGCAGCGGCTTGATCGCCCTGCCTGAAGCTGAACTGGAAACCGTCTTCTACGCCGATGCCCTGCGTAAAGAAGCCATGGCCAACCCAGTTGGTGTTGGTGCAGGCGTGGGCTTTGAGTCCGGCGCGAACATGATGTCGCTCATTGCTGAAATCGAACGACCAATCAAGGTCTACGTGCCCAGCTCCTGGAGGTGGTAAATGCAAGACACCATCAACGAAGCGTTGGTGGGGGCTGTTGAGCGGATGGAGTCAGAAGCATCTCTGGCTCCAGCGCTTTCGGTTATTTCCGACATGGCAGACGTTGCCGACAGTCGCATGGTGCTTGAGCAATGCGTAGAGCAGCTCACCATGGCAGACGGCTCGGTGGTGGATGTCTTGGAGGCTGAACAGTCCTACTTGGACTGGCGTGCTACTCACCACGATGTGGTCCGTGGCCGTGCTCAGACTGGCGATGCGCTGGTTGATGAGATTCGTGTCACCATGGAAATGCTGAACAACCCCTCCATGGAATCCGATTTGGTGCAACAGCTCAAGCGCACCTTTGGTTCCATGACGCTGACCCTGAAGACCTTTGGTAAGGATCTGATCGACATCAAGTCGAAGATCAGCCAGAACAAGGACACCATTGCAGCTTCGCCTGTCTTGCTCGATTCGGCAGCGGCTTACGCATTCTTGACCCGGGACAACAAACCGGTCAAGTTGGTAGGTTCGATTGACGAGGACCTCAAGTTCATCGACGCAGCGATGGCGCACTATCAGCGTCTGTTCAACACGTCCACTGACCTGTCCAAGCGTTTCCGTGAAGCGTGCAGTCAGGACGATGACGGTGCAATCCGGGAAGCTGTCGACTATTTCGACGAGCACCTGATTGACCGCACTGAGTTCGAAGACCTGACAGGTTTCCATCTGCTGGGCAATCGTACCGTTTACTTGGACAAACGTGGCTTCCCACAGTTCAAGAAAGACGGCAGTCCTTGGAAGTTCACCAACAAGGACACTGACGAGAATGGTCTCAAAACCAAACTCGCCAAGAAACAGATCCATGGCTTCACCATTGGCGGGCCTTTGAAGGCAGTCACCGGTGTGGTCGGTATGAACGACGTTGCTGCTAAGCGGCAAGTGTTGGCCCAAGTCAAGTCGACTGGCGGTGAGACGGATGTGAGTGGCTTCCTTGGTGTGGTTGACAAGGCGATCAACCTCAACAATCAGACCGTCAAGTTTGCACAGATGGCGGCAACCATGTCCGAGCGTATTGAACGCTTGATGGGCGACATGGACGATTCGTACCGTTTCGTGAATACCGAGAAATCCGTCGACGATAACGTCGTCCGATTGAGGACTCTGCGTGCCCTTTACCGCTCGGCTCGCCGTAGCGTGTCGCAGTACATGTTCCTGGGCAAAGCCATCGCTACGGTGATGGAGGACCATGCGTCCTACGTGTACCGCAACATCACCATCATCTCCAACGAAGTCCTCAAGAAATCCAAGTAAGGAAAGTCCCATGAAGAACTCGGTTCTTACCGCTGCCCTGAAAGTGTCTCAGGAAAGCGCCGAAGACGGCGAAGCGTTGCTGGATCAGCTGCGCAGTGAAAGCACCCCGGTCAACGCCGACAACTACGTCGAAGACCGTCTGGAAATCGAACAGGACATGTCGACCCTGGAAGAAACCGTCGTTCAGCTCGAAGGTGGCGATGAAACCGTCAGCCAAGAAGCCCTGGACAGCGCTGCTCAACTGGTTTCGGCTGTCATGGGTCGCTACGGCATTACCGTCAACACCGCGTCGCTGGAATCGGCTGACAACAGCGGCCGTGCCAAAGAACTGGCTACCCAGATCCGTGGCATCAATGCTTCCCTGGAAGGTCACCTGACCGTCGCAATGGAAAGCTACTCCATTACCGACCTGTGGGACAAGATCGGCCTGCTGAACCGTGAAGTCCCAGACCTGAAGGACAACGTCGCTGTCCTGAAGAACTACGCGTCCCAGAATGCCAAGTTGGCCATCACTCCAGCCTTCGGTCGTTCGCTGATCTACGCCTTCCGCGTCGATGGTTCCGTGCCGGACAACATTCCGAAAGCTGCCGACGACACTGCGGGCATCATCGGTGATCTGATCAAGTTCGGTACCAAGCTGGTTGACGACAGCAAGAAAGCTGCTGACATCGCCATGCGTGTTGACTGGAAAGATCAGGATGCTGCTGATAAAGCCATCAGCCAAATCAACGGTATCAACCCAGGTATCAACGAAGTGTACCGTCGTTTCGACGAAACCTTCACCATGGGTAACCGTCGTCTGAACGTGAAGAAGTTCGACATCAAGAACGCACCTCAAGGCCTGGGCAACTGGTCCACTGGTGGCTCGCTGAACGTGAGCTGGCCGAAAGCTGCCCTGCTGGACTTCGTCTTCGACCCAAGCGTCGTGACGGTGGTTCAGGGCGGTCGTAAGCGTGTCGTCAAGGTAGAAGAGCTGATCGGCGCTCTGGACAAGTTCCTGGCTGCTGCAACCGCTACCCAGCAAATGCGTTCCAACTCGCCGAAGAAGTGGACCGAGCACAAGCAGCTGGCAGTGCGCATGAAGAAAGACGTGTCGGGTTCTGCTGATGCTAAAGGCGTACAACGCGCTATCATCGAGACCTCCCGTCTGGGCTGGCAGTGCCTGAACGGCGCTGTGACTGTTCTGTACTACATCATCCGTGAGATCAACCTCGCGGCTGAGCGCGTTGCTAAAGACGCGAAGAAGAACAACCGTTCGTAACGGCTGAGCATAGAGAGGAGCCCTAGGGCTCCTCTCTATGCCGTATGTAAATGCGATTCGAATATTTTTCAACCACACATGATTCAGGTGAGATCCAAGCAATAACCTTACCTTACCCAGTCCTTAGGAGGACACACCATGCAACATGACATCGTTGAGTTGCTGGACTTCATCAAATACGCCAAAGAGAACTTTGGTAGTGATGAAAGCGCCAAGCATTACTTCGTCCGTACGGAACGGGTAGATGCGTTCGGCAAACCTTATCGTGAAGATAAGGTGAAGTTCGAGTGTGTCTTGATTCTCGGCTGGGTCACTGGGACCAAGATCGAGATCAAGGTCGTCGGCCTTAATGACGACGTCCAGTTCCAGCGAGAGTTCATCGCCGGGGTAATTGACGCTCACAAGAAAGAGAGTGCATAACGCTCTCTTTCACCTAACCTTACTCTTGGAGAGTACGATGGAAACCAAAGACTACCTGGGCTGCATGGCACTTGGCATCGCCCTGTTCGCTGCTATCGAGATCGTCTCGAGCATCACCAAACGCAATGAAGCGGTTGCCAACCGCAACAACGCAATCGCTGACCGTATCCGGAGAAAGTAATCATGAAAGACATTTTCCTTGTAGCACTGGGCATCGCTGTAGGCTTCTGGGCACGCGGTTGCTCGAACAAGCGTAAACAGCTGGAAGAAGACAACGCCATCCTGATGGCTAAACTGCGTGAAGAAGAAAATCGTAAGAAAGGAGATAACCAATGACCGGCTTTAACCCATGGATCGACGTCGCAGTAGTTCTCGGTGCCATGGCGGCATTGGGCTTCATCTGCTTCATCGGTCACAAGTACGACAAGCACCAGCAGTCCAAACTGCGCGGTGCTACCCGCTGCTAATTGAAACACCCGCGTAACCGTAAAACCCAAACCCTCATTTGCAACACCTGATACTGGAGATACACCATGTCCTTCCTCGACACTCTGAAAGAAATCGCTGGCACCGTTGTTGAAGCTGTTAAAGAGAATCCAATCGCCGCAGTCGCCATCGGCGGTGGTGCTCTGGTGGTTGGCGGTGGCGGCATCTACGCCAAGCGTCGCTACGCTGCCCACAAGGCTGCCAAGGCAGCCGCTCCTGCCGTAGCTGCCCCAGTGGCAGCAGTTGAAGGGATCGCGCCTGTAGCGGCTGCTGAAGAGGCCCCTGCCGCTCCAGCTGAAGACACCCTGCTGCGCCAGGAGTTCCAACACCCTGACCGTCCTTCGTTGACGGCCAAGGGTTAAGCATCAAAAGAAAAGGCCCTAGTGGCTTTTTCTTTGTTTGGTTTGATTCCATTCAAGGGATCTTCGATAATACATTATCAAGGTGTACAATGAACCACTTGCGTAAATAAAAACGTAGGCGGCGCTTACTGTGCGACAACACGTCGAATCAATTTCTCAACACCATCAGGAGTTACACCATGAGCGATGCTCTCAACAAAGTTAGCCAGTCCATCAAAGATCTGGGCGCAGCGTACGAAGCAGCAATCTCCTTTGACGACGACGGCGCTGCTGTAGTCCCTGAGACCTTCGTCAAAGACAACCTGGCGGCGGCTTCGGGCAACGAAGAACTGACCATGGAAACCGTGAAACTGGTTCAACAAACCGAAGCAGTCTTCGCCGGCGGTCTGGCGCTGGGTCTGGGTAATGCCGGCCTGAAGCGCATGGAAGCCAACAAAGACGTCGAGCGCGTCACTTCCTCCCTGGACTTCGGCAACAACACCATCCGCGCCTCCGTCGATCGCAAGATCATGGTTCGCGCTCCTGGCTCGTCCGAAGAAAAGCCGAAGTACGGCAACGTCTCTGTCAAACTGGATTCCGGTGCTGCTGCCAAGCGTGGCGACCTGAAGCGTATCGTGACCCACGTGTCCGACAGCTTCGCCGCCGCGTTCAACAAGTAACACTGCGCCCCGGCCTACACCCAGTCGTCTAGCGGCGACTGGGTGTTTATGTTGATGATTTTTTCTCTGCACAAATACCAAGGAGTGACCATGAGCAAGCTGCAACAATTGAAAGATGAACTGGATGCTATCGGCACTGGCCTGCGCAACGATGGTGTTTACTTCCGCTTGATCATGACCGACGACATCGACAACATGGCGGACATCCGTGAGCGTGCCAAAGCCGGACTGAACTGGCTTGGTAAAGTCGACAAGGAGAACGGGTTCTTTTATGGCCAGTGCATCCGTCAGAGTCTGCAAGACCGCATCGACAATCTGGTGCGAGACTTCAAGCCACAACTGCTCGAAGTGATCAACGGCGGTGAACCCAACTGGGCTGAGTTCGGCATCGACGTTATTGACGACAAGGCACAGAAAGCCTACCTGATTCTGTTTAACCAATGCTGCGCCGGTTTCTACCTGAGCGTACGCATTCATACGCCGCGCCACGAGCGCCGCCAGCGCACGTCTCTGCAAGACGTGACCCATCGGGTGCTGATGGCTCCAAAGCCCGCTCCAAGCCATGAGAAGGCCTCTGGACGCCGCAAGAAGTTCACCACCATCCGCCATCACGTCAACTGAGGTGTCTATGGATTACCTGGCCCCAATGGCCGGTGCGTTGGTCGGGATTCTCCGCACCATGTCCGACCGCATCGAGATCGCGATCAACAAAAAGGAAACCTGGACCTACCAGTTCGGGAACTTCCCTGCGTACCAAGGTAACAACACTATCCGTGACACAGTGGACTTCGACAACGACTTTATCAAGTTGTCGTTTCATCCATCGGCTACGGAAGGGTTCAACCTCACCATCATCGTGGGTTTCGATGCAGCGGAAGGTGAAGAGGTCGGTGGCCTGATCCTGAACATCAACACGGTCTCAGGCGATTGCCTGTTGACTCACCCGTGCGAATGCCCTCATCCGCCCTTCAGTGACCTCATGGACGTCGGCAGCGTGATCAATGCCATCGCGGTGTTTGACCTGTGCATGAAGCTGGAGCAGGAACATGCTGCTGAGTTGACCAAGGCTCAAGAAGCCCTCGATGAGCGCAACCGGCGGAAGTCGCAGTTCCGTGTGGTGCAGTGATGGATGTCATTGATGCCTACATTGACCCTAACCCTAGTTTAGAGTCAGGGTTCAACCACGTTCTGCTAGAAGCCGCTATAAGGGCCATAGAGGACGATAGCGACGTACCGGTATACTCGGTTGACCAGAACGTCGATATACGCGCCATGGCACACGTGAAGAGCATTGAGGCCCTGCGTGACCTGATCCGCGATCCTGGATTCGAACTTGACCTCAATAAGTTCCCAGGAAAGCCGATCGAATACACCACACCGTATCAGCGTGACGTCAAACGTGGTTGGCAAACCAATCACTTCAAGATCTCTTCCAGTAAGGGATGGCTGATCCTTGATTACAGTGTTGAGCCCCAGATGGACCTGCGTAAATAGATGGAGGGCCTAGCCCTCCCTTTATGCCCAGTCGATTGAAACTTTCTGTAGCGATACATGATACTGCTGAGTAACCCATCCCACCAAGGAGTGACACAATGCAACCTAAAGCTGAAGTGAAGATTACCCACGGTAAGGAAAGCATGACCAAGTCTGGCAAGATCTTCTCGATCTTCCAGTTGCTGCAAACCGTTGAAGGCTGGATCAACGTCGAAGGCACGCTGGTCCAGTTCCAACCTCTCGAACTGTTCCGTGTGCGTCGTGGGCAACGTGGTGCCATGAGCGTCGAACTGGAGCTGGGCGAAGATCGTTTCGTACCGCTGGGCATCGGCGAGGACAAGCAGTCCCTCGTGGTAGTCGAACCCATCACCGGCAGTACGCTGCTGATGAACTGGTCGCGCACCAGCCTCGAAGAACAAGCCAAGGGTCTGGGCAGTGCAGCAGATGGCGAAGATCGTCTGCTCAATACCCTGCTCGGCGATGGTCCGGTAGAATCGAAGTGGGGTAATGGCAAACTCAATGCCGTGCTGCATTTCCAGAACCCTACCGATCTTCAAACCCTGAGCGAGTTCCGCAAGGAAGAAAACTTCGCCACTCGAGTCTTCGCCTGCATCGCGCACAACGTCGAATCCCTGCGTGAGCCTAACTCGTTCGCACTGGAGTTTGATGTGCTGTTGGATCAGACCAACGCATACCCTCACGTTATCGTGATCGGTGATCCGTGCACGGTCTTCCGCCTCGACCTGGATGTCAACGACATGTTTGCTGTGTCGCGCTTCCCGGCCGGTAGCGAAGAAATGCCAGACGGCTCGAAGATCCGCGTTCGCATGTCCGAAGTCACTCGCCTGACCCACGACAAGCAAGTGGAACCAACCCGCATCGAAACCAAGATAGCCTCGGCTGATTACATCCCTCACTCCAAACAGGAAGGGGCTGAAATCGAAGAGCTGCTCGGCGAAAGCGGACTGTCGAACATCATCGGCAATATCCTGGCCAACGATGTATCCCCACTGGCCCGTAAATGGCTCAATGGCTACATCGTACGCGTGATCACTGCGCCTGCCCACTACGCCGACAAGGTACTGGTGGAACGGCTCAATGCCCGTGAAGAAGCTGAAGGACGTGGTGACATCTACCATGTTGGCAGCCGTGGCGAGATCTCGCTGGATCGTCACCGTGTGCGCTTCGAAGAGTTCCAGGGGCCGATGTTCAGCCTCGAGAACATTACCTTCTCCGAAGCCGCTGGTGAAGGCCGTGTGTTCGGTGGTCGTCAAGGCTATGACACTCGTGGCATTGTTCGCCGCCACGTGGGCGCTGGGCTGTCTCGTGAGGAAGAGCGTTCGGATACTCCGAAACGTGCTGACCTTGAAGTTGGGCTGCATCGTGAAGAGCGTCCATCGAAGATCCCCACTCGCGAGTGGATTCCTCAAATGAACCAGTGCGTCTTCATCGAAGATGATCCGAAGCAGGAGATGTACTACATCGCCGACTACGATCAAGCTGAGCACAAGTTCCTGCTGATCCCGGCTGATAGCCTGCGTCGTGAACGCATGGCCCGTCAGATGCCGTCGGGTTCGAAGGATCATTCCCTCCACAACCTCAATGGCCAGATCCCCGTAGAGCCGGGTCGTCTGCGTCCATTCGTGTTGTTCCACTAAGCCGACACGGCATACAGGGCGGGCCATTTGGCCCGCCCTGTATGTTCTTTCTTTTTTCTTTGCACCAAGCCTTACAGCTTGATGTAAGTGCGGTTGAAGTCCGCTACCTGCTCGGTGAAACCAACGTTGTGTTTGGCAACATCGGCTTCCACGCCCGTCGCGAACGACGGCTTCAGGTTTGGAGAGGTACCGGTCTTCGGCATCGCGTCCAGCAGTTGCTGAGCGAAACGGTCGACTGCGACACCTACCTGCTGCATGCCGGTCCAAGGGATCGACAGCACCAGCTCTTCACCATCAGCCGTCTTGTCACGGCGGCCAGTGAAATCACCGGCAGTGGTTGGGTACATGTTGGTCATCAGCCATGCCGAGTTGACCTTGGTGAAGGACGGGTCCGGCTCGAAAGCAATGATGCTCATCGAGTAGATGTCCGGCAGCAAGTCGGTAGGCTTGTTGACACGGGTGGAGATCCCAGGCACCTTCGAGTCAGGGTCCATGATCAGCTCGGTGATCCAGCTCTCGAAGAAGCGCTGAACTGGACGGCCGTACTTCTCACGGATGGTCATCGATGGGTCGGAACGCTGACGCGTCACGTTGCTTGGGGTCTGTTGCATTTCGCCAGCACCCGACACCGGAGCTTCGACGCTGTTCACAGTCAGGGTACGGTTGAAGCCGTCCCAGGTCTGTGCGTGCATCTCAACAATGCCTTTGAGGGCCTTGTAGTAGCTGTCCGGGTTGTCCAGGTATTGGAAACCACGTGGCGCTTGCAGAACCTTGATGATCAGGTTGCGGCGCACGTAGTCGGTGTTGGCGTGGAAGTAACGGAGGTCAGACTGGTAGGCGTTCTGCCCACCAATCGCCAGGTTGACCATCGGCGAGTTGTTGAACTCGCCGTAGCCCAAGCCGTTACCGAGCAGGGTGTCGCGATGACGGACGGTCATTACTCAGTCTCCGTACCAGGACGACGGCCAGCAACAACGGTCAGAACCTCAACCGTCTTCATGCCGTCGAAAAGACCTTCGATGTCCGTGTGCCAGCTGTAGCCGCGCTGGGTGTCAGCCGCGGTGTAGTAGGAACTCGGGGTGATGTCCGCACGACCGTCGTAGCGATCCTTGATCTCTTCTTCGATGAAGCGGTCCACGTTCGTGGCGTATTCAGCAGCAGTCATGCGGCTGTCACCAGTGAACATGCGCCAGGCCAACTCACCGATACGGTTGAGGTGGCAGCAGATCGCCATCGGGAAGAACGAGTTGAGGACCGACGTGTTGTCGTGGTAGACGGTCTGGATACCAGGGAAGAACACTTGACCGCGGTGGTCGAAGGGCTCTGCCGAGCTGATACCAGCTTGCCAGTCGGTGTTGCGTGGCTTGACCGGACGGAACTTGGCGTTGTGGTCGACGAAGCGAGTCACAATGCGGCCAGCCTGGCCATCAGGCGCGTAGCCTGCTTTCATGCGAGCGCCACCCATGTAGGTAGCGACCTTCACCGCGAAGTCCACAGTGAACGGCAGGATGCCGTCGTACTCGGAATCGAGGTAGGTACCAGCGTGCTTCATTACGATAGCACGGCAGGCGCCGGTGTTGTAGAACTCGGATTCAGGAACCAAGCTCAGCGCGTTACGCAGGGTAGCGCCGATGCTCGAATCTTCTTCCGGAGTGTTCAACGGCTCCAGGACGTCCTGAGTGGAAGCCAGTACCCATGCGTCGGGACGCACGGCCATGACGTTCGACATCAGACGCTTGGTCGGCAGGGTGTAACCGGTGTCGATGAAGCTCGACATCGGGAAGCTGGCACGGTCAGCGTAAGGCACATCGCCTTCACCGAACACGTTCAGCTCGCCGTTCACCGCTTCGTCGTAAGACTCAGGGGTCACGGTACCGTCTTCACCGCCTTGCAGCCAGTGAGTAGCGGTCTCGCCGAACAGCACACCACCGGCCGATGGACCTTCGATCTTCACAGCGTAATAAGGCACGCCGTTGACGTTGGTACCGCCGAACAGGTTGATCGAGTGCTCTGGAGTGACTTCGCTTTCGATCAGACCGAAGTCTTTCTCGACGGCGTAGATCGCGTCCAGGACGGTTTTCAGGTGAGCGTTGTAGACGTAGAACGTCTTCAGCGGACCATAACCGGAGAACACTTCAGGGTCGTTGTTCTCGAACGCCTTCAGCACGCGCTTGTCGTAGCTGTAGTTCAGGTTGGACTTCGGATCGACCACACCTTGCTTGAGGGAGAACTCGACGAACGGGTTGCCGTCCAGGTTCATGCGGACTTGGCCGGTGCTGTTCACACTGGCACGTTCCAGGATCGACAGGCGGTACACGTACGCACCTTGGCTTTCGATCAGCTCGGCGTTAGCCGGAGTCGACGAAGCGGTAGTCGGAGCAACCAGACGCAGACCGAAGTTGGAACCCTTGGCACCGTCGAAACGGGCTTCCACGTCCATCAGCGGATACATGGTCGATGGCTTGCCATCCCAGTTGGTCATGGTGCCAGTGGTAGGCGATGCTTTACGCACGCCGTCTTCACCGTCGATCTTCTCGACAACGAAGCGCAGGCGAACACCTTCAACCGGCTCACCAGTAATGACCAGCGCGCCATTGGTACGTTTGAAGGTACCGTCTGGATTACGCTCGTATTGATCGATCTTGTCATCGACCATGTCAACCCAGATACGCAGGTTGGCAGTTGCAGCGCCGATCGCTTTCAGACGACGAACCAGAGCCATTGCACCGGTCTGCATGACCTTCTGCAACATGGCGCCTTGGTGGCTCAGGAATGCCGAACCAGCGTAGAAGTTGTCGGCACCGTAGATGGTGCTGAAGCCAGCTCCGCTCACCAGCATAGCGGTGTCAGAGGGACCCCAAGATGTGAACAGCGGGGTCCACGGCAGAAAGATCGGCAGATCGACGATCTCCAGCGGTTGACCCTGACCGCTCACATCTTTAAAACCAAGAACTTCCGTTCTCGGCAAAGACGAAGCCATCGAAACAGACGACATGTTCATGTCTCCCATGGGAAAGAATTTCAACTTCGCGCGTGAAGTTACGAATGGTATGGCCCTTGCCTACATTTAAAAACCGTAGGATTCGGTACTCGATGTATTCGATACCATCACCACATACTATTTTGTTATTTTTTACTGGTTGCGACAGAAGAGGTCGAAGATGATCACCAGCCCCTGGAACTCCACCGTGCTTCGCCAACACAGAACTGGCGAAATTATCAGCGAACTCGCCGTGGCAAAAGCCATGGGTGGGTTGGTCGCTGACGGTCCCGCTGTTGTTCTGGTTACCCCGGCAGCTGAGAAGATTGACACCTTCATTCTGCCGATCACATCCGAAGAATACGGCAGCCGTAAGCTCAACGAAAACGGTGTCGTGTTTATGGACGGTCGTTCGTTCATGCGCAAGGAACAGCGCTCGGCTACAGGCTTTATTGTCGCCAACCAAACCCAAGCAGACTTTGTGGTCCGTCTGGGAGAGCTGACCGCGTTGTGGGTTAAAGACCTTTCTGTACGTGATGACTTCCTGCGGGTGGGCGATTTGGCTCCCCAGACTTTCATCGCATGGATCGCTGGACTCATCACAGGGCAGCTCGGCGTAGACGAAGTAGCCTCGCGCGAGATTCAGATCATTACGGGACTTTTTTACATCCATCAGTTTTATGGCGCAGATGTAGCGCTGTCGACTCATGGTAAAGAGACCGCGATGAAACTGATCCAGCGTTGGACTCGCGCTCCGATTCAATTGATTCAAGGGATCGTGGCAGTGGCTGAATACATGCCGTTGCTGGAAAACTACGTGGCTGAAGTGCGCAAGCAATTCGCTTCCAACACCCGCATCATCCGTATCAACGTGGGTTTCATTACCATGTCCTTGGGTCGTTCGTGGTTTGGCTGGGGTGCGCAAGAACTTTGCGGCGTAGCGCTCGAATACCCGCCTGCTTTCTTGGCTCTGGTAGAAGCTGCGTCGAACACCAAGGTATGGCGTAAGAACCACCTCGGTGGTCTCGTCCAGCGCTTGGCTGTTAATGAAGCAGGCATGCAGGCGTTCGGCAAGTCCATGGAGATCCTGGCTGGTAAAGTCCGTCAGATGTCCGTGTCCATGGAATCGTTCGAAGCAGGTGCTCCGGCAATCCAAGCCGACATCGACAAAGCCCAGAAAGACTTGGGCGTGAAGTTCGCTCCAGACTACATCGTCTTCCTCAAGAAGTTCGGTGTGCTGAGCGTTGGCAGTCACGAGATCTACGGTCTCGGTCCTAAAGCTGGCCACCTCAATGTGGTTGCCGGTACTCAGGAAATCGCCAAGTACTTCAAGACCAAAGGCCTGTACGTGATCGAAAGCGTGGGCGTGGATTCGGTGTTCATTGCAGCCGACTCCAAGGGCAACCTGTACGAGGTAAGCCCGGCTGGCGAAACGCCAATGAAGACCACCTTCAGCAAGTACCTGGATGAAGTCATCGCAGGTAATGACTGATTACTCAAAAGGGCGAGTGTCATGACCTCCGATGATTTTCTGATCAACCATGCGTACAAGAACGTGTGGTGTGCGCCGGAGCAGGACCGGCAGCACATCTTGCGTCCTGCACGCATCAGCCCTAAAGTCGGGGCTCGGGGAAGTGTTGAGGTGCTGTGGACGCGCTTTAACCTCCCAACCGCCAAAGAACGCTACCACGTGTTCCAATTCGGTAACATCGCCCTGAGCAATCTGGACCTTGACCTGAAGCGGAATACCTGGACAGCCGTCAGCAGCCAGATGGTTGACTCCGTCTTGCTGATCGACATCTACACCGAGAAGGGTCTGATGGTCCCTCGGCGTCTGGCGTACTTCCTTTATACGAACGACGGCAACCTCGTGATCGCCATCGAGAACCTGCTCACCATCGGTGATTTCGGTCAAGAGAACGTCTACGTTCGGTTCTACAGCAACGCCTTCTTCGATCGGGACGACATGAACGATCCGAACGAGGGCATCGAGTACCACTTCGCTAATCCACTGACCGGCTCGCAGATCAACGCCTTGACGTTCAAGCTGCGGGACCTGCGACTGAAGTCGGGCTATTGCTTTGCTTTCGTCAATGGCTGGCGTGTCAACGAACTCAACGTGAGCACCGTCGCTAAAGGCGACTTGGTCGAGATCGTACGTGACAGTTCGGTGGTGCGGGTCGAGGAATGGGACGTTAAGGACCTTCCGGTGTTCTTGTCGGAACTGGACCAGAAACAGAAGTACCTCCTGCACCCCGCGGTGAATGAGGACGACTTGATCTGGTACCGGGATGACCAAGAGATCTTCTTGATGTATAAGAAGACCCCGTACGTGCACAAGGGCGTCTACTACCACAAGAACGTCGAGGACTCGGTGCGCATGGTGACTCACCGTGACTATTCGATCCCGACAGCTCAAGTGGACCGCTTCCTCAACCAGAACCCTAATTGGGCAGTGAATAATCAACTCACGGTGCAGATGTTCATTCGTCGCTCCGGGATTGACCGTTCCCTGATGAGCGAGGCCCATCACATCAAAGAGCTGTACAAGCTTGAAGGTGCTGCTTGGCAAGCAGCCGTGATGGGTACTGAGGCCGTGGTGGACGTGTGGCGGATTGAGGAACTGGAGAAATCCCAGTACACCGCTTTGATGCGTGCACCTTCAGCGACCATCACTCGTCAAATGGTGGAAGCCGCTTACGGCTACAACACCATCACCCGGATCGTGGCGGATACGCCGCAGAAGATCGCGACACCCAAGGCTTGGACGGAGTTGCCGTTCGGTCTGCGTGGTGAAAGCACGGTGTACGAGTACGATGTAGCTGGACGCCTGCTGGGCTGGTATCTCAACCAGAATGTGCAGAACTACGTGCCACGGTCTGCGGCAACGCGGTACATCGAAGGCATTGTGGGACGTGGCACTGATGTCCTGACCACGGTCTACGCCAAGAACGCCAAGATCAAAGCTGGTCTGGCGTATCGCTGCTACGTCTGCCCGATCGAGAACGCGCTGCCCACTGGCGAATGGATCGATGTCACCGACAAGACCACGCATTACGACCTCATTGATGGGGAAGTGGTGTGGAAGGTCAACCCGCAGATGTTCTACACCGCGGTGAAGTTCGACGACTCCTTCCTGACGTACAACCTTGAGTTGGACTACGCCGATGGATTGCTACGTTTCAGTCTGAACGTGAAGGAGATCCGGATTGACGGTGTTCTTTACGAAGGCTTGGTGGAAATCCCAGCGGGGCTGCTGGAGATCTGGTTGAACGGCTGTCCGTTGATCGAAGGTCTTGACTGGTTCATGGTCGGTAAAGAGATCGTGATCGTCAACAAGCAGTACCGCAACCAAGTGGACACGAAGAACATCATCACCATCCGTCACACTGGCTTCTGCACCCCGGACATGAAACGGGTCAAGGAGTCGGAGTACGGGTTCGTGGAGAATGGTCTGCTGTCTCGTAACAACCGCTGGAACCTGCGTGATGACAAAGTGGTCCGTGTCATTGCTGATGGTCGGATCTGGAGCCGGGAAGAATTGAGCTGGGCAGAAGACCGCCCAGGAGTAATTCTGGAAAACGTGCGTAATGGCGCGCCATATCAGGTTACTGAACCCTTGATTCCGCTGCGGGGCCTGACGTATCAGGACGCGTACGACATGCGTGAAGTGGCCGAGGCTACTGACAAGCAGATCGAAGACTACATGACTGTGAAGGTGGGTGAGGTGCCTCCACAAGAGGTCAACCTTATCCCGCATCGCCACACGCTGTACAGTCCATTCGTGGGCAAGCTGATGCATGATCTGATCAGCGGGTACTTCGACCAGATTCCTCTGACCGAGTACTACAGTGACGTGGATGTGCGCAAGTGGTGTGAAGGATACGTGTGGTTGCTCAAGTACGAGCCGACCTCCAAAGGCTTTGATGAGCGTTACGTGAGCATCAGTGCCCATGAGCGTAATGAAGTCTTCCGTCTCCCGATCTACCAGTACAACTTCTTGGCTCGTGCGATCCGTGTGATGCTTGACGACAAAATCGACATCACCAACGCCATCGTCATTGACCACCTGCCCATCGATTAATCTCAGGAGCACGGGGACTCGGTCCCCGTGATGAATACATGAGTACTGTTGAAGACATTCCTCTGGTAGGTATTGTCGATCTGGAGCGTGAGCCACGAATCTGGTTCATGCGTCAGATCTTCACGGGCAAGCCAGGCACTGGTTTGTATTGCCCGAACGTTGATGACCTGATCATTGACCTGACCTCGGGTTGGTACCTCGTTACCACCATCGACATCACCACCGGCAAGTGCACTTTCATTCCGTGGAAACTGCCAATGGTGAGCGAGAACAACGTCGTCGTCGACCAGTTGCTGGGCGTCGGTACCGGTTCTCAAAGCGAGACCTGGCGTGTGTACATCGACACCCGTCAAATGCCGTACTCGATGCAGATCGACGGGCGTCTCCACCTGTACCGTTCTGATGCGGACCACTACAAGGTCTTCCTCGGTACGGACTTGACCGACAACGGCATCCTGATCTCAGCCTCCTATTCTCCTTCGGGCGAGTATGAAAACGAGAACATCGGCCTTGAGCATGTGGGTCACGATGACATCAACAACTGGGCGATCTGGGCGCCGAAAGCCGGTAACACCAACCGCAAGCTGAACAACGGCGAAGTGGTCACGGTGGTGCTGTACAACGCTGTCGGTAACGCCCTGAGCCATTCGACCATGTTGGTGGAGAACACCACTCTGGTGCGTCGTACGGCGGCTGGCCGCAAGCAGATCCGTTCTGTGGGCCTGCGTTCTCCGTACCTGTCGGAATCCGATCCAAGCCAACTCGTGGTACCTATCAACGTCGACCTGCGTACTGTGGTCATGACGGGTGTGGTGCGCTACAACACTGGCGAAGAAATGGAAATCCCAGTGGTACTGGACGGCACCGGCAAGATGTCGTTGCATGGTCTGCGTTGGTACTCGCCGACTATCCAGACTTACGCTCACAAGCTGACTCTGGCGTACAAGTTGGCCGATGATGAGTTCTCTCTGGAGCACGGTATCACGGAAAACGGGTTCATCACCGAGCCGTTCACCATCAAGGCCGTGGCGGCAGACAACGCTTATAGTGTGCGTCTGTACGCATTCCCGACCTGGAACGATCCAGCGTCGCGTTATGACCTCGATTTCTGGCTCTTCAATATCGACCGCGATCAGTACTACCGTGTACCGCGTTCGGTGGTGGAGACCCCAGACAACGAAGTGGCCTTCGACGGTAAGGACTTTGTGTCCCGTCAGCGCCTGAAGTTCGGCGTGTTGCTCAGCAACGTCGACCCGATCTTCCCTGAACACAAGTTCGTCCAATCTGCCGAGTTCTCGTTGATGAAGCCCGGTTCGGAGAAAGGCGACAAGTGGCAGGTCAAGTGCGACCCGTCGCAAGAGAAGTTCTTCGGTGCAGGCGTTGTTGCTAAGAACCGCTTCGTCAACGTCAACCTGTCGTACCTGGATCTGAAAGCGGGGGCTACTGATCTGGACGGCTGGTTCAACAAGGTCTACTACCCACTCAACCACCTGTTCGATGACACCAGTGAAGTCCAAGCGCTGGAGCCTACGCACTTCGTTATCCACACGAAGACGCGTGAGTATCCGTTCGCCGTGACTCAATGGAATCAGGAATTCCCGATCCTCAACGACGTCAAAGTCGGTGAAGCCATCTACATCCGATGGATTCGGGAGACCTCTAACGCCCAGCTTCAATTGGGCGTCACTGGCTTGGCCGTCGAGCAAAGCAACTGATTGGTGCATGGGGCTGCTGGGGAAACCCGGCAGTCCTGTGTTCCGTATGTTGTCCTGTCAAGGAACAGTCATGGAAACGATCCTCTTTAAACAAGACTGGGACCGATACCCTACGGCCATCTGGGATACCCAAACTACAAACACCTCGTTCCTCGAGTTCTCCTCTCTGCTGAAACACATGGGGGTGCAGAACCACTTGTTCATGCTGGCTCTCATGCAGCCAGACCTGCAAGGCGTCGATCCGTACGATCCGTTCTTGACGGACGAGATGAAACTCAAGATCAAAATTGAGTGCACGTTCAACCCGTGGTACTTCATTCGTGAAGTCATGCGCGTGCCACCTGCTGCTGGTGATACGCCGGTTGTCCTCCAGGCTAACCGAGGTAACATCTCACTGTGGTGGAGCTTCCTGAACCACATCGACTACTTCCTGGTGCAAATTCGTCAGACCGGTAAGTCGCTGAACTCCGACGGCATCTCGGTATGGTACCAGATGTTCGGGGCACGGAACTCCCGTTCCAACTTGTTCACCAAGGGTGACTTGTTTAAAGAACACATCGCCCGTCTCAAGAAGCTGCGGGGCTTGCTGCCGAAGTATCTGGTCAACATTGTCAAGAAGGACACGGACAACCAGAAAGAATTCACCAACATGTCTCAGGGTAACCGCATGGTGGTGTACATTCCTCAGAAGGACGAGGAAGCGGCACGTAACCTGGGTCGTGGTCTGACCACCCCACACTCCCACACGGACGAAATCGCGTTCCTGAAGAACGTGCACATCTCCCTCGGCGTTATGCTGGCGGGTGGTGGTGCTGCACGTGAAGAAGCAGCGCGCAACGGCTTGCCGTACGGTAACATCTTCACCACTACTGCTGGCGAACTGGATACGGACGAAGGCGCTTACGCTTACGACCTGATGACAGGCGGGGCAGAGTGGAACGATCACTTCTACGACTGCGAAAACACCGAGCATCTGTACGATGTGGTGCGTAAGCAGTGCCGGAACAAAGACGCGATCCTCATCAACGGTACCTTCAACCACAAACAGCTCGGTAAGACCGATGCCTGGCTGCGGCAGAAGATCGCTGAATCCCGTCAGACCGGTGACAACGTCCGTCGAGATTACCTCAACGAATGGACGTCGGGTAACGCCCGAAACCCATTGTCGAAAGACACCCTGCGTAAGATCCACGCCAGTGTCACCAAGCCGATGTACTTGGAGATCGACAAGCAGGAGAACTATTCCATCCGGTGGTACATCCCGGAATGGGAAGTACATCAAGGCATTCTCAATCGCGAACTCACCATGGGCATGGATACCTCCAACGCCGTGGGCCGAGACAACATCACTGGTGTCATTGTCGACAACAGTACACTCGAAGTAGTGGGTGCATGGACAGTCAACGACTCTAACCTCACGGCCTTTGCCATGTGGGTGGGTAAGATTCTCGTCCGGTTCCCGAAACTCACCATGGTACCTGAATCCAAATCCACCTGGATCGGTATCTTGGACACCTTGCTTCTCACCATGCCTACGTTCAAGATCGACCCGGCTAAGCGTATCTACTCGACTCTCGTGGATGCCAAAGACTCGTCGCCAGAAGACCGTAAGCGGTACCACGAATACATCGGTGACCGAGACAACTACCGGTCGTACCGGAAGTACTTCGGCTTCCCCACCAACTCCCAGTTGCGCGAGATCATCTACGGTCCTGTGCTGCAAGAAGCAGCCAAGAAGACCGGTGCGGTGGTACGCGACGCTAAACTCCAGAGTGAGTTGTCTCGCCTTGTAGAGCGGAACGGTCGTATCGACCACGATGCTTCGGGCCACGATGACCACGTTATCAGCTGGTTGCTCTGCCACTGGTTCCTGACCTATGGGCGTAACCTTGAACACTACGGCATTACCCTGAGTGAAGTGAAGCGTCGTATCTACGAAGCCGAACACAAACTCTCGTGGGAAGAACAACGCCGGTATGACCAACAGCAGAGCGTCCGTGATGAGATCACTCAATTGGGTGACCGCATCGGCCAAGAACGCAACACGTTCGAGCGGATGAAACTGCAACATCGGTTGGAACTGCTGTTGCTGCAAGTCAGTGACGAGTTTGAAATGGAAGGCACGATGTCCCTTGACCAGATCAGGGAAAGCAGCCGCGAGAAACTCAACATTGCTAACCGGAGCTTTGGCCCTGGTCGCACGCTTGATGTGGACCGTCCACTCAACCTCAACATTGGACAGCGCAAGCAGTTCAGAATGCCTAGCCAGAACTACGTGATCCGGTGATGCAGCATACAGGGCGGGGATTACCCCGCCCTGTATGCTGTCTTAGCTTTTCCGGTAGTAGTTCATGGTGATAGTGCGAGCCACCAAGTACAGGATAGCGCCAGTACGGATCGACGACACCAAGTTATCGTTCTTGGTCTTCACGGCCTTACGCACCACTTTCTCACCGACTTCCCGCATGCCCAGTAACAGGTCATTGTTAGCCCGGGAGGCTTTGTACAGATTGCACAGTTTGGTGAGCAGTCCAGGAATGTCCCGAACGTTGATGGTATTGCGATTGGTCGCGATGTAATCGAACAAGTGCTCCAGTGTCAGGTCAACCAACTTGGTCACCTGTGGATCACCTTTCAACTTCGACGAGTGACGGGTCATGTATTCGAGGCACTGCATCATGTTGTGCAATGGCAACTTCGGCATGCAGCCAGCCACGATCTCGGTCAGTTCCGGGATGATGAAGCTGTTGCGGTCCGTCATGACTTCGTCAATGTAACGACGATAGATCGAGTAGACGTTCTTGGTGTTCTTGACCACCACTTCACCGTCCATGTTCACCGTGGTGTTGCTGTTGGTGCGGATCAGAGCAGTGGGGTCTTTACGAACGATCTCGAACACGTCACGAATGTTCTTCAGGTAGCCTTTGATCCGGCCCTGAATGTCGTTGACCATGTAGATGATGTCGAAGTCGTCATCGAACTTCTGGAACGTCTTGTTCTTGAAGTGTGGGGATTGGCTGTCCACGGTGGCTTCTGCACGGTAGACGAGCAGCGCACCCCATGAGCCCAGTTCCTTGAGCTTGAACTTCTTCGGCAGCTTAGCGTAGGTCGCTGTGGCTACCGCCTCGTCAGCCCGGTTTGGAAACCAGTAAGCCAAGATCGAGGTGATGAACTTGTACTCCAGCACGAGCAAGGCGTCGATCATGCCTTGGTGCTTTTCCTTGTCAGTCAGGGAAGTGGAGGTGTAGATGGCATGGACCAACCACAAGCACGACAGGTTCATGACGTCCGTGGAAACGAAGCGCACCTTGTTCGGATCGGGTACGAGCGTACTCAGGGTCAGCAGGTCTTCCTGCAACGTGACGTCGTCGATGTCCAAGATACCGCTGAGCCATTCCAAACGATCGGACTTGGTAAAGCGCACATCTTGTACGCCCATCAAGTGACCACCAAAGAATGCCACGTGGTCATCGTTCTTGTTGGCAAAGGTCTGACGGTAGGCCTGTAGCTTGTGGAGGAACTTGCGGTCGATGGTCAAGTGCTTAGTAGCCTCCTCGAACAACGACTTCACATTAGGAGCAGGGGTTGACATAACTGGTATCCTGTTGGGACGAGTAGTCGAAGATTCATAGCGATACGCCGTCCACAGGGGTCGATTCGAATTTATTTCAAGGATACATTAAAATGGTGAGCTAGGAACACTAACCAATTGACTTACCCCATTAGGAGTCACCCAATGAACGCATTGACCCGTCATCCAATCTTCAAGAACCTGATGGATCACGAAGCGGATGCACATCCAGTACACATTGACGAAGCCGCTCTGGAGGAACTGATGAGCAAGGAAGATGGCACCTTCACAGGGACCGTGGGCACTGTTCGCATCGTGGGACGCAACAGCGTCGGCATCGGCCAACACAAACCCGCTGAAGGTAATCTCACCAGCCGCATCTTCTCGCTGGTAGAAGCCACTCGTTGGTGCAAGCTGCAAGCCGAGTTCCAGGACATCGTTACTGATCACCCGGCCTTCGCCTTGATCCGTGATGAGCTGCGCACCGCCAATAAAGAAGGCACCCTGAACCAGAAGTTCGACGTCATCGAAGCGACCGGCGCTACCGTGACCTTCGACAAGTTCAAGGGTCTGGTGAGCATCGGGTTGAACGAACCACAAATGCGTGGCGCGATCAAGGAATACACCAAGCTGGTGGATCTGAGCAACAAGCGCCTGATCAACCACCTGAACGGTGTGACCCACCTCGACATCTTCAAAGAGCCGCGTGACACCCCAGTTGAGAAAGTCGAGATGACTACCTCGTACTTCGTCAGCTTTGCGGTTTAACCATTCATCCCATTGATTCTTACCACGTCCCCCAACCGGCCGTGCGCACACCCCTTCGACTTGAGCGGTCGGTGTGGTAAGGATCTTTTTTTGCAGGAATCCCAAATGGAACAAACGTTCGACCAACTGGTCCGCGAGTTCAAAGCCTTGGTTGCCTTCCAGCTGTCCGGGAAAGGTGAGACCATGAGCCCTATTGAGAAACAAGAGATACGGAGGCAGATTGGTAAGCTGGTGGATGCAGTCGCTACACTGGTGGTGGGTATTCCTTGCAAGGGCATGAATCGTCTCAGCATGATGGAGACTGTCGTGATGATGTCATCTGTACGTCAAGACATCTTCGACAAGCTCGATAACGTAGGGATCAAGTACTCGCAGTATGCCAGTGAAGGTGCTATCGCTGTACAGTTGACTGACAAAGAAAGTGGTGTCTGCATTTACCGCAGTGTCACTGATACATGGAACGATACTGAAATGCGGAACCTGATGGCTACCGTTGTCATGGAGCGCGCATCGCTTCATTGACGGACATAGGAGCAGGGACTATCCCCTGCTCCTTTTCTTTTCTAAAACGGGGGTCTGTATAGTATGCAAGGCTTGTCAACTTCTTGGGAAGGAAAGGGAAGGGGGCAAGACTAATGACGAACGGAGTGAGGAATTAGTCTGGGGGTTGGGATAGGAAGGGAATGGTCTGCCGTGTGGTGGCTGTCTGGAGGGAAGGTTACTGACCGGAGGATAGACGACACATGAGCTGTTCTAGTGAGGCGAAGCCTCACCTATACTAGAGACCGGGAAAACGTACTCACTCTATATGTCTGATTTCGTAGTAAAAAACTTAAAACAACTAAGCTGACCTAAGGTCAGCGTCTATGTCTGAAGGTCTGGTCATGAAACTCTACCATTACTCTAAGACGCGATTTCCTGAGTTACTGACCAAACGTCTATCGGGGGCCAGTGCAGAGGAGATCCGTAAAGCTGAGAAGCAACGTGACCGTTATGGGTTCGTCGGAGCCTATGTGGACCATCTCTCTTTCTTCTTTGACCCGATACCATCCAAGACTGTTGCTGACATCTTTAAGAACGATCATCACACATGGTACAAGGGGAGTGTCCTGTTTGAGTACGTGATTGATGTCAATCAGTTTGAAGCAGACGTTGGTTATGCGGTCACTGAAAGTCGTCGAAAGACAGCCTTCATGGATAAGTTCGTTGAGGAGCACAATTGGGTCGATGACGATCCAGTACTCTTGGCGAGATACCTGAAGGAGTTGGACGTCCTTGAAAAGCAATGGGGTGAAGTCGGACGTAGTCTTCCCGGACTCAAGGAGCAGATCGCTCTGAACGTCGGCGGTACCAAACAAGCTTACATCGATGCCTCCAAACGCCCTGATTTCGAAGAAGGTCGCCAACGGTATGCGACCAATGTGCCACATGTGATGGTCTACCCGAAATCAGGGAAAGCGCAATACACGGAACTCAATAAGCTCACTATCGGGTCAGATGCACGTCAAGCCATTGTGCGTGCTCAATCCGCTAGTTTTAAATGGTAGGACGCAAGATGAGCGCAGAGGCTATCAAGCAATGGTTGGACTTACAGCCCACCAATATCCGTAAGGGTGTGGAGTTCGTATCGGCTGAAGAGGCTGGTCCGATGTTCCACATGAGTCTGGATGGGGAGATCAAGAAGTTCACCCCGTACGTGACTCGTCGTGCTGCACAGAAAGAGAACATCTCGGTTCCTCGTGTCTCTGTGGCTCCCAGTATCATGGGGTGCTTCGTTGGGTACGTGGCTGCTTGGGGTGACATCGTGTGGCCGGACTATGGCGGTAAGCGGCACAAGAACGGATGGTACCTCTACGAGATCCCGTACGAGTACGCCATCAAGCCGAACAAGAAACAACTGTTCGACGTAGAGCAGAGCAATGAGCACTGGCTGGTGACCTACTCTCCCACCACTCGGGAGTACAAGGGTAACATCGTCGCCAAGATGTTCTACGCTGAGCTGAAGATGCTGCCTCAGACAGGGAAAGATCCTCAGTACATGGTCAAACTACTGATTGACGTCCAGCGTGAAGGCGGGGTGTTGTTCGGGGGTGATCAGGTGCTGGAGAAAGGCTACTGGATGATCGATGGTCCGTCACCTGAAGTCCATGGCCAATGGGCTGACATCAAACCGTATACGATCAACAAGATCGGCTATGGCGAATACGCCAAACTCAAAGGCCTGTCTGCGGACATGCTTTCGTTGAACCCTCCTCCTGCATTCAAGTGGTGAGTCCATGAACATCTTTGCATCACTCGAAGAAACCCTGTCACCCGTCGGTGAACCCAAAGCCCCAGTGATCGGCATGATGGTCGAAGACTGGGATGAGAACGTCCAAGACACGGCAGGCAAGTTGGTCAACATGGGCTACGCTGTCCAGACCATCCCTAAAGGGGTCTCGTACTCCGGCGAAGCAGCAGCCAACGGCATAGTCACCCCAGACCCTGTTCCACACGGTCAAGAACCACAGGTCCTGTTTTACTACAAGGGCAAACCAGAAGACGCTTCCGAAGGGATTCCGATCCTTGTCGTTGAAGATGGCAACGTGAAAGTCAGTGTCGAAGGCAAGATGAAAGAACTGGCTGAATACCTAGGCATGATTAAGGACGCTGACGATGATACATCTGATCACGAATATCGCTGAGTGGGCGTTTGTCGCAGGCGTGGTCCTGTTGATGCTCTACCCCTACCTGTCGTACTACGCTCACCACAGGACGCTCAAGGGCATCCTCGTGGAAAACGGTATCGGTTATTGCGTAGCGTTGCAGATCGCTGCCAGAGACCGCTTACACGAGCTCGTAGGCATGCTCTGCATCCTGTTCTTCCTAGCGGCAGTGTCCACCAAGGTCGGTTGTGCCTTGGCGATCTACTTCTTCCAACTTTTGTACGTCATCCATCTCGCCATGAGTGCTGGGCATAAGCTCGGTACGATGCCATCCCGTCGTTAACAGGTAATCCGATGATCCTCGCCACTCCGCTGAACCATCACATCGTCACTCTCTGCACTATCTTGGAACCGGTAGCCAAAGACCCCAATTGGCACCATGATAACATCTGCTGGCTCGGGGTGGCTGTCTCGTTCATTGCCGGTCGTCAAGGCGATAACGCCGAAGCAGCTTACCCGGTCACGGTCAGAAAGATCATCGGGATTACCAGTGAGGCTCTCTTCAATGAAATCCTCACTACCCCGTCCCATCCAGCGTTCGTGACTGACAAAGAACGTCGGTTAGTTGCAGAGAAGGTGTTCGGTGAGATTGTGGCGCAGGCGCATGAGTTGGTATTGTCGGCTGAATCCGAATGGCACGAGAGTAGTTTGATCTGTGAGCAGTTGCGCGACTTGATGGCCGGGATGTATTACGCCGTTCGTTGTGTGGCACTGTCTGCTGACATGACCGTGGAAGCAGCGTTGCAGTCCGCTGAGCTTTACAACACGTGACATAGGGGAGGGTTCAGGCCCTCCCTTTATGCCGTCTCGAATCTGATTCGAATATTTTTCAACAATACATTGTAGCAGTGAGTAAGGAGAACAATCTACTTACCAATAACCTTTCAGGAGCTACACCATGACTACTAAAGCCACCCCAGCACAAATCATCGAAGCCGTTAAAGCAGCCGGTTTCAAAATCATCGACAACCACGATCCAAAGCGTGGCCTCGAAACCATCTGCGCTGTGGGTGTCCACAAGGCAGGCGGCAAAGAAGAAGTCGTGGCCCTCTACGGTCGCGTCTCTCACTTCAGCGTCAACTCGATCTACTTGGATGACGAAGGTCGCCCTCATCTGTCCACTTGGTCGGTGGGTGGGTTGATCAAACCGTACGGTGACGTCATGACTGGCGTTGAAGATTACAACGAAGGCCAGAAGCGCAATCCGTTGTGCCCTGGCTTTATTGACCGCGTAGAACTGCGTAAAGCAGCCTAAGCACCCACCACCCGCAAGAAGGAAATAACCATGCGCTTTCTCCTAGGCTTCATCACCGGCGTTGCAGTCTGCTGCTACCTCGGTGTCAAGGAACAAGAAAAGAAAACTCCTCCAGTGCAGTCAGCTCCGTCTGAACCTGCGCCGAAGGAGTAACGGCAAAAGAGAGGAGCCTACGGGCTCCTCTCCCCCACTTCTTTTTCTTTGTTTCTTGTCTTTCTTAACGGCGGCTGCCTACTGTATACCGGAGTAGCCGTTGATGCTGTGCCCGGTTTGCCATCACGCCCGACTTACGCCAGTTGTCACGCAGGTACTCCTTGTACATCTGGTTGGCATCGGCGAACGAGTCAACGATCTCACGAATCCTGCCCAGCGACGCACCACCTCGGATAGCACCTTCGTCAAGTGGGATGATAGTCCGGGTGTAGATGTACGCCTTCACAGCAAGGATCACCAGCTCGGTGAACTTGTCGTAATAGTGCGGTGGGATGTTGGCGAGGTTTGGCTCATGACTGACCAAGCAGCGCAAGTAGGCAATCCCCGGCACGCGGTTCATGTTGGTGATCTCGACGACGTTGTCAGCGACCAGTTGGCAGTACGCGGTCTGGACTTGGGTCCATGCGGCGTTAGACTGCATCAGGCCAGCAGCCGCCTCGAGCACCATCGAACGGTCTTCGGAGAATGTACCGACACCGCCCATGTTGTTACCTTGACCGTAGCTCAGTCCGTAAGGGACAGTGATCGAGCGGCCTTGGGTCAATTCCTTGGGGATGGTGTAGACGTACGTCCAGCGATCGACCATCTCGTTCGGAACGTTGTTCAGCGGGATGAAGATCTCCACACCAGAACACAGGTTGATGTCCACCATTACGCGGGCATCGATCACTTGACGACGGATCACGGTGTCATTGCTGATACCGGTACTGTAGTCACGGATCAGTCCATTCTTGGACGGGTCGTAGCGGGTGGGTGAGAAGGTATAGCGGAGCACCTCCTGCGGGATTTCGAAACCTACCCTGTCAAGGGCAATTGTGATAAGGTCCATCATGGTGACTTGCCTCGATAAGACGAAGGTACACATGATTGGGTAATACGAAAAGGAGCATAGCGTGAATAACGACATCGGTGGTTTGTGGGATGAGGTGCAGTTTCGTCAAGAGCTGCATGATCGCTTGTTTCATGGCGACATCTACAACCTGACCAAGCCACACCGTTTAACGCATTTGGTCCTGCACCACTGCAAGTACACTTCCAAGATTTACGGCCTGCACAACCTGTACATCCGTCAGGAATTCTACAAGTCGAATCGCCCGTTGTTCGAGGGCGACGAAGACGGGAAGAATCTTATCCAAGCCCTGTGCGTGGATGGGATGATCGTCGGGCTGTCCATGTTGAACGTCGCCAACAAACGTTACAGTGACCTCAGATCACGCGATGAACACTGGCCGTTTGACTGCTGCGTTGGATTGCTTGTCACCCATACCGGGAAGATGGCCAAGACAATCGAAGACATCGACCACATGGCCCAGACGAACCCCATCGGTGACATCGTCAGCGTACTGAAAGAAATGATGCGCTGCTACACCGACGTCTACACGTACTTTGGCGATAGCGAACGTGACATGGTCGAGAAGATCTATGCACGCCTGAACTTCATCGAAGAGAAGAACATGTTCGGTGAGCGGTTGCAGGCACAGATGCTCATGATCATCAACGAAGCCCGCGAGCGCAAGGGCCTTCGCAAACTGACAGCCGCAGCAGCCCGAGTGGGTAGCTAGTCAAACATTTAATGAAGATACATTATCATTGTGTGCAACTCCCAAAACCATCAACCTCAATGAGGAAGTCATAATGAGTCACGGTCTCTCTTCTCGTCCAGTCGGCACCATGCGTATCTACGGCTGTGGTGGCGGTGGTGTAAACATCGGTAAGGAATACCTCGAAGCCGGTCACAGCGCTGACATCGCGAATATCGAAACCTGCTTCGTCGACACCTCCGACTCCAACCTCGAAGATCGCCTGCTCGACAAGACCTGGCTGTTCGACGGCCTCGACGGTTCTGGTGCTATCCGTCAGGAAAACGCTGACGCCATTGCCAAGGCAGTGCCGGACATCATCCGCAAGTTCCCACCTGCTGAAATGAACGTCGTGGTCTTCACCCTGGCTGGCGGTACTGGTTCGGTATCGGGTCCCCTGATCCTGAAGAAGTTGCTGGACGACGGCCACATGGCTATCGGCATCGTGGTCTGGGCTCAACAGGCCATCAAGAACGCCGAGAACACCATCGGCGGCGTGAAGACCCTGGACAACATCTCGCGTTCCTGCGGCATGCCGGGCATCATTCACCTGGGCTTCAACAAGGCAGGCGTCGTATCCGACAAGTCCGTCGACAACGAAGCTCACCTGATGATCACTGCCCTGGCTGCACTGTGCTCGCGTCGTAACCACGGCCTGGACACCGCAGACTTGAAGTCGCTGTTCAACTTCACCAAGTCGACCAAGGCTCCTGCTCAGCTGTGCCGTATCCACGTCTCCGACAACATCGAAGACTTCACCAAGCTCATGCGTTCCGGTGCTCTGGCCTCGGCGTACCTGCTGCGTGAAGCCACCGACCCGATCCCGGAAATCTTCGTACCGTACAACACCTTCGGCGTGATGCCTGCAATCGCACAAGCCAAAGGCAGTCTGTTCTTCGGTATCGAGAACGGCAGCATGGGCGAACTGCGCAAGCGCGTCTCCGAGCTGGAAACTGAAATCGCTGACCAGCAAAATGCCGCTACTGAAGCAGTGGCGTTCGCTGGCGAAAAGGACAAGCCAACGGCCTCCGGCCTGGTTTGGTAAACACATGGACCGTGGAGGAAACTCCACGGTCCTATGCCGCCTCACCCTTATTCTAACTGGAGAATCACCATGTCGCAGAAGAAAGAAGTCATCCTCGGCCTTGACGGTAAGCCAATGTACGAGCTGATCACCAAACCTCATGCCGAACAGGCGTTCATCTGGAAGCCGATCTACGGCAGCGTTCCTCTGTTCCGCGTAGGTTTCCTCTCGCCGGTGCCTCCTCGCCATCTGGACAACCCGGAGTACATCCACGACTCCCGCCCAATCGCTTGGCCGTTGTACCACCCGTACTGGATCGTGCGCATGTCCCACGATGCCAACATGATGATGGCCTACGTCGAAAGCGTCGACGACATCACCACCTTCTGGCCTGAAGCCACCGAGATCACGGTGTTCGAAAACAACGCCATGCGCTACGGGTTCAATGCCAACTTCCAAGAGCCAAGCTGGCTCAAAGAAGTGCATGATGTGGACTTCAAGGTAGCGCCACGCAAGATCGGTGCGTTCCGTATCTTCGACGACGAAGACGACACCTTCAACATCCTGGGCTACAGCGACGATCTGGACTACGCCATCCAGCTCAACAACCACAAGCTGGAATACGGCGTGCACCCGAGCAACGAGTTCCAGGCTGAATACAAGACCTGGGAAACCCTGACCATCGAGATCTACCCGGCCAACAACATGGACGAAGCCAAAGCTCGTTACGAAGAGCTGGTCAAGTTCCATACCCCGGCAGACCTCGCAGAAGGTGGCCTCCCGACGAACTTTAAGTTCTAAGAGGCATGTATGCACAGACAAACCACCGTAGTAATTGGGGCAGCGGACAAAGGCAATCTGGATGAAGACTTCGGTAACATCCATGATTGGCTGCGGGATACCGACATTGAAGATTGTCGCCCGCTGTTCAAATGTCTTGCCGACCACTATGACGACGGTCTTAAAGCGGCTGTTGTCTTGCGCCACGTGGACGGTGATGACGTGTCCCATGAGCTGGTGATCCTCCATGACGAGCTGCTCAAACGCTACTCGTCACCGATCATCAGCGAAGAACCATCGTGGAATGAATTCCTTTACAGGGCCGGTGCCAAGTAATGGACTTCCACTCTAACCTCTCTATTGGCGCTGATGGGGTCGTGCTTCGAAACAAGCACGGCCTCAGCGGCTTCTCCATCAAGGAACCTCGCACCATGAATTATCTGGAATTGGTAGAGCTGTATCGTCGTCAACTGTGGCGCGGTACATTGCGTCAAGGTATCGAATACGGCCATCGTCAGAAACGCTCGAAGGCTGAGTTCCAGCAGAAGTTGATGAAGTACGCTCGTCGTGCTGGTCACAACTACCTGTCTGCGTTCGAAGACCGTAGTGTGCTGAAAGACCAGGACCTGCTGATCGGCTGGGCTGGCAAGAAACTCAAGGCCAAGATGCGGGAACTGAATCGCGTGCACATCGGTCGTAAGCGTCAGAAGGTCGCGCGCAAGGTCTTCAAGGGTGACATGTTCTACTTCACCCTGCGTGATACCGTCCTGACCCGCAAGATGATGCCGGTGACTGATCTGGTAGCCGATGACTTCATGATCGGTGAGCTGGCTGAAATCATCCTGTGCCGCAATGGCAAGCAAGGCACCATGAAGCTGCTGGACGCTGAAGGCGTGTGGCGTAACGTTCAGTGGCAAGAACAACCAAGCGTATCCGATGCCGACGTATTGCTGGCCTGGGCTCCGCTCACTGTTGTCCGCACTTGGTCAGGTAGCACTAACATCCTTCCTAGACCACTCTTCCGCGGTCCTCGTCTCCGCTCGAAGACCCCTCCCTTCTTCTGTGGAAGCAATATCCCACCTGAAGAAGATCGTGGCTTAGGGATCATCTCAGAATCCACGATCGAGAGTTCTCCGAGCCAGTTCAGCCCGACCTACACGACTCCACCGGTTGAGAAATCCGAATGATCAAACTGACGACCGTCCTGCACGCAGCAGACACCACGTCGTCTTTGGCCGATCTGCTGATCCTCCTGTCCAACAGTGAGGACCAGCAGATCCATGCCTTGCTTGAGCCGTTCAACGAACTGATCTGGAAGCAAGATGGCGCTCCTTCCTGCGCCATCCTGGTCCGTAACGAGATGGAAGACGGTTCATTCAACTACAACATCGGGATGAGCTTCAAAGGCGTGGACTACATGATCCATGATTATGACCTCACCCCGAACCGTTCCGTTGAAAAGCTCAAGACGTGGTTTCCTCACATCAACCCACAATACTACCGCGAGCTCAAGCTAAAGGAAGCGAATGCTAACCTCGGTCTTGAACGAGGTGCTGAGTATTTCATCGACCTGTTCGGCGAAGGCATCAAGCCGTTACCGCCTATACCTGACCGAAGGAAAAGAAAATGACCAAGCCGTTGCTGAGCCCTCTGGAAGCCTATCGTCAGGATCTGGAACAACGAGCCGCTATCGACAACAAAGCTCGGGAAGACAAGGAACGCAAGGACAAGGAATACGTGGCTCAGCATTCGGCCAAGCGTCTCCTGCAAACCAGTCCTCCTTACCCTTCCACTGTAGAAGCCCTGGAAGCCTGCGCAGCTAATCGCCAGCTCCCTGGTTGTGACTATGCCTATGTGACAGAAGACAACCGCGTAGTGGGCATCTACGAGTACTACGACGTGACGCCAGAGCAAGCTGTCATGCGCGGACAGCGTCGCGTAATTACCCCTGTAAATCTTTGAGACCATACATAATGAAGTTGATATTGACACCATCAGCTTTGGAGAGTTGACCATGACCACCGTCTTTGAATGTGAAACCTGCGGCAACGTTGACGACATCCACGCAACCCAGCAGACCACTGTCGGCTATGAGTGCGGTCGTTGCAAGCACGGCGAATGGCACCACCAGTTCCCGGAAGAGCGCTACGACTTCAACAAGCACGGCCCTGCCTTGAACAAGTCCGATCCGATTGGCAGCGAAGGCTGGCCGAGTCTGGGCTAACATTCCAAATAGACGGCGGGGTCTTCCCGCCGTCTATGGGTTATTTTTTAGGTCTTTAAATACCAACACCGGGTATCCTTTGAGGGGGAGACTATGAACATCAAATACAAGGGGCCTACAGCGCTCGTGTTCGATGTTTCGTCCCTAATTGGTACCCTAGATGAGGGTGGAGAGTTATCGTTGCTTGCATGGCAGTTTGTGATCGAAAGAGAGCTGGTTGAGAAAGCCGGATTGACGTTGGTCTCATCTACCCCACGGTGCAAATCGTTGGAGAAGCAGTACCGAAAGATCCACGCTCTACAGGACCGGTTTGGAATGACGTTCATCGATCAGCTGGATAGACATGTAGTCGCGCATCTGCAAGGTTACGTGGTAGCGATCGAAATGACTAATGAGATACTGGTCATGGTCAAAAGAAAAAGACTTAGCTTGGAGTGAAGCCGTGCAGAACATCTCAGTACCGATTTCCGAGGTAGTATCTTACCTCGACGATACACTGGACTTGTGGCCTCGTGGTCACAATGTGGAGAGCAGTGGTCCGGCCCGGAATGAGGCGCTGGTAAACGCAGCAGCAGCTTTCGCGAAAGCCTACATCCGCATGTCGATGAGGCATCTTCGCAGGAAGCCTGACCCGCTCGAGGAATTGGTTGTAGCACTGGGTTACCCAGTGAAAGCGATGTCTGAGGTAGATGTCGACGAACTGTGTAACGAATGTGACGAACATTACTTGGCCATCATGTTGACCATGGACCCAATGATCGACACGATCCTGCGGGCTGTTGGTAACCGTGCCGTCGAGTTCCGTCATGTCAAGTTCACCGAAGACCTGATCATTGAAGTAAAAAGTGACCAGCTCGTAGAACGGTATAAGGACTTGCTCCGTCAAGTCAAACGCATGGCCCCGCCGAAGATGGTGCAGGAAATTGATGATCTGGATGAAGTGGCCGAGTACATCGACTACTGCATCAATGAAGTGTTCTCGAACATCAATAACCCGGTCATCAAGGACGAGGTCAAGCGGATGTACATGGAGCAGCTCAGCCGTCAGTAAGCAGGTGCTCAGATGACAACGTTCCTAGTCTCCACTGGGGAAATCGAAACGATGTTCAGGGAGATGTTCCTTGAACAGCACGGTTCGTGCTTCTCCTCCACTGTAACCAAGGCGATGATTGCCATGGTGAACTCTTACAACCGGACTGAATCGACCTTCTTGGTCGATGATGTGATTGAGTGTGTAAAGGGCAACCTTTCAGACTACTCCCCCGTGGATGACATCATAGCTCAGTTCCTCCGGTTAGTAGAGACGGGGGTTGATCTAAAGGTGTGCATCGTTGAGCTTGAGTACCACCCACAGGACGAAACCCTGTTTGTGACTCAGGCTCAGCGCCCGGTGCCGAAACCTACCCACCGCATAAAGGAAGACTATCACCATGCCAAAGAGCAGGGAGATTTCTATCCTGAACGGTTACGTCGAGCGCTCGAAGAACTTATATCCTCGGGCCTATGAGCCATACACGGTAAGCCGGGTGACTATTGGTGCTCCTGCCAAAGCCACCCGGTACGTATTGGTCGAGTCACCCATGGAACATGATGAGTTCAAGCGTCATTACAGACGGTTGGGCAAGATAGGCATCATGGTCCCCATGGTTGAGATGATCAACTGCGCTATCATAGCTCGCGACGTTCTCGACACCAGAGCCGGCCGTTCATGGATCAACCGGACACGCGAATCGGTGCAAGTTGCCGAACGCATGAACATCACTGCCGTCAACAAGATCATGCAGGCCTGCTTCCAAGGCTTGCTCAGGAATGCCTGCTCCGACTGCCGGGTTCTTGAATACTGTGACGGCGTAATGGTAATAGAGGTGAGACGAGTTGTCAACTGGAATAAGCTCAATCGCTTTGAACCTACCGTACAATGAGGCATTCGATATGCTCGGCAAGAAATTAGCCGACCACATTGGTGCCTCTGCTTTACTCTATGCCGCTATAGCGTATTTTGTCTTCGACGACTCCTTCTACTTAGAGGACATCAACGACAACAACCCAGATTTGGAAGAGGAGATGAGATGGTGGCTTGATGACATCTATTCCACCTTTTACACCCTCTTTGATAACCTCAGGACCTTTTATGAGACGACCGATAAATCTTCTGGACCAGCTCAGAATTGGCGCACTCGGAAGCCATTCAGCCTCCTCAAGGTTGTCTACTCCGAGGACGATGAAGACCTCTACATCCAAGCCTCCAGAGACAAAGGTGATTATTACCTTGGAAACCAGTGGCGAGTTCTTACAGAATGTTGCCCGAGTCCTGGACGCTACCGGCCTAACTCTCGAGCAACTTTTCGAATACCTCTCCGTCGCCGCTGGAAGGCTCCATCGCACTTCTGACATGATGATCGAGCCTATGATGAACGATCGACTTCCAGAGTCGATTCAGGCGGAGTTGTCCAGCATTCTCACTAACGTCGTCGAAGACTTGTCCCATTCAACCAGCCACTTCGTCGACCAGCTCGGCGATTTCCATTTAGTGGAGGTGCTTGATGATGATCTTGCCGTCGTTGAAATCACTCCCGCAGGAGGAGATACGATCGTTGATCCCGCTAGTGTTGTGCATCCCCGTCGAAGGAGAATGGTTGTCCGGCATAAACCGAAAACTCTTGGCGGTGACGGTGGCAGCGGTCCTGAGGGGTGTCATTAAGAACACCCTTTCGTTGGAATATGGTCAAGTACTCAGTTATTGGATGAGAGAGTCTGCGGTTCGGAACGTTCTTCGGGATCGACTGATGGTGGAAGTCGACGAAGCTTACGAGCTAGTCGTTCCGGTCTTCGCGGGCTTTGCAGACAAACTGAGCCGCTTCAGAACACTCGACCATTTGCTGACCGAACTGGTCATGTACAGTCCTTCTGACGGCTCAATCGTTGTGAGAATATCCAATGGCTGAGCGAAACATGATCTTCAATGGAGGCGATATACATGAAGCCTTCCTAACCGATTTGTCCCAAGTCATGGACCACTCGTATGTCATTGACGAGATGTATTCGTTCTATGCTGACTGGTGTCGCCGTGGCGAGGTAGCAGTGGACAACTACTGCAAGCCGCTGTATCCCGTTTACCCGGGATCGGCACGTGAAGAGCAGGAAGAAGCCGAAGACAATTTCATAGCGCTGAGAAATGCTATGATCAACCTCTACTGTACGATAGACCGTGCAACTCCAGGGCTAGACCGCCGCAGCGTCATCCATGCCGCGTACTACCCCGAGGATGAGGCCCTGATCATCGTTGTGCGTTAAGGACCACCCATGATCGTTATCAATACTTCAGAGGTTCTGGCTGACCTCCTGCCTGAGGTCCGCTACTCTCTCGACCCAGACATGCCACACGACGATGAACTGCCAGCAGCAGTGCGTCGTTACGTGAGGGACTTGATCCTTCATGCATTCTTCATCGCGCTCAGGGAAGACCTGCGCCATCATGGGGAATGGCTGGCACGAATCCGCCAAGACCGCTCGTTCAGCGCTATCTCACACAGGCAGTGGCTGGATGTTGAGGTGGTCGACACAGAAGGGACATTCGTTTTACTCATTGAGGAACCCATGCATGATCACCGATTACAAAGGTAAGACGGTCCGCTTCAACACCTTGGCGCCTAACGTACTGGGTGCCAATCGGGACAACGTCACCATCGTGGCCGCTGACTTGGACCTTGACACCGCCGTGCTCATCTCGGACGTCAAGGCCAAGCACAATCAGGTCAAGAACTACCTCACCAGCCTGCCTCAGTCGGCTGGTTCGTACAGTTACGTGAAGTTGCGTTATGGCAACGGCAAAGTTGAGGTCCTCGGCGTGCCTTGGATCGACATCAATAGCATCGAAGTAATCACCGACCGCAAGCTGGTGGTAACAGTTGGCAGTGTGAGTGATACTACCGAACAACTCGTGCGGCAGGCACTACTCCAAAATGGGATCACGGATTTCAAGATCGACTACTAACTGGCCTCCAAAGCCACGCAGAAGATCGACACCTTTTAAGCTGGATTACTCAGGAGGGGCAGAGAATCATCTGATCCTCCCGTATGACGGTGAGTTCTTCGCGGTGTACGGAGATTTCCTCGCCGAGGTCGACAAGGTTGCGAATCGATTCAATCTAAGCGAGGAAGAGCGCAATGGCCTGTTTTCCCTGACCAACCTCGCCACCCATATCAACATCATGGTCTTGGAAGAAAGTGGCGTCATGGAGGACACAGAGGCCTTCATGGACGACTGTGCAGCAACTCTCGATGAGAATGCAGCGGCAGCGTTCATTGAAGCTGTGTCCAATTTCCATAACGCCGGCATCCGTCCTTATGGCTTTGAGATACTCCGTCAGTTAGAAGCGGAGGTCGAGGGGTTCATGGTAATGGAAGTGGTACCGCTGCGTGAAGAAGACAGCATGGTCATCACTGTCGTGAATCTCAGTGAATAAAAACGGAGGAGGGCTCTATTATGAGCCACTCCTCTTTCTTTTTCTTTTGCCGTATCAAGGGCCCAACTGATGGAAAATCCGTTTGTACTTCCGAAGGAAGCCTATACCCGTGACCTCGACTTGCTGAAGGGGTACTTTGAACAAAATACCCACTATCTGCATCGGATGACCGGGCAGCCGGAAGACAAGTGCTTGGCGTTCCTGAAGCGTACACTCTCCCGAGGTGGGAAGTACCCGCTTCGTGATCCAAACATGCTGGTCTTGAAACAAGAATCACCGGGCAACCGGGTCAAAACTGAAATGACCCTGCTCAGCTACGTCAAAACCGTGACCGACAGCAACCGAATCATCAGTCCATCGATGGTTTGCTACGAGAACCCGAAGGTGTTGAAGTCCCCTTCGGCCAAGTTCGTTGAATCGGGCATCGCAGGCCGTAAGAAAGCCAAGAACGAGATGTTCCTTGCTCAGGTAGCAGGGGACGAGACCCTTGAGAAGATCAAAGACGCCGAGCAGAACGCCAAGAAGATCGCGATTAACTCGCTGTCAGGTATGCACGGCTTCACCGGCAACATCCTGTACGTGAAATCGGGTCACTCCAGCCTGACTTCCATGTGCCGTTCGGCTACCGGCTACGGTAACGCCAGTAACGAGAAGCTCTTGGCAGGGTCAAGACACTATTGGTCACCCAAGATAACGATTGCGAACATCCTCGCGCTGGTCAAGAGCCAACCGCACGAGGAATTCCGTCAGGTGATGGACGATTGTGGCTTCGTGTACCCGTCGACTGAGCAAACCGCTGCCTGTATCAAACGTTCGACCGACCTGTACTGGCGCAATGAGGCTAACTTCCAGAAGATCGTTGATCTGATCGAGAAGCTGACTCCGCTAGAGCGTGCAATCGTGATGTACACGGGTGACCTGTACCACATTGCCAAGCTCAACGATGGTTTTGTCCGTGGGTTCATGGACCGGATCATCAAGCATGAGCCTCGTAACGACCAGACTCAAATCGACGACCCGTTTGATGTGCTGCGCAGCAAGAAGTTCGACGACGACACCAAGATGCTGGCTACTTACCTGAACGCCGACGTGACTCGAGGTGAAGACTTCGATTCCATGAAGGAAAAGGGCATGGTTGCGGAGCTGGCATTGGTCGCCAAGTCTTCGGCCAACATCCAGAACACCTTGCAGGATTACTTCCAGTTCATCCGGGTGTTCCTGACTCCGGTATTGCTAGCACCGACCGTAGCGAACATCAAGGGCATCCTCCGCCGCGTGGTACTGGCGTCTGACACAGACTCCACGATCTTCACCACGCAAGAATGGGTGACTTGGTACACCGGTAGCGACGTGCGTAGCCGTGAAGGTGACGGTATCTGGTACACCACGACGTACGTGGCTTGCCAGTGTATCGTGCACGTACTGGCGAAGCTCTCGGCGAACATGGGCGTGATTCAGGAAGACCTGCACCGCCTCACCATGAAGAACGAGTACGCCTTCCCGGTCTTTACCTTGACCAGTCGGGCAAAGCACTACTACGCGTTCATGAGTGCTCGTGAAGGTCGCGTGTACCGTGACTACGAGATGGAGATCAAAGGCGTAGCCCTGCGTTCCTCCACTGTACCGGTGGCAATCATCAAGCAGGCCAAGGCGTTCATGAAGGAAGTCATGACCCGTGCGGATGAGAACCGTCAGTTCACGCTGGAAGAGCTGTACCTGCTGGTCTGGCGTTTGGAGCAAGACATCTACACCTCGATCAAGTCCGGGGAACACCGTTACCTGAAGTCAGCACAGATTCAGGAATCGTACCCGAACATGAACAAGGAAGACCCGTTCCGTGAGAAGACGAACTACCGTCACTATCACTTCTGGGAAACCGTCTTTGCGCCGAAGTATGGCCACGTAGAGTCTCCACCGTTCTCTGTGATTAAGGTTCCTCTGGCGATCAATAACAAGACCGACATGCAGAGCTGGTTCACTCACGTAGACAACACTGACCCGGACATGGGCGTACGCCTGCGTGACTACTGTGCACGGGCTGGTAAGGACAAGATGGGCACGCTGATGCTGCCCCTGTCGATCCTGTCGGGCATCGGGATGCCAGATGAGGTCATGGCCATGATCGACGTCCGTCGTCTCACCTACGAGATCCTGGAGTCGTTCTACATGATCCTCGAGACGCTGGGGATCTTCCAAGTGGACAGCAACTACGTCCGCTTGATCAGCGACATCTATACCCCATCGGGCGAAGTCAACCTACAGCCCGATCCAACTGACGCTAACAGCATCATCCTCAAAATCGACGAGGGTGAGGAAGAGGAGTACGAGGAAGATGACGGAGAAGACTGGCTTGCCGACTGAGTGCAAGGTTTTCCAGTTTCCGGATAGAACGCCCCAAGCATTAACCACTTGGGGTGATCTCTCTAGCAACACCATCGCGCACAACGTCACTGCATCGCTCATTGCTGAACCATTCAAGCCTCGATGCGTGGCTGAGGTATTCGCTGAGTTGATGGATGAGGCGGTTACACAGTCCACTATCAGCGGCGTGTCGGTGTACGTGCTGGCAGAGACGGGTATCCGTCGTCACCGTGGACTCACTGTCCCTGTGGCAAAGTTGCTGACCGAAACCCTAAGAGCATTGAGGAAGGCCGATGAAGCCCAACGAGAGCGTCTCAACCCTTAGAATCACGCCGTGGTCCAAGGTGCATGCTTTCCAGATTCAGCGGGTCGACCGCACGGACTGGATGTTTCATGATGACCCATCCTACACCGCTTACGGGTTCAATCCCAAAGAGGTCATGCAGATCGATCCTGATTTCATGCAGCTCTTTAAGCCTGAGGCTGGGCATTGGTTGATCGTCTGGCCTCATGGGCTGGTGACCTTCCGTGACGACATTACCTTCAAGCAGGACTTCACTCACCGCAGTGGTACGGTGTATGAGACTCCGCTGATGGCGTTGTTCCAGAAAGGCATGATGGACCCGGAAGCACAAGCCCAGCGTAAGGTGGACGATGTCGCTCGACGGGAACGTCTGCGGGTGCAGGCAGCAGAGTGGGCCAAAGAGCGTGAGTCACGGCCTACGACGACTATCACACCTGATGGGGTGATGATCCGTCGTGTGATTCCAGGGCTTGTGCCGATGCCTGAGGGCTTCGCAGTCCAGCCACGGAGTCCACACATCGCTTCACTGCCCATCATGAGCAGTATCTCGATTGATCGTTTGTTTGAGTGACACGGCATAGAGAGGAGCCTAGGCTCCTCTCTATGTTTACAGGGGCTGCTGTGCTGCTTGAGGCGAGGTGTTCAGCAGAGGCAGGACGTTCTTGGCAATGAACGCGTTGATCCCGATCGAAACGTCCGAGGGCAACTGGTTCACCAAGTACTTACCGCTCTCTGCTTCCGTCAAGCTACGACGGATACGGTTACGGTCAGCGTCGTTCTTCATGTTCTTGGCCAGTTGGTCGAACTTGAGGAGCATCGCAATCACCGGGAGCCGCGCCATGGTCAAGGCCCAGATGGCTTGGTTGGTGTAGGCAATGTCCGGCATCCGCACTGTCTGGATCAAGGTATCGCTACCAAACACCGGGATGTTCGACAGGATGTCCTTGTAGTACAGTGTCTGGTTAATGAACCGGGTAGCCAGCTCATTGAGACCCTTCTCCAGTTTCGGGTAAAGGTCAGCCGTGTAGAACGGCATGGCGCTGTCCACCTTGACGTACCCATCTCCCCCGATGAGGTGGTGCAAGGTGTTCCCAACCGCCACGTCCAGATGACTGGGCAGGATGTTAGGAATGATGATCTGCGTGAGGAAGTGCGCCACAGGGAAGACAAAGCCCTCAGGGGCCATGCTCGCTGTAGCCATCCGCCACAGGTGATACTGACAGGCCAGCAGTGGGATGTTGACTTCAAGGACCGCGGTAGCGCCCACGGGCAATCCCTTGATGTCATTCGTCCCGTCCAGTTCAATAATCCCACAACCCATAATAGGATGTGAGAGTACCCTCACCGGGCTCATATTCCGCCAGTTGAACCAGATCTGGCCTGGAGTGACTTCATCGTCAGCAATAGCGATGATGACTTCATTCACGCCCTTGCCGTAGAAATGGCTGTGGTTCCTGACCCGCCCGTGGTGGCCGGCGGTGCAGAAGCCCATCTGACCAGCGAGTCTGTCGACAATGCTGGAGACACGGAGATAGTAGTCGGGTAGGTCGCCATCGAAAGGGATGTCGACCATGCCCAGGATCTTCTGTAGCACGTGGTCGCTCTTCAGGTACCCGGGGTTTGATGCCCGTAACTGTTTATAGCGGCCCACCTGTGTGCTCATCAGTTCGCGCTTAACGTAGTCGAGACCGAAGGTGGCAATGTTAGTCTGCCGGAGCCTCGACTCAGTGTTGAACAGTTGGTACATGGCGATGGTCCATTGGCGGGTAAGTCTCAAAGGATAGCCGGATCTTCTTACTAAGGTGGTGCGAGTGGAATCGTAAAAAATAACCTGAGACTGCATATGCTATAGGAGATCTGCTCCGGCTGAGTTTATCGCTCAGCACAAGAGGAGGGTATTTCCTTTTCCTGGAAAGATCGCACGTATTTTTAAACCCCCTGGTCGAATCATAATGAGGCTCTCTGCACGAATTCCATTCGAACTTCGTACGGTGCTACATTATAAAGTTGAATACAGAAGCAAAGCTTCGAGTTCACTAGGCCTAGTAACGTTATTATCCAAGGAGTCACACCATGGCTGTACAAGACGACATCGACAACACCTCCTCGAGCAACGAGCGTCCAACTCGCGAAGCTCCACGTCAAGAGCGCACCGAGCGCACTGCCCGTGAAGCCCAGCCGACTACCGCTGGCCTGCTGGACATCAACCGCCTGCTCGGCGCCCCGATGTCCCGTCGCATCAGCGGCGAAGTGCTGGTCAACGCTGTTAAGTCGGTTAAGCACTGGTTCGATCCAGAGCGTCAGGTTGCAGGCGCCGGCCTGATCGACCTGTCCAAGATCCAAGTCCTGGGTCTGGAAGCTTCCGAGCACAACGTCAGCATCTCCTCGGTGATCCTGGCTTACCCAGTAGAAGACAACGGCACCGTCAAGGTTCTGGTGTCGGCTCTGGCCCTGTCCTCGAGCATGACCGACGACGCCACCGTGCGTAACGTCGAAATCAACCACCGCACCTACCCGCTGCCGATCATCGCTTCCGACTACATCACCGAGAGCTACCTGGCTCTGGTTGACGAAATCGCGAAGAAGGCGTTCGAAGGTCAGCGCCGTAACGTGGAAATCGTGCGTGCCGGCTGGCGCGTAGTGAGCCACAAGGTCGACTTCAGCGAACCAGAAAACACCGAAGTGCGTCAGGTCGTGTTCTACGCCCAGGCCGCTCTGGCGTCGATCTACGCGAACCTGTTCCAGCCTGACCTGTACTTCTCGCTGGACTGGCTGAGCAAGCAGTCGACTCTGGAAATCAACGTTGACCTGTCTGGCCGTGAAGCCCAGACCGCTGACGGTCTGCCACGTCGTTCCGACCTGGCCGTTACCGTTGCCGGCATCGTGCGCAAAGGCGACCAGAACATCCCTGTTGGCCTGGCCAACCTGGGCGGTTACGTCAGCATCATGTACACCCCGCCGGTAGAACAGGATCGTTGGTCCCGTACCCAGCGCCGTGATCAGCCGTACTTCACTCCGATGTACGTGATCAACCGCATGGACACCAATGCCAACGGTATCACCCCTGAACTGCTGCTGCTGGCTCTGGCCGGTGCGTCGGTGATCTCCAAAGACCAGGCGTGGGCTCAGACCTACCTGCCAGGCGACATCGCTCGCGGTGATGTTGACTACCGTGACGCTGGCCTGCTGAACATCCTGGGCCCGGATCAGGACAAGACTCCGGTCGAGTTCGACAACCGTGCATCGCTGGACACCCACAAGTGGGCGCAGTACTTCTTCAGCCTGGTTGACGACCAACTGGCCTGGGCAATCGAGCTGGAAGAAGGCGGCGACAACAGCTGGATCACCTCCCTGCTGTCCGACGCTGCAACTGACGACAGCGCCAACAAGGACGCCATCGGCCGTCTGTACGACTACGCCGACCGTCTGACCAACGGCAACTTCACCCGTCGTGCCCGTGAACTGGGCGTCGAAGTCCCGCTGCAAATGTCCGGTGCTCGTTACCTGACTGGCACCTGGATCGACGAGAAGGGCAACGAGCGCGATCTGCGTGACTGGGACCTGCTGCGCTGGATGGCCACCAACCCGAATGACGAGGGCGAATCCGCTCTGCGTTACCAGGACGTGATCGACCGCACTGACCTGGACGTTGAAATCCGCGTCAGCGAGCAGTACGACCAACTGACCGGCGCCCTCGGCGCGAGCAACGTGAAGTTCGCTCGTTACGTGGACCTGGCCTTCATCAACCCGCAGTTCATCGAAGCGCTGGCAATGGCCGTTGCTGATTGCAAAATCAACATCGACCAGCGTTCCGCTCACTACACCTTCGGCAACCGTCGCCTGCGTGGTAACACTCGCATCCGTGACTTCGTCGGCGGTGACCTCACTCACGGCATGCTGTCTGGCCGTCGTGTGACCGGTGACGGCGCTCGTTCGCTGCGTGGCAACGTCGGTAACGGCTACGGCTTCGGCAATAGCTTCTAACTGACGTCATAGCTTGGGGGAGCCTGTGCTCCCCCTTGTTATGCCTTTTTATTTTCACCGAGCATCTAGGGGAGGTCAATGAAAAAGCGTAATGGCATTTACTTACGCGTGGTGGGTTACGACACCATGTTCATGCATCAGTCGCATCCTGCGATCCTGATGAACGACTTCAACATCGATCTTGAGGCCGACCGTCTCAAGCTGAACAACCTGATTTATGCCAGCCTCGACGGGGACTCGCTGAACAACACGGCGAGCTGTGACTGTGGACTCATCCACGGCATGGACAATTACGGCATCCGCTGTAATGACTGTCTGAGCTTGGTAATGCCGATCACTGAGAAGCCATTGGAGACTCTCCTGTGGATCAAGTGCCCGGCAGGTATTAAGAAATTCATCAACCTTACAGTGTGGCGGATTCTCTCGAAGAACCTGACACACTCGAACTTCAATATCCTGGAGTATCTTTGTAACCCGCGCTACACGGCTGCCTCTCCCCTGGCGCCGGACAAGATGCGCAAGCTGGATAAGCTGGAAATCCCCCGTGGCTACAACCACTTTGTTGAGAACTACGAGTCCATCCTGGTAGCGCTGTTTAAGGCTGGCTTGATTGGTCCATCGGCATCTGCCCGTAAGCGTAGAAAGATCATGCGCTTCTTGCAGGAGAACTTCGACCGGACGTTCTCGGATTACCTGCCATTCCCTACGCGTCTTGGGTTCATCAAAGAGAACTCCAACAACCGCATCACGGCCGACCCCAAGATGGTGTCTGCGGTTAACGCCGCGCACATCCTGATCGGGATCGACAACCGTGAGACTGCCGAGAACCAGCCCAAGCTGGCCCAGGCGGTCAAGGAAGGTCGCGTTGTCAGCGCACTCCAGCACTTCAACGATTACTACAAGACCTTCGAGTCTGAGGTGATCTTCAAGAAGCCTGGCGTAGCGCGGAAGCTGATCTACGGCACACGTCCGTACTTCGGCTACCGTGCGGTGATCACGTCGCGTCAGAAGCCTCACCGGCAGGACGGTATGGAGATGCCGTGGTCTGCGAGTACCTTGCTGTTTAAGGTCCACTTGCAGAACAAGCTGCTGACTCAGGGGTACATCCCCAACGAGATGCAGGCCCTGATCTACGAGAACACTTTGCGTTGGCACCCTGAGCTGGACCGGCTGTTCAAGGAGCTACTAGCCGAAGCTCCGAACGGTACCATTCCAACCACCTTCGGTCGTAACCCAACCCTGACCCGTGGCTCTATCGGCTATAACCAGATTGACACGATCAAGTCTGACCCAACCGACAACACCATCAGCATCTCGCCGCTCAACCTGATCGACAAGAACGCTGACTTCGATGGTGACGCACTGTGGGGCGAATTGCCGCTCGATCAGAAGAATGCGAAAGTCATGAGTCGTCTTGATCCAGTCACCGGCGTCATGGACCTCGACAAACCGTTCACGGTGTCCCGTAACACAACGCTTCCACCACCGTTGATCGCGACCATTACCAGTTGGATCGTCGAGGGCGACCAGATTTCACGATGAGGAGTTCACCATGGCGATAGCTATCTACGCTGATGATCAGGAGTTCGGTGTCATGCACTACGGACTTCCGCGATCGGAGGACCGTGCGGCTATCCGACAGCGTATGGAAAACACTGCACGGTCATTTGGTTTGGCAGGCAGTGAAGTGTTCAACCGAGCAGTCCAACGGTTCGAGTCATTTGACTTTGATCGACTGGAACGCAAGATGGACGCATTGAAACGGAAGGTCAGCCACCTCTTTGACCGGGACGAGATCCGGCCAATGTGGAAGATCGGCCAGTTCCAGCAGGCAGGTCCTGAGCAACAGCGTTGGCTGATGGCCAACCCGCGTGCCCAGCGTCTGTTTGAGAAGGACATGATGAATGGCTGGCGTGATTCCTTTGTCAACTACTTCCAAGGAAAGGTTGGCGAAGAGAACCCCGACTACCAGGCAGTCATGGACGGTATGGTGGTGTTTAACGAAGAAGGTGGTGCTGTGGCAACTCAGTACCTCACGATCCGTGACGCCGACAACCGTGGTCCGCTGCGCTTTGCCGAGCAAACCTTGGTGAAAGACAGCATGTGGGCCAACTTCAACGCCTACCTCGATGAGGGCTTGGACGATCCAAGCGATTCGAACAACGGGTCGCTGTAAAGGAGCGAGGCCTAGTGGAGCACTGCCCTATGGGTATGTGCTCCGCAACCGCCTCACCCCTTTTCTTTTTCGTCTGGAGTGTCCTATGGCACGTGTCATCCCGGTCTTGGGTAGTGCTGGTTTTGCTACTGACTTGACCATCAAGGCCGATGAAGCCCTGACCAATTTCTACACCTCCCAGCGCTCTCAGTCTGACATGTACCGCGGTCAGATCGCCAGTCTGGGGGACATCATCAGTCGCTTTGGCAACAGCCCCATGGAACTCGAGAATGAGGTCCGGGATGTGCTCGAAGACTACTTCGGTCGTCAGTTCGATGAAGTGACTCTTGATGTAACTACTGTGGTGAAAGGACCCAGTATTGATTTACAAATCGGTGCTATCTTACGAGACGGTACGAAGACGATTGACATTCAGCACGTAGTCACGTCTACCGATTCCAAAATTCGCAGCATCATTGATCTGCAAAATGACGGTAAGCCATTCATTCTGGCTGACCTTCTTACTACCTAGGAGTGATCCATGTCCCAAGTTGTTAAGCTCGTTACCTCCAACGGCCCGATCCTTGTTCTGGCCAGCCTGCTCCTGAACCGTGCTGACGGCAGCGAAGTCCGCGCAGGCGAACTGGTTGCGGGTGATGGCTACACCGTGACTCGTGGTGGCGCTCAGTTCAGCGAAACCGTTACCGAAGTGCTGGTTCCGACCGCTGAAGAAGCGCGTGAGTTCCTGCAAGAAGCTCGCATTGCCAAGCTGGAAGATCTGGTGGAAGACCAAGGCTCCCGCCTGGAAACCACCGAGAAAGCACTGGAAAGCGCCAACAACGCCCTGCTCGGCCTGCAACGCACCATCGTTGAGCTGACCGCTTCGCACATCGACCGCATCTTCACCGATCAGGTCATGGTCGACAGCCTGGCTCAGCGCTTCTTCATCGCCGGCGCTAACGCCATCGCTCACAAAGCCCGTCAGTCCAAGGAGCGTACTCCTGAGCTGATCGTGATCGAGCAAGCGATCCCAGGCGCTATCCGTGCGACCCTGAAAGAAGAAGGCGGCGTGCTGGTCGAAGAACAGCTGAAAGAAACCGGTGAGTGGGTTACCGGCGAGCAGCTGTCCGAAGCCATGCAGGCTGACGTGATTCAGGAAGTGTTCGGCAACCTGCTGGCCAGCTCCGGCTGCACCATCGGTCGTCCGTACTTCATCGTTGAAGACGTGCACCTGGAAGAGTTCCGCAAGCAAGCCGCTGCTGGCGCTCGTGAAGCCCTGAGCCAAGTGGCCGGCGCTGCTGCACCTGTGACTGAAGAAGCTCAGGCACCTGTCGAAGCTGAGCCTGAAGCTCCGGTCGTTCACTAAGACCTGCACTGGGGGAGAGCTTCGGCTCTCCCTCTTTTACGGAGAGACTCCCATGCAGCTTACCGACGATGATTTCAAACGGCTCGATGAAATGGATAAAGAAGCCAATGCTCGCATGTCCGAGCGTGACTTCACCCAGCGTCTCCTGCCGCACCTTGTGCCGAATGGTCGGGGTGAAAACGTCCGTGTTGACATTTATGTAGCCGCTGCTGGTCATGCCAACCGCATGATCGACGTCTTCGAGAATGGCAACCCAGGCAAGATCCTGTTCACCGTTCCACCGCTGATCTCCCCGACTCCGATGACCATCCGCTCAATCCATGCGCGGCCTGAAACGGACATCGGTGAACTCAGCGCAGAGTACGACGCCCAAGTGACCACCAACGCCCCAGGCATGGTGATTGACGGTTTCGTGCAGCGCCTCATGGCTTTGAACTACACTCCGGCTGACGCGATCTCCGCTGTCTACGGGTTGATGTGGGCCAAGATCTACCGTCGTTACAACATCCCACTGGAATTGATGTTCGGTGAAGCCGCTCCTGAAGTCGCCAAGCAATTGGGTCAGATCAGCGGTGAAGCGGATGTCGATACCGGCCAGGCCAGGAAGACCCTCGATGACATTGCTGAAGACGACATCGAACCGCTCTGAAAGACTCATGGCGTTCATCTCGGACATCCACTTAGCCCATCCACGTACCAACACGTACCACATCATCCAGAACCTCCGCAAGGCGTTTCCCGATGATGAGCAGACGGGCAAGCTCGATGTCATTTTCTTTGCAGGCGACGTCTTTGACCGCCTGATGAGTTTGCCTCAGGATGAGGTGGACGCCATCCAAGAGTGGATCGGTGATCTTCTTCGCATCTGCGCGAAACGCAACATCCTCGTGCGGGTTCTCGAAGGTACACCAAGCCATGACTGGCGCCAGTCGAAACAGTTCGTCAACGTCAACAACACGCTGGACAATCCCGCTAACCTGCGCTACGTCGATACATTGAGTATTGAGGTGATACAGGAGCTGGACAACCTGAGCGTGCTGTACGTGCCGGACGAGTGGAACGCTGACGCCAGTGTTACCTGGGCTCAGGTCCAAGAACTCCTTTCGATCCATGGGTTGGAAAAGGTTGACGTGGGCTGTATGCACGGCTCCTTCGACTATCAGTTGCCCATTGAGTCGAGCAAGAACCACAACAGCGACGCGTACATGTCCATCGTTCGCCATTACATCGGCATCGGGCACGTACACATCCGCACAGAGCGAAACGGCAAGATCTTGGCCCAAGGGTCCTTTGATCGCCTGTCGCACGGTGAGGAAGCCGCTAAGGGTCATTACAGGGCATGCATCTCGCCTGCCGGTAATTACCACTGGTTCGTTGAAAACACCGGTGCCCGCATCTATAAGACGCTGGACTGCCGGGATCAGGTCATTGAGGAAACCATTGACCTGTTAGCGCAATACGAGAACGAACCCGATCAGTCGAACTTCCGACTGATGATCCAACGGGGCGGTACGGTGCACCACGGCTTGAAGGATTTGCGTAAGCGCTTCCCTCAGTTCCGGTTGACCACACAGCTTGATGATCTGAAGACCCAGGAAGAAGTCCAACTGGCTCAACAGCAGGCTCCGGTGGTGAAACCGATCAGCATCACGCCTACCAACATCACGCACCTTGTGGCTGAGCGAATGGCCCGTCAGGGAACTGACGTGACAGATCCTCGGGCATTGAAGGTCCTGGCTGTCTTGGACAAATATAAAGAGGCAGCATAGGAGGTTGCATGATTACTGATCCCAGCGCCCAAGCGGCGCTGTCGAGCCGTGAGCTGGGGCAGATCCCCATCTCCATCGGTACCAGTCTGGCCCTTGAGGGTGCCTTCGGCATCCTTGAGGACAACCACAACCCAAAGCCAATCATCCATAATGTTGACGTCTTGTATGTCAACATCCGGACGTTGATCCGGAACATGGTGGGGGCAATCGACAACGAGCAACTGAGCGCGGTCTTCCCTGAGGACCTGGCCCACATCCTCGTGAATGAACTGACGACCATTGAGCAAGCCGTGTCACTGGTGTCCAAAGGCCGGGTGAAAGTCCAGCCTTACCTGTGCAACTACCGGGACCTGCCTCGCAAGTTCCAGTATGGCATCCTCAAGAACGCTAACACGGATCGGCAGCGGTACGCTGCCCTTCGTGAAGAGAACACGGTCATCGAGTTCAAGCGCATCCTGCACGAGCATCCGAACATTCGCCCTATCGAAACCGATATGGAGTTGCCACCCGATGCCCGCAAGGTGCTGCTGCTGTCTAACTACGCGGTAGACCTTCTACAGCGGTATAAGTTTGCAGCGATCACGCTACTGGAATCGCACACCGGCGCCACTAAGCCTCCAGCCCTGTGGTACACCAAGCTTACCAACGGTAAAGAGCTGGAGAACATTCCGTTTGATCGGATGACTCTGCAATTCTTCGGTGACAACGGTAACCTGTTCACAGGCTTCCCGATCAAGTTCCGCAGGATCATGCTCGACATCGCTCAGAAAAACCGCTGGCATGCCATGACGACGAAGGATTACATCATCGGTTGCGTCAAGAAGGCTTACGAGCCTGAACTGGAGCGACTGGTCATTAATCTGTACTCGAAAGGTTAGGGGAACCGGCGGGTAAAAAGAAACACCTGGGTCCTATCTTTTGAATAGAAGCCGATCACACTTTTTGGTTTGGAGTAACACAGATGAGTGAACAGAACGCGCGTCCAGAAACGATTCTGGACGACCCTTCCCTGGCCCTCAAAGCAAAGAAGCAAGACGGCATGGAAGGCGAGCCTACTCTGCGTCCGGCTTACTACGAAAACAACCCACGTCTGGTCGTGAAGACCCGCGTACCGAACGACAAGAACCACGGCAAGATCGAAGCAGCGCTGTCAAACCGCGCCTTCTTCTCGGTCCTGCGTGCTCTGGAACTCGTGGCTGAATCCACCGGCCCGATCCAAGTGTTCCTGGACAACAAAGGCCACCGCTTCGTCGATAAGAAGCGTGACCCGAACCCGTCCATCATGAGCATGATCAAGCTCGAGAAGAACAACGAAGGCGTGATCTCGATCTGCATCAGTGCAGGCAAGAACCGTCCTTTGATCGAGTTCCCGTTCCTCGACTGCACCTACCATCAGTTCCGTGATGGCCAAGGTAGCATGCCGGTAGCGGTAGCTTCCAAGCTGTACTGCCTGGGTTGGATCGACGTCGTTCGTGAATACCTGCCAGTGGTCATCGAGAAGAACTACGCCAAGCCGGCGTGGATGCAGCGCCGTGAGCAGAACAACGGCGGAGGCGGTGGTCAGTGGGGTGGCAACAACGGTGGTAACCGTCAAGGTGGCGGTGGCAACAGCTGGGGCGGCAACAACAATGGCGGCGGTAATTCCGGCGGCAATAGTTGGGGCGGTAACAGTGGCGGTGGTCAACCTGCTCCTCAGGTATCTGGTGGAACCGGTTTTGACTTCAGCGATGATGTGCCTCTATAAAACGAGCCCGACATAGCCAGCATCGACACAGGACCCCACGCGGTCCTGTGTCGACTCTTATACCCTGACGACTATCCGTTCGACGTCTTTTCGGCGATACATTATCTTTGTGAATCAGTAACCATCGAGGTTGTACCAACGTGCAGATTCAGCTTAATGAACTGTCGAGTAAGGGAATCACATCCCTGACTCTGGATCACCGCGGCAATTCAATGAAGTTGTCAGCAGGCAGCTATCATTCCGCTGCGATCATCAACCGTGAAACACTGTTCAAGGAGACCAATGACTTCCTCTCAAGCCTGCCGGCGGAGGATCAAGCCAAGCTTTGGGACTTGTATCTCAAGGTAAACGAGTACCTTTCGTCCGAAGAGATCCGGTCGTCGTACTTCATCCGCGCTGAAATTGAAGCGGTGGTGAAGCAGATGTACAAGATCATCACTTGGCCGGTGGTACGGGATTGGGTTGAGAAAGCCCGTCTGGAAATCCCAAGCGACGTCAATGAGAAGTTCGAAGAGTACAACGAGCGCGGTCGTAACTACCGCAGTCGGACGTACATCAAGTCGGACTACATCGACCTGCAAGCGTTGGCACTGGGGTTGCGGATGATTGTGCCTGTATGGGGCATGTACATCCAGAACGTGGCGTCCACCCACGGCAACGGGTACAAGGAATCGGAAGCTGTCAAGCTGATCGAGCTGGCTGGTGTGAACCAGTGGCCTCCTTATGTCCGCATGATGGAGTACATCGAGGCATCGGTGGACAAAGAGATCAGCATGACCATGGTCATGGCCGGTCTGTCGAGTGAAGAAGTACCACGTCACTTGATGGCTATGGCATTGGTGCGCAAGATCTCCATCGGGCCGTTGTCCACTCCGGTGGATCGGGACAGTCTGGCCCGGATTCTGTTCAACTACGTGACTGGCACTCACCTGCGCATGGACGGTCGCTTCCAAAGCGTCACCGGCGTAGTGCAGGCTAAACGGTCCCGCAGTCTGGACAAAGGCGACGAAGACAACAGCTCGGTCTGGGACGACTACGGTCAAACCACCGAGATCACCGAAGGCGACCGGCAATTGCTGGAAGTGTTCAGTGAGAACACCAACGTCATCGTCGTACGTGCTGACCCAACTCTGGACATTGCTCGTGTGCAGCAATGCGTCGCCATCTGTTCTCGTCACGAAGAGCGCAAGGTGGAAGACTTCCAGAAGGCGATCATCTTCTGGGTTATCCGGACGATCTCGCCAGAAGCACGTGAGCTGCTGCTCAAGCGGACTGAGTTCCGTTTGATGGGTGTCGCTCAGGCAATCCTGGATCACTGGGGTTTCCACGAGCTGGCCATCCTGGTATCGGCGGAAGAGTACGTCAGCGATGAAGGTGAGACCTACATCCCGACTGAAACCCGCAACAAGATCACCAAGCAGCAAGCAGAGGTATTGGACAAACAGTACCCGCACTGGCGCCAGGAAACGAAACGTCAGGAACCGGGCAAGCGTGGCAACGTAGCCGTGACTGCGATCGACATGGTCGTGGACTGGATGAGTGGCCGTGCTTGGAAACCACACGCACCTCGAGACATCATTGAACGTGTGCCGATGCTTAATCAGACCGGCTACATGTACATCTCGGGCGACATCAGACGTCAACTAGCAGACATGATCATTCATGTCAACAACACTATCGGGAGCCGTACCCATGCAACTAATTGATCTCGTATTCCGTGAGCGTTCGGGCTACAAGGACATGCAGCTCCGTCCTTATTACGCCGATGCCACCAAAGATTTGATCGGTGAGTTGGACCGCGATACCCGTGGTGGTGATGACCTGACTCCTGCGGCCCTGAGCCGTGTGGCAGGCCGTATCATCCGCCCGGCCGCCCAGCACCAAGGCGCAGCTATTATCGCCAACGGCTGGGGCGAGAAGCGGTTCATGTTCATGATGACCGTTCTGGTCCGCAAGAGCCGTACCGACATCCGGACCCTGGAGATCTCCGGTTATACCGACTACGTGGGTGCTTCCCAAGGCATCCGTGGCGTCAAGCTTGATGAGAACATGGCGCTGTACTTCAACTCGGTCACAGAGCTGAACCAGAGCTACATGGATACCCCGACCCGTCGCGGTTGGCAGACCCAGATCGCCAGTTCGAACCACCTGATTGCGCCTCAAGTCATGCCGGACTTCAGCCGTGATCGGATGTCCGCCGGGACACTGGTAATGCGTCCAGAAGACGTGTTCCACAATAACCCGAAGAACGTGGTGTCTAACGCGTTCAACCGCCGTGCCGAGAAAGAGAACTACCTGGACATGCGCCATGGGTTCACCGGCAAAGGCCTGCGGATGTCCAACCGCCTCAATGACTCGTCCACTCGTTACTTGCACCGCTCGATCAAAGCGCTGGCAACTGCAAACGAAGGCGAAGTGTTTGGCCAAGGCAATGCGTTCGACCGGGACACCGGCTCGATCCTGAAGGATGCCCGTTCTCAGGTCCGTGAGAAGACCGTGAGCAGCATCCCAGTCCTGGCTGACATTGCTCGTGAGACCAACATCCTCGAGCAAGGCTTCATCACCTACGGTGAGCTGATCGCCATGAACCCGGACTATGTCTGGGACGACGTCAAGGTGTTCTTCGAGCGCCCTGAGACTGTGGACACCTTCCACAACCGTTCTGGTTGGTCGGGTCGTGACAACAGTACCATCGCTGCGATCCAAGTGGTTCGTGCGTTGCCAGCGTTCATGGCGTTCCACCACATTGCGTACGTCGAATTCACGGCGGACAACATGTCGGCATTGGGTGAGCCAGTCATCATCATCCCGCAGTGCCTCCCGATCATTGGCAAGCAGATCACCGATCGCTCGCTGATGGCATTCGAAGAGCGCATGGTCACTGAGCTGTTCTACGACATGCTCCCGTGGCCAGACTGCATGTTTGAGATCGAAGTCCGTGCCGGTCTGGCCAACGACATCGTGATCAAGCTCAAGCTGGAAGGCGAAGATCCGTTCGAGGACACCTTCCCAGTCTTCTGTGACTCCTTGGTACCACCGGTCATTGTGAATGATCAGGACACCATCGGAGCCATGAGTTCCTCGCTGACCGACATCGTCGAAAGCCTGGGTGCTGGCCGTCGTGGCCGGGACGATCCAGACTACGCCGATGCACCGGTCCTCAGCAACAGCGGCAATTTCAATTTCTAAGGGAGTAAAGCATGGATCTCCATGAGTTCAATCCCCGTGTGCTCAATGCTATCGGGATCATCGACGAAACGGGCAAGGGTCACCTCAGCCGTGTGTTGGGCGAGAACCGTTACAGCCCGTTCATGATTGGTGAGAAGCGCGTGGTGCTGCCTACTTCCGAGCACCTGCGTAGTGACGACAAAGGGGTGGTGGTTTACCATCCCCTGTCCGAGAACATCACCCGTGGCGAATCGGACATGATCAAGTCCATGCGTGACCAGATCATGTTCAAGCTGACCGTAATCGCGGTGCAGTTGATCTCCGAGCTGGGCCGTGTGGCTGCTACTGACAGCGAGCATGGTCGCCTGGATGCAGCGTCGTCCAAGTACCTGAAGCAGGTCTCCGGCATGGACGCTCGTTCGTACGAGTTCCTGAAGAAGGTCATCCTGCGTATCGGGCCTGAGCCTGAGAAGCGCCTGATCTCCATCAGCCTGCGTAAAGGTAACAAGGACGGCGTCCTGCGCGCCGCCAAGTTCAAGTTCCCGGTTCTCGATCAGCTGCTGACCGACGAGCACGAACTGCTGGGTATGAAGTACCCGTCCAAGAAAGCCCGTCAGAACCTGATCGCGCTGTTCGAAATCGTGTTGGGCGACGAAGACACTCGTGCCAGCTACGACTACGGCAGCAAGAACATGGCAGCGCCGTACTTCCATGCGCTGATGATGGGCTTCAATGCATTCGCGACGCATCTGAACGATGTGATCAAGAAGCACAAGAAGCTGCTGGGTAAAGCAGTTGACGAAGACGGCAAGGAAACTGGCCGCTGGATGTCCGACGACCTGCACATCGACCTGAGCTGGGTCGAAGGCATGGACGACCTGGCCGAGATGCGTCGCATCGTGCCTCCGCAAGAAGGTAACGAAGGCAGCATCATCGTGGCTGAGCCGAAAGACGTAGCCAAGACTGCCGAGAAGATCAGCAGCCGCATTGCGCCACCGACCCGCAGTTCTACTGAAGGTCGTCGTGCTGAGCGTGCTGACGAAATGGATCTGCCGTTCGATGTGGACGACGATACCAATCAAGGCGCTCGCAGTGCACGTGGCGAAGTTCCTCCACCACCGCGCCGCAATGGGGCCAAGTCGCTGGACGATTACCTGTCCGGTGGCCGTGACCGTGATGACCGCCGTGGCGGTGGTGATCGCGATCGTGATGATCGTGGTTCGAGCTGGAGTCGTGACCGTGGTCGTGATGACGACCGTCGTAGCTGGGGACGTGACCGCGATACCCGCGGTGGCCGTGACGATGATCGTCGTGGTCGTTACGATCTGGGTCTGGATCGTGATCGTGGCCGTGAAGAAGAGCGTGGCACCAGCTGGAGCCGCACTGACTTCCGTCGTGAAGAGCGTAGCAGCTCGGGTCGTCGTCCATTCGGTAGCGGTTCGCAGCAGACACAAGGCCGCGGTCGCTTCTGACTGACGGCATAGAGAGGAGGCCACCACGGCCTCCCCTCTTTCTTTTGTCAGATTCGCCCTGGTGTTTGCAGGTAAAGGCTCTTGAGGGTATTGACAACTCCCAAGTCCGGCAACCGCATTTCCTTGAAGTCTCTGGTCATCTGTGTAGGGCAGTCGAGGTCGTTTACCACCATGAAGATCAGCAAATTCTCGATCGGGTACTTCAATTCGACGATGAGCGACATGAAGTTGTATTCGAACTTGTGAACCATCCCTGGATCTAGAGGGGTCTTTACACAGTTCGCCTTGAGGTATGCTTCGTGGGTGTGAATAAAGCTCAAGAACTCTGGTGAATGGAAGGTGGTATCGCCGTCGACCACCATCAGGTTGTTCAGTAGCTGGCTCATGCCCGTGCTCCTCGTTTGAATTTTCTTCAGTGATACATTATCTAGTTGGTAAGCGAGTGCTAACCTGTAGTGTAATGGGAGTAATCGATGTTCAACGACAGTACCCCGTCCGTGCAAGAGCAGTTGGCCCGGCTCTACGCGCAGCAAGAATGGCACAATCCAGTCGAGCTGCACCCTGAGCTGATGTCGCTGTACGGACTCAACCCATTTATCCGGCACATCTCCGCTAGCCGAGCGGCGATGTTTACTGGTAACTTGGCGCAAATGGTGGTTATCAAGAACCCCATGCGCAAACGCATCCGTTCTGGGATGGAGCGCCCATTTGGCGAAGCCACGTTCTCTATTGAGTTCGCTGACGACGTCGAGGTGCTCGAGATCATCCCACGCTTTGGCCATACGGCAGGCGCTAACCGCATCCGTCACTCGCCTCAAACGGCAGTCATCTACGAGAACCTTCGCACGAAGGAACTTGGCGTGACCATGTTGACGGACTACCATGTCACTCACCAGCACTTCGGCACCGAGTTCAAGCGCAACCGTGATGCGCTGGACAAGATGCGTAAAGGTGTCCGGTTCAAGAAAGGAACCCGACTGGCGCACAGCCCGTTGATCGACGAACACAAGAACTACATGTACGGCCGCGAGACTAACGTGCTCATGGCGTCCGACGTGGCAGGGACTGAAGACGGCGTGAAGGCGCGCAGAGGCTATCTGGCCGCGCTGGCTCCCACAGGATTTGAGACCCGCGTGTTCGAATTCGGGCGAGAGTTCTTCCCAACCAACCAATCGACCGTTCCCGGCATCTACAAGATCATGCCGGACCTGGGCGAGAAAGTAAGCAGTACCGGACTGCTGGTGGCACTGCGCCGCTACGATCCGATCAGTGCCGTGGCAAACATGACTGTCGACGCACTGATGCAGCCGGACTACATCTTTGACCGCAAGCGCTTCGTGCAACATATCGATGCCGAAGTGGTGGACATCCGAGTTGAGCGTAACACCTCGATCCCGATCCCGCCGTTGCCTGTGGGCATGGACGAGCAGTTGCTCAAGTATTACAACGCCGATACCGAGTTCTACAAGAAGATCGTAGACTTCTGGACCGAGCGTCGTAAGGATGCTCGCCGCCGTGGGTATCAAGAGCTGCCGATGGAACCAGAGCTGAGCCATCTGGTGTTCGAGGCCATTGGCCGCGTGACGCCGGACTACATCCGCCCTGACGGTGGCTTCAACAAGAAGTACGATGACAACGGCAAGGTCGACAAGGTCTACCGTGGGCTGAAGTTGGATGCTTGGCGGGTAGAGATTACCTTCAAGTACCTCTCGGTACCCAACAAAGGCTATAAGATCACCGACATCAACGGGAACAAGTCGGTAGTCGTTGAAGTAGTAGATGACGAAGACATGCCGGTCGATGAGAACGGTATCGTTGCGGACATCGTGGTTGACCCGAACAGCCGCTGGAACCGGGTAACTCCGGCCTCCCCGATCGAGATGATCATCTCCGGGGCAGCGCGTGACTTGGGTAAACGGATTCAGGCATCGTTCGGCTTCCCGCTGAATGACCAGATCTCTGAGGAAGAAGCCACAGACGTGGTGTACGCCCCAGAGAACCGTGACTTGGTAGATGCAGCCTTTAATGAGCTGCTGGAGTTCTACAAGGTTGTGGTGCCGTTCCACTGGCAAGACCTGACTGACCCCGAGTACCACCGGTTCAATCCGGAGTACAAGTACTCGCAAGTGGCCGCGGTAATCTACGACCACATGTTCGGGCTCGACATGGAAATGCCGACCAACAACCCGATCCACATGCCGGACGTGATCCGTACCATCAAGGAGCGCTGGCCGCCGTTCATTACGCCGGTGCGTTTCCGTGGTCGTGATGGCAACATGAAGGTTTCTCGTGAACCGATGTTGATTGCCCCGTCCTATTACATCAACCTGGAAAAGACCGCAGAAGACTCGTGGATGGCGGCATCGTCTGCGAAGTGCAACGTCTTCGGTACAACTGCGCGTCTGAGCAACAATGACAAGTACGACTCTCCCGGTCGTCAGTCGTCTATCCGTGTCGGTGAGTCTGAGTTCCGGTCCGAAGCTGCCGTGTGCGGCGGTGAAGCGATCGCAGATCAGAAGGATGCGTCCAACAACCCAATCGCGCACAAGTTCGTGCTGCGGCGGTTGTTGACCCACCCTACACCCACAAACGTCGAAGAAGTACTCGACCGTGCCGTGGTGCCTGTTGGGGGACATCGACCGTTGGCCTACATGCGCAACATGTTCGAATGCTCCGGCAAGCAACTCACCAACGAATACGCGGAGTAAGCAATGCGTCGAATCAAAGCACGTGAGTTCATGAACCGCGACATCGTCGCGGAGTGGCCACTGGACGATGAGCGGCTGGAGATTGAGTTCGACGACGGTATCCTTGAGACCACCACTCGCCGGACTGCGTTGAGCTGGTTCTGCTGGGAGTTGCACCGTCAGTTCCCACGCACCCCGCTGAACATGAACCACCACATTGGTAATGCGTTCCCAAGTGCCGACATGGTACCGAAGACGCTGTCCAACATCGTTCGGTCGCTGCACTACACCTACTTCACCCCTGGCATTGAAATGGCCAACCACGACCTGTGCTACGACCGGGAGGACGTGTGGCGTGTGGTCAAAGATGTAGGCAACGAAATCTACAACGTGTTGTCGATCAACCTCGAAGAGTGGCATGTGCACATCAACGGCTTCCACTTGCTGGAGCTGTACGATTACCCACCGCTGGTGGCGATCCGTGGCACGCTGCAAGAGAACCAGCTATCCATCAGTAACGCGATGGATAAGACAGCCGAAGTCTTGATGAAAGACCCGGCTATTCTGCACAACCCAATCGTGCGGGGCCTGCGTTCCAAGCAGATCAAGATGGGCCAGTTCATGCAGATCATCCTCTGCTTGGGCTACCGGACTGACCTCGACCAGGTGATCTTCCGTAAACCGATCACGGTGGGCTTCTTCGAAGGCCTGACCAAGATGCACGACATCATGATCGAGTCGTGCTCCGCGAAGAAGGCTTTACTGTTTACCAAGAAGCCCCTGCGGATCGTTGAGTACTTCAACCGGAAAATGCAGCTGTCCACTACTGTTGTGGATAAGCTCATCTGGAACGACTGTGGCTCGGATGAATACGCCGAGATCGTAGTCGACTCCAGCCTCTGGTCTCACCTCGACGGTAAGTTCTTCTTGAACGAGAAGACCAACAAGCTCACCCCAATCCATGCCGATAACACGGCACAGATGAAGGCGCTGAAGGGTCAGACCATCAAGATGCGGTCTGGCATGTTCTGTCGTTACCGCGGCAATGGTGAAGTCTGCCATGTCTGCTTCGGCGAACTGGCTTGGTCCATCCCTCGGGAAACCAGTCTGGGCCACGTGTGTGCTACTGAACTGTGCCGGGAAGGTTCCCAGCGAACGCTGTCCGTGAAACACTTGGACGGCTCGTCGGTGGTGGAAGAGATCGTGATTGCGGAGGAACACTTGCCGTACATCGACGTCTGTGCCAGCGACCCGGCCATGAACGACAACGCAGATGTGGAAGTGATGTCGAACGTCACGGAAGAAGCACTGGGCGAAGCAATTCCTCAGACTGCCCGTGAATCGTCGTTGCTGAAGTTCAACCCACGTCTGAAGAAGATGAAGCCAATTCTGATCCTTCAGGCATCTGCGGACAAGAACACCGACAACGGGACCGAGCTGGCAGGTATCAACAAAGATACCGTCATCGAACGTCTGAACATCCACCGCTTCACTGCCTTCCGGGAAGTGCAGATCCGGACCACCAACTTGCGGGAAGAAACCCACGATGCTTGGATTCCGGTTTGCCAAGGTGCACGTCTGGGCTCGCTGTCGCGGCTCATGCTGTACTACATCCAGGAACACGGGTACACCATCAACGAGAACGGTGACTTCTGCATCGACCTGAGCGATTGGGACTTCGGTGCACCGGCGTTCTCCCTGCCACGCCGCCATGCCAGTACGCTGGACTTCATGGCAGCAGTTGAGGCCTTCATCCGATCTCCGGCGAAGAAGTCGGAACGGAATGGGTTCTCGGGCAAGATGCTGACCAGCTACACGGACCCCGTGGCAGCCTTGTTGGACTTCAGTGACTTGGTGAACTCGCAGCTGCGGGTATCCATCAGCCACCTTGAAGTGATCCTGCTGTCGCTCATGCGCCCAGCCGATGACCCGGACGACTACTGCCTGCCACCGTTTGGCCGGCCAACGAAGTTCGAGGAACACCGGACCCTGATGCAGTACCGCTCCGGCGGACAGCAACTGGCGTACGAGCGTCAACCGGACATGATCGAAGACCCAGACAGCTACTTGATTACCAAGCGGCCTGCTGGACTCCTCGATCCGTTCGTGTTCCCAGAAGTGATCTGACCATTAGAGGAGCCTTCGGGCTCCTCTTCTTATTTTGTTTGATGGACCTCCGTGGACGTCTATGGACGTTGGTGGACAGTTTTTAATCATCTAAATGAGGTTTGTTATGTAACAGTCGTATGCCGCCAGTTAGGGATGTCCCATGAAAATCGATGTCTATAGTCACGGTTTGAGGGTTACGGATGTAATCAACGACCGTGATCTCCAGGCGATGTTGGCGTTTTGCAGGCCCCTGATCGAGATGGGATATGAGAAGCAGGGCAGGCGATTCGTCCCCAAAGGCCTCCGTACATTTGCCTCCGCTACACGGAATCGAAAAGAGTTCTACTTCCACCGGAACCAACTCGATGCCCTGAAGCGCCACCTTTTCGGGAATCTGGGCTACGCGCAGCATCTGGTTCCAATCACTCACCACGTCGTTGCCAAGGACATCTTGCCCAAGGTAGAGTTCGACGTCCGTAAGATGTTCCCACCGCGTGAGCGCCAAGTCGGGATCATCGAATACGTCCTTGATGACCAGAACCCCAAGTGGGACCCGATCATCAAGATGGTTACATTGCAGACAGGCGGCGGTAAGACCTACGTTGCCCAGTACTGCATGAACAAGCTGCAACTGCGTACGGCTATTCACTTTAAAGGCGGTTACGTCTCACGGTGGAAGGATGACCTTGAAGAGACGTTCAAGTTCAAGCGCGGTGAGTTCCTGATTGTCCGTGGTGGTAAGGACATGATTGCCCTTCAGCAAATGGCGCTGGACGGTGATCTAGACAAGCTGAAAGTCGTGATCATCACGGCTGCTACCATGCGCGACTACATCAAGAACTACGAGGAGTCCAACGGTAACAGCAAGCTGTACCCGATCAAGCCTATCGACTTCTACCCGAAGACCGGTATTGGCTTCCGGGTCACGGACGAACTGCACCAAGAGTTCCACAACAACTACCGCATCGACCTGTACACTCACACGTACAAGACGCTGGGCCTGTCCGCTACCATGGTCAGCTCGGATGCGTTCAAGAACCGGATGTACGACATTGGCTACCCGACGTCTCAGCGACACGACGGTGGCGGTTACAACGTCTACATCGGTGTGACAGCGATCCTCTACCACATGGACCCGGATGTTCGGATCAAGTTCATGGGGGCTCAGGGTTACTCGCACACCACGTTCGAAGAATCCGTCATGCGGCATAAAGGGCTCCTGAAGTCCTACCTCAAGATCATTGACCACGCGATCTACAATCGCTTCGTGTCGGTGCGTGAGGAAGGACAGAAGGCACTGGTGTTCTTTGCCCGTGTAGACCTCTGTACGCTCATGGTAGAACGTCTGAAGAAGATGTACCCAGAACTGAACGTCGTTCGGTACGTGGGCTCTGAAGGCGACTCCTACGATGAATTGCTGGAAGCCGACATCGGCGTGACCACCATTGGTTCTGGTGGTACCGCGATCGACATCAAGAACCTGCGTTGCTCGTTCATGTCGACGGCTATCGATTCGCGTCAATCCAACGAACAGGTACTGGGTCGTACCCGCCCCCTGATCGGCTGGCCAGACGTGACACCTGAGTTCATTTACTTCGGGTGCCTCGAGATCGAACAGCATTGTAAATACCACCGTAACAAAATCGAGTTCTTCAAGGGCAAAGTTGTTTCGCACATGGAAGTCATGTCGAAATACGTCCTGACACTCGCTGGGTGAGAGGGAGGGCTTCGGCCCTCCCCTTATGCCGCCTGTCAAAGAAAATGAACTCTGTCTATTATCTGAACGCACCACACCGAGACCTCACCATGGATAACAACATCGTAGATTTCACTACTCGTTTCCAGCTAAAGAAAGAACTGGCTGAGAAGCCTGTACCGCTGGAAGGCTACCAGTTACCTAACAGCGAGATTCTGATGGACCCGAGCCTCAAGCTCAACGTCCTGCTCCAGCACACCGCTGATAAGTTTCTTGATGGCGATATGGATGCCTACAAGATCCATCGCCTGTTGTCACTCATGGAGCACGTCTACGCAGGGTTCGTTCCCACGTTCGACCTCAAGACTTCCATGGTCATCCGTAAGCTCCCGACCGAAACCTCCCCGACAGACTTCTCGGTCTATTCGTGGGGCATTGCCATGGACCGCATGATCGGCAAAGATCACGAGCCAGCGACTTCATTCCGTCCCAGCTATCAACTCGAAGCGCAGCTGATCGAAGTCGATGAAGGCACCGTGACCAAAGTGGGCACCATTTACCCTGACGAGTGGATGGACTTCACCTTTGCGGAGGATGACATCATCACCGCTCGCACTCCGAAGCATTTCATCCGCCGAATGAACGATCTGGTGAAGATCAATGGCGGTAAAGGCATCGTCACTTCCGATGGTGGTTATCTCGTGGCGTTGCCTTATGGTGGACGTCTTGCGTACATGATCGCTCTTGTGCTCGAGAGCCCAATCGTACTGCTCCCTCCAGACCAACGCAAACCATTGTAAGGACGTTCCATGGCTATTCCAGAGTACGCTGATAAACGTGCCCACAAGCACTTCACACGCGGTTTCGTCGGTAGTCGGCACGGTGACAACGGTACGCAGTACAGCACGTCGTGGGACGCCTTGAGCGAAGCCGTACCTACGACTTACCACGTCTACGACAACGGTCACGGTCGTGTCTGTGTCTACTGTGGCAATCGTCCATTTCCCATCCAAGACCACGTAGGCGGAGCAGTCCTTGACCATGCTTGTGTCTGCGCTGATGCAATGGATGAAGTGGAATGGAAGAAGGAGTTCAACGCCCTGCTAATGAAGCAGAACCGGGAACGTGAAGAGCTGCGTAAGAAGGCTCCGAAGACTAACCCGGAAGTGTTGACCAAACTCGTCAGTCGTGTGTCTGCCAAGATCGTTGAAGAAGTCGAGCGTGGCTGGGGCCACTCCGAACTCAAGCGACTTGGCGTAAACTTCGCCGCTCCCTGTGATCAATTCGATAAGGACTAACCATGCTCCCTAGCAACGAGAACATCGTCTACCACATGGCCGAACAGTTGGCTGCTAACCTCATGAATAACAATGTGGGGCACGCATACCCGCAACTGGTGCCTGTGCTCCAGACCATGGGCTTCGACCTGCGTAACGTCTTTTCCCAGCTGCTGGGAGCGCAACGTCAGGAGCTGTTCTTCGGTGAGGCACCGTGGGCCAAGCTGTACGAACTCCAGACCGGCAGAACGATTTGCGTGCCGGATCGCACCATCCTCAAGAACCTCTGCCCAGAGCGTGGCTCGATGGTCGGTGACCGTCCTTGGGAGGAGATCCTCAAGTATTTCCTGGCTGGCTGGGAGAACCCTGAGGGCGATGAGGAGTGGCACTTCTTCCTCGGTGGACCGACGGACTACGACAACCAGGTCGTCATCAATTTCAAGAATATGTGCGCTACGTACTACTGGGCCAACAACGACATGTGCCTGACGCTGCCGGTGTTCTCTCACAGTCGTGGTCAGTTGACCTGCCCACTGTTCCATGAGCCGTATGACGTGGATGTCGAGTACCCTTACATTCAGCGTACACTACTCGATCAATTGATGGCGGGTATGTTGACGATCTGGGACAAGGCCAACCTCGACCCTGTCGACAGTGATCTACTCGTTCATCAGTGCTATTACGGCATTGATGGTAAGGAAGTGAAGGACGAAGACAACGTCAAGCAACTGGCCGTGTTGTTCAATGGCAACATGTACAGCAAGTACGGTAAGGCGTACGGGTACGTGGATTGGAACGGCTACCGTCTTCAGTTCTCTACCAAGCGCGATTGGAACAGCGATCCGTCCATCGTTCTGAAGGTGGCGGTCATGCATCCAATTGACGACAAGAACCCCCACGATCGTTCTGTTTACAACTGGCACAAGAACCCATTGTTGGTAGCGGACCTGCGGGCGGACATGGACACGATCCTGGATCAGTTGATCACGCAGCATGAACTCTCGATGAAGGAACAGTAATAAGGCGAGGGCTCCGGCCCTCCCTTTCTTTTTTGATTCCAAGAATCTGAAACCCTACATTGTAATGATGAGACAACCAATAACCAAGGAGTCACCATGGGCATTGCCGAGCAGCGTATCCAAATCGTTAATGCGTTTGAAGATAAATGGCAGATCAATGATGCTGCGCATCGAGCCAATCACTTCGAAGCGGTGTTTCAGTGTGCGTTGAAGATCAGTGAACGGTTAGGGATCAATTACGATCACAAGCCGATGCTGTTCACTGCGTACTTCCATGATCTGTTTGCATGGAGTCGATTCAATCACCATGAGTTGAGTTTCCATTGGATGATGACTACGGATCATCCGGTGATCTGTGATAACTTGAAGCCAGCGGAAATGATGCTGGTGGCGTGGGCGTGTCATCAACATCGGGCATCATTCAAAGGCAAGTTCAAGTATGAGTTCTGTGAGTTGATGAACTCTGCTGATCGGGAAGAGCCGGGTGATGTGGGTCGGATGTTGGAACGGGCGATCATGTATCGGGTCGGGAATCATCCGGAACAATCGGATGATGAGCGGTATGCTGAATCGGTGAAGCATCTGAAAGAGAAGTTCGGGAATGGCGGTTATGCACGCTATCCTGAAATGTATCTGAAGTGCTTCAAAGAAGAGCTGCAAAAGCAGCGTGATGAAATTGCGATGTTGTAAGGGGAAAGTTAATGAGTGCTTATGGATTCAGGACGTTGCACGTTTACGGCATCTCCGAAAAGCAGGGGATGGCACAGGTGCTGGCCAAGTGTGAGGAACTTGGCTTGCAAAACACAGGCATTCACACCTGTGCACCGAACGGAGGGCAGTATCTGTCTGTCCTTCCTCGGGACAGCAAGCTGGGCTGGCCTGAAGTCGAAGAGCAGCGTCTCAAACTCTACGAGGTGATGTCCGTGTGTCATCGCTATAACGAAGAGAGTGGATGCAGAGACCTGCACTTCACGCTGCTGTACAGTTACGAGCATGAACAATTGAACAAGTGGCAATCGATCATCGAAATTTCGATCTGACGGAATAGAGACAGGAGCCCTAGGGCTCCTGTCTCCTTTCTTTTTTCTTTTGCCGCTAACGGATTAGCTCAACCCGTAGTATGCCAACAGATTTTGTCTGGTCTTCTCGTTGGTGATTTCCTTCAGAGAAGCGTTCCACTCGATGACCTTGATGGAGCGGTCACGAGTAGCTGGGTCAGCGGTCTGCATCAGCACAGCGGTCATGTTGTTGAAGATGCGCAGGCCTTTTGGAGTGATGGTCATTTGACCCACACCAGTGTAGACCTTCTTCGGCGACATGATGCCGTTGCTGTTCTTGTGGAAGAAGTTCAGCAGCTCGGTCCAGCCCTGCACGAAGTCTTCACCGTCCAGACGCAGGACACGGTTGATGCAACGATCCAGCATGGTCTGGTATGGTGCAGCAAGGGCGCTGTTGTCAGCAGCCTTGTTGCGGCCATCCTCGTACGCCTTCAGGTCTTCGGTAACAAACAGAACGGTCATGGTCATGGATTCCTCAGTAATGGCACTGATACGTTTCTTGATCGCATCAGCATCGAGCAGGGTAGTTACCCCAAAAAGATCAGCAGCACGCTTGATCATGACTTCAGGACTTGCAGTGATCGCAGGCATGATCTGTCCACGGCACCAAGCCTTGATTTCACGACGGGTCCAATGCTTCACCGGACGTGCATCACGGTTACGGTCACGTATCCAGATACCCGATGGCGTAGCAGGGACTTGTCTGCCGGTTAGAACATACGATTTGGCATCCTCGCGGTACCAGAACAACGGAACACGGAAGCGCACGTAGATTTCGTCCCACAGGGCGTCCTCAGGTGCCTTCACGGTTTCGGTGATCTCACCACGCAACCATGCTTTCAATTCCGCATCACGCCATTCGATCGCTTGCTTGAGCGGTCGGGTCGGGTCGTTGATGAAGACGCCGTTCTCCAGCGACTTGGGTTTGGAGTTGGTCAGCAGGTACTGAACGCAATCTTCATCCGACCAGTGCGCAGGGCTCACGCCAAACTGCACATCAATCAAACGACGAACGCGGAGCATTGCATCGGAGATGGAGAAGTCAGCAGTAATCTCGCCAGCAGCCAGAGCACGCAGTTCCTTCCACGACCAGTTGGTGTATTCGTCCGAACACCTCATCCGATCTTCCACCAGCGTCCCGTCAGCCAACCGCTTAGGCGAAGAGCCATTGCGAATGTAGGCCAGCAAGTGGGCATTGGTCCAATGGATATCAATGCCGTACGCTTGGCGAGCTTGGACGAAGAGGCGCTCTTCTTCTGCTTTCTCAGCAGGAAGTTCACCTTTCAACCACGCATCCAGTTGACGCTTGGACACGGGCTTGCCGGATTCGATCGGAGGAATCGTGTCGTCGGGCAGGATGCCTGTCACGATGTACTCCTTGACTTCTTCGTCGTTCAGGCGATCAGGGATCTTGAAGCGGTTACGAGCAGCCAGCAGGATACGATCAGCGTTCACCGTAGTGCGCACTTTACCGTCAGCCCATGCCCTCAGCTCTTCCTCTCTCCAATCCCCAGGGTGCATCTTGTCACGGATGCAGTCCTCGACCAGAACCCCTGTCTCAATGCCCTCAGGAAGCTCCTGAGAGACGACAAAGGCCTTGACCGCACTGTCAGACCAGTTGATGACGAAGGCACCCAGAGCGACTCGTAGAGCCGTAATGAGAGTCTCGTCCGTGGTGTTCAGGCTGTTAGGGATTTCACCCCGAGCCCAACCAATGAGTTCAGCCAGAGTCCACTTGGACGCACTGAGCAAACGCCGACGATCGGTGTCTGCGATTACGACATCAGGTGTCCCAGCGACAAGTGCTTCATAGACCGGCGAACCTTCCGGCACCAGATCCGTCCAGAGCACCGCAGGCGGTTCCTCCACATCCGGTTCCGGCGTCTCCGGGCTATGATCCTCATCGCTAGGTGCATCCGGTCCAGGTTCAGGTTCTTCAGGCTCGTCAACAGGTTCTCCGTCTTCTGGATCAGAGCCTGTCTCTGGCTCTCCTCCGCCGTCGACCGGGAGTTCGGGAGGAGTGGGTACTGGGGTTGGTTCATCTTCGTCTTCCTTGGGTGGGTCGAACGCAGGATGGCGACTCAGTAGTTCATACTGAGCCTCTTTGTCGTTGTCTTGTTCAGCCAACACCGTCAGCTGTTCGTCACTGTACTGTTTGTAGTTGATGTCAGGGTACACATCACGGATGACGTAATCCTTGACCATGTCCTTGGTCCAGTAGCGGCCCACATTGAACAACTGAATGGCGCGTTCCAGTACGCGCTTATCCAGACGTTCGTTGTCGATCACCAACTCGTCCAGCAACCACGCCTCAACTTCAGCCTCAGTCCACTGATCAATCGTCTTGGCTTTGCGGTTACGGTCATTGACCAGCAGGCCGTTGGAGGTCAGAGCGGGTTTGACCTTCGTGGTGATGTACGTGCAGAAGTCTTCCCACGTGATCCCGACAGGCAGGTCGAAACGCTCACTGGCTTCGTCGAGGATGTAGAGCTGGCTCTTCTCCGGCTCACCGAAATAGCCTGCACCAAGATCCGCCAACTCAGTGTCGTTCCACTTGCTTGCATCTTTGACCCAACGATCTGGATCATTGATGTAGTAACCGTTCGGGCTCTTCGCAGGAGGACGCTCAAACAGCAGCCAGTTGTACAGATCCTCCTCACCCCACTTGACCGCATCGCGATCATCAAGTACGGCCTTGCCACGAACAGCGTCGTAGAAGTCACCTGTGCCCGTGGTGTGGAAAGAATACAGTTCACCGTTGCCCAATGCGAACAATTCAGCCAGAGTCCAGTCCTTCAACTCCTTGGCTTCACGTTCCCCGTCAGTGACCCACAGTCCATTGGAGGACTTTGGCGGCTCACGACCGGTCTCCACATAGGCTTGGGTCTCTTGCTCCGTCCAGGCCTTGGGATAATTGCCGTTGTATTTGTCAGTCATGGGTCACCCTTAGGTAAATGCAGCCATCACATCGAGTTTGGCCGTCTTCAGTTCCTTGGCGTGAGCCGAGGCCATCATGATGTCCATGAACTTCGATGCAACGGAGGTACTTTCAGCACCGATAGCGAACGGAATGGCTGCCAGAGCATCGCCCACGCACTTGGCACAGAAGTCGGTACCGCCCGTTTTGCAGAATTGAGGAGAACGGGTACGGATGGTCTTGCCTTCGAGACTCTTGGCACGGTCTTCGGTCAGTAGAGCGATGCCAGTGGACGTGATTTCCCACAATCCAGCGTAGTACTCGCCTTGACCTTTCTCGATAGTGCGTTCGATACCCAGCCGAGCACCGCAATCGTCCTCAGAAATGGCCACGTTCTGGAACACACGCATGAAGAACTTCACCGCTTCCCCGCCGAGCGCTGTCAGAGCACCCCGGTAGAAGGAACCTGCACGTGTGGAGTTGAACATCGCCACCAGTTTGTCGGTATCCCAACCTTCTTCCAGCGAGTTGACCACGAGTTCAGCGTTACCGCCCTCGTTAAAGCCCGCTTCAGGACCGTGAATGAGGAACAAACGCTTACGTGCCGTACCCCAAGTCTTGTTCGACAGGAGGAAACCTTCAGACGGGTCGTCTTTGAGCCACGCTTTGTCTATGTCGATGAGTTCGTTCTGGATCTTAGCCACGACAACAGGGTCGTGGAGACGATCCGCGTGCTCCTCCAGCAGCTCTGCACGGCGCACACGCACCGCAGGGTCAGTCTGGAGCGACTTGGGTGTCAGTGTAGGGACGAAGACCTGTGTAAAGCCTGCCAGAGCACCTACGCAACGACCAAAGCGCATGTACATCTTCACTGGGATCTGATCAGGACCAGGTTCGATACCCGAGATCTCAGGATCATCCACCAGTTTCTTGGCAATGATGCGTTCGATGTTGCCAATCTTCACCGGACCGACCTGATAGTCGATGCGATCATGGAAAGGTTCGACCAAAGCGATCCAGTTGAATAGCAAATCGCCAAACGTGGAGTCCACGGCAGCCTTGCAGTTCGGAATCATGGCTGGAGTGACGTTAAGGTCATCACCTGGGTAGAACAACGGCGTCATAGCCACGGTATCTTGAATGGAGACCCACTCATTGCCACCCGAAGTCGGAACGTAGACCTCAGTGGACTCACGACCGTAGCGAATCGAGTACAAATCCCACGGTACTACGACGCCTTCGCCCATTTGCGACTCGGGAACCGGGCCTGTGAAGGATTCCTGATCCCGTACCACCGAGAAAGCACTGATTACCCAGTCTTTCCGGCGGTATGCACCGGCTTGCAGTGCATCAATGTAAAAGTCAAGCTTCTTCACGGGGTATTCTCCGGCGGCAGCTCAGTCAAACGCTTGCTGACGCGCTTGTAAGCCTTCTGAACCATGAACGGGTCCTGGATAATGTTCTCTGCGAAGAACATCACTTCGTCTTGCATGGCATCGCGTGGAGTCTTGGCCACGATGGCGATGGACAGGAGCTGATCAGCCAACTCTTCCGGTGGCAACTCTGCCAGACGGCCTTGAGATTGACGCACCAGCTCTTCAGCCGAACTACCGACCTCAGTACCAGACTGCAACGACTCCATACCGACCGTGAGTTTCTCACCCACGAGGCTCTGGTGGTGGTTGAGCAGTTGGACTGCTTCCTGGACGCCTTCTTCAGCCTTCTCGAGGTAGCTGAGGTTACGCTCAACGACTTCCCGGATGGCCACGATCACCGCACCATCACACCCAGTGACGTATTCCATCAATTCGACGGCATCGCACTGCATGTAGATGGCCAGAACCTCTTGCAAGGTCTCTTCTGAATCCTCACCTGCATCCAAAGCAGCCAGATACTCTGAATCATTATCGCTAGGTGCAAAGACCAGACACTCCAGAATCATGGATAGTTTGTCCATGCTCAGAATGTCCAGATCCAACTCGATCTTCATCTGTTGGGTCAGGGCACGCACTTGGTCGTAGACGATCGAGATCGCTTCGTCGGCCAGAGTGATAGGTTCGCGGTTATTCGCATCCATCCGCAATTGAATGATGCGCTCTTTGTACTGGACAGCTTGATGCTTCTCCAGTGCTGCACTGAGTGACACCATTCCACTGTAGATGGCAGGGTGCACAGTGTCCTGAAGAATGTCAGAGAGTTCTTGGAACATTGTGATTTCCTAATAAAAAAAGTTTAGCCGACCTACTATGAGTAAAGTACAAATAATTGGCCAGTCCATTTTCCATATTACTGGGGTTCAAAAGATCATGTCCACACTGACGAAGAGCCAGGGTCTTCAAGCCCTGCACCAGCAGTCGCTGAAACTACTGCTGAGTCTTGCTAAATCCACTGTCGATGCTGCTCGCTACGACTGGACCCGTTCTCCTCACGGTAAACGTGTTGCAGAACTGACCCGCATCATCAAGCGTGATCTCGAAGAGATGAAGAAACGTCTCAATGGGATCAAGGCTAAGCACGACAAGGAGATCACCTCCGCCGTGCTGAATAATCCCAATCACCCTGTGCTTCTGAAAGCCGGTGGTGATTATTACGATTTCATTGACCAGACCACTTCGACCATTACTCCCCATTCCGGTGAGCTGATGGATCTGATTGCTGATCTGGTTCGTTCCGAAAAGCAGACGGCTTAAATAAGGCAGAGTCATGAGCGACGACCAGAAACCCCAGAATGAAGGAATGGACGAGGTAGAGTTGGATACGTCTAACCTGATCCCAAACGTAGATGCTTCGGCTGAATCGTTTGCTCAGGCGACCCAACAAGCAGCGGCCACTGCTAAAGCACCTCAAGAAGCACATGTACCTGAAGTCACCATGGAAATCGAAGGGCTGTGGAATGAGTTCGACATCCCGAACACTCACGTCACCATGCCAGAACCGATGTTCAAGCGCCAAGCCATCGACCCGCGTCGTCCGGGTTTGGTAGCGTTGAAAGTCGGTATGGATGAGATGGGGATGATCATGGAACACCGTGGTCTGAACGAACTCTCCGACGAAAAGGCCAAGGCCCTGTCTCCTGAAGACAAGCGTCTGGTCAACCTGTCCCGTAGTCTGTCGGCCATCTGGCAAGACTTGTACTTCGACGGCATCGACAAAGAAGGCGACTGGCACAACACCGTGCTGCACAACGAAACCAAACTGGGTGCTGGTAAGGTCAAACCTGCCAACATGAAAGACCCGGTCATGGCAATCCGTGCTACCTTCGGCCAAGGCTCGATGGTACAGGTTCCGTTGTGGAACACTGGTCTGTGGATCACCTTCCGTGCTCCGACCATCCAGGCCCTGCTGGACTTCGAACAGAAGACCCGCATGGAGAAGATGAACCTCGGTCGTTCCTCCAACGGCATGGTGTTCTCGGCAGTGGAAGTCTACACTGTTGAAACCTACATGCGCTTCGCTCTGGAGCACGTGGTCTCTGTGAACTATGCGTTCGAGACCGGTGAGACCGTGGACGAACTGTTGCAGGTCATTCGCAGCCGTGACTACCAGCAAGTGCTGTGGGGTCTGGCCTGTGCAATGTACCCAGACGGCTACCCACTGCGTCAGCCATGCGTGGCCGATCCAGACAAGTGCAAGCACGTCGACGAAGTACTGATCAACTTTGCTCGTATGGGCTTCGTGGATCGTTCGAAGATCTCGGCAAGCCAAGCACTGAAGATGGCTTCGCGTAACAGCAAGCGTGATGCCAAGTGGCTGGCTGAATACCAGGCCGAGTTCACCTTCTTCGAGAAGCGTGTCGCACTGGGCAACAACCTGACGGCTGTTCTGCGCGTGGCTTCGCTGGGCGATCAGATCGACTCTGGCCACATCTGGGTCGACGGTATCTCCAAGGCCACCAACGATGCGTTCGGTGCACGTCTGTCCGAGATGGACCGCGTCCGACACATCATGCGCAGTGGTGCGTTGACGAACCTGCGTCAGTACAGTCACTGGATCGCTCACTTCGAGCATGCGCTTGACCCCGATAGCGCCCCGGTGATCTACGATGACCTGGTCAACAAAGACCGTATCCTCGAGATGCTGTCCGAAGACCCGGAAGTCGGTGACAAGTTCACCACCGAGATCCTTGACTGGATCAAGAAGTCGACTGTCTCGTACATCGGCTTGCCGAAAGTCAAGTGCCCGGCCTGCCAGAAGATGCCTGAGGACCAGACGCACCCGCACCTGATCCCCATCGACATCGGTTACGTTTTTTTCACCCTAGCCGCACTGAAGATCAGCCAAGTAGAAGGCGCGGCAGTCTAACCCTTCCGTTAGGCTACCATGCTGGCGATCGTCGCTTTGGGATGGAGAAGCTGGAGAACAAAGAGGACATCACTGCCCTCGATGAAGTGTTGTCGAAGTTCGATGGGACTCTCGACAGCATTCCAGCCCAGATCATCATCACAGAGTGCTACGACGATTACTTCGGTGTTTACGAGCAAAGCTCCCAGGGCTCTAGTCCTTACGCTCTGGTTGCGATGCACGAGGCTGAAGACCTGGCATTGGTTGACCCGTTTGATGTGTACCTTGAACGATACTTGGTCGCCAACGTACTCAAGTACACCGGGATGTCACTTGAAACATTCATGAAGATGCCCCGCGATCGTGCGGAAGCAGTCCTCAAGCGATGTGACAGCGTGTCGACGAAAGAAGACACAGAGGTCAGCAAGTTGATGAACGGTGTCCCGGGTCCTGCCGGTGGAAAGAAAAAGTAAGGGGAGGGCTTCGGCCCTCCTTTTATTCGATTTGGTTAAGACGATACATTATCAAGTTGTATACCAGAGGCCATCTCAATGTCATTAACGATCGTGGAACAAGACCTGTTTGACGTCCCTGCCGACACCCGTGTGATCACGATCAATCTGGTCGGGGCAATGGGAGCCGGTGTGGCTCGAACTGCCCGTAACACGGTCCCAGGGCTTCACAAGCACTATCGCAAGATGTACCCAACGATTGAGCCAGGGAACATCATCACGTATAAACACGAAGACATGCGTTACCTGCTGGTGCCTACCAAACTGGACTGGAGAGATTCTTCTCCACGGAGTCTGGTGATTCATCACATCAACAAGTTAGCCGTCTTGGCCAGCCGGCACAGACTCGGACGCATTGTCTTACCACCATTAGGTTGCGGTCATGGCGGGTTGAGTTGGGAAGACGATATTCAGTACGTCTACCGGGCTCTCTATCCGTTCATTGAAGCAGACATCACAGTCGCTCTAGGCGACAGCAGGAGAAAGAATGGAAGGTCCTAACTATTTCCGCACGGCGTATGAATTCCTTCATCGTGGGAACGTCAAACGAGTGCCCGGTAGTCCTGATCAAGTGGCGTTGCTGAAGAGTGCTCTTACTGCACCCAAGTTCGCCTTGCCTGAAGGTGGTCGAATCCTCGATAACAACCTACGCTGCCTGCCGAACGTCATTCGGTTGCCGTACCCGGTTGTGGTCCTCGAGTATTTCCACAATGAGAACTACCTAAAAGGGATTGCGGAAGAAGCCACCCGTGAAGGTATCCCAGACCGTGTCTTGCAGTTGATGACTCATGGCATGTACACCCGGGACAAGATCATCGTCATTGCTAGCCAGCCTGTATCTGGAGGCCCTATCAGCGTTGGAGTGATCAGTCACATCCCTGCACAGAAAGATTGGGTAGTGGCTCCGTTCATTTGCAGCATGCCTGCCGATAAGGGCGATATGCTCCAGCACCTCGAGTCAGGTCGTATCCCGACCGAATTGTTCTCCGAGACTAGCCTGAGCAAGGTGTGGTTCGAAAAGCTGTCGTCGGCTACCCTGACTGGTCCGGTTAAGGCCATCTGTGAGTTGTGTGAGGCCTTTGCATTCAGCAACATCTCTGAACAGGAAATCCCTGCCAAGAAGATGACCTTCACCGAACAGCGCAAGAAGGCACTTCCTTACGACAGCTACCGTGTGCTGGTCGTCAACAAGAAAGAGCGCATCGTGTCTGCTGGTCGGACCGAGACTGGTCCGTGTGGAGAACGTCGTCAGAGCCGTGAGCACGACCGTCGTGGCCATGACCGGACTTATAAACGCTCTGGCAAGATCATCTGGATCAACCCCATGATTGTGAACGCCGGAGTGGGCGGACGCATCATCAAAGACTACCAACTGAAGTAACCCTAGGAGAAACGCATGACCCGTCTCGTTAACATCAGCAAGAACCGCCTGCAACAAGTCGACCCCAAGGCCCCTGTGATCTCGATCACCGACCGTTACAGCAACGGCGTAGCCATCCCCGGCAAGGACCAACGTCCGCTGCTGCAAGTGATGTTCTTCCCTCGTGACCATGCTCCAGAACTCGACCCGGAAGGTTGCATGACCCAAGAGCGTGCAGAAGAGATCTTCAAGTTTGCTGAAGAGCAACGCGATGCCGGTGCTGAAGTGATCTACGTCCAGTGTGGTGAAGGCCGTATTCGTTCGTTCACCATCTGTGCCACCCTCGCACAACTCGATGGCTTCGAACACGACCATGCCAACAGCTGCATCAAGTCCGGCATTCTCGATCGTTACACCTACAACATCCTGGGTGACGAGCTGGACAAGCGTCTCCGGGCCGAGTAAAAAAGTCCGGTTTGGAAGTAGTCTATGAAACACCGGTGGTGGCACATCGCCGGTACTTTTAGGGGGTCTGTAGAAGGCCTATTCTAGCCTGCTCCGAGACTAGCGTACCCGTCCGCAACATGGCTCGGCTATGAGACCCCCGCCTATTTCAATAACCGGTAAGGAACTACCGATGCAACTGAATTCTTTCTACACTGGCAGCAAAGTGGTTGGCGCTATCCCAATGTCTCACGACGATTTCTGTCGTTACGTTGGCCGTGATATCGACCCAGAAGCACTGGACCTCACTGGTTATCTGGTGGAGTACCTGGACGGCGGCAAAGCCAACCACCCGGGCCACGTTGGTTACATCAGCTGGTCTCCTTCCGAAGTGTTCGAGAAGAACTACATCAGCATCGGTGACATTACCGGCCTAGCGCCGTTCATCATCCGCTTGAAGGCTGAGCGGGCTGAGAACTACGACCGCCTCCAGAAGCTGCGTAGCTTCCTGGACATCCAGGACGAGAAGACTCGTGACGAACCTCGTACTGACGAGCGTCAAGCGTTCCTCGACAAGATCCCGACCCTGGACATCCAGCATCTGGCCCTGCAACAAGAGCAACTGCGCCTGATGCAAGGTCTGGAAGAAGTTCTGACCCAGCGCTTGGAATTACTGGTACCAGAAGCCCGTGTCGAGCACAAAGCCTCGATCCGTTTCTCGGTAGCCAACGGCACTCGCTTCGACATCATGCCACGCGTCTTCAAAGCGCTGGAAGGTCAGATCGACGCCTGCTGCTACACCGGCACCATCTACAACATCCCGGTCAACTCCATCAAGGTCTTCGGCCAGAATGGCGATCAACTCGATGACGCTACTGTGCGTGTTGAGAAGATGGTTCGTGGTTTCGGCATCTCTGGCGACATCGGTGAAGAACTGTTGTTCGACATCGGCATGGACGTCCAGCGCGGCATCACTCACGTGACCAGCTCGTTCTCGGAAGACTTCCAGATCGAGATCGAAGTACAACTGGCCGACATCAATCGTCGTCTGGTGTAACACCCTCCTGCATAGCGCCGTGCTTAGTGCACGGCGTTTATGCCCCGTCTTTCAACTAAGTCCTTGTATTCGTGTAAAAAAATACACGATGGTTATAGTCTATGTGAAGTGCCCTTGTCCCTTGACTTTCGGTCGTAAGCGGAAAACGTCCTGGGCACTGAAGCGTTTGAGAAAGGGCCTGGCCGCCTGCGGCCGTGATCCGTGCAGCCTTTGAGCAAGCAGAGGGATCGGCAGCCTTGTGCAGCCACTTGCCGCCGGCGCTGGGCCCTTTCTCATCCTATCCGGAGAGATTTCTGAGCGGTCAAAAGAATCAGACTGTAAATCTGACGTGCGTAGCGCACTTCGTAGGTTCGAATCCTTCTCTCTCCACCATTTCAATGACGGTCGCAGCAATGCGAGGTTGACCCCGCACTGAATCAACAGTGCCTGTCGCCATAGGTTCTATAGCTCAGTTGGTTAGAGCACCGGCCTGTCACGCCGGGGGTCAGGGGTTCAAGTCCCCTTAGAGCCGCCACATTTAGGGGTGTAGCCAAGTCTGGCCTAAGGCAACAGGTTTTGATCCTGTCATTCTCTGGTTCGAATCCAGATGCCCCTTCCATGTTGTATAGTTCACTGCCCATTGGCCGCATAGTCCCGCAAGCCCCTTCAAGGCGAAGCGAATGGGACTGGCAGCGCAGGGGTTCTGGGTACAGCCCAGCAGTGAACGCCATTCCGCGATAGCTCAGTTGGTAGAGCATACGGCTGTTAACCGTAGTGTCCCTGGTTCGAGTCCAGGTCGTGGAGCCATACGCGCTCGAAAGAGCCAAACAGTAAGGTTGGTTAAATTCCGACACGCTGACCGTGGGCAGTTGCGAAGGGAGTGCGGTTCGATCCCGCATGATAAGTCTCAGAGGCAATAACCTCTGAGTAACTCTGGTGAGACAAATGGTCAGGCCGACCCGGCCTTTAAACGCACTGGCGTAATCCAGTCGAGGGGTGGAGATATAGTCCTGTAGCTCAGTTGGTTAGAGCGCTGCCTTTTCAGGCCGGACCCTTCGGGGTCGTCGGCCTAACAGACACGGCGGAGGTCGGTAGTTCGAATCTACCTAGGACGACCCTTTCAATCAGCGGCATTCATGCGCGGCGCGCATGGTGTACTCGGACGAGGTCCCGCTGGTTGGATTCAGTTAGACGATGATATAGCTCAGTGGTAGAGCGGTGAGGGTAAAGACGAGACTCGGGTTCGATTCCCGGAGGACTGTGCTAGAACACAGGCCTTAGCTCAGTGGTAGAGCGCGGTCGTGCACCTTGCAGGCGTCGGTTTGATTCCGGCTATCGTCGCACCTACACGTCTCATGGGTGTGCACGCCCAGTGAGCTGACTCTACTCGAGGTCCGTCTGAGTAGATGTCAGAGTGTTACCTGATGGACTGCTGTACGATCTGGCTCATGCCAGCCGCAGCATGTGACTCGACCGAACAGTGGTCGACAAAGCCTCTAGCTTGCTCGCTTGTCTTTTAAGGCAGGCGGGCAGTTATGCCGTTTCACTATCGCTTGGGGAAGCGATCCAACTAGGGAGCGTTACATGCACTACTATCTGTTTCATCCATCGATCCACGGTGCGTACGATGATAGCCCTGAACTGCTGAAGTGGTTCATGGGCATCGGGAAGTCGTACAGCCATGCTTTAGAAGTGGGGGCTGCAAAGGTCAAGCAACTAGAGAACCATGAAAGCGACAGCGACATGATGGCGTTGGTCAATGGGTTCACTGTTACCCAGATCGACCAAGTCCATGCCCGCGTCGTCGAGAAGGTCATTGCGTTGTTTGGCCATGATCTACGGACAGCAGAACCTAATGCGAAGGCTTCGCTGTCAATGATCACCCTGCTGCTTAACCGTGGCCGGTACGATGTGATCGATCAGATCATCGGCGGTACACCGATATCTGCCACAGAGTTCAGTGCATGACTAGGAGGCTTCGGCCTCCGCTTATGCCGCCACCATTATAATTAAACCATTGGGAAATACACCATGCTCATGCGTAACTCGCAATACACCCGTGAAGAATGTAACGCCATCCGTTCGATGTTGCTGAATGACATCAACCGTAAGATCCAAGCCCAACTCAAATTGGACAAAGAGTTCCTCAAGCAGTTTGGGCGGGTCTATTACCTCGTGAAGATCCACAACCCTAACAAGGTAGAAGTCACTCTGTTGGCCGGTGAAGCACCTCTGAGTGTGGCACGTAGCACGTTGCAGAATAAGCAGCTCTACGGTCAGAACTCTTACTTCGGTCGGGTCAACTGGGATGGCAAGCAGTGCCGCTTTGCACGCGAACTTAAAATCAATGACGCGACCACGTACGCGTCTGAACGTAAGCTCCTGACGTTCTGGTTGAATGTTGGCATCGTTGCTAAGCGTCACTCGCCTGAGAACATCAAAGCTGCCTTCAAATACTACCGAGGAAAGTAAGATGCAAAAGCCACAATACTACGTTGGTCTGGTCTACGGATACTTCGTGGGCTACTTCACGGGGGTACGTTCAGCTCAGAAGTTTCTGAAGCTCAATGAGCAGTACGGAGGCATCCAGCACATCCCTACACGCGATTTGGAGAAGCTTGGACGGTCAGCCGGTATGTTCGTCGGGCGTCAACGTCTCATGCTTGCAGCGATCGCTCTGCGCCATCTGACGGGCAAGTACGTCAACAACGAGTTGCCGCACACCATCAATGTAGTCGCTAACTATCTGGACTTCAAAGACATCGGCGCTGCCAGTCAGTCCCGCATGGAGTCCATTGCCAAATCAACGAGTGTAGTGCATGCATTGGCCACCTACGCTTCAACTTATGATGCGTTGGACATCCCTGAGTTGCACAAGGCGATGATGGCTCAGCAACACCTGCATCTGTGGCACATGTTTGAAGACAATGTGCTACTGCGTGTGAACTAAGGATCGAGGGGGTGCACCCCCTCTTTCTTTTTGTTGATTCGAATATTTTTCAACAATACATGATTGCGGAGAGTAGGAAGAACAATCTACCTACCGACCTAACCTTGTAAGGAGTCGCCATGAAGACTAATCACGAGTTCTATGAAAACGGTGCTGGTTGCGTGATCGTGACCAATGAAGACGATCTGGAAATCGACTACGGTCGTATCCGTACCTTCGAGACCGAGTCAGGTTTCAAGATCGTATCGGACATCACCAACTACGGTGATCTGGTTGAGACGTTCCGTCTCGAATCCATGGCCATGGGCAAGTTCGACGGGTGTGCCAACTTCGATCTGCTCATCATTGTTGGCGATACTGTCACCAGCAATATCCGCATCTGGCCAACTGACAATGCAGACGTCGATCGTCTGTGCCGTCTGCTGACCGTGGAGATGGGTGAGGTGGTCACCGTTGAATCGAAGTCCCGCATCCTGGCGGTCTACGATCGCACCGAGCAGAAAGAGAAGGCTCACGGGCTCGATCACTTCTACCTCGACGTTGATCCGGCTGACATCGAAGCCACCACCTGGCCTCGCATGGAAATGACCTACGACGAAGCTGTCAAGGTTCTTTCCGCTGCGACGCGTGATGAGCTGCGAGATCATGCGTTTGGTGATCGGGAAATCTACTGGACCAACAGCTACGAGCAATCGGTGGCAACGGGCTACGTGGGCAGTGGTGGTTGTGAGATCGACTTCACTGGGTTTGACTTGACCCTCGAAGAAGATCAATATCGTGATCTCATCAACTTGGGCCAGATTGGGAACGTGGAACGTAACGACTCCACTGGGCCGGATGAGTTCGAAGAAGGTGCGTGCTTGCCAGGGCTTACTCTGGAAGGCGTCCGCAAGGAGTTAGAAGGCGAATAAAAACTTGCCTTCGAATCGTTATGGGGATATACTCCCCAACAATAAGAAACAACACTAACCAGTACAAGGAAGATACACCATGGCTCAACAAATGTCCGCTAAGCAACTGAACCAGAAGTTCATCGAACGTCTGAATCAATTGGCAGCCGCTAACATCATCGATGACACCGGCTGTGACACAATGGGGCAATACTTCCACATCGAGTATTCGAAGGAAGATGGGGAAGTGCGTTTTGACCAGTATGGCCGTGTGGTCTGCCGGGCAAAACAAACTGACATGGGCTTTGGCAAGATCGAGATCCTCGATCCTGAGATTCATGTGATGGATCTTATCGAAGCTACCTGCGATGTCTTGAACGTAGGTCCGACCATGTTGGACATGTACGGCGTCAAGCAGCGTTGGTTCACCACCAAAGGAGCTGGGGCTCTCGGCCTCAGTTTCTAAGCAGCGTAAATAGGAGAGGGGCATTTGCCCCTCTCTTTTATTTTCTAACCAAGGGATACATCACCATGAATCGCGAAGAACTGAAGAAACACATCACCAACTTCCGCCTGAACCTGCCACACGGCATGAAGTTCGCTGTCATCGCACAATCTGCTGCCGTGCTGGAATCATCTAAGGACCTGCACTGCGATTACCTGTACGTCGCCATGGAACGCACTGGCCACTTCTGGGCCCTGCAAACCTACGGTGATGTGGAAACCCGCATCGAAGGGACGTGGACTGGTAACTCTTGGTTGAAGGTCTATCCATGCTACGACGAGGAACACCTTGTCATGGTCGATGGCATTCCTTGCCAGTATGTCGGAGAGACCAACCCGTTCATGGACGATCCGATGCTGGAGCGTCCCATCCCGAACATCACCGACTACATGAAGCACCCTTCTAAGCAGAGCAGGGCGATACATGAGATGGCGAACATCCTTCGGGAAGGGATGACCGAACGTGATGGTCTTATCGACATCTCGCCAGAGGCCCTTCAGGCAGCTATGGATGTAGGTATCGACAAGCCGTCAATCCCGGTTGTAGTGACTGGGGCTGAACCGATGATCACTCGCAACACCTTGGAAACGCGTGAGCCTTTCCTACACAAAGGGATCATCGTTAGTCCTCCACCACTGGTGCTCACCGACAAGAACGTGGACTTCGCTGATGTCTGTGGCGACTACCTCGGTCTAGGTGGTCTGGTTGACGACATGATGGAAAGTCGTTCGGCAAGTAAGGCTCTTCTTCGGAGTCCTACCTCGCTGAAGGACACGCCACACGGTGAGTTCCAAGCGTGGCGTCGTCTTCCGTTCAACACGGCGGAGTACCGAGGTCGTTTGGTGCGGTGTTCTGAAGATCAGTTGAAGCTGACTGACGATCTAGAACAGAACCGTCGTCGTTACAACAGCGCTTCGCTGAAGGTCAAGGTGACCTACAAGCGTCGTCTGGCTGCCTGGGCTCGTGCACTGGATCGGGAGTCGATGACAGCTCAATGCACGGTGCTATTAGACATCAACTCTGGCTGGATGACGCGTCGGACCCAAGCCGTCGTGAAAGATGACTCCGGCAATCTGCACGTTGGTTTCACTGGCAGTCATCTGCTTCAGCCACCAGGGGGCCACATTGAACCTGAAGATCATACGGTCGATTCGATAGCCACGGCCGGCAGGTTCGGTGCACTCGTTCGCAAGCAATTGCTCGGTAAGGACTTCCATAAAGGCTACCGCATCCGCGGGCTAGACGAGGAAACAGGCCCGATCAAACAGACCGAAATGGGGGCAGACATCGATGGCGATATGGTAGATGGCGAGTTCTACCTTGACCCTGTCGGTAAAGCCGCTCTTGAGCGTCAGAAGAAGGAGGAAGATAAATGAGTGACGATAAGAATCTTCCCACACGCCTCTCGAGTCCTCAGGCGGATTTCGATGGCGACATGTTGAACGGACTGCCGTTACCTAAGGTGCTCGACCCACGTCGTGAGCGTCAACGGTTCAACAACAAGTCCCTCACCGCAAAGAACAAGGTAAGGAGAATCAGGAAGATGTTAAGGTACTCGAAACTCACCAAGAAACAGCGAAGGGAGATGTATCCCGCCAAGTAAACCTGTGCACTGGGGAGAGCGGTTCTCCCCAGTCACCCCCCGTCAAAGCCGACGAACGGTCATTGACATGTAACGGGGAAATGTTACACTATTAATAAGGGCCACACGGAGGACCACATGAATGTAAACAACAATAAGAGAGGCGTTATGAAGAAAGTAGCAAACTGGATCACGAACCGATTAGACAAATGGTTCAAGTTCAAAACTGTCAAGCTGTTCAATTTTGAGGCTGAAGACATGAAGGTAGTAGGATACGGATTGATGGCACTGGCTTTTGCAATTGTCGTCAACGCTGGAGCCAACATCTACGCGGTACATGAAGGGAAGGACATCCACCAGAACTTCGAAGTCAACATCATCAAGAAGGAGGAACCAAAGTCCTGATTACGGACACACGAAATAGAACCCAGGCCATGACGGCCCGGGCTTTATTTTTTCTTTGTTTACGCAGCTTGACGCAGTTCTTCCTCGAAAGCTTCCAGCAGTTCGAACGGATCTGGTGCCTTCATCACATCGGTCATGATCTCGATTGAGTTCACCGGCCCGCCTGTGAGGTTGATACCCACCAGTCGTTGCTTGCTTGCTGTGACCCCCGCAATCCGACAGACCTCGTACATGGTCGTCATCTTCGACAGGTTCATGATGATCTCGCCGTTCGGATACGTAGACCCGATGTCGGCGTCAGACGTGTACCGACGTACGAATGAACGTACGCTTGGCAGGTCTTTGATCATGAACACGCCATTCGCTTCCACCAAACTGGTTGGCAGCGTAATGATCCAGTCTTCCTTCCCGAGCAGCAGACGATCCAACTCGTCTTCCATCCGGTCCGAGAGCGTGCCCGTCATCATTCCGTCTTTGAGCATGTCAAAGTAGAAGTCGTTGACGTTACGTTTCGGGTTGGAGTTGAAGATGCTGTATTCCGACGACCCGGACAAGATACCGATCTGGGTGTTCAGGTCAGTAACTTTCTCATCCAGTAGCTCTACACCCAAGCAGTCGTAAACGTTATACACGACGTACGGGATCTTGAAGTGCTTCTGCATCTGCATGTGCCATTCGACACTACCCGGGTGAGCACTGGAGTCCCCAGTCGGGAAGTACAGCTTGCCGAAGTCCTCACCGAGGTTCTTCTTCAAGATCTTGTCGAGGGCGTAGCTTGGCTCCTTACCCTTGGCCCGACGGATGTTCCGATAAACAGCCGCACTGTCGATCCAGAAGTGACTGGATGGAGTGGTCACGGTGTGCCAACGATCGTACCATGCCAAGTTCTCAGACTTACCGTCAGCCTTGACCTTCTGATCAGGACCACGCTTGTACTTGAAGTACTTGTACTCCTTCGGCACTTCCGGAGCACTGAAGACTTCAGCGAGGTTGTAGCCCTCGTTCTCCAGAGCACGGATCATTACGGTCATGTCGAAGTCCATGTTCCAGAAGGACACGAAGTCCGGCATCCAGTCATGGCACTTGTCGACACACTCCTTGACCATGGCCCCAGGGGACTTCATGATCTTGATCTCGAACTCAATCCCACGCGGCTTGACGATATGGCCCAAGTGCGTGTTCAGGGCTTCCTTGATCTGGTTGATCGCATCGGGAATGCCTTCGATCCATGTGTCGAGGATCGTCACAATCGCCTTGTTCTTGAACGTCACCGTGGAGATGATGATGTCCTTACCGTCACCGTTCCACATGTCGGTCTCGGTATCGAGTACAGCGACTTGGTTGGCATAGAACAGACCAGGCCACTTCTCTTGGTACTGGCGTTTCAGCAGAGTGGCTGGGGCAATGTCTGCCCCGTAGATGTACTGGTTACGGCATAAGGTGCGTAACTGCTGCTTGGGGTTGCCGTACCCCATACGACGGACGATCTGGTTGTTGAGGTCTCGCTGAGTGGTCTCGCAGAGGATCAGCTTATCGAGGTCCTCTACTTCTTTTTTGTCTTTGTGGTTACGGTATTTTTCTTTTGTGATGCCGAATGGACGCTTGCGGTTAGGGTAGAACCGAAGTCGTGGCACACGAGTCCCGTCTTTCAGCCATACCAGCTCCTTTACTGTCAGGAGGTCATCGGTATCGTTGAGCTGATGTTCGGTGTAGATCGCGTGCTTGCACTCAAGACCTAATACGTCCTCTTTGTTGAACAGAGGAGCTTTCTTCACAGCTGTCATGAGCTAATCCTGAAATCTGTTGGTGGGTATATACAAATCAATACCGAGTCTTTGTAAGAAATAACGCCAATCTCTATGATTGGGTACCTACGCCAAGCCACCTTCACGAGACTCTGTCATGAATCCAGCCCTCATTGCCTCGATGGAAGCAATTGACTTCCAACGCGACTCCACTCTTCTCAAAGAGATGGCGTTCCAGATGGATGCCTGCCTCCGCGATCCGTCGAAAGACACCTTCAACAAAGCCAGTGCGGCTCTGCATGACATTGCACAGAAAGCCACTGGCATGAACTTCCGTTTCAACTTCGCACGACTGGGCGGTCCTAACGCCTTCGTTCTGCCACCGCAGGCTGACATCGCCAACCCGATGCGTCCTGATGAGATCGCCACCAAGGTTAAACGCTTTGGTCGTCCGATGTCCGAACAGGAACTCTTCAAGGGTACTGTGGACATCAAGACCGGCAAGGTCTCTGGCATCTACTGCGAAATCCCGATCGACATCTTCATCGCTACCGAGTTCTTCACTGACCGTAGCATGGTAGGTATCCAAGGCATTCACATTGCGGCCATTGGTTGCCACGAGATGGGCCATGGCTTCACCTACCTGCGTTACCTCGGTCGCATGGTCATGTCCAACGTCGTGGTCTCCGAGATCACCCGCCGTCAGCACGAAGGTGCCGATGACAAGATCATTCAGGAAGTGGTCAAGGTCGCTGAGCAACGTACTGGCTGGCGTCTGCGTGATCTGGGCGAGATCAACGGTTCCACCGACCCACTGCTGATCCAGCAAGTGGTCATGGCCGGCATGGTTGAGAGCATCCGTTCTGAACTGGGCACCAAGTTCTACGACCTGCGTGCATTTGAGTTCTCCTCGGACCAGTTCGTGGCCCGTCATGGCGGTGCTCAGTACATCGTGGAAGCACTGGACTACATGTACAAGTCCTTCCCGGCGTACTTCAAGGAATATCGTGGTCGCAAAGCCAACATCATGGCCTCCATCACCGGCTACGGCATTGCCATGCTGGGTGCGTTGGGCGTGGTAGGTGGGGTCATGACTGGCCTGATCCCCATCGCAGTCATCGGTATCTTCATGGTCTTCATGACCCTGTTCAGCGGCAGTGATGACGGCGTCTATGACCCGATCCCGAAACGTTACGAAGCCATGCGTCGTGAGCTGATCGCCTCTTCCAAGGAAGCGTACCTCTCGGTCAAGCAGCGTCAAGAGATCATCAACCAGATTCAGGCCATCGACCAGATCCTGTCCGAAATCACCCGCAACTCCAAGGGGTACTTCGGTCCTGATGTGATCGTCGAGTACATCGCCGGTATCTTCTCGGGCAAACCGGCAGAACAGAAGTTCCAACGCATGTTGGAAAACCTGGTCAACAACCGCCTGTTCGAACTCTCCAACCAACTTCAAGCCAAGACGGTGTAAGCATGAACATCATTCGCCTCAATGAACTCCTCGGGGCCGTTGCGAACCCTGCGGAACGCAAACCCTTCCTGGAAACTGCTCTGGCTGTCGAGCTGGGCTACAGCTTCCCACTGCCATCCTCCAAGGTCGACTCGGTCGTGGTTCACTTCGAGCAGTTCCATGCCGACGTGACCAAAGAAGTCATCGGTCGCCTCAACGAGATGTACCCGTTCTCCGTGAACGTGACCTACAACATGGTCGTGGACATCTACAAGAACCGCTACGTGCTTTGCCACGAGCCTCGCCTGCTGACCGTCGAAGACATCTGCGCACAACTGCGCCGTTCGGCCTTCGAAGCTTCGGTTGATGAAGTGCATGCCAACGTCCTCAACAACAGTGTTGGTGGCCTGATGCGCAGCGACCTGAGCGACTACATCCGTCGTTTCATCGTGGCCTGACACCACCGAGAGGGGCTGCGGCTCCTCTCGCTTTATGAGGATAACCTAATGCCAATGATTTCCGAATCCGGTGCGATCAGGGACATCAATGAACTCGCGGCTGCTTTGGAACTGACTCCACAAGTAACCGAAGAGATCAATGCCCTCTCGCTCGAGCAGATCTTTGACGAAGTCGACAAGTTCGTGGTGGATCAGAACCTGAGCGATGAAGACGCCGTCATCCTCACTCCGGCACTTGAAAGCCTGCGTCATGTCTACCACAGCGTGCGTGACTCCGGTCACATCTCGCGGGCTGACGCTCAGGTATTGATGGGTATGACGACGTCGCTGGAGAACTTCCGCGATCCGTTTGAAACCATGCCTGCCAACAGCTTTACCGAGCTGCCGTCCAAGGTCAACTACACTCCGGCAATGGAAGGCATTCTGTCGTCTATCCTGCGCAAGATCTGGGAAGCCATCAAGGCGTTCGTTGCCAAGATCAAGGGTTACTACTCTGGGTCGGCCATGATGGAAACCCGCAGTGCGGTCATGGAACAGAAGGTCGAAACCGAACTGGCCAAACGGGTCATCAAGGTCGACTTCAAGAAAGTGGAGAAGGTTACGGCCCTCCCACAAGTCGATACCAAGGTCTGGAAGGACGTCAATGCCTTCTTCGACACTGCGATCAAAGACAACCGTCTGGTCACCGTGGTGTACGCCTACGAACCATTCCTGAACTCTGCCTTGCAGAACATGGACGGTGCTCTGGCTGCTCTGTTCGATGCGAACTCCAAAGTCGCTGCTATGTTCTCGGTCGAGTTCGGCCCTGTAGAACCAAGCTGGGACCAATGGAACATCGCTGTACGGCAGATGCTTGACATCATCAAGCACTTCAATACCCTGAAAGCAACGCCTGTCAAATACAGCGTTTCTGACATGCCTACCGTGCTGCGTCAGGTTGACACTGCTGCTCAGCAGACCAAGAAGTTCGGTGTGCTGCGTATCTTTGCCCTGTGGAAGAAAGTCTGGGCGAAGTTCAATGCTGAACAACGTGAATACAACCAACAGTACCGCGAAGCCGAAGAAGCCGGCAATGAAGAGAAGGCCAACCAGTTGCTCGATTTCATCAGCAGCCGGTACTCCATCTCCCATGCGCTGGCCAACTTCAACACCATTCGTAACCTGATGGCCGGCGTCAAGCTGGACATGGCTCGTCTGGTCGATGGCGTGGAAACGCAAGTGGATGAGCTGCTCGCAGCATAAGGCCCAACATAGAGCGCAGGGCAATTGCCCTGCGCTCTATGCCGTTACGCCGAGTGTTTCACGAACTGGATCTCGATGCTGTCAGCCACACCGAAGGTGGCGTTAGGCAGGGTCACCAGCTTCTTGCCAATGCACAGACGAGACGATTCATCTGCCATGGTGATCACACTGAAGTTGCGAGATGCACCGAGACCTGAGATGGATACGCCGGTCACGTCATCGCCCATCGTGGTCTTCAGAAGGTTCTCAAGGCCGTTACGGGTCACTTGAAGTTCCTTGAAGGCTGCGGTAAGGGTCTTACGTGTCGCCTTACGGATCTCTTCCTGGAGGGCCAAGTCCTTATGGACCGTGTCGGATACAAAGTACTCGACGTACAGGTGTTGAGCCGCTTGCATGTTGACTGCCAGACTGTCATCCACGATAGCACTGATCAGACCCACCGTCGATTTCGGATGGAACCACAGTTTGGTCTTCTCCAGCAATTTCTTGCGGGTTGGGGCCAAGGTGATGTTGACCCATTCCACGATCTGGTTAGGGACCGTGTCGCGGTAGTTGACATCCGTGGTGTTGGTCACGAAGTAGTAGGCACCGTCAAACAAGCACAGCTCTACTTGACGCAGGACCGAACGAGGAGACGAGACGATCGGTTCACCGTTTTGGTAAATGATCGAGTTGGCAGCATGAAGGATCTCAGGTCTGCCGGTCTCTTCATTGATCTTGACGTCGCCCACGCGGTGCTTGTACACCACGTACGGACGGTTCTGAGCATCGTAGGCAATCTTCACTGCCCCAGTGTCAGTCTTTTCAGGTACGTCAGAGGCCCACAGTTCGTAGACATCGTCTTCGTAGCGCAGGTATTGCTCTTCACCCACAGTCGAGCGTGCACGTGCCCACAGACCGTCGAGGACAGCGCCCAGCACGATAGTGACCTGCTCATGGTACAGGCCCATGACGGCTTCTTCGTACTTGAACTTGCCCATCAGCTGATCGATGGTGGTGTACTCGCCTGGAATGACCAGATCCTGCAACACACCGAAGAAGATGTCGAACACGGTGGTCATGGCTGCTGGGTATGCATGCGGTGAAATCTGATCCGCTTCAAACCCATTCAGGTAGACGTTGTGCTCAGGGTCTACGTCCCAGTTCGATTCAAACTCGAACTCGAAGATCCATTCCTTGGTCTGTGGATCACGGCCCATCAAGGTACCGTTCAGGTAGACGCGTGTCACTTCACCTGGTGGAATGTACGCCAACTGAGCCACCAGCACTTCATCGTCCATTTCTTTCAACGTGTCAGTGCTGTCGGTCATCACCTGCAACTTCCAGCCCTTTTCAGTGCGCATGAAGTTGTGGTTGTTGGAGTTCACCCCGATGCCCATGGTGCCGTTGTCTTCCACAAAGAAGCGACGGGTCAACTGTGGGTTACCGAAGTAGTACGGACGCACTTCCAGAACGTTGTCAGAGACGTCGTAGACGTAATGGAACGGCGTGTAGAAGTAATCCCCGCCTGTGATGCGTTCGACCAGCACATCAGGCGTCAGGGCCTTCAGAGCGTCACGGTCTTCGTTGTCCACCACCGACAGGTAACCGCCTTCATCCTTGTACAGCGTGCTTGGTAGGATGGTGATCCGCTGACCGTTGTCCATCACGTCGGCCGTGGCCAAGATCTGGTCCATGGTCTTGCTCAAAGTCACGACGTTGGCACCCATCCCGGTCGACACTTCCTTGATGTCAGGGGCTGGCAGTTCACGCGACGCAGCGTACAGACGGTTGGTCACGTTGTCGATGTCAGTAACGCAACTGAAACCGGCATCGGTCAGCAGGTCCAGTTGAGTCTGAATCTGGACGTTGGTGATCGGTACGTCGATACGACCCAGTGCGTTGTTGATGACACGCTCTTTCAGCTTCTCGAAGCTCAGGGCATTGGAACCGCCCGTTGCAGGAGCCGAGGCCATGAAGTAACCACTGACCAACTTCTGGATCGGCGAGGTGTACTTGCCGTTGTCATCGTTGTCGTAGTCATTATAGACCGCTTTGAACATGTCAGAGCTGTAACCCTGAACAGCCAACTCCAACGCACCCCGAGTGGTGTACACGTCAACACGCAGCGTCCGGTTCATTTGACCGGTGCTGTAGTAGACTTGCGGGATGGAGACGTTCAGTTGGTTGTTGTCGAGGACCTTGAGCACGGCAGTTGGGGTCAGGGGATCGTACACCTGATCGCTGTGCGTGGTCTTGATCTCTTTCCAGCCACCGTTGCCATCACTCATGTAGACCCGGCAGAAGTAGTACTGGTCAGCGTAAGGGTAGGTCTTGTTGAAGACCCGCGAAGCCGTCAGAGGAGCCGTGTAGCTCTTCATCTCGAACTGTTGCACCGGGACTTCCAGTTGGATGTATTCCTCGTGGCCGATGTTGTAGTTCTCGATGGTCGACTTGACCTTGTTGGATTCCAACGCCATCAGTGGCGAAGGCTTCCCGTTGTCGTAAACGATCTGCAAACCGCCGTGAGGCAGCACACGCAGTTCGATCGGGTACTGCAACGTGAACGGTACATCGCCAGCCAGGATCTTGGTGTGACGCGGGATCACCAGCTTACGCATCCCAGCTTCACCCGTAGCCACAGCCTTCTCCAAGATCTCGTCCTTATGGTAGACGAGTAGGAGTGTGGTCTGAGAAGCACCAGAGAACACGTTGATGTAATCCACGTCGCTCATGTGGTGATACAGGTCAGAACGGGTCTGAGCCAGCTCTGGGTATTGCAGACGGTTGAGGAACTCGTCCTTACGTGCCCCGTTAGCAAACAGGGTCGAGGCAAATTCCATCAAGTACACCATGGCGTTACTGGCGTCAACGATCTCGACTTCGCCATTACGGACGCGTTCGAGGTATTCGATGCCAGCACGTTGTACAGCCATTGGATTGAGCTTGGCCAGCTCAATCATGGTATTCAGGTCGGACCTGGACATTGATTACTCCGTTATACAGTCGTTGAGGCAGTGGACGATGGATCGCCAGCGAAGACCAACGAATCTGGATCACTGGTATCGGCAGGCAACGCAGTCAGGGTCGCATTGAAGTTACCCTTGGTCACGGTGGCGTACTCGGCTTTGTCCATCCACCACTCCAGCTCGTTGTTAGCTGCAAGGTTGATGAAAGGGAAGCCTTTGTAGTTGAGCAGTTTACGCTCATCAGCCGTGATCTTGACCATGTTGCTCTGGCGTACACCATCACCCATGTCAGGGTTGAACATGACCACCAACTTGTTGAATTCCCACAAGGTGATTGGGTCGTTGTATTCGGCCACTGTACATTCAAACGTGGTCTGAATGGACTTCTGGCTTTCGTTGTACGGATTGTCCCGGGAGTAGTTGAACGCACTACCCATCGACAGACCTGCTGGGAACCCTGCCCCACACGCTGCCCACTTCTGAATGTACCGACCAGACCAATCCATCACGAAACGATAGATGCGGGTGTTGTAGTCCATCTCGTTCTGCACGATGCTGTAACCAGCCGGCTGAATCTTGGTGCCGATGTAGACACCACCGATGTACAAAAGCCACGCAAACAGCGTCAATGATATAGGATCGCCTAAGGTATTTTCGAATGTGCAGTCCAGGGAGTAGCGCCCATTGATCTCTGCAATGGTGTCGTTCATCATCCAGGATTCTTTCGCCATCCCCTCCGATGTGCTGTATGCATGGAGGGTCAGGTCAGGCCACCCGGACATGTTTGTCAGGGCGTTGCTCAACAGCGGCATAAAGGCTTGACGGTTATCGAAGATGGTGTTGTCTTTCTTTATATCTGATTCGTAACTGTCCGGCCAGAGCATCCTTCGGATGATCCGGCTGTAGCTGCGAGGGTTATCGCTGGCCAAAACCGACAATTGCCGGTACGCCATGATGTTATCGTATGACAGGTTCAAATTCGGACGTGAGAAAAACGTCAAGCCCTGCATGTCAGTGTTAGCTGGCACCGCAGAACCCTGCTGTGTACGGTTGAAACCTCCGAGCAAATCATGGAATCGGCCGCCAATGGCACCGGTGCCTTGTTCGCGGGTCAAACGGCGCATCAAGGCGTCATCGCTGTCGAAACCTCCGTGCTGGGCAATAGTGTCCAGCACTTGTTTCATCACCTTATAATCGCTCATTTCTGGCACGCCTTAAAGGGAAATGTTCATGGACAAAAAACTCACGTCGTACCAAGTCTCGCAAGAGTTCCTTGGTACGGGACTTCTGGTCACCGCCGGTATCGGCCTTCTTGCCAAGTACACCCCTCAGGTCGTCGCTGCTCTCACCAACAAAATCGGCGAGAAAGCAGCAGGCAAAGTCATCGAAAGTGCGAAGACTGTGCTGGCCGGTAGCAAGGAAGGCGACTTGGTTCGCTTCACACAATCTGCGCGTGTTGAGCCCATCTTGCTGATGGACAAGCGTGCTGTGAACATCCCGTTCATTCAAGACGTGGTTCACACGGCGTACAACATGTTCACTGGTTACTGGCTTCTGGCCGTCTCTCTCGACACCAAGATCAACGGTGTGTCGGTAGGTCGTCGCCTGGACAAGTTCGCCACTGACCGTGACTTGGCTGATGCCACGCTCACCATGCTGACTGAATCGCCTTCCATGGAATCCTTCGCCGCCTCGATGGCTGACTTCGGTCTGCCGTTCATCGACGAGATTCTGGCTGAGCAACATCAAGTCGCTATGGAATCGGTCAGCAACGGCGACATGTCCGCTGCCAACGTCGTAGCCGACATCCTCGAAGACGACCCTGTCAAAGCTGGCGCTGAAGCTTCGAAGTACGGTCAGAAGAAAGCCGAAGCCGCTGATGCTGCCTCTGCTGCTGATGCCAAGCGTAAAGCTGAAGAAGCTGAACGCAATGCCAAGATGAAGAACGGCACCGGTGTTACCAACGCTGCCAAGTACGTCGAGAAAGTCAACAACCTCGCTGTGGGTAACGTTATCGACGTGACCATCAGTGAAGACGGCAAAGACGCTGTGGTTCCTGTGACCATCCGTCTGCGTGTGGCTTCCATGCCTTCTGACGTCATGACTCAGACGCTGGCCGTTGGCGGTACCGACGTGACCATGCGTAGCCGCTGGAGAGCCTGGCGTGCTGGCGAGATCGGCTTCTGGTCCGACTTCGTGCTTCAGATGGACCGTGTGGATGCTCACCGTGCCGCGATGATGAAAGACGAGACTGGCTACTACAAGACCGTCTATGCTCGCGCTGCCAAGAACTCCGCTGCCTCGGCCATGGCCGGTGGTCCTTCGCTGGGCACTGCTTCGGCAATCCTGGTAATGGACGTCAAGACTGCTACCGACCTCGAGCGTCGGATCGGCGGTCAGCTCAGCAACTTCAAGACCCGTCAGGGCATCTTCGGTCACACCTACTCGATGCTGATGATCGTGGTGGACCCGGATTGGGAATCGGTCACCATCTACACCCGCGGTATCGAAATGCCGTCCAAGCTGAGCAAGAACGACATCAAGTCGTCGGGCAAGTCTGACAGCAAAGAGCTGATGGACATCCTGAAATCTTACCAGCTCGGCAAAGCACCAGGCCGTATCTGATCCCCCATCCGTTTAAAGGAAGATAGCAATGCGTATCCTTGATTTCCTGCGCCGTATGGCGTCGTCCTTCACCAAGGATGAACTGAAAGAGAAGCTGAGAATCCTTTCTCAAGCTTTGCAAAAGTCGCTCGAGACGTTCATGAACGCCGAAGGCACACTGAACTCGTTCAAGTCCAAGGCCGGTAAGCAGTTCGAAACCGACTTGGGCAAGACCGTGCGTCTGCCCCCACGCATGACCGCCATCGGCTTCGTCCGTCAAGTCCTGACGAATATGTCGGTGACGCTGGAACTGCTCTCCTCGATCGCTGAGAAGAGCTACGGCAAGGACATCGTCGTGGAAGGTATCACCTACCGCCGGGCTGAGCTGCTGCGCACTATCGGGTACATGGACTTCGTGGTCTCGTATTCGATGCAGTTGCTGCATTACCTGCTGGTCGCTGAAGCCTGCGTCGTTTCGAAAGAGCACTCTGAAGGTGCTGAGCGTCCTCGTCCTGAACTGGCGTGGCTCAAGGCCAACCAACTGGCGTTCTTCACGCTGCTGGTGACCTTCTCGAAGCCTAGTCGTGAAATCGCCTCGCTGATCGAATCCATCCCGGACATCGTGATCGGCGAAGACGACGACAAGATCATCGCCCCTCAAGTGGGCATCCTGAAGCTCGACCCGCTGAAGAACAACTTCATCCCGGGCGTCTCCAGTGTAGCGCTGGCCATCGGTATCTGGTGGTCGACGTTGCAGGTGGCCAAGTACGAACGTCTGAAAGAAGACGCGCGTTCTATCCAGCTGCGCCTGGAGCAGCTTCGCCTTCAGAACGAAGGCAAGAACGATGCTCAACTGGAGCGGACCATCTCGAAGTATGAGGACTACCTCAACGCTACTTCCGAGAAGATCATGAAGATGGAGGCGAAGAACGCATGAGCCTGACCACTCATCGCGGCTTCATCATGAGCACCGACGGTCGGCATGGTTACGTTGATCTCCCTGTGATCGATACGATCTATCATCATATGGAGACCAACAACCACTTTGCCGACGACTGGTCGTACGTGCAAGATGTGTTGAAAGCTGCCAAGCAAATCCTGTTCGACCGCAATGGCCAGTTCTTGCTGGCCAAGCAGTTGAACACCCCGTGCTCCCATTGGGTGTTCAACTTCACTGTGTCGACACTGGCGTTCCTTTCTGGTCAGCCCCGCAAGCTCTCTCTGGAGAACTACCGGGACCTGCTGATCTTCCATCCTGAAGATTTGGTTTCGGTCGACTCCAAGCGTGTGGTCCGTGAACAAGATCTGGGCTGGGTGTTCGGCGCTGATGCGAGCACGATCCTTTCCCGTTGGCTGTCTCAAGAAGACGGCCTCACCGATCTGGTCATGTCGTTGAACCTGATCGGCGGTAGCCTGCCGAAAGGTTGGTACCATCAGACCGAGGCACGTCCTCCAAGCTGATGGTTGCAGTTCACTTCGGGGCGGCTAGACCGCCTCGTTGTCAAAAAACACCGTATGGTGTGCAGAGATGCGGAACTGTCCTAGGCTCCGTCTGCGTCTCATTCCTTCTGTTTGCAAACACGGAGTTTTATACTCATGCGTAACTCGATTCTGCACAGTGCTCTGAACGTCTCCATGGAAGGCATTGACCCGAATGCCAGCCAAGAAATCAACCCGGTAACCGAAGAAACCATCGTCCAAGTGGACGAGGTTCTGGAAGAAGCCCGTGGTGATTCCGCAGTCGTTGACCAGCACGACGAAGCTGTTGAAGAACTGTCGCAAGCTGCCGACTCCATGGAAAGCCTGATCGCTTCCCTGGAAAGCGCCATCGCCGACGGCGGCATGAGCCCTCAGTCCGCTGACATCCACGGCCGCGCTCTGGCAATCGCCACCCGTCGCCTGCCGATCGATGCTGCTGAATTCACCGTTTCCACCGAATCCTTCGGCGGTACCGGCGACAAGCTGCAAGCCTCGATGGAAGCTCTGGAAGGCGCCAAAGCCCTTCTGAGCAAAATCTGGGAAGCGATCAAGAACGCCGTTCAAGGCGCCTGGGCCGCTGTGAAGAACTTCTTCGCCACCATGGGCAAATCCGGTCCTGCCGTAGTTGCTGCTGGTCAGTCCCTGAAGCAACGCGCTGCTGCTGCCAAAGGCCAAAACCCTTCGGCTGGCAAGATCAACCTGGGCTCGGCTCTGAACTTCGTCGTCGTTGACGGCAAGCTCGCTCCTGCTCAAGCCCTGGCCGCCATCAACCATGGCTACGACGTGGGCGTGAAGACCTACACCAACAAGATCCTGGCCGCGCTGAACCCGCTGTACCAGTCGATCCAGAAAGGTGAAGTTCATCCTGACCGTCTGAAGCAAGTTGCTGCCTCGATCAACGTCGAAGCCTGCCTGACCGAAGACATGAAGGGCAAGCTGCCTGGCGGCTACTTCTTCGACCTGACCGTCAGCGACAAAGAAGGCCTGGACGGCTTGGCCGATGCCAGCCTGAAACTGTCGCAAGACAAAGGCGCCAAAGTGGCTGCTGCTGAAGGCGACATCCCTACCGTTGACGAAATCAGCAAACTGGCTGACCAGATCGTCAACATGGGCAAGCTGATCATCTCGTCCAAGGCCGTTGCTGGCATGGCCGAAAAAGGTATCAACGACGCGGTCAAAGCTGGTAACAGCCTGGTCTCGAAAGGCGATACCCTGGACAAAGCAGAAGCTGGTTCCGCCAAAGCCGTTCTGGCCAAGCTGAACAAAGCCGCTCGCCTGACCACTGGTTGCTCGCACCAGTATCTGTCCTTCATGGGCAGCGCTGCCAAAGCCTCCGCATCGTTCGGCGCCAAGGTGCTGTCGATGTACGGCAAAGCAGCCAAGAAAGCTGACGCCGCTGCGGCCGCTGCTCCGGCAGCCTAAGTAGCACTCGGCTTTAGAGATGTCCACCTGGCTTCGGCTGGGTGGACATCTTTTATTCCGTTTGAACGAATTCTATGGTGAATTATCCTCCTCCATCCTTTAAAGAGCATTTGTCATGTCTGATGAAGAACTGCCAGCAATGGCGGGCAACGAGAGTGAGGGGTTCGTAGACGTCCTTGAAGCCGAGCGTGATCTGGTCCAAGGAAAGGCTCAACTCGAATCACTGCTCAATGCCACCGACGCAATGGAGTCCTTGATCCATCATCTTGGTCACCATGATGTTGTTACTCCGGGCCACAAGGCCGCCATTACTGTTAGCTTCGAGAACCTCATCGGTAACGTTGGCCTCACGGTCGCTGACATTATTCCCGAGTTGGAAGGCCATGAGAATGGTCAGGTCTCCACCGAATCCCTGAAGGATCGTCTGAAGGAATTGTGGAAGCGGTTGGTCTCTGTGATCCTGTCCATCCTGAAGTCCCTGAGAGGCTTCTGGGGCAAGATCTCGACTTACCGTGGCCGTCTGCGCATCTCGGCTCAACAACTCGCTAAGCACGCTGCTGTAAGGCGTTACGCCACAGTCCGTACACCGAACATTGACTTGGGGCTGGAGATCAAATCGCTGATCACTGGTAACTCGGTCATGCAAGATCCCGACGCCATCATTCGGTCGATCAGTGCTGCACTGGAACAGTACCGGATCTTCACTGATGCTTACGGTCCCGGCATGCTGGAGATCGGTAAGCAGTTCGAGCGTATGCTGACTGAGGGCAGTACTGGCAACAGCAAGTTGAACGAGGTGTCCAACCTGTTCTCCCAGATGCCAGTGGATCAGATCGCATCCAAGATGAAGGCCATGGTGTACCGTGACCCTCGCTTCGGTCGTCGTCTGACCCTGACCGCTCCTCCGATCATCGGTGGTTGGTCTCTGTTCTTCCTGACGCTGGAGCCTGAACAGCGAGGTCTGGGTGCAACTAATCCATTGGCCTTCGCTCAAGCAGTTCGTACCACTGGCGTGAAGTTCGCCATGACCAACGTCAACACCAGCAGCATCACCTCAGGCATGGTCAAGGCTGCCAGCGGGATGCAGGTCGAGATCTTGGCCAAACGGGTCATTGAGATCCTGGACGTCATAGAGGCTCAGGAGCGGGCGATCGGCTTCAGTCGTGTCGAGGCCCAGATCAAGAACGTCTTGCGTGCTGGCGAGCGTTACCAAGCCTCTGCATCGTCGTATGGCGACAGTGCAGGCGCTGACGAAAGTGTACTTCGGTTTGTACGCAACTATTCCGGTTGGGCCATTGGTCCGGTGGATCAAATGACCACCAACTTGCTCACCGTTTCCCGTAACCTGCTGACCTATGGTCGCAAGTCTCTGACTGCTCAATAAGGTAAAGTCATGAAAGCCAGCTTGGAATCCCTGCTTGCCGATTCGCTGAATGGTGTCACTCAGCCTGTCGCCACCAACACCGATGACCAAGGTCCTGTTGAAGGCCTGTCGCTCATCACCTCCGAACAGATCTCGGCTGATGTGGTCGAGCACATGAAGGACGATCGTTACAAGGACCCGGAGTTCCTCTCCGAGACCTGCCGTGACTTCCTCGAGCAGAACGAACTGGAACACGCTGAATTGCGCAGTTCGATCAATGAGATCCGTGACGCGGTCGGCGGCACCATGGCTTCCATGGAAATGCTTGCCACCCTCGCTTCGATGGAAAGCATTGACTCGACGGCACTGACCACTGCCAATGGCGCGATCAGCAGCATCAACTCGCAGTACGGCATCGGCGCTGACGTCCCGGTGCTGGTCTCCGAGAACAACGTCCTCACCACGGCCTCGATGGAAGGTCTGGTGGACTGGGTCAAGAAAGGCCTGCTCGCGATCAAGAAGTGGATCGTCGAGAAGTTCCAGAACATGGCGATCAACCAGCGTCGTTCGGTCATCAGTCGCGAATCCCTGTTGGCTCGTGCTGAAGCCGTGCGTAAGCGTATGGAATCGCTGGGTGATGACTACGGCATCCCGGCCAAGCAAATGCGCTACAACCCGAAAGCAGTGTTCTCCTGCTATCGTGAAGGTGCATTCATTCCGTTCGAAGCGGCTGCCATGTCTGCTGCGGTGAAAGAAGCTTCCGAGATGATGGTCTTCGCCAACGAGACCCTCTACAAGGACGCTATCACTCGTTCTGACGCGATTGGTGACGTCATTGCTGACGTACTGGTGGCTCGTGACGAAATCGCCGCTGAAGAAAAGATGCGCGGTATCTTCAAGCAGGCTACTCAGCCGATGCCAATCGACACCTACATGGCTCAGCACAACGTGCGTGAACGTGAGATCGTCGGTGGTATCACCTTCATGGACCCAGCACGCCAGTACCGTTCCAACTACCGCGATGCGGAATGGATCATGGAACTGGTGCGCATGGTCGACATGAACCAGGCGATGCTGAAGTACCGTCAAGTGGGTTCCGTACCGAACAACGTCAATGACCTGCCAGTGCTGGCAGACATCCTGAACGCTGTCGGCGACATCCTCGACAACCCAGCCATGTCCGACATGACGTTCTACAACGAACTGGGTCAGGCATGGGGTCAGGCCAACAAGGTCTACGGTCGTCTGTATCAGATGGTCGTGTCGATGGACTTCCCGCACATGAACAACGAGCTGTGGCGTGCTCTGGACGTAGGCTGCACCGCCATGTTCATGTTCCTGGACAAAGCCTACTACCACACGCACATCCTGCGCTCGCCGATGTACCGCTACGCGGATGGCCTGCTCTACGTGCTGGAAGAGCAGCTGAAAGCCTACGTGGCTGTCAACCGCTGACATCCGGGGGAGGGCTTCGGCTCTCCCCTTATGCCGAATCGACTGATTTTATGACAAAGATCATCCACCCGGGGGAGCCCCCATGCCTAACCTACTTATCCCGTTACCAAACACCTACGATACCGTCACACGCCGTGTGGCCAAGTCGGTGATCGATAACGTCGTGCGCATCTCTCGAATCCCCGACACTCGTATTGAGATCAGGGGTGACTCGGGTGTTGCAGCACAACCCGGTACTGAACTGGGTGACACCAAACTCATCAACCGTTGGCAACATGACGGGCGTGTGATTGTCTCTCTGCGTGAAACTTACGTGGACTCCGAGGTGATCAACAGCGAAGTCCGTCACCCGTACGCCCAGCCTATTTTTGCTGACCCAGAAATTGGCGTGCACATCAAGCCCATCTATAGCAACACCGAGATGGAGCTGAACTTCACCTACCGTGCCAAATCTAAACAGGAAGCGGCGGTGTGGCGTGACGACATCAAGGTGCGTATGGCGGACAACCGTCAATCCCACCTGCACCAAGCCGAGTACTTCTTTGCAGTGCCTGACTTCTGTGCAGCGTTGTTGCTCCACATGCACGAGTTGCGTGAGAACGTAGCTGGCTACGGTGAAGAGCTGGGTCCCTACCTGCGTCGGTATTACACCAAGCGGGCCAAGGTACTGACCAACCAAGCCGGTAATGAGAACGTTACTCTGTTGGTCATCGGTGAAACGCAGATCGGTATCCAAGGCTGGTTTGATTTCGACCTGCCGGTGGAAGAAGAGAAGCAGGAAGACGGCCCAAGCTACCTCGTGCAGTTCAACTACAAGTTCAGTTACCTGAAACCGGTTGAGTTGAACATCGTCTACCCGCAGATCGTTCACAACCAACTCATCAAGCCTGACTTCCTCGTCGTCAAAGCGAAGACCGAAGACCCGATGCAGTTGCCGAGCTACAAGAGTGACTACCGGTTTGCATTGGATCACTTCGACTACCTCGCCCGTATTCCGAAGAAGCCTATCGGCGGGATCATGATCCCTGACTTCGATGAGTGGATTCCGAAATCGGTCATGCCGTACACCACATCGTTCATCAACTGGATGACGGTGATCGAACCGGCTGACTTGACCTTGGTCCTGTCGGAGAAGGACATCCTCGATGTGGGCTTCTTGCCAGAGTTCATCGAATGGATGCAGCGTCAAGGCAACAAGATGGCGACACTGGGCCGTAGCCCGATCCATTTCAGCCTGTTCCGCGGTGACGAGTTCATCGATGACGGTGACATGGAAGTGACGGTCACGGACAAAGCGTTCGAGATCCGTTGCAAGACGCCTGCTAACCTGCGCCAGACTTACCATGTCCGCATGGGCTTCTGCACTGAGCTGGCCAAGTATACCGAAGACGCTTTGATGGGCATGCACGAAGAGGGTTACAACACCCTGCGCCTGTTCCAGACTGTCGTGAACCGTCTGGATGTGGAAGATGCTCAGCTCAACCACATGACCGAAGATGGCAAACTCAGCATCTCGTACATCAAGCGCTTCTTTGGCTTCCTGCAAGACCAACGCATCGGTTCTGAGAACGTCGGACCGGGTCCTTCGGGCAGCAACAACAACGATCGTCACCCTAGCGAGAGCTGGTATGACAATGATGACAACTTCGGCTTCCGTCTGGACATCCCGTACGTGATGTACTTGACGGTCATTGCTGGTAACCGTAACAGGGTGAATGAAGATGCCAGTTCCAGTAATTCCTAATATCGACACCGTCATCGCCAAACCGGTCAATGAGCCTGTCAAGGTCCAGCCCAAGGCATACGTCGGTGCTACGGTCGACACGAGCGAGACTACGTTCGATCAGCTGACCAGTTACATCGCTGGCCAGTCGTGGCACATCGACTACTTCTGGCTGATCCGTGGTCGCGATGATGACAACCGTCTGCAAGAGCGGGACACGCACCCGATCTTCCAACAGTACAAGCTCATCAAGGGCTTCGAACTGAAGGTCACTCAGGCATTGCAACCGTCTCAGGTCGGTGACACCAAAGACATGACCCTCAAAGGGTCGGCAAACGTCTACGGTGTCCTGATCCCGAAGGAAGGCGACATCTTCCTGGGTGACATCGGCGATGGTCGTGAAGGCATGTTCGGGGTCACCTCCTCGAACCGTCTGACGCACTACACCTCGACAGTCCATGAGATCGAGTACAGCCTCATCTCGCCTGTGGACCAAGAGCTGCACGACAAGCTCTACAACTTCAGTGCCCAAGAGACCACGATCTTCCACAAGGACTTCTTGGACACTGGCAACGATCCGATGATCTCTGAGGCTCAGACGGAACTCGTCAACAACCTCAAAGAACATTACGAGCGTTTGATCACGTTGTACTTCCACGACTTCTTCTCCCGTGAGCGTAACTCGCTCCTCGTGCCGAACCAGCGTATCGCCGGAAGGCCTCGGGTGACGTACGATCCATTCATCGTGCGCTATCTGAAGACCATCCTGACCACGCAAGATCATCCTGCCATCCGCCACATGGTGGAGTTCAACGTGCAGGGCGATCAGAAGATGTACGAGTTCACCTTCTGGAACTGCTTGGAGACCATGGACCATGCCATGCTGTCGATGAGTGTCCATGAAGCAGGCATCGTTGACGTCAAGCAGTTCTACAACCGTCGTCCGACGTTGAACAGCGTGTATTACTCGGGTGTAGAGGCTGTCGTCTACCCTGACATGACTCGGACCGATGTTGACGGCGGTTACTATGCGTGTAACACCGATCCTGAGTTGGAACGGATCGTACGTGGTTCCGCACGTTTCAGCGACCTGGGCCGACTGGTCAAAGATACGTTGGACATGGACCGTTCGTTGGAGATCTACGAAGCCATCTCGCCTGAGCGTACGCCTCAGATCAAGCGGGTGTCTGTCGATGACTACTACGTGCTGAGTAAAGACTTCTATCTCCACAAGCCGGACACGAAGTTGAGTAAGCTGGAGACCTTGACCTTGGCAGCCTTGAAAGGGGAAGCCATTGACATCGCCACTCTGGACTACCTCTGCACCAACGCCATCAAGTGGGACAACGTCGAACGGTTCTATTACTTCCCGATTCTGTTCACGCTGCTGCGCGTGTTCAAAAGGAGATTCAAGTGACGAACAAGACCATGTTTCCCGGTCTGGACTTGACCAACATTGATTCGGTGCGCAAGCACATCTTCAATGCGACCTACCTGTACGCCATTCCCGGCTACTATCGTTACTCCAAGGAGTACAACGAGAAGGTCGGTCACCTGAGTACCGGGTCGAAGAAAGGCGATGCTGATGCCTTGTCCGAATACGTCAACGTCGGTGGCACCATCATCGACATCCTCAAGCTGTACGAGAAGGGTGCCGACATCCTGATGCAGCACCGTGAAGACCTCGTGACCATCTACGAAGTCCTCGTGGCGCACTTGGGCTTCTGGTCGACGCACATCGACCGTGACCCGAACGTGAAGGATGCTCCGCTTCAGTCGTTGTACTTGATGTCCGACTACTGCAAGACCATCCAGGCGCAGGTCATGGGCTTCAAGCCTAAGGTGGACGATGTCCCTCAGCTCAAACGCATGTCGTCGTTGTTTGGCGGTATCGTGGGTGCGGAAGAACTGTTCAATCCATCGGGTGTCGGCAATGCGGTGCAAGAGACTGCTCCAATCATGAGCCGTATCGAGCGTTTGCTGGCTGAACGTAACCAGAACAAAAAGTAATCGCAAGGGGTTGCCATGGAATTCTCCCAGACGACCCTCAGCGCTGAATACGACCTGATCCGCCGTGATGGGCAAGAAACCTATTACAGCTACGAGGCCACCTTCGTCACCGAAAAGGAAGAGATTCCGGTGATGATGGTGGTCAGTAGCGATTTCATCCGTGACTACCGCCATGCGGCAGCCGATGAGATCCTGATCAGTGTCGTAGTGCCCTGGGGACAATACCTGCACCGCGTTCTCCCGTTCAAGGAGAACCTCAAGATGACAGTGACGCGTACACGAGTCGGCCAACAAGGCGAACCGTCTGCTGATGCTGTCATGGTGCAGACCTTTACCGCTCACCTGCCCATTGAAGGCGAAACCGCTACAATGGCAGACAGCCCCGAGACGTCCACCGAATACGCGGCAGACCTCTCGGGCATGAAAAAGATTCAGGTGCAGTTGCAAGAAGAAGCATTTGCCCTCAGTCGGTCTGAAATGATCGGTGGGGTCTTCCGAGACAGCACGCCGTTTGATATCCTGATCTCCGTACTCAATCGTTCGATCAAGGAAATGGATCTGGAAGTCGAACAAGCCATCCTTGGTATTGACAGCGTTCCGCCGAACAACACGACCAAGCGCAGCACCACGTTGATCCAGCATGGTACGCCGCTTGTATCGCTCGCTGAGAAGCTTCAGAAGCAGTTCGGTGGTATCTATACCTCGGGCATCGGTTGCTACCTCCAGAAGGGCTTCTGGCACGTCTGGCCGCTGTACAACTACAAGCGGTACGATGAAGCCGAGTACACCGCATTGTTCGTTCTCGCTCCCTCTCAGCAGTATCGGGGCGTGGAGAAGACATGGCGCATGGTCGACAAGCATCTGACGGTGTTTGTTACCGGCGGGGTGCAGCGTCAAGACCCGTCTGAGCTGCGTTTGCTCAACGAAGGTAACGGCGCGCGGTTTGCCAACACCGATGCCATGATGGAAGGGTTCTTTGAGGTCAGTAACAACAAGGCCGTGGCAAAAAGAACAAACAATGCAAATGAGTACGAGGCAGTCAATCGAAAAGCTAACCCAATGTCCCGTGTAAGCGGTGATATGATGTCCTCCAACGCATTCAACGAAGCAAGCAAGATCGCTGAACGCAATGGTGCATTCCTGACTATGAACTGGGAGAACAGTAACCCAGACGTCATTAAGCCAGGGCTGCAAAGTGAGATCGGCTTTATCGTGAACGGCACTCCAGCGTTTGTGAATGCAGTAGTCGTGCATGCACACTCGTACTCAGCAGTAGCAGGGACAGGGCTGCACCAGAAGATCCATCAGATCACCACCGAGGTGGTCGTGATGGTCGACAGGACTAACCCGGCCTACCAACAATACCTGGATTCGGCAAGCGATTCGACGCAATCGTAGCCGTACATTATTCAGGCGTAGTAACTCAACCTGAGGTCCACAGCTATGCAGGAAAATCATACGCTGGGGAGGATTGTCGTCAGGGCAGGAGAAATACTCACCTTCACATTCGACGAATCTGTTTCTGGACATAAACGTCACCTCACAGTCGTGGCCATCGCTGACATCGAATTGAGTCGAGAGATGGCCCTGTTCTGTGAAGCGACTGATAGGTCGGGCAAGGACATCTACACGGAGAATGCTCTTCCAGAGTTTCTCCAGTCCTTGTCAGAGAAGCAGTTGATTCACGTCGGGAAAGAGATCAGCGTGCACTTTGGCGATAGAGGTCGTCCTGCTGCACGTCTGATGAACGAGTATCGGTTCCGGATCAATCCTGAGTCTTACTGGGAGGACAAGCTAGTCAATCGCTACACGACTGGCTCGTTCACGGTCTTTAACCACCAACACCACTGTTTGACAGTGATGCAGGGCACAGACGCACCGTTCACTGCCCACGCTGTTATTGTGGATATGCAAGGGGAGTATTTAGGGCACCTTCGGTTGTCCGTTCTGCCAGATCAACGACATTCTTTCATCAGTGACGAAGACATCGAACGAATCCGTCTAGCCCTACAGGCTGACATAACCCTCAACGTTGAAGAGATCAGCGTCATGGTGGAACGAGTCACAGTGACATCCAACCCTGACTTTGGTCAAAATGTATTCAAGAAGCACTCCGCTCCACTCAAACATTCCTCAGAGAAAACAACTTAAAGGTACCCTTGTAATGGCTCAACAAAACTCGTGGAAAGGTTCTCGCCCATCCGCTACTGTGGATCGTCGTCCTAAGCCCGTCGGCAACTCCCTGAGCAGCCTCGAAGCTCTGCGTGACCTCACCGTCCCAGAGCGTAAGCCTCAGGTCCAGCCGGCTCCGCTGAAGTTCGAAGGGGCGTTGAATGCTTGGTACAAGACTGTGCGCAACGGTGTCACGTCGAAGATCTTCCTGGTCGAAATCCGTAAGGACGTCGCCCTGTTCAAGGACAAGGAAGAAGACAAACACACCCAAAGCCTGTCGCTGGCCAAATTCATGAAGTTCTACGTGGCAGCCTGACATACAGGGAGGGCTTCGGCCCTCCCTTATGCCCGTTAGAACAAGTTAAAACATACAAACTCGATAGATGGTTTGTATGTAAGGAGTATGCAAATGAAACCTGTACCGATCAGCGAGACTTTGGAGTTCGACTCTCGTGATGATCTTGAAAAGGCTTACTTCCAAGGTAAGCTGCACCGTGGTCAAAGCTACCACGTCAAGAACAAGAACGCCACCTATCGCCTTAGCGTCTGTCGCAAAGGCTTTATCGAAATGAACAACACTCAGAGGTAAGTATGGACCACATCTTCATCTGGTGGTTGGACAAATGGCATCTGATGGCAACCGAGATGGTGCTTGAAGAAGCCGAAGCGGCAAATGTCAACACGCCTGTCCTGCCCGGCCATATCCAGATGGCGTTGCGGCAGGCTAAAGGCCACTACTACGGTGGCCAGCTCTATCCTCCCGTCACCCTGAGTATCATCGACCGGGATCACTTGAACTTCGTTGAGCATGAAGCGACTTTGGTTGCCATTCTGTCCAACGGTTGGTTCGGTATCCCGTTCGAAGAAGTACACCTACCTACGATGCGCCAGTACCCGGGCATCCTCACCACTTTCGGCCTAAAGGCGATCAAATAATGCGCTTTCTCGACTTCCTCGTAAACACTGACAAACAACGTACCCTCAACGCACCTCAGGCTGTGGAAACCGGCCTGCTCCGTGCCAACATCACCGCACAGACTGCCCAGCAGATCAAGGCCCGTTACGACGTCTTGTTCACCCCGGGCAACAGCTTCGGCCACATGACCGGTGGCTTCGATCTGGCAGTGGTAGATGTCTTCGGTCGTGAAGTGCAGACCAAAGTGCTGCGCGCTATCCGTGAGAAGTACTCCGGCATGATGCCTGTCGGTTACGCTGAAGTTGTCGTGGTCGATGACAAGGCTGTGGTCTACGTGCCCACCATGTTCGCCCCGACCTCCAACGTCGATCCGATTGCCCCGTACATGGCGATGCACATCGCGCTGCGTGCCTTGGCTGAGTACGAAGAAGAGAACGACGCGTACTTCGACCGTGCGCTGGTTCCGCTGTTCTGCACCGGGACTGCGAACATCCCTCATGAAGTGGCACTGTTCCAGCAGAACGAAGCCCTTGTGGAATTCCAACGTGCCCGTCACCAGGAAGACCTCGGCTGCGTGCATCTGTTCGACGACGGCATGGCGCGCTACAACGCTCTGATCCAACCACGCTAAGGACAGCTATGACAGCGCCTCTTAACCTCTCGGACTTCTGGGGTCCGTACACCGCTACCATTTGTGAGCTGTTCAATTGGTTGGGTGGTGGCGGTGTTCTTGTATTCGGCGTCATCATGTTGATGTTCATCCCATCGGCAATTGACGACGATGAGCATCACAGCTACTGCACTCGGTTCTGCAAGCCGTACAAGATGAGTATTTGGCGCAAGTTCGGTATCTGGGCTGGCTATGCTTGTGGTGGCTGTGCAGCTATCTGGGCGCTGTACTTTATTGCGGCGATGTTGACGCATGCGTTTCTGATCATCAAGTTCATTGTTTGGGGGTAGGGATGGATTTCTGGAAGGCGATCGGATGGAACTGGCGTTTCACTTGGTGCGGTGTAGGTAGCCGCAATGACTTACCTGCCGAGTGGGAGCCATTACTGCGCTGGGTTGGGCAGTGTATGGCCATGCTGGGCGGTGTGTTGTGTACAGGTGATGCTCCGGGTTCTGACACCGTCTTCTGGGAAGGCTACGAGCTCGGTAAAGGTCCCATGATGCCTCCGGCTCAGATCTACTACACCAAACTCAAGAACATGCGGAACCTGAAACAGGATCACCTGAAGGGACACCATGAAGCGGAGTGGTACGGTACGTACGATGAAGCCCAAGCAATGGCCTTCAAAGCGCGTGGGAGCTTCAATGGCCTGTTCCCCTCTGGGATAGCCCTGCATACTCGCAATGCCTTTCAGGTGTTGTCTGAGGACCTCGATAAGCCACGGTGGATCACGGTCTTCTGGGCTGTACCAACCGGCAAGAAAGGTCTCGTGAAGGGCGGCACCAACACCGCAGTACAATTGTCCATCATGAACCACATCCCGATTGTGAACCTCTACGTAGAGGAACAGCGGACTCAGTTCATCGAGTGGATCAAAGCACAAATGACTAAGCAGGGTCTTGAGATCCCGCCTTTAGAACTACCCGTAGCGGCTTAAATGCCGCATCACCAAGGAATTCACCATGGCCACTGTCAAGCTGACTCAGACAATCACAACCACCGTCCACATGAGCAAGGTAACCATCGGTCCCCAGTCATCGGTCAAGACATTCTTTGAATCCAAGGACGACGAGTTGGTCTTGTCCTCATGGAGCCTGGACGTCGATCTGGAAAAGAACGATTACTGGAACCTGTACGACGAGCGCGACAACCGTCGCTATCTCGTTGAGTTCCCTAAGGGGACTTTCAAAGGCAACCCGCAATTGGTCACCAGTGCGTTGCTCAAGGAGTATGTTGAGTGGAAGAGTCTGGTCTTCGGCGAATGGTACAACAAGTTCCACGGGAAGGTTGTCCAGATCCTCAATAACACCTTGACTCACCATACTGACGTGGAACCTATTCCGGATAGAGACCGTATCTATTACTGGACTCGACCTGGTAATGATCGTGTGTTTAACCGCAGGGCAGTCAAGAAACATAAACGATACACCACGACCATCTAGGAGATCTGCCATGGAACCTAAATACAAACTGACTGACATGCACGGTTGCAGAGGGGTTCTTGTCGAGGTCAAAGAACCCGTCCGTGTAAAAGGCTTCACCTTCGCCCAGTTGTTCAACCTCGCCCACTACAACACCAGGAGCTAACATGCTGTTACCGCACCACAAGGGCTTCTTGCTCGCAATCGAAGGACCAGATGGGGCTGGCAAGACCACCCTGCGTGAATGGCTGAAAGAGTGGTTCCTGACCCACAGCATCACCCCAATCATCACCCGTGAGCCAGGCGGTACTCCGGAAGCTGAGATGATCCGTCAGGACATCCTGCGCAAACGTAAGATCCATGAAGAACCTGTCTGCGCCCTGACTCAGACGCTCAAGTTCATGGCTGCTCGTGCTCAGCACATTGAGACGCTCATCAAGCCTCGTTTGGCAAACGGTGAGCTGATCATCACGGATCGGTTCTGTGACAGTACGTTTGCCTACCAGACTCAAGAGGGCGTCCCTACCAGCAAGCTGCGTGTGCTGCACGACGTGGCGTTCGATAACTTCAAGCCGGATTTGACGATCCTACTCGATGGCAATCCTGAAGTATTCCGTGAGCGTATGGCAGAACGAGGCGAAGATGCCTTGAACTTCTACGACCTCAAGCCGATCGAGTTCCATCACGCTACGCGCAAGGTATACAACGAATGTGCGTGGATGGATGCCAACCGTTACGCGGTCATCGACGCTGAGCAGAACTTCGAACAGGTGCAGGCTCAGTTGATCCCGTACCTGATGCAGATCGACGCGCACATGCGCAAGCGTCCTGTTAACGCAACTGCATAACCCCGCGAGTGGTGGCTTCGGCCACCGCTTTATGCCCGAGGAGGGTAGCATGACCATCATCATGACCACTATCTTGGCTGGTGAAGAAGAGCCGATGCAACCTGTCGGGGTTGACCCACATGGCGTACACCGTTTCCTTGAGAACCGTATCGTTCGTGATCTTCTTGATAAGAGCAGTCAAGTGGGCTTCTCTTTGAACGAAATCGCGGTGGGTAACTACAGCCAAGCGGAACGCCGTCAAGTAGCCCAGCTCATTGGCTACAGTGTCAGCGGCTACTCCGATCTGTCGTACGTGGATGACGATTCATACTTCCGTGCGACCGAACGGTCAGAGGCATTGCTGGAAGATTCAAACGAGTCCTGAGCCTACATTACAAGAGTACATACACCTAGGAGACAATGATGTCGAACACCAACGCAAAGAAGCTGGCTGACGCAGTTAAAGCTGTCGAAGTCAACATCAACACCATCGAAGAACTCGTAGCCCAATCCTTCGCCAACGCCGACTTTAACTTCGTCGATCAGTTCCGCGGTGCGCGTGGTGCAACGCTGGAAGAGTCCGGCCTCATCATGAAGATGCTGGTTGGCAAGATGCAGGACAAGTTGGGCACCCTGGCCAACGTGCTGTATATCCGCGAGCTGGAATCTACTCGTGGCTACACAGATCCGTGGCGTGAAGCCGCAACTGAAGGTCGTCGTGTTGAGGCCATCGCTCTGTTGCGTAAGTTCGCCCAGTCGCGTGCCTTTGACATCTCGGAAGCTCGGGATGTCGTTGACGCATTCCTCAAACACCCGTTCTAGGAGGCGGTATGGTTCAGCAAGATCAGTACCCTGTGCTCGTCGCCGAGGCCATCGAGCAACTGAAAACAGAAGATAAATTTGGAATGAGTCTCCTGAACATCAGTAACCCGAAGGGTGGCTACTTGGAGATTGCAATCACCAAGGAACGTCATCGAATGGAAGGCTGGCATGCCGTGTTTCATGGCGGACCAGATCCTCGCTACTGTGACAGTACCCTTGAAGAGGTAGCTGCATCGTTTGATTCTGTCCGGTTCGACACGAAGAACCTGATGGCAGTCGAGCAGTTCACCACGCTCATGGGTAACAACTTCCACGTCAAGAAGTTTGTGGACGTAGAACATCAGTTCATCGGAATGAGCGATGATCGTCTCGTGCTCTTCCACATCAGCAATGATTGGGGTCACGTACGTGACACTGTCGGTCAACACGTAAGCTTAGCCATTAACTAAGGGAATCATCATGCATACTTCTCAAACGACCCATCACCGCATCTTCTTCGCCAACGTTACCAAACCAGACTACCTTGAAGGTCTGTGTCTGGACCTTGGCTTCGAGAAGGTGAGCGACACCATCTACGACCTCGTTCTGGACGAAGGCCACTCGATGAGCGTGGAAGGCGCCTGCCGTATCGCCGTCAAGGTAGCTGCACTGGGCAACGCCGAAGGCGATCCGGAAGACCTGCAATTCATGCTGGGTGCGCTGGCACGCTTGCTCGCTGAACGTGGCTACACGCCTCACAGCACCACCTTCGACGCTGACGTCGATCTGGAACTGTTGGTCGATCAAGACATCTCGTGCCTGGAACTGTTCGACCTGCTGTCGGCATTGTCTTACGGGTACGAAGTGCGCGGCATCTACTCTCAATGGGCCATGAACAGCAGCAAGGCAGAGTTCGGTGCTCATGCTGGCGGAACCCGCATCACCATGCGCGATTTCTCCATCCCGTGCCAAGTGTATCCGAACGATGCAGAAGGTCTGATCCACCTGCTCGCTCAGCACAGTCCTGAGAACATCGGCGACATCTACCTCATGAAGCTGATCCTGCCTCTGATCGAGATGCCGGGTATCTTGAACAAGACCATGGAGCTGTCTGTCCATGCTGCCCTAGCCCGTTTCTTGGGCGGTGTGCCTCAGATAAAGTTGTACCACGAACGCCCCAACGCACCGGTCCCGGATATTGGACCCGACCCACTGGCTCGTGAGTACACCCCACCGATCGCTCCAGCGTTGATCGCTCAGACGTTTGCGAGTATGCAGCGTCAAGGCATCGACCCGAAAGACATCGAGATCAAGGGTGTAAAGTTCCGTGATTCCAAGCCTCTTACTCCGAACGACTTCCGCAACTTCCAGCCGGCACCATTGAGCGGTATTCCGGTCGACCTGCAATTCTACCTGCTGTGGTACGGCTACTCACCACTGAGCTACATCCGCGGTGAGCTGGAGATCGCTTGCGACATGGAGAAGATCTCTGCTCAGGTGCAGGCAATTCGTGAAAGTCTGGAATGTGGCGATGATTCGAAGATCCCGCCGATGGGCCGGTTCAACGAGCAGTACATCTCCTCGCCGAAAGACCCGGTCCTGCGTCCTGACGACGTTCTGGAACGCGGTCGTTCGACCATGCTGTCTCAGACTGGTTTCGAGCAGGATGCGGTGCCGTTTGACCGTGGAGTTTTGCAAGACATCCACAATGAAGCCGCAGGCATGGCACGCAGCAGTCAACGTGACGTGATCGACCGTGAAACCCATCGCCCTACCTCGCAGAGTGAGCCGGGTATTCCAAGTGTCATGGTTCTAGAGAAGACCGGCCCAGACTATTCGGAAGTGTCTTCTTCACGCCAGTCGTTTGCTGAACCTTCCCCGTCACCGTCTCCAGACAACAGCCCAAGCAGCAGCGACAACAGCACTTCGTCGTTCGACTAACCAAACATAACCGGAGGGGCGTGTGCCCCTCCACCTTAACCGTATAGACAACTAGGAGTTTCACCCGTGGACGAAACCACCAAAGCAGTTGACAATATCGAATTCGATACTCTGAAACAAGAGTCGGCCATCTTGGACATGTTCGAGGCGATCAAGAACCCGAACTACAAGAAGGTCAAGAAGTTTGCTGCTCGCATGTACAACGAGTGCACCCTCGAGATCCAGAAGCGTCTGTGCCGGGACATCTACCGCGCTGACGATCCGGTCAAGTACATGCGTTCGTGCATCAACAAGATTCGTGACTGTGCCATTCTCGTGGAACAGTTCATCGAAGACGGTTGCCACGGCATGATCTTCACCGGCGCCAACGGTACTGACGTGTGGCCTGTCCAACTGACCACTCGCATTGCCGTGAGCTGGTTGGAAGACGGCAAGCGTTGGGACGAAGAGCAGGAAATGATCATTGCTCACGACGCAGCAAACTCGTGGATGAAGGAGCACGACAAAGGCTACTTCTTCGGCAAGGTGGTCCTGTTCCCTAAATTCGGCTTCTCCGGTGAACCACGTATCATCGAGATGGCCTGCGGGGATACTGAAGGCATGGTGAAATACCCAGGCACCAACTACTACGTCAAACCTGAGGCGACTCACGCCATGCGTGTGTTGAACGAAGAGATGGCGGCTCAGATCAAATCGGGTAATGGGACTGCGGCTGTACGTCAGTTGTTCCACCTCACCCACAACGCGTAAGGAAGTCTTATGGCACACCGTCTCTTTGTCCGCGACACCCCCAAGGTAGCCAAGCAGATGGGCCGTCTGGCATTTCGCCAGACCCCTAAAGGCGTGTACCAGCTTGACGCGTTCATTATGCAGCACTTGGACATTCAAGAAGAGTGTCCTCAAGGCTATCGTCCGGTGGCCGTGCACATCCTGCCGTACACTATGGTCGAGGATGAGCACGTCTATTACGCGTTTAACAGCCTTGGGGCACCTACGCTGTATGTGAGCTTCCAAATCGGCCCAGAGGACTTCGTAGCGGCCTCTGAGACCGATCCGTACATGTCTCTGCCACGTAGCATTGTTGGCAAGATTGTACGGACCTTGGATGCCCCGCACATCGACATTGCACTGGACATGGAACGCTTCATGTACCCGTCGGTGGTAAACGGGGAATTCATATGGGCGATGGAAGTCAAAGGCGATGACAACCACACCGTCGATGAACTTGTCGCTCAACTGGGAACTGTTCTCGGACGGATCACCAAAGCACAAGTCCTCAACAAAGACATCGAAGTCAACACCCTGTCGTTGGCCGCGATCAACTATAAAGCACCTGCATCAGACCTAACCATCTAGGAGTAAGCGGCATCATGGGAGCCCAATTGGCCATCCAGATTCACCTGTTCACAATGTCACTAACGATCGTGTTGACCGTGGCGTACATCGTACACGGACTGATTTACCCGAGGGTCAGTGGAGAAATTCCACTGGGGCCTCATCAGGTGGATTACAAGGTAGGTCGGATTCCCTTCGTCAACTCGGGCAAGTTCTTCATCAATCTTTACCGGCACTGGTGGTGGGTAGAGAACGTTGATGAATTCCTGTCAACCACTGGTAAGCAACTGCGCTACGAGACGAAGTCGTACTGGGCACACATCCTTGATTGTGGCCTGTTGTACCCGGCGTTGTTCGTGTATGTGTGGAACGGCTATCACTGGATGTTGTTCAAATAACACAAAGGTCCAGAGCGGGGCTACCGCTCTGGACCTGCTATTTCTTTTGTCGTGGTTAAATAAAACGCATGCTTCATCCACTATGGGACAACCCACCGGCCAGGAGACACATTCTCTTGGCCCTTATACCGGAGAGTCAAAATCATGTTTAAAGGCGCTATCAAATCGGAGTTCGTAGCTCTGCCAGCCGCTACAGGTTACATCATCGTCTGTGTACCGACCAGACGCCACGTCAAGGCCCTTCAGACGCTACTGGGGCCACGTATCTCCCAAGAGGAGGCGGTAGACTGGGATACCTTCAACGCCAACCCTGAGGCGTATCCAGACAAGAGCCGTCTGATCTTCATGGAAGCGCACACTACCTCGGAGACCATCGCCAAGATGCCTCCAAGGATGACCTTCTTGGCTGCGGAGGTCTTCGTTCTGGCAGGCAGTGTTCAGTTGATGGCCTTGCGTGACCAGACTGGTTGCAAGTGGGGTGATCTCGAGAAGCGCATCAGTAGTGACAGTGTGTTCGAGGGGTTCGCAGCGGCGTTAGCCAAGACTGAGTGAGAAATAAAACCTCATTCTCTTCACCTATGACTAACCTGATAGCTCGAGGCTACAATGCGGTTGAAACCCTTAGTGTTGGCCATTGCTAACCTGCACCAGTCCCACCATGACAGTTCGTTGGAAGTGGGTGAGATCAAATCTCTCTACAAACCAAAAGGCGGACTGACAGTTGTCAAACCTGAGTTTGTGCCTGCTCGTCATGCTGTCGAGCTCGTACGCATCGAAGGCGAAGACTTCGTCCTCAGGCCGGGACTGACCATTGTCGATGGGATTGCCAGACGGGTCATTGAGACCCCTGACTACATCCATGTCTTCTCAGTGAAGGCTAACTTTGCCACAGGTGACGTTGTCGGTCACCTTCAATCCTTTGAGTACGGGTCGCACGAATACGTCTACATGAAAGGCGAATGGGCGATCACCACGTACACCACCAATCTTAACCGGGGAACCCGTCATGTACAATCGCTCTAACACGTTGGGCTTTGCGGCCCTGCTGGATGCACTGGTCATTGATTTGGCTACGGAGCTGGAGATCCTCGTGGATCAAGCCCCGACTGTCCGTGACCACTTCGCCACCCTCGCCGCTGCTAAGACCCTCGTGAAGCATGAGGTGGATGTGCACGGCGTACAAATGAAGGAAGAGCTGCTTGAGGTCCGTGAGTGGTTCGAACTGAAAGGTTGCCCTGGTGTTTCTTTTACCGTCATCATGTCCTTCAACGACGACCTGGCCTTGATCAAGTCCGACGTTGAAGTGCGTGGCGTGACTGCTGCTAAAGTCGGTGGGGACCGATTTATGCAGTGGGGCTCGATGGAGAAGAAATGTCTGGTGTTCGAGAACATCGACCTGTGCCAGTTCGTGGCCACTCCTAAATTACTCGGCCCATTGGCTGCGGTAATCTTCTCGATGCTGTTCAACAGTCAGTACTCTGATGACTTCGTCGAGATGGCAGAGCTGTCGCTGGACTTCGCTCAAGGGCATCACCAGATCTTCATCAATAACGAGCACTATGGTTCCGTCCACGACCATCAGAACTTCACCTTCTATCCGAAGAAGGGGTATCACGACCTGATCGAGTTGGCTGCGCTGTCGTTCTTGGGCACTTGTCCTCAGCACCGTGACATCTACTTCGTCCCTGAACCGACCGGTTCCAAAGGCACGGATCTGTTTCTGGCAGTCGAGCCCGAAGAGTAAGGAGCGAGTGTGATCTTATGGCAATAATCCGAATAAAGCAACCTTAGGTATTTGTCTATGGATCGCACTCCCTTGTCCCTTTGGGCCAAGCACCTGATCCGCGCGGCCATTGACTACTTCAATGAACGTTCGGTTCAGGCTTGCCTGATTGTGGACAACACCGTTCTGAAGGACGGAGTCCTCGCTTCAATGAAACAGGACGGCGGTGACTTCATCGTGTGCGTTGCACCTGGCTTCACTACGCAATTGGATTTCGATGAAGCCGACCTCACGATCGCCGTGAAGTTCGACAACCTAGCCCACGTCATGTGTATCCCGTATAACGCCATTAGAGCAGTGATTGCCGCTAATGCGGGCGGGGTACTCACTGAAGATGGTCACATGAACGTAATCAGCATACCGCCGGTGGTCTACCCACCTGCGTCACGTTACCGCACCGAGCGCGAGTTGGCAGAGAAGGCCCAAGCGGCTATCGAAGTCGAGATGCATGCTCAGCCTAAACAGGAAGAGTTGCAGCTTGTCGCTAAAAAGAAAAGGTCATGAGGACAAAATGATCGAACAAGTCTGGTACGACACCTTCAACAAGCTGGAGCAATTCACCCACGAGCTGGAGAAGGTCAAGTCCTATGTGGCATTGAGTGAACTCAAGCCCCTCTGGCGGATCATGAAGTCTGTCCAGTTGCGTTACATCCCCATAGTCACCGAAGAAGTGAGCAACCGCTTGCATCAAGTGGTCACTCGCCTTGAGATCCGTGATGTGGGTGCCAGTGCTTGGGACGCAGACGCGGCCATCAGGTTCATGCGCAACATCAACATGTCCTGTTCTCTTGATCCAGTTTCTCTGGGTGACGAATAACGTTACTTATCATCATTGAACTTCACCAGTAGTAAAGGGATAGACCATGAAAACTCAAGATAACGCCAACCCGAAAACCCTTCTCGGTCACGCCATCGTGTTCGTTGCATCCTACGAGGCTGCTGCGGAACTGATCAAGCGTCTTCCGGATGTGAAGGAGTTCTTCGTCATCGGCGACAATGTGCGGAAAGTGCCAACACCGGTCCAGACGCTCTTCAAAGAGCGCAACGCAAGACCGTTCCGCATCCGGACTTCCGGTACATGGAATCCCTTGTTCAAAGCAATGGGCGAAGTAGATGACGTGCGTAATGAAGGCGTCAAATACGGTAAGGTAGGAGATCTGATGTTCATCTCCATCCTCAGTGCCCATGAGATCTCTTCGGCCCTCAACCGCCATCGTGCGGTGAGCCAGATCTCGTGCCGCGAAATGTATTGGCTCGACACTCTCAGCCTAGGAGAGGAGGCAGACGAGTCCATCGACCTTGCATTGCGCAGCATGCCGTCCGTACTGACCCCGATCGCTTACAAGGACCTGACCGCACAACAACGGTTTGACTTGACAGCGTTCGAGTTTGCCCGGTTTACCCGTCCGATCCATTGCGTGGACTCAGTTGAGAACTCGTACAACGGCGTGGCGTTCTACACGAACTTCAAACTGGGCGAGTCGTTTCACGGCACGCGTGCTGGCATCAGTACTCGTGCAGCGTAATACCCGGGGAGGGCTTCGGCCCTCCCCTTATGCCGTGTGACATGTGTTTTTGAACAAACCCGACCTATCAAATAGGTAACCAAGAGGAAGCCATCATGGAACGCACGTTTATCAGTAAACAGGAGGGTCCGACTCAGGTCTGGATCACAGATGATCCTGAGAAGATCGCAATGTTGACCCGTCCTGGTGTCTTTCCGCTGCAACGTCACACCGTCGTACTGAAAGGTCATCAGTTTGAACTCTTCTTGTCGGGTCCTGATACTGATCAATACATGCACGATACCCACGGTGCTACGGAGTTCGCTAAGAACTTCATGACCAACGATTCGAGCGAGCTGATGGACTGGGCTCGCGTACTGTTGCTTCACGAGGATGGACGATGAGTGTATTTGAATCGGCTCTGGATGCATTCAAGGAGCAGGCACGTAACGACACACAGAGCTACTTGAGCGTCGAGCAGCTTAAACTCCGAGTGCGCATGTACAAGGACTTCGATCCGTCCTATGACGACACGTGGCCTGAGGATGTACATGCACTCTTCGCAACCGGTGCACTGCACATGGTCTTTGCGCCTAAGTTGGCTTGCATCCAGCGCCGTGACTTTGTAAATCACCCAGGGCATCGAGTGGGCAATTATGCTATCTACCTTCTTCAGTCAGCAATGAACCGGCAAGGGGGTATCAGGGGAGAGGGCTTCTGCATTGCACGGATCAGTGCCACTCATCCATTGTTCGACCCTGTCACAATCGCAATCATTAAACCGTTTTGGTACAACCTGCATGTCGACTAAACACCGGAAGAAAATGAAGAAGGAGCGCAAGATGCGCCGTCAACAACTCAATGTGTTCAAGGGTATTGGGTTTCTGATCGTACTGGCAATTGGCCTTGCTGTCTTCCAGCCTGCCAAAGCTGCTTCGGTCGCGATCACGGCCAGACCAGTGGTTATCTCAAGGCCGGCAGTATCGACCCCGACTGTGCGGGTCTCTACACCAACGCCTCCTCCGGCACGAGTGTCTCCGCCACCTATGCGATCATCAGGTTCCTACCGGAGCATGAATGAAAGCGCACCAGCATCGACTCCCATGCCAATGCCGTTGTACGTACCCATGTTCATCGGTGGCAGTGGGGCCAGTGCTAGTGAGGCGACTGAGGTAGCGACTCCTCTACTGACCAAGTGCACGGTCAAGGAGTTCGAACAGGCCAGGCTTTGGCAGGAAGACTGCAAGAACCTGAAAGAAGTGCAGTCGGGATACTGTCCTCTGCTGTCTTATTTCCGCTACTGTAAAGAAACCACCCCGGAAGAAGCGCAAGACCTCAAGCCAGCCGGTGAGAAGTACAAGCACGTCTTCCTAACTGGGAGCTGAACATGAACGCAGACACCGATCACGCGTTGAAGAACTGGAAATCCTCCAAGCTGCTGAAGAAACAAGCACGGCACTTGAAGGAAGAACCACTCTACGCGAAAGAGGACCCTGAGGCTAAGGCAGAGCTGTTCAAGTTCTGCTACGCCGTACGGGCAAAGCTGCGTGACATTCAGGAGAAGCCGCTTGAAGAAAGACCGGCCCTTCTTGAAGAGTTCCGCAAGGATTATAAACTGGCTGTCTCAACGCAAGACTTCAAGCGTTATGACGTCGACGTCCATGGGTATTCCTTAGGGATGATCATGGAGATTTCTGAGGAGGTGACATGAGCATTACTGAAGAACCAATCGGCGCTATCCTGTTGGATAACTACGAGGCCATTGAAGAGGCTATCTTTGACGGTACTGGGTTCCATGCTTCCGAGACAGCTCCCACTGATCTTGCGGATATGATCCATCGCTTTACCGAGCATGGTGACAACGTAGCCTTCGTGAATCCGACTCATGAAGAGTACGTGGAGCTCATCATCCGCATCCCGAGGGTCTAGTCGTGATCGAATCTGTAACGGACAACGTCTACCTGCTCGGTGGCAAGCTTCGCGATCAATACGGTGAGCACTGCTGTTTGCACGTACACGATCAAGAGCTGGCTGAGTACATGAAACAGTTCAGGGGCAAGTACGTCACGATGCGCTACTGGGTCAATGATCGTGAACTCACGTCCGTTGAACACGCCACTGAGTTGACGCTCGAGCAAGTCATGGGCGCTGGTGCTGTATCGGCCAAGTGTGATCATCACTGGTCAGAGGCGACGGGCTATCTATACACCACAGAAGATGCTCAGGTCGGTGGTCATGATCTGTTGGCTGAACTGGAAAGCTGGGTGGGCAAGTTCCTGCTGCTGGAGATTGAGGTGCACGACGAAGCACCAGCCAATGCTCAAGTCAATGAGGTGGCCAAGAAGATCACCCATGACACGCCAGCGATCGATGCACTGCTGCACACGCTCATGGGCAGGCCTCTATGATCCATCATGAAACGCGGACCATTGACCTGATGGCTCACGTCAAGGGCATGTATCCGCCACCCAATAACAACTGGTCGATGAAACGTAAAGTCAAGCATCGCAAGTTCATTGCGGCAAAGATGAAACGTCACCAGAACACCATTCTCTCCGTAATCAAGGAAGTCGCACATGACACCATTCGTTCTGAACACCCGTCTGACACCAACTGATGATGCGTACCACAACCTCATCGAGGATGTGTTGCACAACGGCAACTTCAAGGGTGACCGTACTGGCACTGGCACCTACGCAGTAGTTGGTCGTCTGGCCCGCTACAACCTGATGAACAAGCGTTCGCCTCGCCTGACTACCAAAGGCATGCAGGATACTGCTGAGCGCGAGATGCTCTGGTTCTGCGGCGGTAGCTCCAGCATCAAGGAACTGCGTGATCAGAAGATCGGTATCTGGAACAGTTGGTTGATCCCGGGCACGGCCAAGTACCGCACCCGCACCAATGATGAACTCATTGGGCTGTTGGCGCGGAAGTACGATAACGATACCGCCACGATAAACTTCTGCACCAATGATCACCTTCTCGAAATACAGAAGGGTCGCGGCATCAACATCTTCGACAAGTTCACCGTCAAGATCACGGTCAAAGAAAGCCTGTCGAGGACAGTCGAGATCTACGGCAGTGACGCATACTTCACTTCTGTTGAAGGCGTGCTTCATCACGCGGCTCAGTACCACAACATCGCAGTGGAAATCCTGACCGACGGCAGCATTGGTCCAGGCGCTTACGGTCCACAATGGCGTCACTGGCAGGACACCCAGATCATCACTCAAGCTGACTTGGTCCAGTACCAACAGCAAGGCTACACTCTGCGCGGCGAGATCGCTCCAGTGGGCCTGCCGGACACTGAAGAAGCTCTGCTGGCAGAACTGGATCGTGTGGCCGAAGCGAAAGGCTACGTCCGTACCGACGTCGTGAAGGTGCAGTTCGACGAAGTGGGCGATAAAGGTTACGACGTCTACAACAACGGCGGTACGCTGTGGGCTCGTTACACTGACGACAACGGCCTGCGTAAGATCTTCACTGCCATCGCTGACCTGCCACGTTTTGTGGTGCATCGTGAAGTCGACCAGTTGGTCAATGCGATCCAGTTGCTTAACCATGAGCCGAACAGCCGTCGTATCATCGTTTCGGCCTGGAACCCAGCGCTGACGTGGAAGGCTGCTCTGCCGCCATGTCACCTGTACTTCCAGTTCATCTCGCATGAGTTGACTCTGGAGCAGCGCTACATGATCGCCCGCGACCGTATGGCTCTTCAGAAGTACGACCTGAAGAAAGAAGCGGACAAGGGTTTCATGGACATGGCTCTGCGTACGTGGATGCAGTACGACCTCGAGGCAGATCGTAAAGACTGCACCGATGAAGAACTGCACGGCAACATGGACGCAGTCGGCATCAAGCGTCGTGGCCTGTACTGCTTCCTCCTGCTGCGTTCCAACGACCTCGGTCTCGGACAACCGTTCAACGTGGCTCAGTACGCAACGCTGACTCACATGGTGGCTCAGTGTGTCGGTATGGAAGCATTGGAGCTGGTGTGGGCTGCGGTAGACGCTCACGTGTACTCCAACCACGTACAAGCGCTGGAACATCAGCTGACTCTGGAATCGAAGGACTGTATCCCTCGGTTGAAACTGAACCCTAACGTCACGTCGATCGACGGCTTCAAGATCAGTGACATCCAGATCATCGACTACGATAGTCACCCGGCACTCACCAAAGAAATGCCTGTAGCCGTATAAGGAAAACGGAATGAAATCTATCAACCATACTCGCAACGCAGTGCGGTTTGCTATTGTGGTCTTCTGGGTTGTCGTCCTCGGACTGACATACACCGCGTTTCAGAACTCCGGCAACGCATTCGCGCTGGGTTGGGGAACGTGGCTGTTTTACGCAGTCGTGGCAATCGTTGTGTTCTACGCCGGTGTCGTTTACACCATCAAACTCTGGAGCTTCAAATGAAAAATGTAGTAGTAGCTGTTCTTCTCCTGCTGGCGATTGCTGGCTGTAGCCGTACCCCGTCGAACGTCCACGTGATCGCGACGTCCAACTGCGGCGCTAAATGGGAGAAGCTCTCCGTTGGCTCCACTGTGCCTAAACACACCGGCAATCCATGTGGCTACAACGTGGCCCTGCCGAACTGGCCGATGGCTGGCGACACTCAGTTCAAGACCCAATTCTCCAAGAAGGTCCTGAGCAATGCCAAGATGTCGTACACCTACACCATCACCGATCCGCTTCTGTTCATCAACGAAGCACGCTACCTCGGCAAGATGGGCGGTTCCCTCGAACTCTCCTCTGACACTGTTGGCAGCCGTTACGAGATGGCCGAGAACATCATCATCGACAAGATGCTGCGTGAGGTGACGACTGAGCTGACCCGTGATCTGGACGTCGTTGATGCCAACCCGGCAGAGATCGAAGACGCGATCCTGAAGCAGGCCAAAGATACCCTAGAGAAGAAAGGCATCGTCCTCAGCGACCTTGCTTTGGTCATCGAGAACGACGACCTGACCCGTCTGGCTATCGACGCTGCTACTGCGATCCGCGTGTACGAAGCTGCTGGCATCCGTACCGTTGGTGAAAGCGTGATGACGGCTCGTGCCGGTGCCACCAAGATCCAGGTCATCACTGCGTCCGAGCACAACTCGGAACAATAAGGAGCAGTCCATGCCCCAGCCTCGGTTGCAGGAAGGTAAGCAGCCGAACATGACTCACTTGGGTGGTGCGATGTTTATCGTGCGTACCCAAGCGGGTCTTCGTAAAGCCATCAAGCAACAGTTTGACGACTGGAAGGAGATGGAAGTTTACGGTCGGCCTAAGAAGTACCCAGCCATTGTCGCGATCATGAGTGGTCGGTCTTGCGGCATTGATCATATCCAGATTGCCAGCACGCACCTGAACGTCGTTAAGGACGCATTGGCCCAACAAGGTGAAATCGCACCATGAAGACAGACCGTGGATCATTAGCAATAATGGCACCGCTCCTTGACCAGATCAAGTCGGATGAAAACGGGGACTATGAGTTCCATCCGACTGAGAAGGTCTATCCACTGATCGTCATTGATCGGGTGATTGACTTGTATGCTCGGGTGTCTCATCTGGGCCTGCAAGATGCAATCAAGGACATCAGTCGGGTCTTTGAACTGACGTACATTCCGGAAGAGGAACGCACCATTCGTGGAGTGGGGGCGTTCATGTTCAAGGTCGTGGGTCAGCGTGTGGATGTAACACTCGAATACCTGCTGCGCAATCCCGACCACACAGATCACCCCGAGCGTGTCTCAGTCGACAGTGTGATCGAACTGGCCAACGCAGCAGAGCGGGTTTACCTGTGCCGTGCGTTGGGCGGGATCAACGTGAATGTTGCCGTTCATCGTTGGCGCACACGGGACTTCACTTTTGCCTTCGATGGGGAAATGCTGAATCTGCTCCCTGTCGAATCTGACACTCAGGTATAAGGACTTGCCATGACGGCACCATCTGCCACTATCACCGTTCCTGAAGTTGCCGAACGCTTCAGAGAGTACTGGCTGGACAATCCAGCCTGGGGTTCTCTGCACATCGTTCTTGATGACTTCAATGTCGACAACCACCACGTAGAACACTGCATCGAGTACGCCATCCAGAATGGCGACAAAGAAGGTGAGGCACTGGCCCGCATTCTGTTGCAGATGTCCAAATCACAGCGCCTGAAACTCTCGCGCATCGGTTAAAGGAATCGCCGTGAAGAATGTACCAATCCTGCTGCTCATGTTGTTTGCTGTGGTGAGTTGCGGTCCTCAACAAGCCCAGTCCAGTAATCGAGCCTCCACCCTTAGTTACGTGGGAGAGACTCCTGGCTGCACGATCTATTCGGGGTTTGAGCATGGCGTTCGTTTCTTCGTAGCCGACGCCAAAGCAACCCACGATGTCTGCTCTATCTCCACTGCCCAGTAAGGAATCGACATGTGCTTTGAACGTCTTTACAATGTACCGTTCGTTGAAGAACCGGACTTCACTCGCGAGATCAAGGTCCTCAAAGGCATCGCTGACATCCCGTTTAAGGACGCGGTGGAACAGATCGGCACTACCGCCAAGATCATCCTGGACGGCGCTATCATTGATGCTGTCATGCGCGAAGCCAATAGTCGTTTCGCACACGTCAACGTCATCGGTGCTGATGACACACTGCAAGAGCTGGAAGACCGCTCTGTCGTGTTCTCGTCCCCAGTCATGAGCAGCCGGTTCCTTAACGGCAGCGTGCATCCTGAAGTACTGACAGTCAGTCATCACAAAGACCTCCAAGGCACTGTGGTTGTACTGAAGTTGAAGGACTTCTCGTTCGTCGCCATGTACAGCTTGGTTGTTGCTCCGCCGACTGGGCTGCCAGAAGACACGATCGCCTTGGCTGAGCTGCGCATCAAGTTCGGCCTTGAATCCGAGTCAGTCCGAATCTATCGCGACTATGCCAGAGAGGTAGAGTTGCTGACCCCAGCACCACAAGTTCTCTCCACGTTCCGCAAGCTGTGGAACCACAGTCCGATGAACTTCCCACCGTTCTCGGACACTCGCATCATGATGATGCCGGTGAAGATCGGTCATCTGGACGGTATCCCTGAGCACTACTGGCGCTTCATGGAACAACTCTTCGGCATGACTGAGGAACGTTTCCACGGTGAGATCGGGTATCTGACCATCGACGAGCGTGAGCTACAACCAGGTGAGACTCTGCGCCGTTCGGGTCTGCACGTGGACGGCTACTACCAAGGCCGTTGCGGTGCATGGGGTGGCGGTGGCGGTTGGGGCAGCGTGGGCAATGGCATGCTGGCGGTTTCCAGTACTCCTCACTGCAAAGCGTGGCTGGGCATCGCTCGTGGTGAGATCGGTAGCGAAGGTGAAGCCGATCAGATGGACCTCAGCTCCTGCGGTTCGATCATCTTCGGCGCTGGTGATGTTTACTGGGTCGACGGCGCGTGCATTCACGAATCGCTGCCGGTGGAAGAAACCACCAAGCGTCAGTTCGTGCGTCTGTCCATGCCGAACAACGGTCCTTGGTTTGAAGGCTACACCGAGAACCCGACTGGCATCAAACCGTCGAACGACATCCTGCCTACTCGTGACAAGTTCATGAAGGGCTAATGGCCACGGCAAAGAAGCCGCCCACTGCTGAAGAGCGGTGGGCACGGTGGAGGGAGGATAATCGGCCTATCCTCCCTGACATCGAAAAAGCTAAAGACCAGATTACTGCTATCCAGCTCAAGAAGGCTGGTAAGCTTCATTAAGGAAGATTCATGAAAGCTCAAGCCACTCCGACTCAGATCAACCCATCTAAGCGCGACTTCATGTTGCAGTTCATTCTGAACGCTCGCTTGAGTGGTCGTGGCCAGGACATCGGTTCTGGCGGTGAACGTGGTCGTCGTGAAATTGTTGAGGCCGCTGAAGACCTCTACAACCTGACCATGAAGAAGTGCGAAGAACCTATCCCCGAGGAGAAGTAGATGGGTACGTATACGACGTTTGTATGTCAGCGCAAGATCGGGGACAAGTGGTTCATCGTTCTGCCTGAGGGTCATGGATATAACCCTGAGATTCCTCATTCGTACGGCAAGCTGGACATGATGGATGACATCGACAAGTCGATGGGGTTCAACCTGAAGTCTGACCAGCGCATCTACGCCAAGCGTCAGGACTTCCAGTCTCCTGGCGAGTACAGCGAGTTGACTTCTCGGGCACCGTGGGCCAACCGGGGTTATCCTGACGACATCGACGATGAAGTCAAGGAGATCTTCGAAGGCGCTTACCATGGCGACGCATCATGGGTCATGCTCGATGAGCTGTTGGCGTATGACTTCGACAAGGAACTCGTCCACACGGGCTACGGCGACGATATGGTCACCTGGACCGAGCACTTGAAGCCTGCGTACCGCATGTGGTTCGAGCGGCTGAAAGCCATCGGCGTTGAGCGGGTCATCTACACCAATCACTGAGGGGGTAAACATGTTGCCATATGGTCATATCCTGAGCGACATCCACATCGGCAATTATCGTGAAGGTAAGTCGCGCAGTACTGATGAACTCCTTCGTTTGATGGAGGACCTCGGTCCCGATCCATGCCAAGATGATCGCTTCCATGGCGATCATCCTAATGACCAAGGCGAACGCACCAACAAGAAGCTCCGCGTTCAGCCATTCTATCACCGCGGCCGCGATGGAAAGATGAAGAGGTTCTGATGAAAGCTACATTCCCCTTGGAGACCATCTTGGCGAGCATGCGGCAACACGAAGCCGTCTGTGTCAAGATGCCTGCTCTGAACCATTTCCAGCAGCGACTCGAGGATAAGTTGCTGGACGTGTTGAAGCGTAACCCATCGGCCGACGTACCTTACCACAACAACAACCACATGAGGGGCGTGTGGGACATTGCTCAGGTTGTGTGGGAGGCTGAGAAGGAAGACATCGGTCTCGGTGGTGACTGGGCGTTCATCGCGCTTATGTTTGTCTGTCTGCTGCATGACTACGGTCATTCGGCTGGACATGACAACGACCACTACAATGTCCTGAGTACCCGGGAGTTCGTCTCGGAGTTAATTGCACAGAACGGTTATAGTTTGCCTGGTCGCGTCATCGAAGCCATCGATAAGGCCATCGAGTGCACCGAGTTCCCATTTGTGATCCCTCCACGCAACAAGCTGGAGATGGTCATGCGGGACTGCGATGTGCTCTATGCCACCGTGAGCCTCGACCCTACTCTCGTCATGGAAGACCTCCGTGCTGAGATTCAAGTAGCGGCCAAACGTGACGTGACCTATGAGGAGATGCTGGTCGGACAATCCAAGTTCATGGAGTCCGCAGAGCTCTTCACCGAAACCGGTCGTGCTATCTGGGAGATCTACTCTCCTCGTTACCTTGTGCGGCTTCAAGAATACGCGAAAGAAAAGGGAACATCCGATGTCTGATAACAAAATGCGCAACTTCCTGCTCTCCAATGAAGCGCTGGAAGTGTTTGCCCTGCTGTACAACAAAGGCCCTAAGGAAGACGAAGACCTTCCGAGCAAGGCAGGCATGGCTGATCTGATCACTGCTGGTCTGGCCAAGAAAGATCCGCAGGACCCGAACCGCAACATGCTGACCAAATTGGGCAACCATGAAGCGGGCATCTACTTCACCTTGCTGGCCGTCAACGCAACCAAGACCGGCACGCCTGTCGAGCTGGAAGTGGCAGGCAAAACCCTCAACATCGACATCGATCCGGATGATCAAGATCCAGTCGGAACTGTCGAGTTCATTCAGGCTGAAGTTCTGAAGGCCAATGGCGGAGATGTCCAGGATGAAGCCGAGTCGGCGTAGTTTCCTTCGGCTAGTCGGCATCGGTACAGGGGCGGTTATCGCTGCTCCTGTTCTGGCACGCATTCCTGAAACCACTCTGACGTTGCCTCCCGTGGAACCACTGGCAGCAATTGCAGAGATCTCTGATGACAGGGTGGTGAATTGGGAAGAGATCATCAACCCGCCGGAGCAGTTCCTGCCGAATGAATACAGTAACCCGTACCTCATCACCAAGGCAGACCTCGGACTCTGTTCCAAAGGGCAGCTTCTCCGAGTAGTCCGCTGACACCAATTGCTCCGGGGTAATCCCCGGGGCTTATATCCCGATAGGAGGCTGTATGGCTTTCAATATCACGATCGTGACATTCGACAAAGAACCCGACACGTCAGAAGAGAAGCTCCTCGATTACCGAGGCTTTGACCCTGTACTGGTTGGCCAGACAACCCAAGGCGGCATGTACTTCTACGTCGTCAAGACCGAAGTGCCGGGTGCCAACATCCATCACGTTCAGATTCGGGATGAGTTGATTGACTCACCTAACATGGTGTTGGTGTTCGAGAACCTCTTCCCGCAAGGAGGCAATGAGAACGACCCGCTCCCTGAGCTGTTCAATGAACGACTGAGCGGGATCATCAAGGAAACTGTCCATCGGTTAGGCATTACTGACGTTAAGCAATTGGAAGGTCCGTGGTTCGCATGTGGAGTCATGGCCTACACTGTCCTCAATGTCGGCAAGGCTTTGTCAGACGACTTGGCCAAAGCTGAACGTAGTGCAATCTTTAAGGGGAACAAACATGATTAATGCGCCCGAGGAGTCAGGTCCACTGACTCCTGAGCAGCACGATGAGATGCTGCGCCACCCACTGAAAGGTCAATCTTTTTTTGACCTTGAGGAAGACCTGAAGTACTACGACAACATTCTGCGCAGTACTACCGAAGGCGATCCTGTATATAGCCGCTTCACTCAACAGAAGGAGATCACTGAGCGTTACCTGCATCTGCTACGTCGTTTTACCACTGATGGCGTGAGCGACATCATCACGCTGGATCAAGTGCACGACACCCGCCGATAATCAACTTTATTTCAGCGATACATTATTGCGTTGAATCCCTAACCATTAGGAACACCCATGAATTGGTTTACCGACCAGATGCAGAAGTTCGGCATCCTTAAAGCTCCATTGCCTGCTGTAGAGATGGCGCCAGTGGTTGAACAGCCTGCCCCACCGCCACCGTTTGATCTGGACGCCATCATGAAGCGCGTTCGTGAATGCAAACGTGACCAGTACGTCGTGCTGTGTGGCAAGCTGTTCATGTACGTTGATGATCGCACCACGCATTACTCGCCATTTGACGGGCGTGGCAAGCCTATTCCATTGCTGACCTACATGCCGGAGAACTTCCACGTTCACATGGACTACATGCCGGTAGAGCCTGAGTTCTATCCGAAGTCTCCAGAAGACATCCAGCGCCCTGATGACTGGATCGAGTGGATCGATCAGTGCGAGACCCATTACGGTCGGATGCGTGACTTGGTGGAACAGATGGACTGGGCGTTCCGCCTCATCAGTAAAGACGACCCACTGCTTTTCGTCAAGTCTCGTGGATGGCATGTCCCAGTTATCAAGCTGTACACCGACTTGAGCTGGATCGATGCCGGCTGGGAAGGACCTGCTATTGCCGTGGGTTGTCAGGGGGATCGTCGTTACCCAGTCGCCATGGGGTTGATTCCAGATGACACCAAACTGCACAGTCTGAAGGAAGTGGTGGATGAGTTCACCAAGTTCCGCGATGGGCCGTTGCAAGAAATGTTCACCAATCACGAATCGGTCATCAAGTTCAACGACACCTACGATTCGTTCATCAAGTATCTGGACGAGAAGTCCATCAACTACCGCTGAGGTCCATCATGGAAAAGAACGCCTACATCTCGATCTGGGGTTACCTCGTCTTCGTCGTCGATTCCTCGTTGGATATCTACGAAAAGTGGGAGACCTTCCAGCGTCACGGCATTGCTCGCAAGGAAACCTTGGATGAGCGCAAGGAGATCTTCATTGAAGTGCTCATGCGTGAAGGTCTGGTCAACGAAGTCAGCGATGCCGAAGTCATCCCGGACAACATCGACAGATACTTCGACTGGTTCTTCATGAAAGCCGATCCGAAGGCTGAATTGGTCCCAAGTCCGGACTGTCTGTTGCGATTGCAGCAGGCGATTGGCGATGAGCAGTTCGATGCAATGTCCGTGTACGAACGTGAGCTGTTCGCCACGGGTTACCGCTGTCCACTCATCACGGATGCTAACTTTGATCGGCAGACGTATTTCCGTTGGGTCGGCGACCACAAGGCCGGTAGCTTCGAAACGAAGAAGATGGCGTTGTTCAATAGCTGGTTCAAGCGCAATCAGGACATGGCCACTGAAGCGCAAGGCTTCGCTGTCCAGAACGTCTACTCCAATGACCCGAAAGACAAGTGGGCCTCGTACTCCTACACGTACGGCGCACAAGGCAAACTCGGGTACGAGGTGTTGATTGTCAACGCTGGTCAGACCTCTGGCGGCATGTTGGCGAAGATCACCAAATGGGCCATCGAAACGGGTGGGTTCATCGAGAACGTGCCGTTCACGGTACCGGGTTACACCGTTGGGGCTGCTGGTGAGCTGCTGAAGGCTGTCGCTACTGAACAGGTCATGGGTGATGTTGCCCGGACGCGCATGTTGGGGGCTATGAACATCGGCATGACGCGCTACATGCAGGTCTTCATTGGCGACAAGAATAACATCTTACCCGGTGAAGAAGGTTACGACACCACCTTCGTGCAAGAACTCACCCCGGAGACGGAAGATGAGCAACGTAACTGACTTCGTTGCGTTCAACGAGCGCAAGGCTGAAGAAGCGGCTGCTGCACGGCGGACTTACCTCATGGGGTTCGCCAAGAAGATCGCAGACATGACCTTTGTCCCGGGCTTCTTGTATCCCTTGGCTGGCCAGAGCATCTGTGCTGGCTGGAAGGGGTATCTTGACATGCCTCAATGCACTGACTGGTGGTTGTCTGCGGTGGTACCCGTACTCCTCGATAATGGAAACATGTCGTGGGAGTTCGAGTTCTACAACTGTCGCATCCAACAGAAGGGCACTGACTTCCCTAAGGTTGGCAAGATCGAAGTAGTAAGCAGCCGACAACCTGTCCCCAACACCACGGTGGATTGTCTGACCGTGTTGGAGGAGTTCACGAACGGACTTGGCGACGGAGCAAGCAACCCTGCGTTGCCGTTCCACTGCATCATGTTCTTTGCACAGAAGGACATGGGCTTCAAGTACGTCAACCACGTTGTCGACGGTACCGTCATCACAATCACCCTTCAATCGCTCACAGAGCGCATGACAGTGACGTTCTACGCAGACCAATGCATCGCCCTGCTGGAACACCTGAAACAGACTGTCGAGCGTTACAACCGCCGTGATGGTAAGTCCATTGATGTCGAATGGGCTGACCAAAACAAACCCGCCGAATAAACACCAGGAAACTCACCCATGTCGTACGGTATCTACCTACTCAAAGCTCACCATCCAAGTGCCCTCGGTCTGGATGAATTCCCCATGCAGTCGCATACGTCCCTTGCATCGGCAGTACATGACACTCGCTTCCTGACGTTCGGCAAGACGACGCTGGAAGTCAAGGTCGACCTCTTCAAGTTCCTCGCTGAGCAACTTCAAGATAAAATGGACCGTCGTGTTCCGGATGACTTGGAATTGATGTACACCACGGAAATGAAACCGATCGAAGGCCACGATCCTGACATGGAAGTGGTCCGTTCGTTCCGTGAACTGGACCTTGATCACAAGCACCGTGAACTGGACTCCATGTTCTCCGGGTGTTCGCTGGAATGCGTGGCTATGTTGCCTCCGTCGATGTGCGACCTCATTGATGAGGCGCGTGAGATCGTGCGGGATGGCGAGGTTACTCGTGCACTGGCGTTGGCAAGTAATCCGCGTGGTCGTGTCACTGAGCTTAATGGGCTGATCCATGACATTGATCGCAAGTCAAAGCGGTGCGTGTCGTATAGCGCCATGAGCGATCAAGACTTTTCCGCGCAAGAACTGCAAGCCGCAGTCACTGCGTACACCAACTTCTTGGCAACGATGCGAATCATTGCTCACCCATCTCAGAAGGAGTCCTGATATGTCGTACGCCATTTACGCCCTGAACTGGAAACAGCAAGAACTCCATCATGAGTTCGTCAGCCGTAAGAAAGATGCGTTCCATGTCTGGGGCGATGTGATTGCGTTCATCACTGAATACAATCGCGGACTGGTAACGGACCGTACTGACGATGTGACCGCATTGCAGAAGCAGCACGACGATCTCAACGCGTTCATCCTCGAAGAACTGCCCAACTGGACTCTGGTGACATTGGAGATCATGGACAAGGACACCGAAGAACGGCTCGACGAAATCTTCGACTTCCTCAATCGCTACCGTGAATATTGCGACGAGTTCTCCTTCGTCGACAATCGTGATGCACTGGTCCTGATGAGTCGTCTGGACTTCGGCCTGCGGCGGTTGGTGGATCGTCGCTTCCATGCTAACTGGTTGGAAGGTACGCAGGAAGCCAAGGACAAACAGCAAGCCGAGTTCCTTTGGTACTCCAATCAAGTGAAGGTGTTCAAGGCGCTTCTGCGTATGGACATCGATATGGAGAAATATAACCAGTTGATCGAGCAAGGGCTCGGACACCACTCTATCATCCGTGATGCTGAGAAAGTTAAGGATGTCGATCCTAACGGCGAGTACATCTGGTGGACCAATCAAGGCGACTGTGAAGGCGTCATGGCGTATCACGAGAAGGCTCGTTTCGAAGGCATGATTCCGTGGGGCGGACCACTTCGTGACCACGTATTCAAAGAGCTGTCTTCTCGCAATGGGCGTCATGCGGCGGGCTGCGTCTGGGGGTTGAAAGATCAGCCGACGTTCGATCGGAGTAACGACTTCCATCGTTACATCATCAAGTACTGTGGCGGGGTGCTCATTACCTACGAGGACCTGATGACTGTCCGCCATAACCAAGGGTTCGTCACGGACCTTAAACTCAAACCGCTTTGGGAATTAAAATGAGCAGTATTCCGGGGTACACGCTCGAGGACTACGTCGCATGGCAATGGAACCTCGTTGTCGACGAAGCGCCTGAAAACAACATCAGCCTCGGATTTGCGGAGGCGTTGGGTAATGTTACCCCGCGCCCTCGTTTGACCAAGGAGCAGTTCGCTCCGATCGTGGCTATCTATGAACCGTTCCGTGAAGACATCGAACGTCGGCTGGATGACTTCGATGAAGACCGGCAGTCTTGGCGTGACTACGCGAGTTATGTTGATTGTGACATGACAGACGAGATGAACGCCGAAGCAGAACGACTTGTCAAGGAGTTAAAATGCGCATTGTTAACCGTGCCGAGTTCTTAGCCCTTCCAGGCCAAGTGCTCTACTCGAAAGTCCACAAGGGTTCACCCGAGGAAGGCATCTGCATCAAGTACCCTCATAACGAGGGTGAGGCCCGCAACGACTGGAACTACGACGCTATCAGTGGTTGTGGTGCCATGGAATGTGGTGGCTCGGACGAGCTGTGGGACAACATCCACAAGATGGAACGCGATCCGACCATGTCGGTACCCACTGACTTCCATTATACCGGTCGAGATGGCTGCTACGATGGAGACGAAGTCCAATTCCTCATCTTCGAGAAGGAGGACATCGTCAAACTGAACAGTCGTTTCGCCGAACTGCTGGAGAACATGGCGTGAACCAGATCAAACGGCTCCTTGTTAACCCTGTAGAGTTCCATTACCCGAACCATGTACCGGATAACGAGAAACACTACTACGCAACGGCCGATGAGCACGGCCATGTTCACATGCCTGCCGGGGTTGAACCCGGCGATCGGGTGACGGTGTCGTACGAAGTACCGAATCCCATTTATCAACGCATCCCCACGCTGGAACCCAAGCGCATTCCGCGCAACCAGCGTATCCCTCACCTGCAACGCGGCGGCTATCGTCGCTAAGGAAATGAAATGACCGAACGTCAATCCGCTGTAGACTTCATCCTGGATCAGGGTGAACAGTTTGACCCTACCACTGTTCCTGGCTTCGAGGAACGCGATCAGAAAGGCGAGTTCAAGGGCCTCGACAATGCAGCTATCCGCACCAAGCTTCTCTCCGAGGCTGAAATGCAAGACTACAACGACGAAGAAGCTGCTACCATGGCTGAAGAAGATCGTCGTGCTGAGGACCGTGAAGATGACTGACGTCCCAGGCGCTCCAGTCGTCGATGAATCCGAACTGGACGATGCGGTCATTGACCTGCGTCAAGCCAGCTTCGGTAAAGGCACGCGCATCAAGGTACAGCTCAAGAAAGCCAAAGAACTCAGTCTGACCAAAGTCGACAAGTTCAAGGCTGGCAAAGCGTACCGCGTCAAAGAACAGCCAGAAACGGCGTTCTACATCAATGCAATCGGTTACCATCCTGTGTCGGCTCTGCCTGCTGGGTTTGGTTTCCTGTGCACCGAGACTGAGTTCAAGCCGATGTACTTCTGCTTGCACGAACTCGGTGGAGAAGTGTTCTTCTAAGGGGGCAACATGGGCGATCTTAAACTGATCGTACCGGTAGCCAATGCTCGACCTGACTTCACTGTGCGTAGCGATACGCACATTCTGTCGATCCAGGCCAGTTTCTGGTTCAAGGTACGGGCCGGCGTCTCTAAGGACTGGGCAATTGCTCAGCTCAAGGAGTACGCTCGTAAAGAACACGGTGTCGATCCCAAGTCGATCTACTCGATCATGGCTAACGGTCGCTATCCGATATACACCAAGTAACAGGAGGGAGGACCTACGTCCTCCTTACCTCACCACGTGAGAATCATCATGAATGTAAAAGCCACCCCGGGCATCTTGCAATTCAACGCAGTGAACAACCGTGTGGAAGTCATCCGTACGGTAGTCCCTGTTGAGAGAGGCAAGGAAACGATGTACCAACTGGAAGAGTTCTTAACAGGGAATGCCTTGGCGTTGGTTCCTGCTGAAAAACTCGACTCTATCCGTCAACACGAACACCTGCACCTGTGGAGCAAGGAACTGTTCATGATGGAGGTCTACACCAACATGGTCCGTGACGTCCACCGTGTGGTCGAACACCATGGCGCTAACGATGAGATCTTCGGGCCTCGTAACCAACACCAGCTGGTGATCTTTCACGGCAACGGCGGCATGAAGGTCGGTCTTCGGATTGACAATGAAGCCATGCTGCTAGCGATCGATTGTCAGACGGCGGGTGTAACTCCAGATGGTCACATCCTGCGTCAAGGTACCGTGACTCGCTTCAAGAGCATTCTGGAGATGGTTGTGGGTAAAGCTCGTCATTTCATTGACAGCCTGCCCAAGAATGTTCATGACGCTATGAACCGTCAGTGGTCCGAATCCATCAACGACGAAGTCGATGCAGTGGATCGGTTCTATTCTCGGTCGTTCAACGAAGGATGGCAGGACTTCCTGAACATCAATGCGGTGTGCGATAGGCTCAACGTCTCTCCGACAACCCTCAATCGTTATCGCGATGGTCGGGTTCCAGGTGACGCTCCAGTGTTCCCAGCTCCTGATCGTTTCAAAGGTCGTTCCCCGTATTGGCACAAGACTTCACTCGTCCGTTGGGAAGAGAGTCGTCATCATTAATAAGAGGCGGGCCTAGGCCCGCCTCTATGCCGTCTCACCGTTTATTTTTTCCAAGGTATCCCTATGTACAGATTCTTTTTAACGGCCAGCACTGGCTCAACCAAGGTAGTAAATCATGCCGCCCAGCCTCGACACACTGAAAACGAAACTCGCAGGCTTGCTGTCTGCCATTGCCTTGCGTGTGGACAGCAAACTGGATAAGACCGCTGCGTCTGTAAGTGCCGCACGTCTCACCAATCCCTTCACCCTCAGCCTGACCAACGATGTACTCGGTTCTGCCAGCATCCATGGTGGAACTAACGTCGGTATCGCTGTAACCCTGCCGAACATTTCTTCGGCTGGAGTGTATCCAAAGGTCACCATCAACGCCAAGGGCCAAGTGATCGACGGTGAGTTGCTGATCGCCGCAGACATCCCTACGCTCGACGCTGCGAAGATCGGGACCGGTGCCTTTGATACCGCGCGCATTCCTGCGCTTGACGCCTCTAAGGTCACCACAGGCGTCTTCAACGCTGCACGTATCCCACTGCCTGCCCGTCTGGCCACTGCGCGTTCCATCTCCCTGACAGGTGATGGCTCGTGGACTGTAAACTTCGACGGTAACGCCAACGTCACAGCGGCATTCACCTTGAGTGCATCGGGAGTTGCTGCTGGTACATACGGCGGAGCTACTCAGATCCCTCAGGTGACCGTGGATGCTAAAGGGCGTATCACTGGCGTCACGCTGATCGACATCAAAGCTCAGACCGCCATTGCAGTCAACGAGTACGTAACCGTGGCAGTCGATGGGGTTAAGCAATACGACTTGCAGACCCTGCTGGGTGCTGGCCATGCTGCCTTCGACAAGAAGACGGCCGAGATCTCGGTACGGGCTAAAGAGACCAACGGCGCTTCGCCAATGTTCAACGCTTACGCGAATGCTGAAGCCCTGATCAGTTACGGCATCAAGGACGAGCGCTACGTGATGATCGCCAACCAATCCGGCGGGGCTATCGACCTCTACGTCAAAGTCCTCGTGCACCCACTGTAAGGACTGAGTCATGGCCGATATTTCTTTTGACGTCGCAGAGGGTTACTACCTCTCGCCGTTCACTGCGAATATGATCCTGAGCGGCAACGTTCAGAGTTTGCAGTTCAGCGTCAATGGGGCGCCTCCATCCATTTCCAAGTATGTAGCGTACGACCAACTCGTTCCACCGAACCCGTTCATTGCGGTGACGCAGGACGGTAACGGTAACGTGGTGTACGATGGAGGGTTCCCGAAGTTCTATAACAACGTAGCTCCGATCCAAGGCATCAACGCTTCGATCTCGATGGAGTTCCGAGCGACTTGTACCGGTGTAGCACAGGGCGTCAATGCCTACTACTACAACGCGTTCACCAACAAGAATGTGACCATTGCCATTGGTGACAAGTTGGTGTTCGACATGGCTCAGAACAGTGCCGATGCTCGAGTAGGTCTGGATGCAATCACGGCCAACGATCCGGCCCAATTCCCAGGTCAGTACTCGTTGCGGGATTGGGGTGCTCCCGGTGCGCCGTTGGTCAATGACCAGAATGGTATCCGCATTCACCCAGCGCAAGACCTCGGTAACCGAGCAGTCAACCAATGGTACCACCGTGAGTTTGACCTTTCGCCTTGTGCAGGTCAGACGTTCATTAAGTGGTCGATGGCCTATGAGGGCGAAGTAGCCGGTGACTTCTACACACGGTTCCGTGACATCTACATTTTGGATCGCAATGGCAATATCAAGGCAACGCTCTTTAAGGACGTCATAGACCTCCCTAACAGCTCGTCTGCTGAAGCCGGTGCGTCTGGTTACACCAACCTGCAAAAGACGCTGTACGATCCTCGTAGCCAGCTCACCGCCTCGTTCAAGTACCTGTACAATGCTATTCTCTGGACAGCGAATCCGAAGAAGGTCACAGCAGGTAACCGTAACATCTTGATCTTGGGCGATGCATTGGCTGCGGCCAACTACTCGGTTAAGGGTACTTCGGCCAACGCATTCAACACCAGTTTCATTCGGTTGTGCGCAGCCGTGGGCTTCACCCCCACGTTCAAGGATGTCTCAGATTACACTGGCACCCAGCTAAACTGCACTCCTGCTGAGTTGGATCAGTACGCATGCGTACTGATGATGTCATCTGCATTTTCTACGTTCGCAGCCATCACTGATTCTGCTGTGCAGGCATTGGCGGCGTATCGTGAGGCGGGGAATGGTCTGATATTCGTCACTGACCACGGGCCAGTACTCACCAATATCTCCCAAGCCTATCCATTGGCGGCCGGTGCGTTCTTTGCTACGGCCAACAAAGTGATTGTGCAGTTTGGTGCGTACTTCAGCGGTGACTACAACCGGACACCTGTGAACGTTGGTTTCCTTCGTTCCACGTACGGTGACCATCCGCTGTATGCAGGCATGACCAATGACGAGTATATCTCGGCGGGTGGTTCTGAGAGTCGGGTACAGGTGGCTACATTCACCTCATTGACTCCTGGGCAGGTGCAGCCGTTTGCCATTGGTAACGGAAAGACCACCATTCGGGTGGCTGCTATCTTGAACAGTGGCGAGATCGTCCCGTACAAGATCGAGTACAACGTAGTATCGTTCAAAGTCACCTTCTCTGATGGAACACAGGTCAGGGACAACGGTCAGCAATTGGACGTAGGTGCCAAGAACCAATCGTTGATTCAAGCGGCTGTGGCCGGTAGCTTGGCTGAGAACGCCGCAGGCATCGTCTACAAGAACGGTACACGTGTAGGGACGTTGTCGTACACCCAAGCTGGCGGTTCGGTGCAGACGTGGGATGGTGCCGGAACGGGACCTGTGAAGGTTCAAAACGGAGACACGTTCAGCGTAGGTCTGACCACACCGTTGACCATGACCAGCACGATCACCATCAAGCGTTTCCAACCCGCGATCAAGGCCAAGCGTGACTTGTCCGAGATCATGAAGATCCTGCGTGGTTACAAACCTGCATTGACTGATGTCAAGCGTGTCGGCGCGATGATCGCTGAGATCTCCGCGGGCGTTCCTTGGTTGGGTATCAAACAGCAGCTCAACATGCCCATCAACTTGAAGCTCTTGGGGGAGTACTTCAACAATGAAGGTCTGGCCTCGTTGGTCTTGCCCAACGCAGCGTCTAAGCCCTACACCGTGAATGCTCGTCCGTGGGCAGCATCAGGCACGTTTGCCTTCTGGCAACCGCCAAACCCAATTACCGGTCAGCCGATTGATTTCGGTAACTTGTTGTTCTCGCCAGTATACGGTTCTGAATCGGTACCTGCGAACTTCAAGTTGGACTATTACGCCAATGTGTTCTTGCCGGCTGGGACCTATCAGGTGTTCAGTCAGGCAGATGACATCTTCGAGTTCTACATCGATGGGGAGTTGAGGGTCAATGCTCCTGGTCGTGGTCAGACAGCTATCATTACGCTCACTCAGAGCCGCTACTATGCTCTGAAGGTGTCCAACATTAACACCCCCGCAAACACTCCGTCGTACTGGACCTTTGCGATGGTCGATACAACCTCAGGGGCTGTCGTGCTGAGGCCAGAGGCTGGAGTGTGGAAGACTCAAGAATACAGCGCTGGCTAGAGGAGCGCATTATGGACATTGCTTTGCCGCAGTACTCGTCGAGTTTGGACCTTACTCCTAAGTTCTCCAACTTCGACACCCGGGAAGTCGGTAAACGTCAGTACCTCATGCTGGCTGACTTCTCGTACAATGATGAAGTCTACGGGTTGATCACTGCACCCAAGGACTTCGTCACCAACTACGCCTCCTTGGATGCGTTGCGTAACATCGTCTTGTTTCCTGTGTACGCGTTGCTTGCGGACTATGGTGACAAGTCAGCAACCATCCATGACTGGCTCTACAGTGGCGGCACCATCGTCGTTAACGGCGAGCGTGTTAAGCCTACTCGTGAGCAAGCGGATGAGATCTTCTACCGTGCTCTGCGCAGTGAAGGGATTGCCCGTTGGCGTGCTGGGATGTTCTACTACGGAGTGCGGGCTTTCGCAGCCAGTCACTTTGAAGCAGCATAAGGGGAGGGCTTCGGCCCTCCTTTTATTCCGATTCGAATTTATTTCAACCCTACATTGTAGCGGTGAGTAAGGAGTTCCTTATTCATTAACCAATGTAGGAGATTCACCATGTATACTCTTAAACACATCCGCATGATCGATAACTATGCTGAGCTGGTCAAAGCTGGCCTGTCGAAACTGCATGCTCGTCTGATCACCCGCAAGATGGCTACTCGTGTCATCCTGGAAGTCGCTGTCAGTGACGTAGGCGTTCACGTAGAGTTCTATGACACCAGTGTGCATGCCGAGAAGACCTGTGTCTTCCGGTTTGTGGCTTAATAGAAAAGGGTAACACCTTTTCTTTTTTTTGTTTTCCACCGTACGTGTATTTTATGTGGCTTCTTCTATCCAGTGCCCTGAAGGTATCTTTTAATGAACATCACAGCTATTAAAGCGTCCGTCAGTCGTTATGCAGGTCTTGTCCTGCAAGCACTGGGCGGTAAGGTCGACAAGGTCGAGGGCAAACAACTCTCCACTGAAGACTACACCACTGAAGAGAAAGACAAGCTCGGTGGCGTCAAATCCATGGCCATGCGTGACCTGCATGTCAGCACCCAACAACCTGACAACGCTGTTGGCAATGATGGTGACATCTGGCTGGTCATTCAGCCGCCTCAGCAATAAGCGAGGTGCGCCATGCGTATTAAACAAGGAACGTATCCCGAATCCACTGGCATTGCCGTTCGGGTTGAGGGTACTTACCAGAACGTACTCCAAGGTTACAACAAGATCAACGGCGTGTGGGTTCCGTGGGAAATGCCTTCGGACAACGGTGACGTCGATCTGAACAGTGCTGTCAGCAACAAAACGCTGGATGGGTTGATTCTCAATCTTCTTGGCTAACGGCATAAAGAGCAGGGGCCAATGGCCCCTGCTCTATCACGCGTCGAACTAAGCCGATTACTCTGCTGGAGGCAGATCGAAACCGGTCAGGTCTTGGTTGCTGTACACGGTGCTCATGCGCTCACGGCCGTCCACAGGCTCAACCACAGTCACGGTGATCTGGCCGGTGTACAGGTACGAGCCGTTGATGGCACGCAGGGTCAGTGGAGCGGTTTCGCCGTCGACGGTGCCGTCGTCCCAGGTTGGCATTTCGCTCTCGACGATTTCCACGTCGGAAGCAGCCAGACCCAGAGCAGCAACAGCGAATGCCTTCACGTCAGCGATGGTCGAATCAACATCCGACTGGAACTCGCCGAGGGTCAGGATGCCTTCGATGGCAGCCAGGGTGTTACGGGTGTAGCGCAGGGTCTGAGAACCCTTGTAGGTAACACTGCCAGCTTTGGCACTGAAGGTCACCTGGGAGTTGCGAGTGTTGAGGCCTTCCGGGTCAACCCAGGCGGTCACAGCACTGATGTCCACTTCAGCAGCAGTCAGCGCTTTGCTGTTGGTGGTGTTTGCCAGCAGGAGAATGTTCTCCTGACCAGTTTTTGCTACGTCGATTTGCATGGTGATCTCCAATGCAGGGGTACGAAAAGAGGTCGATTCTTCCGGCCTCATAGGATACGTCGTAAATAATTCCCGCCCAATCAAGCGAAAATAAGGAGGGGCACGTGCCCCTCCTCTATGGCCGAATTACGGCTTGTAGTTTGTTGCACGAACGTAAAGGCGCTTGTTGTACGTGTAGTCACAGTGCGCTCCCCAGTTCCCGGCAAAGTCGGAAATTGGGCACATCCGGTTACTGCCTGCGGTACCTGCACCACCGCACGGACCACCTGGGCCTACCGTGGTGAAGAAGCCGAAGTTATCGGTTACTAAGGTATTGAGGTACCACCCATCACGTTGACCGTAGAGGTTCTTATTGCCGAGAGGGGTCCTGACTGGAACTGGCGTCCCTGATGTCCACAACGGGGTAGCTTGTGGAACCGTCTTACCGATCTGATACGCACCGTACAGCCCGATCCAACTTGGATTGTCGTGTTGCAGCATCCATTCGTCGGCGATGTTTTTCAGATGGCCTGACTTGACGACAGGTCGATTCGTAGGGTCGGTGGTGAAACCTTGGATGTCGAGCCCTTTGACGATACACTCGCCGTAGAGCATCTGATCCGCCGATGACGGCACGGTCCCTGTCCAGTGGCCAATCTGAATCCAGTAGCCGCCATCCGTAACCATGTCGCAGTACGCTTTGAAGGTCGAGCCATCATCGCCGTAAACGTCGTAGATACCGCTAACGCCAGCAACAGCGTTCTTGATACCACCGGTGGTAGGCGGCAAATCCCAACCTAACAGGTCGACTGTAGGGTAGATGTCCCGCATGTCGTAGATGTTCTGGAAGTTAAACGTCGAACCTTCCAAGAAGAACCACGATCCAGCTTTTGCCCGCAACGTGAACGACTTGTTGACCTGATCGATCGGCCCGTCTTCGACATCAGCAGACGTCAGCGCCAAACCGTAGTTCGTGTTGAGCTGAGGAAGCACGTCGTAGATGGTATTCTTGCCAGTCAAGTCTAGCAGGGGTGCCAGCTTGCTGAACGGTTCACTGATCGGGAAGCGCTGGTAGTAGACGTACATCGACCCAGAGAAACCTGAGAGCGGTGTAGCAGTCACGCGCAGCTTGGTGTTCCAGTACAGCGGGTTGGTATTGACCTCAGGCAAGCCTGGAATCAACATGGCTGATGTGAAAGCAAACCCGTTCATCTGGTTGATGATCTGGAGCAATGTTGGCCAAGCAACGAGACGGTAATCTGGAGCCGAGTTATCGATCTCCAGATATTGCAGCCGCACAGTGGAGAGGTTGATGGAGTCGCGTGGACGCACCAAGACCTGTGTGGTCATCCGACGCAAACTGGTCGGACTTGCAGCGTCTTCAATGAACTGTGCTCGAACGCCGCGCAGGTTGGCCGGATTCTTTTCGATCACCAGGAACTGTGTAGTGACTCGCCGCAACGAAGTTGGGTTACGGTAGTCTTCTGTAAACTGTGCACGCACAGATTTCAGGCTCACAGGGTCCCTGGCGATCGTCAGGATCTGGCCAGTCAGCCTACGGACACCCGTAGGACTTGCAGCATCTTCCAGTGTTTGAAGACGTACGTCTCGCAGCCGAGCCGGCGAATCATCGGGGACCAGGTATTGAACCCGGACGGACCTCAGGTTAGCGGCATCGGCCATGATTAGGCTCCAGTTTTGGAATTGATGAGAACTTCCAGAGCATCAATGGAATCGTTGGTCCAAGGCTGACCAGCCAGGTCGGTGTTGAAGCAACCCAGACGGTCAGACGCTGCACCGCGGTTGAAGTCCAGTGTCGGAACGGTCAAGGTCTTCTTGGTGCTGAGGTTGGCACCTTGTTTAACCTGAGCCTGCACGGTTGGAGCGGTACCGGTATCACGGTAAGCAAATACTTCTACCGACACCGCCTTGATGGACAGTTCAGCAGTAGGCTTCGCGAAGCCCACCGAGGAGACGGTTTCATCTGGCGAGGTGCGGATAGTCGGAGTCAGCTCGGTGTTCGGAGCCAATCCCAGCGTGTCCAGTACGACGTCAGGGTTGGAGCCGTCAGATACAGTCCACCCAGCCGCCAGTACAGTGCCTGCCACTTTCGCAGACTTGACCTTGACAGGGCCCAGACGACCAGCAACGACACCGTCGGTATCGAAGGTATCGACTTCCCAGTAGAAGTCCTGATAGCAGTGGGTTTCAGACGCCACAGCACCGGACAACTGACCGTAGATCAGGTTGATATCGGTCATGACACTGATGCCAGCAGCCAATGCCACAGTGCGGATCAGGGTCCCGTCAATCCAGACCGTGGCTTGCAGGTTCACGGCATCGATCAGGTACTTGATGTACACTTCGTCCGTACTGCGCTGAAGATCGTTCTCCGTTAGCAGGTTGTAGACCGTTGCAAAGCCAACGAAGGTCAGTCGCAAGATCGGGTCGGCAGTTTTGGTTACAGCGTTGTTAGGCACAACGTAACGGAACCCGCCGTAGATCTTCTTGGTCTTCATCTCGTCCAGCGTGATCTTCGCAGCCGAGAGGTTGCTGGTCAGGCTGGCGTTGACGCTACCGGTGATGCGCAACCAGTTACGACCATTGACCGCAGCGATCGAGGTGTTCGCAGAGGTCACACCCTGTGCAACACCAGGCAGAACACCCTTGCCCAGAAGCTGGAACGTTGGGTAGCGGGTGCCTGCTGGGAAGTCATCAGCACCCAAGATTTCTCTGATAGCCATGATCAGTTGGCTCCACGTTTGGTTTTCAGTACAACCCGGAGAGATTCCAGGGATTCTTTGGTCCAGGCTGCACCGCCCGGCGTCTTCTGGAGAAGAGCGAGTGGCTTGACGTCTTCGGTGTGAGGCTTCAGCTCGTAGTCGACAGGGTTCGTCGAATCATTACCGACCTTCACCTTACCGATCAAGTGCTCAGAGCTACCTTGATCACGACGTGCCGCGATACCAACTTTGACAGCCAGTACATCGGCGGTGCCGAACGTGGGGATCTTAAACCCAACGCTACCCTCAGACTCATCGATTGGCGGACGCAGGACGGGAGAGTCGAGGTCGGAGAAGCCGTAGTTAGCCGGACGATTGAGTGCGGCTTTAACGTTATTCTCGATGATGTCGGCTGGATCGGACAACAGGTTGAAGTGGTAGAATTCAATCCGCGCCGAAGTTGCCACGCTGTTGCTCACAGCCAGACGGTAGTACCGGTAAGAACCGATCTTATCCGGAGCAAGCTTGAATGCGCCCACGCGGTCTGCTTGAGCCATGAACCATGCCGCTTGACCATTGGCGCGAACGTCCAAGTCCACCCACGTAGTCCCATCATTACTGGCTTGGAACTTCCAGCCGTCGAAGGCACTCAACGTACTATAGCCTTGGATCACGTAACCGCTGACTTTCTTCGGTTCAGTGAATACCACGTTCAAGGCGATAGCTGTGGCGGCTCCACCAGACCAATAGCACCGGAAGGTGGTTGGGGAGATGCATTGTGCCGGAGTACCGGAGGTCATGGCTGGAACGGTGGTAAACGAGAACTGACCCGGTTGATCAGATTCAGTGGCGCCCTTCGGCATGATCACCGCGGCATCCCAGGTCCCACCGTCTTTCAGGTTATAGGTCTGAGTCGCGTCATCCAGTCCTTTCCAATTGACTGGGACCTCGATCTTGTCGACAGGGGTGGCGTAGACCTTGACAGGGCCGAGACGGCCAGAGGCAGTGCCATCCTGATTGTCGTAGTTCAGATAGACGTCGGTAACGTGGAACGCAATACCTGTCGAACGCGGTGAGAAAGTCGACGAGATACCCCAGCGGAATATGCTGTCGAGTGTGAGTGTCGGAACGGAACGTTCGTGCACTACGACACCATTGAGAACGCTGCGGACCACTTTGTTCACCAAGTCGATCTCGAACTCAATGAAATGCTCACCGACTGGGATACTGCTGAGGAAGTTGTTATCCACCGGAATGCCGTCGATGAAGAACAGGGAGTTCGTGGTCGACAAGGATAACAGAGCGGCACCCGCCGTAGGCAAGTCCATACGGAAACCGATACATGCTTTGGTGGTCACCGCTGGGTTATCGAACAACGAGCGAATCGTGCGGTTCCAGAATGCGTAGGTGTGGCCAGCAGCACCCAGCTGATCGAGGAAGGTGAAGCTGAGCGATAACCACTGCCGACCGCGAATAGTGTTGATGCCGACGGTGCTCAGCACTGCGTTGTTCAGATCAAACACCGTGTGACCGTCGTAGGTCAGGTGCTGGAGCGAGATGAACGTCCGCGAAGGGATCTGGTCGAAACACGCCATGTTAGTAACAGTCATGGTCAACCCTCCACGCGGTTGTATTGCAGGTACAGACGACCAGTCGGGGTGACTGAATCACTGTTGAACTTCAGGACCAGCACGTGGCTGTACTTGGAGTTGGTAGCGAAGTCACGACTGTTCTTGCCGTTGTATACCACGGAAGCAGTGGAGAGGTTCCACTCTTTGTCACTGCCTTCCACGATCCAGCGGTCTTTGCCCTCGCCGGTGTCGGTTGCAGACAGGATGCTGACCAGAGCCATGCGCTGGTCCAGGGTCATCTCTGCTGCCACTTCGATTCCAGCCAAGCTCTCGGCACTTTCCGAGAAGTCGGTGTGGAAGAAGTAGTTGGTCCAGTTGGGTTTCATCTGTCAACTCCAGGTAAGGTTGAATTCCTTGATCGCCAAGGAAATAGGAGGCAGGTTTTGAAAGATCAACTTACCTGTACCGAACCACGCGAGTGATTCTGGCTTAGCGGTAAGCTGGACTTCAAAATTGCCGTCCTCACGAGTGACCACAGGTGCATCAACCAGGTCAGCCGTAGTGAATAACACCCCCGAATCTCGCAAGGAGGTCAGCATCTCGTAAAGAGTAGGCTTCGGGTCCATGCGAGGATAAACGGGGAACATACCAGGCAGTGTGGCAAGATCGCGTCGGTGATACTGGATCACCTTGGTCCCCCGGAACGTGTAATCGTTCAGGGCGGTCAGACGGACTTGTGCCAGATTACCGACACCGGGAGACACGACACTGAAAGTCAGGCCGGTCTCCGACAGCGCGGTCGCACTTTCCCGGTTCAGGGCCAACACGAAGTCGACTTTATTGTCCTGTACCAGAGCCATGTGGCGTCCTCATCATGCGTTGTAGTGCCAAATGATTTTACCGCAGAACCAACTACCGGCCTGAGGTGTGATCACCAGTGCACGGTTGAACTTCGCCGCATTGGCTTCTGGCAGGTTGACACTTGGCAATGTGAAGCGAGTGATGGTCAGACCACCGATCCCGCCTTCTTGAGTGTGACTGATCCGTGGGTCGATAGTCTTGCCGGTATAACCGGAGAACCATTCTGCCATGGCCCGCACGTCACTCGAGGTCGAGGTGATGGCAGAGCCTGTCACGATAGACGTAGCACCACCGAACCGACTGAAGTCAATCGACATCCCTACCAAGTTCATCAAGGGTTTGCCCTCGACGTAGTTGGCATCCCAGTACAACCCGGACATGCTAGAGACTGAGACGATCTGGTCAAGTGAACGTTTGCCTCGAGTCCAGCGAAGTCTGAAGTTACCCGAATACCCTACGGACGACGGATCGACTGACAGAGTGTACAGATCACCACTGGCAGCCGCGCCGTATCCGGCTAGGACATCCGAGACATTCAACTTCAAACCGTACTTGGTGTTGATCAGTCGAATCCAGTCTTCTTTCGGCAAGTTGCCGACTGCCCACTCGTCGATCTCGAAGATCACGTTAGCAAACAACCGGTTCAACTGAAGCCGGCGGTAATGGATGACACGCTTACCGATGTAGAACGACCCGGGCAGAGCATACAACTCGATCGACGTGTCTTGGATCTCACCCGGTCCCGGAGTACGGACATACGGTACACCCAAGCGAGAGTTGACCAGATCTCGCATTTCAAGGAGACCGGGGTTGCTCTCATTGATGAGATTCAGTAGCAGCTCAAGCTGAGGCTTAGAGTAGTAAATAGACATGCGTCTCTACCTTTGTGGAGACCCCGGTTGCCCGGGGTCGATTACTCAGACCTCGTTCGGATCGACCGGGTCGTCGTAATGGAGGTAGAACACGCCCGGTGGAGTGGTCACGTCGGCACGCATCAACAGACCCAGTACGTACTTGTACGAACTGTTGGTCGGCAGTACGCCGCTGTTGATACCGCTGTAAACCACCTCAGCACCTGCCAGCGACCAGGTCAGTTGCGCAGGGTCAAGGTTCCACAGAGACTTACCAGCGTTGGTGTCCACTGCCTTGATGGCGTTGAGCAGCGCAGTGTCGCCAGCGCCCAAGAAGGTACCGACCTGATAAGTCTCGAGCACGGCCTTCTGAGACGTGAAGTCCAGACCGTACATGTAGGTCAATGCCGAACCCGCGGAGCCATCGCCAGGCACTGCGTAATCCAGACCTGGAAGCTGCACGGTCGTCAAGTGCTGGCTCAGTACTGCCTGACCGCTTTGCACGGTCACAGCCAGCGTACCAGTCCAACCAATAGCTTCCGGTTTAGCCACCAGTGCGATCTCTTCGGCGTTCTCACCCACGTAACTGAACGGTGCGTCGACGAAGTCTTCAGGCGACAGTACCAGACCGTAACGACGGAAAAGAGCTGGGAAGAAGTCAGACAATTTGGTAGGACCGTAAACCTTGACCGACAGTGGGCAGAGTTTCGGGAAGTCATTGAGGTTCAGGCGGTCGTACGTGACTACCCGCGCCCCTTGGAACAGTGACTCAGGTTTGGCGGTGATCTTGATGGCAGTGTTACCTGCCACCAGACCTTCTCGCCATGTGCCTTCGGTCTCCTGAGGAGTACCGAAGTTCAGCTCAGCAACCGTGAGGCTGGAGCCGTTAGCAGTGTTGATGTAATTCACCAAACTCTGCTTGGAATCGTAATGGATCGACATGGCTCAGTCCTATTACACGTTGTAGTGGAGGTAAATCTTGCCCGTAGCCCACGCACGTTGCGTCGATGCACCGAAACCGGAGCCTGCGTAGCTTTCCGCCGTGCTGTAGATAACCACACGGTTGTAGAACTCGGAGTTGGCTTCTGGAACGTCGGGGTGAGGCAGGGAGTACCGCCGGGCCATGAGGCCAGTCAGGTCGTACTTGGTATTGATGCCGTTCACGACATCTTGCGGGCCGGCCGGTTGCACCAGAGTGTAGCTCGACCCATCGCGGGCTTTGAGCGTACGCAGCAGGTTGTCTTCGATCCACCGGCGCACTGTCTGACCACCGTCGTTATAGTTATCGCCGACGTAAACGTTGTTTCGTACACCGCCGACGTATCCGTTGGCCACGTACATGTTTTCCAAGTAGGCGGCAGCGAAGGTGTAATCGACGTCGAAGCCGTCTGGTAGCACCCAGTACCGATGGTTGGCTTCAACGCTGAAGTCGTTACCGCCTGGGAAACGACGACCCAGCAATTGGTCAACAGGCAGAAGAGACTCGAGAGTCCGCTCACCGATTTCCCAACGGCAAGGCACCGTGCCCACAAAGGCAAGGTTGGTTGCCAGAGGCGTCAGGTTCCACAGGTCCCCACGAACGCCGTTGTAACCGGTCAGGTTGACGTCGGTCCATTCTGCTGGGTTGAAGTTGAACCCGTACTTCTCACCGTACAGCGGCAACAGGTTACGCGCTGTGGTCAGAACGGTACTGTTGGCGCCGGTGTTGGCAATCCAGTTCTGGACATGCGGCGTCACGTTCTTGAAGATACGTGCGATGTCCAGACGACGGTAAGTCAACAGCACGTTACCGGTGTAGTTGGTGTTCGGCTTGGCCATCACTCGAATGCGGGTGTTGTGACCATTGCCCGGGTCCGTGATGACTTCAGGGATACTGAAATCAAAGTCGGTTTCGTTGATCGGGAACGGCAACTGAGGGTTGCCGGCATTGATCAGAGCGACGACCATTTGCTTGGTCGTTTTGCTATAAATAGCCATGGATTAAAACCTTCTCAGGAAAAGGGACGAAGTCACCAGTTCAGATCATAATGGAAATAGATCGGACCCATCACACCACCACCGGCGTAAGTCTGAATCATGACCCGCTCGAACGTTTGATTCGCTGTAGGAACAGCGCTGGTGGGCATGTCGACTACGGCGCTGTTGTACCACGCGGGCATCCCGGCTTTTAGACCTACCGCCATGACCTGATCGAAGTTAGCCCAGCGGCCGGTCTTCGGATCAATCTTCAGTTGGTCTTTGTAAGCGGTGAAATCGAAGTTGTAAGCACTGACGTAGCCAGACTTACGTCCGCCGAGTTCAACCAAGTCAACCGGGTGGGTCAATACAGGCAGCAACTGAACAATGACCACGGTTTCCAGCAACGGGTTGCCGAAGGTCATCTCAAGGGTGATGGTGCCAGCCCAGTTCCATGACTGTTCCTTGACCACGATCTCGATAGGCTTGGTTTCTTCCAAGTTCTCGAAGATTGGAACGTTGATCGCATTCAGGTCGGTGGCTTCGAGATAGAAACCGTACTTCGCATTGAGCTGAGCAATGATCCACGCCGGAGTGATCTCGCCATTGGTCCGAAGGTTAGGCGTCAGGCCTGCATCCTCGAACAACTTAGGTAAGTCGTGACGGTTGTAGAAGATCTCGATCTGGCCCTTGTAGCCCTTTCCGTGGATACCGGCGACTTGGACACCCGTGTTACGGACATCGGTCTCCTGCTTTGCCACAGGCAGCGAGAGGGACACGTTCTCCAACGTGAGGGGCCGACGTAACGAGCTGTTCGCTTCGTTAATCAGCTGGAGGATAGTTAGACGACCGTCCATGTATCACCTCACTGTGGTTCGGCGAACGGATCGACCGGCTCGCTGAAGTGGATGATCAGATCGCCCGTGATGCCGTAGGCGTTGTCATGATCCAAACGCACTTGCAGGCCGTAGTCGTAGCTGCTGTTGAACAGCCCGTTGTCCGCTGTGGAACCCGCCGCCAAGATCTGAGCACCTTGCAGGCTGTACTCGGCATAACCAGTGAATGCCCAAGCATCACCCGTCACATCGGTCAAGATCGTGGCCAGTTCCTGAGGAATGGCTTGACCGACCGTCAAGGTCTTCAGGTACGCCACGTGCTCGGAGAAGTTACGCCAGTAGCTGTACATCTGCGCAAATGGCAGCGTTGCATATGGCGTTGGATAATCCAGACCAGGCAATGCCGTAACAGTCAGGTAGTTCTCCAGTGGGATCTCGCCTTGGGACACGGACACCGACACAGTGCCGATCCAACCCAAGCTACTTGGTTCAGCAGTCAGCTGTACGGTCTTGTAGTCAGAAAGGTCTTCAGCATCCACCAGCACCACATCTGTGGTTTCGAGGTTGGTACCGAACCGCGCATTCAGGAAAGGCAGCAGGTCGTGTGAGTTCGTCACACTCGGTGCTTTCAACGTCAGCGTGACCAGCTTGGCCAAGTCGTCCAGCTTCAGGCGGTTGTAGAAGATGTCCACATCGCCTTGGTACGGAGCCGCTGTGTTATTCGCCCGGATGGTTACGTGCGAGTTGTGATTGGGGTGTTGACCGGTCTGGTTCAACTGGGGATTGATGAAATCATAATCCTCAGGGTCCAGTACGATCCCGCCGTTATTGCTCCCCACGACATTCAAGAGTGTCGTGACGGGGTCTTTATAAAGAGACATGGATCATCTCCGATCAAGGATTGTAGTGGAAGAAGGCTGTCCCGGAATACCCGTTCGAGCGCAAGAGAGTCTGGACCACTACACGTGAGTACTCTCGGCTGGCGTCCGGATGATCCTTAGTAGCATAATCACGGAGCGTCATCTTGGACGTCGAGGAGAAGTCAATCCCCGGGAAGTTCTCGATGCCGTAGTATTCACTGAGTGCAGCCTGAAAGGCGGCCTGATCTACCCAGCTACCTTTGTAGTTGTTGCCGTACCGGTTCACTTTCAACTGTGGCGCAATGAACGAGAAGTCCTGTCCCCATGTGAGTAGACCGACACTGACGTACCCTTCCAGTACTGGATCGGGGTGTTTCAGTTCAGCGTATTCGCGAGTCGTTACCACACTCGTCAGCATGAGCTGTTCACGGTTGAACAACACTCGGGTGAAGCCGGTGTACGCCAGACTACCCGGCTTAGCCGTCAGTTCCAACGTGACCTGATCACCACCCGACAACAGCTTCAGGTCGATGTCGACGACATCTTTCTGGGTGAGGTTGATCCCCAGTGCCTTGTTCAGCTCAGGCAAGAGGCGGTACAGCGTGGATTGACCCAACGCCGAGAACTCAGGACGGTACGTGCCTCGATAGAGGACACCTAGGTCCAGACGGTCATAAAGAAGAGCCACCTTACCAGCATAGTCTTCAGCGTACACCCCACGAGCCATCACCGTAGTGTTGGAGTCAGGGTTGTCGAGGACGGTGCTGGCTTGACCGAAGATGAGGTTGGTCGAATCAAACGCGATGATCGGTGTATTGGCGCGGTTGATCAGATCACGCACCATCTCATCTGGCGAGAGACTGTAGATTGACATGGTTGGTTCTCTCTAAGCGACTAGGATCGCCGAGGCCCGTAGACCCCGACGAGTGTTCTGCTCAACCAGCCAGCACTTAGGACAGGCTGAGGGTGAGACCGTCGAGGACCTTGGTGGTCACGGCGGTGTTCAGATCCTGGTCAGCCTGCTGGATGGTGATGACTACTTGACCACGGTAAGCGAACGAGCCCGCTGCGGCGATCAGGGTGAACTGCTGAGGAGTGCTGGTCAGATCGCCCGGCAGGGTCAGGTCCGAACGCACGTCGTCCAGTTGCAGGTTGGAGCCGTAGAACGTGTTGAAGCCGTCCAGGATGTGCTGGATGGTGACGTCACCTTCTACCTGAATCTGAGAAGGGATCTGGATCTCGAAGTCTGCCAAGTTGATCCGGTTGTAGAGGATCGTGGCAGTGTTCTTGAAGCCTTTACCCGGGATACCGGTCATCACCAATTCGGTGTTACGCTGTGGGGTTTCGCCCGATGCAGCGACTGGTTCACCGAAGCTGACCTTCTCGAAAGTCAGGTTAAGACCTGGGTTCTTCTCGTTGACCAGGGCGAGTACCTGGTCCTTTGAAAGCAGGGAAATGTCAGACATGTCTTGATACCCGAAGTGGATTTGAAGAGCGGCTGACACTCGATAAATCGAGATGAGTTAAAGAGAGCAGCTACACATCATTTGACCACTCAAGATCCCGTAGATCTCTATAAAAGATATAAAGCAAATAAGGAAGGGATACAGGCCTTGGCCTGTATCCCCTGTTTATAGTGGATTTGATTTTACTCAAACCATACATTACTCTCGTAACCAAAAACCAATAATCGAAATCCTATTGTATGTACAGGCAGTAGATACTGTCAGGTGAGGGGGTGATCCAGCACGAGCGTTTAACCCGAAACGGTTGAGCATCGACGGGAGTCCGAAGCATACGTTTCAACGGCGCCTGTACCGGGCAGCATGGGCTCAAACTCATGCTGCCCATTTATGCCGACACACATTTTGAAGGAGTATCCAAATGGGCAGTGAAGTAGGTATCACAGGTAATCTGTTCGACACTCAGGAGAAAGAAGCTGAACCGAACACTCCTCAACCGGTCCGCCAACTCAGCGAGGGTTTTGCCCAACCGGAAGAGAAGGACGATCCGTATGAAGACCTAGGTTATCGGCGTTAACACAGGGCGGGGATGTCCCCGCCCTTATGCCGCTTCGCCAATTGTAATTAAAAATTATAGGGCGATACATTATATCCATGGAATGACAACCATAACTCAAGTAAGGGGTAAGTAACATGCGGACCAATCTTCACGATTCTAACCCAGGCGATGCTTTGGACATGACCGAACGTCGTCCTGTGGTGGAAACACTGAAAGATGAACACGGCGAGCTGATTGAGATCTACAGCTACCACGAGGCGACTGGCGATTGCCCAGCCACCGCCCAGACCAACTCGGGAGCTATCCTGATGTCTCGAGTAGAAGAGCTGCGTTTACTTGCGACTCTTCCGCAAGAGCAGCGCGAAGGCACTGACTCCGTTGATTTGCGCCGACTCATGGTTCGTCGCGATCCAGGCGCCAGTGCTCGCGAGAAGGTGCTCACTCGTGGGCAGAAGGTAAAGCGTGCTGTGGTCCGGACTTACATCCTGATCATCACGTGTGCCGTACTACTCGTGGCGGGGGCTGCGGGGTACGTGTATTACGAATTTACCAAGCCGGGTAAACGTATGGTGGACTTCCGCACCTGCCAGTTTGTCGATGAGAAGTTGGGCATCGAGATCACAGGCAAGCGCGAATACTCCTACCTCGAGCGGTCACTGTTCGGTGTTCACTTCCGTCTGGACAAGGACATCGAAGAGAAGACTCAGATCGACATCAAGGGCGAGTCCATCACCGTCGTAGGTATCAACAAAGACGGTAGCTGGTGGAACAAGTTCGCTGATGTTGGCGAGCGTGGGATCATGATCTTGAACCATGCTGATCAGTATGTGTTCGCCACCAAGAAGAAAGCGCCAGTGGTTGGTTACGACCAATTCTGTCGTTAAGCAAAGACACCAAGAACAGGGAGACAAGGTGTCTCCCGCACTATCTATCTGTACGCAATCATCGAGAACATCATGGCAGACATCGACGCAAACATCATCAACATCCAGCAAAGCCTGAACAATCTGCTGGAGCGCGTCAGTAAAGGGGAAGTTCTGTCCACGGAAGAAGCCCGTACGCTCTTGGAGTGTCGTAAGGGGTTCGATCAGCTCAAGCAGGTCGACACGTACAAGGAAGTGATGAAGGGCGCCAAACTGAAAGCTATCACCGACAAGTGGGCTTAGGAGTTCACCATGACGCAACGCAATCTGCCTGCTTGCTACAACTCTCGCGTGGGCTTTCAAGCCAAAGGCGAAGAGAAGAAATACATGAAGACCTTCGGCTATGGTGACAGAGGTCAACAGATGCTGGAGTACACCACCGATGTGAACGAGGCCAAACTGTTCCGCTCCCATGTAGGCTGGACGAGCCTTGATCCTGACTTCGACAACTACCACGTAGCGATGGACTTCTTTCGCACGTTCTTCTGTATGAACGGCGCCTATCGTACGGCAGTTGGCTGTGAGAACTTTGCCGAGCCAGATGGCAGTGTACAGTTCATTACCGAATCCCTAGAAGGCAAGCCCCGGCTGACCTTCGTCCTTATGAAGACCGAGACCTGAAATGACTGACGCCCTGGTGAATGTTGTCAAATGGCTACACTCCTCCTCGGGCCGCAGTAAACGAAGCGATACCACTAACCAAGGTTGCTACATGTTAGAGCATGTAGCGACTGGGCGTTTCTATCTGGGCCAAAGCGAGACCGTTTCATCTGAAGTAGATAAACAACTTTCCCTGCTCGCCATCGGTAAGCATCCCTGTAAGCTCCTTAACAAGCTTTACGAACGGGATGCTGAGATCCGGTTGTTCGAGTATCCGATCAAAGCTAAGAAGGCCCGTCAGGCGCTCCTGAAAGAGATTAAGGAGACTTGCCTGACGGACTACCTGTGCCTCAACCCCAGAGACATCAAATGACGGGACAAATCAAACTGTTTGAGGAGTTGACCATCTTCGATGCAGCCGATCCATTCACGGATGCGCCACGTCACAATGGCGTAACGTGGGTTACCCTGCCTAACAGCGCAGGCATCATCGACAATGAAGTGACTTCTCTTGTCCCTGACGACTTTGTGCCGATTTACATGAACTGGCCAAAGCGTGACTGGGGTGATGAACCTATTGGCGAGTTCTATAACAAGCTCAAGGTCCGTCAGATCGGCGTCATGCGAGTCACGGCGCTGGTGAAAGAAAAAGAAAACTGGGTATTACATGGGAAGGTCAGCTACAACGCCGGCGATGCCGTGGACAGTACGTTGCTGACCCATCCATACCCCATTATTCAAAGTGTCGACATCGAACGAGGCGATCCTACAAAAGGCCGTCGAGCAATTCGACTTGACCGCTTGATGGTAAACCTAAAGTGAGTTAGGAGCGCACCATGGACAACCGCATCGAAGCTCTGCGAGCAGAGATCAGTCGTCTGAACCACCTCTATTACAACGAGGGGGAATCAGACGTTGATGATGACGTATACGACTCCCTCAAAGCTGAGTTGCGCGAGCTTGAAGGGGTAAGTGATGATCCGCTGTCGCCCTTGAACCAAGTGGGTGCGACGGCAGTAGGGGGCTTTGATAAAATCAAGCACCTAACACCGATGTTGAGCTTGGGCAACGTCTACAACGAAGAAGAACTGACAGACTGGTGTCTTGGTTTGGGCTACGCTGCCTTTGCGCAGATGGAACTCAAGCACGACGGTCTGGCGATTGGCCTTCTGTACGACAAAACCAAGCTGAAGTACGCTGCTACCCGTGGCGATGGTGATATTGGTGATGACATCACCGAGAATGCCGTGTATTTCGAAGGTGTTCCGGAAGAACTGCCTGAGTTCCCGGGTAAAGTCGAGATCCGGGGTGAAGCCGTCGTACCGCACAAGCACTTCAAGCGTGTTTGTGAGCTGCGTGAGGCTCAAGGCAAGAAGGTTTACGCCAACCCACGTAACATGGTGGCCGGATTGGCCCGCAAGAAGGAAGGTGCCGACCTGATAGGCATGGGGATTCGCTTCATTGCCTACGATGCAGTGGTTCATACCCCTGTCGGACCGATTTCAGTGCCCATGTCGTACTTCAGTCCTGAAGTTCAGGCTCGGTTCCACATCTCCCTGCCAGTTTGGGAAGGGTTGACCAGCGATATTGGCAACATCATCGAGACAATCGAGGATGTCACCGAGGATCGCCCCAACTTAGGACACGACATCGACGGCTTGGTGATCAAACTGGTCAAACCAGCTGAGCGTCAGACCCTCGGACAGCGCTCTACGTCTCCTCGGTGGGCTACAGCGTTCAAGTTTGAGGCTCAGACTGCCACAACGATCCTGGAAAGTGTCGAAGTGCAGGTCGGTCGGACTGGTGTATTGACTCCGGTGGCTAAAATCCGTCCAGTGAAGCTTTGTGGCGTGACGATCTCGTCTGTCACCCTGCACAACTTCGAGGAAATCGAGCGTCTTGACTTGCGGATTGGCGATACCGTGGTGGTTTCTCGTCGTGGTGACGTGATTCCGAAGATCGAGAGCGTGGTGATTGCGCTGCGGGTCGATGAACACGGTGTAGTTCGCACTCCAGTTGAGTGTCCGTGCTGTGGATCGAAGGTGACCAAGCGGGATGTGGGCAAAGAGGAGGGGGTGAAGCTGTTCTGCACCAACTTGATCAACTGTCCAGCCCAGCTTATCAACCGGATGGCGTACTTCGTCAGCCGCGATGGCATCGACGTGAAGAACTTAGGACCTGCTGCGGTTGAATCGCTGATCGCCACCGGGGTTCTGGGCTCGTTCAGCTCGTTGTTCTACCTGTCCGAGCAGGATTTCTACGCTGCGGGTATAGGTGAGGCCATGACGGACAAGATCATTGCTGGTCTGAACCGTTGCAAGAAGCTGCCGTTCTACAAAGCACTGCGGGCTGTGGGGATTCCCGACGTCGGAGACAGCACTGCACGTGCCTTGGCTCAACGTTTCCCAAGCTTCCGTGATCTTGGCAAGGCCAGCTTCAAGACCTTGCAGGAAGTAGACGACGTAGGTCCTGCCGTAGCGACCAGCATCATGCTGACGTACATCGCCAACGACAGTGATCTGCATGCGCTCGACAGTATCTTCACATACACCGACGTGGCTATTCCGAAAGCAGCAGTTCAGGACCTTGCCGGTAAGACGGTCGTGGTCAGTGGCTCTGACTTCGATGGCATGACTCGTCGGGCGATGGAAGACGATGTGTTCTCACGGGGCGGTAAGCTGACCAAGAGCGTGAGCAAGAACACTGACATCCTCTATGCAGGGATTGGTGCTGGACCTGACAAAGTCAGGAAGGCCAAGGAGCTGGGTTTCATCGAAGATGGGATCAAGTTCACCAACCCTAACTCTCTTACCACGCTGTCCTCAACCGACAACGGACTTACACCTATCGCAACAGGAGATACCGATGAGCAATGAACTGATCATGTTTGATCGCCCCTTGACCGTGGCAGAGGCCGTAGCCAAGGCGCCTGACCACAACAATGCATTGGGCTGGGGTATCCAGTCCATGGTGGTCGACACGGTTCGCTCGATGGTGTTGCTGGCCGCTGCACGCTCGGAGCATTTCCGTTATGCTCTGGGCGTCACGCCTGGCATCGCGCAGTATCTGTACGATCTGCCGGACGGGGCCATCACCAACCCAGATCACTTCAAGCGTACCGAGCAAGTCGGTAGCCTGATCGGCCACTTCGATAACCAAGAAGTGCATGCCATTCAGGAACTCACCCCCGAAGAGGACCAAGGGCTCATGCTCCTGGTTCTCAACGACGACAAACTCGCCGTGGGCTACCTCTACACGCAGTTGCGTGAATACGGCGACCACATCAACGTCAACAACATCCTGCCGAAGAAGACCAACTAATGACCATCTTCAACACCATCGTAGAAGCCCTGAAACCCCTGTCCAGCGACGACGTCCAACTGACTGTCGCTGGTAAAGAAGGCCATGGCAACCAGAACGTGCGCGTGCATTACAAGCGCGACAACCTGCTGTCGAAAGTCCTGTACCGTGCTGACCTGTCGGCGCTGGGTGCTGACTCCGAAGAAATGAAGCTGTACATCGGTGGGCTGACTCGTCCTCAGCAATCGCCATGGACCTCGCTGCCGGGCAAGGCACAAGTCCAGTTGACCGCTATCCTGAAAGCGGCCAGCATCGACAAGGACATGTTCCTGGACGCGTCGAACGACGTGGCCATGGCCGTGCTGGAAGCCTACGAGAAGTTCGACCGTACTCACGCGTTCGTTCGTCAGTGGCAAGCAGCAGGCAAGGGCATCGGCCTGGAAGTGATCGTGGTGTTCAAAGATGGCGAACAATTCGCTGTGTTCGAATCCTCGCTGAACTTCTACATCGAGCCGGATGCGGAGAAACTGATCCGTGTCCTGCGCGAGCGTAAGGAAGGCACCAAGGCACCTGAAGTCAAGGTCGTCGACGCTGGTGTCGTAACCACCGTTTAAGGAGCATCATTCGGCATGAGGATCAGTCTGATCTATGCCCAGAACGAAGATGGGGCGATCGGCTTAGCCGGCCCCCATCCACTTCCGTGGCACCACCCTGAAGACCTGGCACGGTTTAAGGAACTGACGATGGGCAAGCCGCTACTCATGGGCATGAACACCTTCGACAGCCTCCCTAGACTGTTACCAGGTCGCTTCCATTTTGTGCTGACTCGCGGGAAAGGTCTCCCTCGACTCGGTCGATTGGCAAGTGTACAATTTCTGAACAGTATCGCCGCATCGTTGTTGGCATGCCGTGACCTTGACATGAAGGAACTCTTCGTGATCGGAGGCTCGTCTATCCTGAACACCATGATCGGTAGAGCTGACACCATTTATCGGACTATGGTCCTCAACACTCCGCTCGAAGGCGATCTTGCCAAGGTGCACATGCCAGAGCATGAACATCCGGCATGGAAACAGTACGAGTGCGTCAAGACTGAATACGTCGAAGATCGCCTTGTATTCCAGACCTTCGAGCTAAAACACCAAGGGTAACTCAATCATGAAATGGATGCTGGTATTGTTGTCGCTGTTCGTCTTCTCTGCCCACGCTGAAGAGAAGCCTGAGTTCATCATGAGCGAAGCTCATTGCGCTGTACTGAAGCAGCACGCCGTCATGGCAATCACTGCGAAGACTGCTGGGGTTGATTATAACCAGTACGTGCGCGAACGAGTTGAGGGTTATTCCAAACTCACTGGAATGGAGCGGGTGATCTATCTGGACATCCTTCCATTCACCTTTGAGATGGCGTACGAGTACTTCAACTCCGACTTCAATTCCAACACGCCATACGAAGAAGTGATTGAGATGCACTGCCTGGAACGAGTGGGTTCTGGAGCACGCTGAATAAGAGAGGGCTTCGGCCCTCTTTTTATTTTGTCATCCTATGACTCTGTCTTCTTTTATTTGGGAGCTTCATAGATGGCTACTCCAGCTCAGTTGGCTGCAAAGCTGAGTACCCTGTTGGTTTCGATCAAGAACAAGATCAATGGGAAACTCGATAGTGGAGCACGAGCAGCGGACTCCTCCAAGCTGGAGGGCCTCACTCTTGCTCAGGTCATGGCTAAGACCGTCACTGATAACCTTGCCCAAGTCAACGGCCGTAGAGGCGAATCCGCATTCTTCAGTCAAGACGGTACACCGGGCGCACTGGTCGGAGCAGAGATGCTCACCTCAATGCGCATGGCATCTGACGACACCGCAATCGCTAACTTGAAAAGCGGTACGGTGTCGTTCTCAGACGTGTTCACCAAATGGAGCCGTATCAGTCACGGCACAAACGGTCTGTTCCCAAGCATCCCTGCTGAACTGGATGGATGGTCCTACGACAGTGCCACCGACAGCATTGCCTCCACCATCAATAGCGTCAGCATGATCGGTATCATCAGTACCGACCGTTTCGACAGCTACGAGTTCGAGACAATCATGTCGTCGACTTCCAACGACGACGATGCCATCGGCATGTGCTTGGCCTTCAAGAAGGTCGGCGATAAAGAGCACAGTCTGACAGTCTTTGTCAGCACCGGCGGGATGAACGCACTTGGTCAGATTGCCAATGGTCAGACGCCTAAGTTGGTGGTTGTTGTCAACGCGGGTCAGACTGGCGCACAAGGGCAGCAGGTATTGGCGGTGCGGGAACTTGGCTCACCGGCCTCTGGGTTCAGTGGGATCAACTACTCTGCTGGCATTCGGGTTGTAGCCAAGCGCAGCATCACCGGCCTGATCGAAATCACTTGCACCAAAGCAGACGGTTCTGCATGGCCCAATCCAGTGTCGTGGTCGGGTTCTCTGCCAGCAATCTTCCAGAGCAAGTGCGCAATCGGTTATGTATCGATCTCCCAACCGTCGTCGACGTGGAAGAACATCAAGCTTCCCGTCTCCAAACGGGACATCATCGACACTCGTGATCTCACCGTGTGGCGGTTTACCAATAACGCTTGGGTCAATGCCGGTAAGGCGAACAACCCCGATGTCCTGCCTCCTGGTCGGATGTACAAGAACACCGAAGGTAACATGGGCTCGTACTACCTTGACTTTGAGGGTAACTTCGTGACGCTGGGGTTATCGGCGGTACCGTAAATCGAGTTTATAACAGGGACCGGAAATGGCCACTCCTACGCAATTGTCCGTCAAACTGGACACACTCTTTAAATCGATCAGCACCAAGCTTTCCAGTAAACTGGATCTAGCCTCTGTTGCTGCCGATTCGTCTAAACTCGAAGGCATGACCTTGGCACAGGTCGGGGCCCTGACTGTCACCGACCAACTCGCTCAAGTCAATGGACGTAAGGGTGAGATGGCATTCTTCAGTCAAGACGGTACGCCCATGGCACTGGAAGGCGGTGAAATGGTCGTCCAGTTGCGCATGGCTTCGGACGATGCCGCCATCGATGCATTGAAAAGTGCTACGGTATCATTCGAGGACATCTTCAACAAGTGGGGACGAATCAGCCACAGTAACCAGCTCATCTTTCCACACAACGTGACGGAGATGAACAGTTGGTCTTACGATCAGCCAACCGATTCTGTCCTGTCGACCGTGAATAGCGGAACAATGATTGGATTGATCAGTCCTGATCGGTTTGACCAATACACCTTCGAGACTAGCTTCAAGTCCACCAACGGGGATGATGACGCCATCGGCATGTGTGCTGCCTTTAAAAAGGTAGGAGACCGTGAGTACACGGTCTCGGTGTTGGTCAGTCCTCGTGGAATGAACCCTGACGGTAGTTACAACACCGCAGGCACTCCTCGAATCTGGTGCACCGTCAACTACAACCAAGGTGCTGCTAACGGGATGGTGGTACTGTGGACCCAAGAGTTGGGCATTGCAGCATCGCCGTGGAACTCTGGTGAAATCGCAGCAGGTATTCGGGTTAAGGTAGTGCGTCGAGCTGGCGGTCTGTTGGAGATCACCTCTACCAGACCAGACGGCTCTCCGTGGCCTAACCCGGTATTCACTACGGTGCAGCTACCTACCATGTTCCTCTCCAAATGCTCCATCGGGTACTTGGCCACTTCTCAACCAGCCTCCACCTGGCAGAACTTCCAAGTACCAACCGCCAAGACCGACATCGTGGACAAACGCGACATGACAGTCTGGCGATGGAACAACACCACAGGCACTTGGGTCAATGCCGGCAAGATGAGTAACCCGGCAGTCATGACTCCCGGACGCATCTACAAGGATACCCAGCCCCCGTATTACGGGGCGTACTACCTTGATTTCGACGGCAACCTCGTGACAATTGGGCAGCCTTCTCAGTTGTAATAAGTGGAGGGCTTCGGCCCTCCCTTTATTTTGTCTCATCGTATGATTGGGTATTCCACTCGATCGATTCATGACCCTACATTATTCACGAGAATACTGCCAACACATAACCGTGAATAGGAAGAGTCGCTGTTGAGTTTTAAAGGAATAGCTCTCCATGTCGAAAGGCAAATATGTAGTACCGGTGATTTTGGGGCAACCGGGTAGTGAATTGTTTTTGGTCAAGGGAGAAGTTCCGGCTAAGCAAGGGATGGCACTCGTTCGATTCAGTGTGGAGCGGGGGCTCTGCATTAAAGACGAGAAGGCGTTGGAGCGCCTGTGGGAAAAGACGGGAACACCAAAGAACCGTCCAACCCGGGTAAAGGAACTTCACGTACTCGACACCAGCCTTGATGGTGTGACTCAGCGCGAAGCAACATTGGTGCAGGGCTACATCAACAACACATTGCCAGGGGCGTTCCGCGCTGTGGAACTGAACAACTGGTACATCTTCGAAAAGCAGGGTGACCTCACTCCGCTTAAACTTGCACGTTTCGCCATTAACCTGCTGGAACGCAAGGAGCGAACGGAACTGTTAGGTAGTCTGGCACGTAAGGCTGTGTCCTTCACGCATCCCAGCTATGACACTTACCGTTAATTCGACGCCGTCCTTCGGGGCGGCGTTTATGCCGCATGTCAAAAGAAACAAACCTTCCAACAAGTATGTCAACCAGCGAGATCTCACCATGTCGTTACAGAACCTGTTTTATCCTGCCATCTCGGTAGGTGACACCCAAGCCTCGTTTGGCCAGCCCATCAAGCTTGAGACTAACACCATCGAGTCTTTGCTCGTGGTTGTGCAGAAAAGCGAAAACATGAGCGTGCTGCCAGAGCGCAGTAAGCTCGAAGTCCTTATGCATGCCGATGGCCGCGGGTCCAAGCAACTGATCCGTTACAACAAGGTGTTGGTCGGCATGGCGTTGTATCCTTTCGAGGATCATCTGTACGACACCACCGGCGGTATTGAAGTCGAAGCAGCAATGACCATGGCGGCTAAGCTGTGTGAGGAAATCCCTCAACCACCGCTGACCGCCGATGACTGGCTCGACCGTCTCAAGTACGCCGCGAACGACAATCCAGAGATCCTGGCTGTGATTGATTCCGTTCCTTCGTGTCTGCGTGATCTGGACAAAGTCGGCCAGACTCATGTGATCGTGCCTGACTCGTACAACATGACCGAAGAGATGGAAGATGCCTCTCGCCGATTGCTGTTGTTCACCGACACCTACGGCAACCACCGTGCCGAAGAGATCCGTGATCAGATCGCTCTGCATCCGTGGGTGAAACGTGTCCTGCCCAAGTGGTTCAACGAGCAGCAAGGGCACCTGACCAAAGCAGGTCGTGCTGATCTGGCGTACCACTTGACCATCTCGGCCTATATCGACCCAATGACCGATGAAGAACGTATCTTCGGCAAAGGGCGTCGTCCGTCGAACGTGGCTGACTTCTATTACGGGATGGAGCTGGTGCTCACCAACACCAGCGAAAACGAACTGCTGATCCAAAAGGCATTCGAGTCGTTCTGGGACAAGGTCAAGGATGGTGACACCTTCGACCTGCGCATCAACCGTCACGAATTGCCTGATGCATGGCGCAAGTACTTCAAGAAGCAAGCAATTGAAGTCAGCGGCCTCATCAGCAAGAACAGCGATGGTTCCCTGTGCCTGATCAACGAGAAGATCCGCATGGGGCTGAAGAACGACTACGTCAGCTTCGTTGGCTGGAAGTTCCAACCGTCTGTCAAGGTCCCAAAGAAACAAGTCCGCAACGTAGTCGAGTAAGTAAGCATGAGCAGAAGAAGTAAAAGTCGCGTCGGCCTAGTGGAACTGATTTCCACGTTGACAGTTTGTGCTGGCGTCATTCTCGGTAACGTGGGTTATGCCGATCCCGTGGGGACCAAGAAGATCTTGGAAGAAGACGGTTACACCGACATCCAAGTCGGCGGTCGCCAGTTCTTTGGCTGTGATCGTAATTTCTACCGCACCACCTTCACGGCCAAGAACTCCCGTGGCATCAAGACTCATGGCTTGGTGTGCAAAAGCTTTCTTGACGAAGCAGCGTATATCAAAAGGATGTAACGATGGTTGAGAAGTCGGATGTAGGCGTTGCAGACGTGTCCCAGCACGTTCGTGTGGGTGTCGGTGTGATCATCATGCGTGGCACCAAGATCCTCATGGGTAAGCGCAAGGGCAGCCATGGAGCTGGCACCTACTCTGTCCCGGGTGGTCATCTGGAGTTCGGTGAAACTGTTGGCACCTGCGCCAAACGTGAAGTGTTGGAAGAGACTGGTATCGTCCTGCACGACCCGTTGTTCCAGGCCGGGTTCACCAACGATCACTTCAAAGAGGAAAGCAAGCATTATGCTACCCTCTTTGTGGCGTCTCGTTTCAACGAAGGTGAGCCGCAGAATCTCGAGCCCGAGAAGTGCGAAGGCTGGGACTGGTACGATCTGGCTGAACTGCCAGAGCCTCTGTTCCTGCCGTTCAAGAACTACATGGAAAAGGTCTACGTGAGCCTCAAGGTAAACGAAGGCATGACCCGACTGGGGGCTTGACCGATGTGCAGACGACTTGGTAAGAAACACCCTGACTACATCGGTCCTGAGGGACTGGAACGTCAGAAGCACGAACGCTCGCATTGGAACCCCAAGCGCCGTTTGTCCGATACGTACATGGTGCGGATCTTGAATGATCACACCTTCCTGCGCGATACCTTCTGGAATCCGCAGTGCAATAACCCGCAAGGGATCAGTAAAGGGCTGTCTCGCCGGAAAGCCTCGTTGTACGACAAACTTCAACGCTACTACGACCGTGCCGGAAACGGCAAATAGGAGTGTCACCATGGCAACTGCTCACAAAGTGAAAGCAGCAACCACCGATGAAGAACTGCGTCAGCAAGCCTACAACCTGATCGCTGGTCGTGATCTGTCTGCTGACAAAGACATCAAGAAAGACGGTAAGTACTGGAGCGAGATCAAGAAGCGCGCCATCACTGTACTGACCGAACGTGGCACTCCCGAGAACCTCGGCATAGTCGAGACGGTAGAAGCTGTCATGAAGTCTTACCGCGCAACTCTAGGGAAATGACATGCAATTTCGATCTGTGTTGAATCCAAACCAACCTGTAACATTGGCAGCGACCAAGGCAGCGATTTGTCACTGGTATGACAACAATGACGCCGCGTTAGACGTCTCCGCCACTGACCCCGAAAAACTCAAGGTGGAGCAACGGGGCAATGCTTGGGAGATCTCCTATTCGTTCTGGAGCAATGGCAAGTACAGTGTCATTGGTCACTGCGACGAAGCTCCGCTGTAATGCTCCTACCACTCTCGTTTATTAACCCCATTTCGAAACAGTAAGGAAGTCTCCATGTCCCAAGTTGCTGAAGCTTTCAAATACCACGAATCCCTCGACGAACTGCAAATGGCGGCGCAATCGAAACTGGCTCCTGGCGCCGGTGCGATCTTCGCTACCCAGCAGCGCAAGAAGATGATGAACCACTACCTGCTCTCCATCGAGAAGGTAGCCAAAGACGCTTACCCGGACCACATCCGTGAAATCGTGCAGCATTACAACTGCTCGCAGTGCGCTCGCTTCATGTCCCGCGTTGGCCATCTGGTGGTTGAAGGCGAGCAAGGCCTGGAATCGGTGTTCTGGAACCCGAACGCCGTAACCGACCCTTTCTTCAAGGAAGTGGTCAAGCTGATGAAGATGTTCGTCGAGCAGGGCCGCATCACCACCCTGTTCAACCCGAACGGGCCGTACGCCAACTACCAGAACATCACCAAGGCGGAAGACGGTGAGCAGACCTGGCAGCACTACTTCATCCAGCCGCAGTTCCTGCGTCACCGCTACGCCGGCCTGGATCGCGAGATCGACTTCGACGAGTTCCACAAGACCGCCGACCGTGTCAACTCGCTGATCAAGATCACCAAGGAAGTCGACCTTCCAACCGTGATGTGGGTTGAGCAGATGTTCCAAGCCCGTACCCTCGAGCACCTGGAACACAGCGAAGCGACCATCAAGTCGTTTGCTGACATGCTGGCTCAGCTGCAAGTGGCGCAGTCGTTGGTGTCGTACACCTCGGCCAACGAATACCAGCAAGAAACCATCCTGGTCAACCGCATCTGGGTCTTCGCCATGAAGCACCGTGCGCTGGCTGCTCTGCGTGGTTCGATGTTGGGTACGTTGCTTCTGGAAGCGGCCAAGCTGATGAAACAGCCGAACCGTTCGAAGGCGCAGGAATTGGGTCTCCAGTCTTTTTGGAAGTCTCAGACATCTACTTTGAACTACCGCCGCACTACCGCTGCGGCCTCCTCGGGCCAACTGGAACGCACCGCCAACTTCTTGCAAGAGAACAACTGGCTGCCGTCGCTCCAACAGCGTGAAGCGGCTGAACTCGATGTGCCTGCCCTGTGGGAAGCCAAGTCGCGTTGGACCTGGATCGAAGGCAAGCCTGTGTCCGCACAAGCTGACTTCGCCGAGTTCGCATCGCGTAAAGGCGCCGACATCGAGCAAGTCAAAGCACCGATCACCATGGACGTCGGCTACTTCTTCAACGAAGTGCTGAAACACGTGGTGGCACTGGGCGTGGACATGACCGACCTGTCGTGGAAACCTGCACTGTTGAACGTCATGGCAGATATGACTGCCAAGCCGATCTTCAAGTGGGACTCTGACGAGCGTCGTGCTCCGTTCATCCCGTGGACCTATAACGAGAACTTCCGTGCAGCCCAACTGGTCACTGACAAGTCGGTTGTGCAGAATGGTCGCGTGGTCCTGCCAGTACTGTCCATCACCTCGTCCTCGGTCATCGGTTACCATGGCCGTAACCCTGAGAACGAAGCGCTGATGTTCTTGTTCGCCGGTGTCGGCATGCCGTACGCTCCTCACCCAGCCCTGTTCGCAGAAGCTGTCAAAGACGAGCTGTACCAGCACCGTCGTGCCATCGAAGACTACAGCAAGTCGACCCAACTGCCTCGTGCAGAAGGTCAACAGTCGCTGGGTCTTACCTTCGGTCCTCGTCACCCGCTGCAACAAGGTGAAGTGAAGATCACCCTGCACGCTCGCCTGAGCGATGAAGGCCAGGTCCTGTTCGGTGCCCGTGACATCCGCTTCGTAGTGGACGGTTGCGGTTACAAGATCAAGCCTGTGATTGAAGGTCGTCCAGTACTGCGTGATCGCCTGTCGGTCGACGCCGCTGCGCCAGTAGCACCTGAAGCCCCTTCGGCCTCGGCCTCCCTGCTGGTCTGATCCATTCGGGGTGAGTTCGCTCACCCCATCCACCCTTTCGCTGTCCATTAGGAGTTACACCATGTCTCAAGCACAAATGCCGAAACTGTACGAGCGCACCAAGCGTGACGAAATGACCTTCGGCATCCTGCCTGATTTCGTACCGAACGACCTGGTCGGCAACATGAAGGGCGATGCTCGCCTGTACGCCCCCAATGAAGTCCACGACCTGATGATGGAAATGGATGCTGGTTTCGCTGGCATGCGCCGTTCCACCGTCGACAAGCTGGAAAACCTGCGTCAGTTGATCCTCTACACACTGGCCGGCAAGGTTGTCGGTGACACCGCTTACTGGGCCATGTACCAGCGCGCGGCAGGTGCTGAAGCTCAACTGAAAGACGGCTTCTCCATCGGCTTCGGTGGTCACCTGGAACGTCTGGATCTGGCATCGCACTACGTGGCCGGTCCTCAGGAAGGTCAACTGATGGAAGTGCCGGAAGTTCCTTCGAGCTTCTACACCACCCTGACCTCGGGCATCCGTGAGCTGTCTGAAGAAGTGCGTTTCACTTCGCCAGAAGGCAAAGCGCGTCCACTGACCGAAGAAGAACAGCTGAAAGTCCTGGGCGCTGGCATGGGCCTGCCGGCAGGCCTCACTCACGAGAAGGTGGAAGCATTCACTGACGAACTGAAGCAAGATGCCATGATCGCCACCGATCTGTTCATCCTGCGTCGTGATGCAACCAACCCACAAGTCGGCACCTTCTTCACCGTGGGCGAAACCACCACCGAGCAACTGTTCACCGAAATCACCGGCAAGCCGCCGATCAGCCCTGAAACTGCGGCTGAACTGAACAGCAACGTCGTGCCTTGCGGTTTCATCTCTGACCGCGACATGGACAAGCCTGGCTTCGTCGGCAACACCCACCTGGGCGTCATCGCCGTGTTCCGTGTCAAAGAAGACATGGACTTCAAGGTGATGGAAGAGAAATACACCACCATCGGCTGGAAGACCACCGCCGAAGTGATCGAAATGATCGGTCGTTGCGAGCCGTGGACTCAGTTCCTCTGCGAGCACTTCGAAGGCCTGGAAAAGGTACTGCGCGAACAGTGCCATACCGAACAGCCTCGCATGGATCAGCCAGAGGGTAACCTCGCTGACCAATTGGCTGCTCTGGCTGCCAACAACGACACCCAATTCCCACAATAACGCTGTACCCATTAGGAGCGACTCTGATGTCCACTACTGTATCCGCTGAACAAGCACGTGCTGACGCTGTGACCTGCCTGACCGACGTCCGTCGCGATGCCAACGCTATCGAAGACAAGGCTCAGGCCATCGACTTCGCTATCCAAGGTACCCTGACCATCGTCGACACCGCGATCGAAACCGTGTACGGCGAGCCGAACACCGTGACCCGCGATCTGGCCAAGCAACTGGCCGAAAGCTGGTCGTTCGAACCGACTGCTGAAGCAGCCGAGTAAGCAAGTCTGGTGAGGGGCTTCGGCCCCTTGCCTTTATGCCGATTCGAAACTTATCTGACGCTACATCATTCACGTGTATACACCTACCTAGGGGACACTATGAAGTTGAAGAAGATTGCTTCGCAGCTTGCTCAGCTCATTGAGCGTGAACTCAACAAGCAGATCGATCGCACTCCGGGTCAAGAACCGAATGCGTCCGTTCTGACCAATGACTCATTCGTTACTCTGTTTCGTGAATGGAAGATCACTTCGGGTAAACCGGTGATCCGTTACGAGACAGAGATGATGGGAGCAGGGCCATCACTGTACGTCCGACTGGACCGTGTGGTGTTTGCCGTCCTCCACAACTACGATGCCAACCCAGATGGGATGAATCGTTTCGTGATGGCTGTGCCACTCTACGTCGATGTAGAGAAAGGCGGGTTCATCGTCCTAGGGGTACAAGAAGCCCCGATGGAATTCATTGCTAACGCTTACGAGAAGCTTGTAGAGATCCTCGCCGATCTGCACAACGCTTCCCTCTAACCGCACATACACCAGGAAACTCACCATGCAAACCGTACCTGCAACCGTATTTGGCATCGCACGTAACGACGAAGTCGTCCAGATGTCGAGCCCAGATAACTACACGTTTCTTCCACTGCCCGGCGACTGGAAGCTGGCTGTGCTGAATGAAGCTGTGTTTTCCATGCTGGTCGAAAACGGCCATACCGAATTCGGCGTCATGTACAGCCCCGAAGCCGAGAAAGCATTCGGTTACATCGAACCCGACTTGACCAAGATCTCCCTCGATAAGGTCAAGCGGTTCTACGTCGATCCAACCACAGCTCACTTCTTGGGCTTGATGCTGGATTGGTCCACCGTTGGCATTGACGGCGGGACTTACGATGACCGAGATGGCAGGAACTGGACTCCGGTTGAAGACGAATGCTGGCACGGCGACATTGACTCCGTGATCCTCAACCTCGTCATGCCGAAAGACGGCGGTGGCGCTTGCGGTTGTGGTGACAATGCCGGTGCGGTTGAAGCACTGGGCAAGTTCATCGAAACGCAGCGCAATCACCCGATCATCGTCACCGATGAAGCCCGTGACAAAGCCCGCAATGAAACCCTGTACGACAAAGGGATCAAGGGCAATGCTTTCCTCTTCATCGGCTACGTCCTGGACGCAGCTGGCTTCACCGAACACGGCGGTTCCGTCTACCACGGTTGGCTCGAACTCAAGGGCGTGTACCTCGCGTTCCTGATTGCCGAGTCCATCGCAGAAACCGCCCGCGTAAACGCCGAGTAATCGGCGCTTTACCTTCGTACATTCATTCTGAAATTCATCAAGGAACTACCCATGGATCGCAAGGCTTCTATCAGCATCAACAACTTCGACAACCACATGGTCATCCGCATGAACGATGAGTCCAACCTCATCGACCACGTGCCGGCCATGGTGTACAAGGCTTCCATAGGTCGTCCTGGCATCATCATGGTCAAGGACCGTCCGAACTTCACCTTGCCTCAACTGCGTTTTGGCAAGCACAATGCCCGCGTCAAGCAGATCACCGCCAGCTACGACCGTTTCGGTAAAAGCAACGGCGTCCTGCTGCACGGTCTGAAGGGGTCGGGCAAGAGCCTGTTGGCAGAAGAACTGGGTAACTGGATGATCGCGCAAGATCTGCCGGTCATCATGGTCACTGAACCCATGGGTGCTGAAGAACTGGGTATCATCATCAAGGCCATCGGTCCTTGCATGGTGTACTTCGACGAGTTCGGCAAGACCTACAACGAGAAGGTCGAACGTGAGCGTCTGCTGCCGCTGTTCAGCGACACGTCGTTCCTGGGTGTGATGTTCGTCATCACTGGCAACGAAGCGGAAGAGTTCTCCGACTACCTGGTCAACCGTCCGCAGCGTTTCCGTTACAACATCGGTTTCGGCACGAGCATCGACCTCGAAACCCTCCACGACATCATGTCCAAGATGCAGGTCTCCGAGCATCTGCACAAGGCGTTCGAAGCGTACGTGAAGCGCGAAAGCGGCAAGTTGAACTTCGACTCACTGCTCTGCGTCATCCGTGAATCGGCTGGCTGCAAAGACGCCATCGAAGTCGCCGACATGTGCGAAATCCTCAACGTGCCAGATTTCCCACGGATGCAGTGGTTCATCTCGCATGTTGAGGTTGTTGACACTCCGGAAGACTACGTGGGCTTCGGCTACATGATGCACGGTATCCGCCACGGCCGCGGCGACATGTCGATCAAGATCCAGGAATCTCGCCGTAATGCGGACGTCTCGTTCCTGAGCTTCGGCAACGCTAAGTCCGACCCGCTCCTTAAAGACGCGATGCTGCACATCGAGAACCTCGAAGAGTCGGAAGGCACTCGCGTGGTCGAGTACAAGGGGCTTCGTACGTTCCGCATCACGCTGACCTACGGCTTTGAGTACAACAGCTCTACGCTCAACCTGTCCGCTGTTGACTCGTTCAACGAGAAGGACGAAAACAAACTTCCTGGCATCGGGCGCATGCACAGCGAGTCGGTTGTCGTTGACAGCGGTGAACAGGCTGCCATGTCGGGTAAGCACATCCACGGCCAACGCATCAATTAATCCAACCCGCAACACCAACCCAAAGACTGAGGAGTCTTGCATGAAAATCAAAGATATCGAGAAGCACCAAGCGATCCTGGCTTTCCTGGCCAAGGACAAGAAACCCTTCGAAGCCTTTGTAGCCAAGGCTGACAAGAAAGAGCTGGTGTTCCAAGTCGACAAGACCATCCAGATGTCCGTGGAAGTCGAAGACTACGACAAAACCATCAAGGCCGGCTCCACCATCGCCATCGACGTCGAAACCGGCATCGTGACTCTGGTAGCCGAAACCGGCGTGGCTCCACAAGCCGAACTGCCGAAGTCCAGCCCTCGCAAATCCTGCTCCTCGCATGCCGAGTTGCAAGAATCCCGCGGCGGCTACTAAGCCTGCATAGAGAGGACCTTCGGGTCCTCTCTTTATTTTTGGAGTTCGTATGACTGCTATTGTGTACCATGATGGGAAGTTGATCGGCGACCGCAAGCAGGTGGCCTTAACGATACCTACAGCATTCGAAGACGGTCCTAAGGTCTTCATCAGCCGCGATAAGCAATTCGCTTACGGTGCCACTGGCTCCGCCATCCATGATTCCATTCGTGACGAATTGGAAGCACAACTCCGTATGGTTCTTGAACGTCTGGTCCTGGACAAACGAGACGTTGTTCCTCTTGCTGACATCATGGGTGACGACAAGATTGAATGCTTCACCCACGGCACCGTGATGACGCGTGACCATCAATGGGGCATCATGTCCTACGGTTCTCGCTTTCGTCGCTTAGAAGGCCATACACACGGCGTAGGGACGGGTGGGACACTGCTGGCCTCCATGTTGGTCTGCGGTATGTCGCTCAAAGACGCCATGCCTGTTGTAGAACGTCTGGATCACTTGACCGGCACGAAGGTTGATGTGATTTACGCAAGCCGACTCAAGCCATTTGTTATCAAAGGGACGCCACTGTGAACTTCCTAATCTATCGCCGCGGCAAGATCGGTTTCCCTGAAACTCACCATGCCAACGAAGGGGTGCATTTCAAAGTGCTCGAGGCCGACCCTGACACCTACTTCAGTGATCAGGGCTTCATCTATCCGCTGTCGGGCACCGGACCTAACATTGCGGACGTTGTCAGCGGACGTCTGCGCATGGCCAACCACCCTCGTGTCTCGATGAGCATGATGGCTTTCATGATCACCAAGCAAGGGGCGATCACGCAAGTCGACATCTTCAAGAACAACACTCATCCGGATGAGAAACGCTGGACGTTGGACTTCCATGGGTTGCCTAAGGGCAATTCCACGTACGTCATGTGCTCAGACACCATGACTCGTGACTCGTTGTTGGGTGCACTGGCCGCGTGGAAGGATGAGGAGAAGTTCCAGAAGGACACCAACGCCATGTCGGTCGCTTCAAATTATCCGATCGTGTGGTTTACTGTGGAAGAGATCATTGAACGTCTCAATAAACTCTACCCAGAGACCAACACCAAAGATGACGAAGACAACACTGCCTCCGGTCACCGCCGTCCCCGTAATCGGCCTCTCCCCCGACGGTAAAATCACCATCACTTACAGGCCCATAAGCACACCGGGTAAATAAATACGTTTTGCTCGTGATCTATGTAGTAGCACTGTGACATCATCCAAGGATAGTGCCATTGTTCGGATCGTTCTTAGGTTCCGTGCGCCGCATCTGGTCGTCACTACAACGTCTTCTAAAGGCCGTGTCACTCGTGACGCCGCCGAATGAGACGGACGACCCGCCGCGCATTACCGGGACCGTTACATCCGTTTCAGTGACTTCGGTGCCCTACCTCACGCATAAGGCGCGTGGAACGGTAGGTGCACCGTAGCACTGGAGACCTAAAATTACTGAGCGCCCATACCCTGCCCTCTAAGGAGCTACACGATCAGATCCCTTCGCGGCGCCGCCGTGTTGGCTTTGCTTACCTTGTCAGTCGCCCTGTCGGTACAGGCGGAACCTCAAAAGGACCGCTACCAGGACAAGGCCGTTACTGCGACGTCCGATAAGTCATTTCCTCACCACTCGACACTAGGTCTGTTGAGGGCTGTGCCATCCGTGGCGCGGTTAGAGGGAGTGCTCTTCATGGCACGTGAGTCGCAGCGACGGATAGCGACAGCTACGACCGGGAAGCCCAGCACGGGCACTGATAGGACTATCCAGCGCGTGCCTAAGGTGCACGTCGGCTGATCAATAGTCTGAGTTCAGTGAACTACATTGATGACTATTGATTCCGATTGAGTTCGGTTAAATTGGATGGCAATGGCCTCCAGTCTGATACTGACCTACGACTAAGTAACACAAGGCCTCGCACAATGCGAAGACGCGCTTGGTGAAAGGCCTCGGGGGATGAGGACGACAAGCGCTACACAGGGTTACGGGGCATCGTCGATAGTCGTTCCTATGGTGGGGTTGATCTCCCATTGAGGTGCGTCCGAACGATTGCCCCAAGACTTCTCTTTCTTTTTTTTGTTTTGCCGGGGTACCAATCCTATAGTTACCATTTGAGGTGTCCCATGTCTCTTGTTCAGATCTCTACCGCTTACGCCAATTCAAGTCCTCCAGGGCACCGGGATAACCCAGAACGCTGGATGGCTGCCCGTATCACCGCTAGTCACATGAACACCATGTTGCAGCTTATCAAGAAGTCATCCTTCGATAAGCTCTCTGGTGAAGAGTTCGACTCTGCCAAGCACCTGATGAAAACCATCCAAGGGGCTGCTGGCATCTTCATTGACGCACTGCATACCGCAGATAGCATTGACCAGCTCATTGACATCAACAATGAGTTCTACAAGATGGCCTGCACCAAATGCTGACATAGAGCCCGGGGAATCCCCGGGCTCTTTTGCCGTCTCGATTCGATTCGAAATATTTTCAACAATACATGATTCCGATGAATAACCTACCCTGATCATTGGAGATCAAACATGAACCTGCTCGCTAAAGCTGTAGAATTGAAAGCCGCTCAAGAAGCTGCTAAACCAGTTGAGAAAGTATCTCTGCTGGCCCGTATCAAAGCTTACTTCCGTAAGCGTGCTGGCAAGAAAGCATACGAGGCTCTGAAACAAGCCAAGCGTGAAGAGAAAGCCCAACTGGCTCTCACCAACGCTGAACGTGCTGACTTGCTGGACAAAGAATCCGATGAGCTGATCATGCAGTCCATCGGCGTGAAAGACAAAGCCAAGGTTGACGAACTGATTGAACTGGCTACTGCCAAGTCGATCGAAGCCGCTTCCCTGCGCGTAGCATTTTAATCCCCCGGAACTGAAGGAGTTTCATCATGGAAAAGCAAGTAGCCGTAATCGTTGGTGTTGGTGCTGTAGCCGCTGCTCTGGTTGGCGGTCTGGGTTGGAAGACTCTGAAGAACCGCACTGGCAGTGACAAACTGTCCCAAGAGGCCATGGACCAGCGCAAAGAAGAACTGCGTGCTCGTCTGGCAAACAAGATCACCCAGCCTGTAGAAGTACAGGTAGTTCACAAGGAAGCTGACCTCAGCACTCTGCGTGAAAGCGGTGTTCCAGTGTTGGCAAACATTGCCAGCCTGTTGGTCGAGACCACCGAAGCACCAACCATGGATCAGGTGGTGCAAACCATCCTCCATGCAGAAACACCTAAGGACATCGTCGAGGTGATCGAAGGTGCTCACGGTGAGAAGGTCGTCAGCATCTCCCGTCCTCGGGCGGTGACTGCTCCTGTACAACCCGATCAGACTCCGATGTTCTGGAGTTCGTTCGTGACCAAATTGCGTCGTCCCGATGTCATCGAGATGTCTTCGAAGGACTTCGATACGCGCAATGGAGACTTGGCTCGTGGGTACCACAAATGCCGCGTGGATGGCGTTGATGGTGTTCTGCACGTGACCAAGTCCAACGTCTCTGCCGTGCTGCACATGGGCGGAGATGAGTTCACCGGCATCAGTACTTCGGGTAGTCGCTTCAATGGCAAAGGGTTGGTTAACCTGAACCATGAGCAAGCGAAGAACTTCTTGACCGGTCGTTGATATACCGCCATAATGGCACTTCACCATAACCCGGGACTCTGAGGGTCCCACTTGCAAGAGGCTTTACCATGCGTCCTTTGAAACAAGCAATCTACTCCAGCCGTACTGCTGACAAGTTCGTTGTTCGTCTGCCTGATGGCATGCGTGAACGTATCGCAGAGGTTGCTAGGGATCACCATCGCTCAATGAACAGCGAGATCATTGCTCGCTTAGAGAAGAGCCTGGACCTGCCGGACGCTGAAGTGTTTGAAGTAGAAGCCCCGGAGGGTTCCATCTGGAATCCTTCCCTTCACAACTTGGTTCGTACCAAGGGTGGACAAATGGGCACTATCACGGAGTTCCGTGAAGTGTACAACAAGACAGCCGTCATCCAGGCTAAATTGGATCATCTGCATTGGCATGATCTCGGTGACTTGAAGCCGGTGTTTGTCAAAGCGTAACGGAATAGATCAGGGACCTTCGGGTCCCTGATCTTTAGTTCCTTTTTTCTTTGTTACCAACGCATGGTCGCTGACTTTCCTTTGACCGTGACCTTCTTGCCTTTGAGCCAGTCTTTCAGATCCACCAACTCACAGCTATCAATCATCTTCGAGCCAATGACCGACTTGGTCTTGTACTCGTTGCTCATGCCGTTGTGCAGGTTGTCCACCTTGACCCACATGGTCTGATCCCAGTCGATCTTGTAGAGGTAGACTTGCAGGCTTTGCAGTTCACGCTCAGACGGCAACGGACCATCGATGGTGATGGTGATCTCATTGCTCGCCGATTGGAACCGGGACAGATCCCAGTGTTTCTCGATGACTGAGGCAAAGCCCTGAGCAATGGCTTCTTCCATTAACGTCGTGGCGTACAACCATTCGTTGGATTCGGTCTTGTCCCACTTCTGCAACTCACCAGAGTGCATGATCCCGGGCTTGAGTTCGGGGTGCTTGTAGCCAGATCCATGGTACAGGTGGGACATGTTGATCACCGTTAATAAAGATAAAGAGCTGAGATGGTGTAGAACTGGACAAGGTCTCACACCATGAAAAAGTTGTTGGTATTCCGTGAAGGACTGCATCCAGACTCTCGGGAGTTGGAAGACTACCTATACGATAGCGAGGCCATTCGAGATGACTTCTTCGATTTAGCTGCCCGCGATGAACTAGGGGTCTACCACGGTCGCCTGTCCATGCACGCTACGTCGTGGGACGTGACATTTAAAGACGATGACAAGTTTGACTTCTGGCACATCGTCTGCGAGGGCTCTACAGGTTATGCGTTCGAGGAACCTGCCTTCATTGCCGCAATGGAATTCTTCAAACAAGAATGGCGTCAAGCCAAACTTGTGAACTGTCGTGCCGTACTACACAAGAACAATTACATGGTCAGTATCTACCGCCTCCCTAAGGCGATGTCGGAAGTGATGAGCATGGACCTCAAGAATCGCTTGGAGAGTTTTAAGGATGGGAAGTTCCATTATGAAACACCTGCGGATGCTCTTGGACCTCTTGCTGTTGCCGAGGAGGAGAGAGAAATTCAGGAAAGTGCTAAAGGCTAGCATCCACGCTACCTTGTTGGACAAACACACCTACTACGTCTTCTACAGCATCCGGAAGGGTCTGGGCGTTGAATACGCGCGTGCCATGCTGCGAGATTCCATGTACGACATGGTGCTGTCGATGTACAAAGAGAAAGGCCTTGAGATGGCGTTCTACACGGACATCGCTCGAGATCTGTGTGAGTGGGGTGATCGCATTGAATTCCTCGGTCTGTATGAGCCGACACCACAGCGTGAGAAGTTTGTCTTCTACCACGGCCAAGGGATTCCTGCCAAACGTCTCTACTTCCAATACGGTGACCACCTGTTCAATCGACTGGTTGATTACCCGGGTGTACAGATGGAAATGAGCAACATCATGTTCGATGTCATTGATAACAAAGGGGCTCCGGGCCAAGAGCCAGTGATCCATGCCAACGGTCGTAGGACGGTCAGTATGTTCGTTCTGAGGACTGAGGAAACTCAGGATAGTATGAAGGACTGATCAAAGTCCTCTGCCAACTATCTAAGGAATCCAACATGGCCGTCATTGACGAAACCAAGAAACCAGCCCAGAAGAAAGCAGCAGCCAAACCTGCGGCAAAGAAGCCAGCCGCTAAACCGGCTGCCAAGCCTCGTGCCAAGGTCGCTCCTGCCGACGGTATCAAGAAGACCCCAGTGGCTTCGATCACCGTTCCTCCTGCTGCTCAGGCCAAGCCTGCTGCGAAGAAGAAGCCAGCGGTCAAGCAACCCATCGCGAAACTGCCTCCTCGTCTGGCCAAGATCATCGAAGGCTTCGCCAAGGGCGGCGTGACTCGTTCTGAATCCCTGGGTGGCAAGATCACCAAGGCTCAGAAAGAAGTCCTGAACAAAGAAGCTGCACGTCTGGGCGTGACCCCGGCTGCACTGGTGGCCGCACTGGTCATCAACTTCCTCGAAGCCTGCGCTGCCGAGTGATGTGCCTGGGGAGAGCTTCGGCTCTCCCCTTTATGAGGAGATACCATGAGCAAGCTATTATCACTGAGTAGCCTGAAGTGGCTAATCGCCATCGGCATTCTGCTTGCCGGTCTGGCGTACTGGATCAACTGGTCTTTGGACATGAACACTCAGGTGGCCGACCAGAAGACCACCATCGAGCAACGTGACGAAACCATCGCTAGTCTGCGTACCGAGATCGAAACGTACACCTCCAATAAGAAACAGAACAAGATGTGGTTTGATGCGCTGGAAGACGCGCAAGTAGACCTTCTCTGTGCTGCCCGTACAGGCACGCCAGTGCCGACCCCTGACGTTCCCCAGGTACAGATCAAAGAAGTGATCCAGTACCGCGACAGGGTCTCTCAATGCCCCACTACCGACATCACCAAGGCAGAAGTCTTTGACCCCAAGGTTTCTGAACTGCGCCCTGTGAATGATGAGATCGCATTGCAAGCTTTGAACAATGCCTGGAAGGCGTTCTGCAAGGCTGACAACAATGAGGATGAGACATGCGCGCCCTTTCGTTGACGCTCTTGTTTGCTGTGTTCTTCCTGCAAGGATGTGGCAATCGACAGTACCAAGCAGTGCCTCGCTGTGAACCCAGTAATCCACCCAAGGGCGAACAGTACACCAAAGGCACCCCGGATGAGAAGTTGGTCCTGATGACCACTGCCTACATCCGCCAGACCCAAGTAGTCACCGACTGCAATGACAGCATCCGTCTGATCAACGCGGCTAACAAAGCAGTCAAGTAAATACTGGCGAGGGCTTCGGCTCTCGCCTTTATGCCGATTCGATTGAACTTTATTTCAACAATACATGATTGCGGTGTATCAACCCTAACCTAGTAATAAGGATCGCATCATGTCTGAGAACAACACCGCTGCAACGGTTATCACCGTCGGCATTGTGGGTCTGATTGGCTTTAAGTGCTATCGGAACTACAAACGCCGTAAAGAAGAAGAAGCGAAGATGATTAAAGTTCGTGCCACTGTGGCGAACATGATCAAGGACGTTCCCGGCTACAACAAACCATCTCGCTAAGGAGATAGCAATGTACATCGACGCCATCGTCGCAGTGTTCGCTCCAGCTCTTCGGATCTGGACCAGTCACGCCAGCCTGCTGAGCAGCTACGTGTCCACGCAGAACTTCGCGGTGGCCATTGAACTTATCCAAGGCTTTGTTACCACGATCAACGTGGTGGACATAAAGGGAACCGTCCTGCACACCGAGCAGATCGAATTCCCTTTTGAAAGCCTGCGCTGGTACGCAGAGACCCTGCAAGGTATTCCGATCTTTTCGTTGAAGCATGAGCTTCAGCCGGAGTACCGTGCCAAGGTCATCATCGAGCAAGCAAAGATTATCCTGTCCGTCGATTGGGCAGAGAATCCTGCTGACAAAAGCAAGTTGCAATAACCTACCCTATCCCCATGCTAAGGAGCATGTCATGACTTACACTATCATCGTTGATTCCCGCGAAGTTGCAGAAGCTCAGGCTAACACCCGTGAGCCGTTTAAAGACCTGTTCGTCACTCGCCTCCCAAGCGAATGTGAAGAGGTTGGTTACGAGCGTGTCGATGACATGCTGATCGTGAAGTACGAAGAGAACGAAGATGGTCGCATGGCCATCACCGCTCAGATGCCGTACGACCTTCACGATCACCTGCCTCGCATCTTCGGCGTTATCCTGAAGCTGCATTACGGTGTGACCAAGATCAAGCTGGGCAACAAGATCCACCGCATCGATGTCCTCGTGAACGCGCCGTTAGGCGTGTACTTCAATGAGGCCATCATAGGTGGTCGTGCACTGAAACATGAAACAACCGGCACTGTATTTACCCGTGGTGGAGATACATACGCCGCTGTAACGGACGTCACCCTGAAGATCCTTAACGAGCGTTTCGTTAAGAAAGGCACTGGCGTCTTTATCCCTGATACCTACCTGGTCCGCTTCGTTGTGAATGGCCGGTATGTGTATCAGCCAATGTCTCGTCTGTTCAACGATGTTGATGTGGCTAGCAGCTTCAATGCCGCCATCACCAAAGAAGAATGGGCTGAGAAGAATCAAGAAGTAATCAACAGCCTGGGAGATCCCACCAAATGATCCAAGTATATCACGAAGAGAACGGCCTGATCTTCCGTAAGCACGAGGCCGACACCGGGATCAGCTACATCGCTGTTCCCATCGAAGAACTGGAACCAGAGGAGCCCTTGAAAGGCCTTCTGGTTCGTCACGGTAATCCGCACACAGGACAGTGTGGTTACTACCCGCTGTCCTTACTGCTTACCACTCCTGACAAACGTTACGAGATCGCCAGCAAACAACACAAACGTCCACCAAACGAAAACTGGGTACAACGTATCCTGTCCGACCTGAAATGTGAAGGCTTGAAACTGGTTCACTGACGGCATAAGGAGAGGACCCCATGGGGTCCTCTCCAGTGCTTTCTTTTTTCTTTATTTGACCGAACGGTCGATGTACTTGATGATTGCCACAGCCGTCTTATAACGCTCGAGCATATCGATGATGCCCCAGGTCCACTTCTCAGGATCGCCTTGGAAGTAGAAACGGTCGTAGAAATCTTCGTACAGGCTGTAGTCCGACTCGTAGATCCACGCACTGAACTCAGAGCCGTCTTCGAAGTCCAGCCAGGATAGGTCGCGCAGAAGTTTTACCGACGGGTCCCACTCTCGGTCCGACAACATCTCTTTGACCAGTTTGGCACCGTACAGGACATCTTCCTTGCTCAATGCAGGTAGGGTGGCCTGTGGCTTGACTTCCGGGATGGGCTTGGTATCCACATACCCGTTTTCATCAATAAAGATGTTGAGGTTCTTGATACTGGACGTCCCCATCTTTGGAAGCTTGGGTACCGGATCAGGGATCTTGTTCAGTTCCTCAACTGCTTTACGTACGACTTCCAGCGCGCCTTCGTCACCTTCTTCCTTGCCTTTGACAGCGGCATGGCAACGCTTTTCGATAGCCTGGACTTGGTTGTCCATTGACTTGAGTACCTGACCCCATGCACGACAGAACTTATCTACCGAATCATGGGCGACCTTGATATTCAGTAGCGCGCCTTTGCCGATGGTGTTGTTGACCGTGAAGTATGGGCTGATATCAGAGGCTGGAACATCACCTTCCACGAACTTCTGCTTGTCAAGCCATGAGGAACTGAGGTAGGTCTTCTCGAGTTCTTTGAGGAACTTGGCGATTTCGTTACGGTGCTCCTGATTCCATTTCTCTTCTTCGGGAATGGATTTTGGTTTACCCTTCTTGCCAAAGATAGTGGAGATGACGCTGCCAAGACTTTCCATGGCTGGTCGCTCGCCTTCAGGCAACAGACCACTTACCAACTGCACCACGCCTTCTTGCGCAGCAATGTTCTCTGGCATATCGCGACTGATCTGGATAGCCAGAGAGCGAGCTTTATGCAGGGCCTCGTTACGGCATTCGTCACGCCGGTTGATCTCTTCGATCGACTCGAGTGACGCCAGAAGACCCTTACTGACTTGTCGAGCATCTGATACGATGTATTGACTGAGGATGTTGTGTTTCATCATCGATCCTTAAAAGGTGGGGACCCGAAGGCCCCCGGTAGTTATGGTGTCAGTTCAGGGGTCAGTGTCTCATCAACCGGGATGGTATCGGCAGGGAGCATGGTGCGCAGTTGTTGCATGAACTTCTCACTGTCGTCCCAGTTAGCCTGAGGGTCCTCGACCAAAGACTCCAAGGAAGCCTCGATGTCATCAGGTGCCTGAACCCCAAGGATCGCTTCCACTTGGCTTTTCGACCACGAAAGGATGTCCTTGGAACGAGTGGAGATGTTCGGCTCTTGGCCAGTGTCGAGGAAGGTCTCGTGCACATGGCAACGATGCTTCTGACCGATCCGATCTACCCGTGCGATGGTCTGAGTGCGCTCATAATCACGGAACGGGGAGTTGGTGAAGATCTCGGTGTTGGCCATCACCAGAGGCACCGCCGTCGACAACGACTTGAAGGTCGCAATCAATGGGTTGGCATCTGGATCGTTCTCGAACTGCTTGACGATAGACGTCAGGTCCTTGTTGGTCTCACCATACACCAGCAGAGGCTTATACCCTGCGGCTCTGAGGAGGACATCGAGGTCCTTGACCACTTCCACGTAGCTGGTGAAGATCACCGTCTTGCTGGCAGCGTTGTCGATGATGGTATCAAGCGGCATGTTCGGGAGCATGTCGAGGTGACACTGAATGCGCATCCGACCCAGCACCTGAGACAAGGCCTCACCCATCACTTTCAGTTCAACGTACTTGATGATCGCCCGCACGTTCAGGAATGGCTTCCGGTAGGTGTCAGGCAACGATGGCACGATGTTCTTCAGCTCGTAACGGTTGCAGTACATCACCATGTCTTTCATGGTGACCGGGTCGTAACCTTTACGGATGGTCCTGACGTAAGACTGGTACTGCGTGAACGCTTGACGCTCGGACGGCGACTTGAGTTTGGACTCGTGCATCGCCATGCAGCGTTCGTACAGACCTTCGTATTCCTTCATGCCGTCCTTGTAGTACTTCAGACGGGTCTCAATGAAACCAGTCATCTTGTCCCGGACCGAAGTCAGGGTGTACTCAGGACCGTTCTTCAACGGGATCTTGACTTCGTGGTAATCCACACCCGGTGTCTCGATCTCGGCCTTGACAACCTTAAAGGAAACGATACCCACACGGTTGGCCAGAATCTCCAGTGCCTTCTTGGCTTCCTTACCGAAGATCTTCCGGAAGGACGCTTCTACTTCGGCGGTGAAGTCGGAGCAGATGGTCTTGAGCAAGGTGATCGCTTCAGACCCCATTGCCTTGAACGGCGTACCAGATGCGTGCACCACATCGCGTGCTTTAAGTCCATGGCAAATGTCGATCAGGTATTGGGTACGCGCCGACTGTTCGTTGAAGTTGTGAGATTCATCGATAGCCACAAAGACTTTACCGAAGGCACCACGGTTCTGCTTGACGAATGCGAGGAACTTCTCCATGTAGTCGTAGTGAACAATGTAGTACTCTTTACCCAGTGTAGGCTCTTCGCCACTGAGACTGTGCCAGTGATCAGGGACGCCCTTCTTGAAGAGCATCTTGATCGTCTTGACCCACACGTCGAACACGGAGTTCTTCGGTACGATGAAGACCTTGGTGTTAGCCCCGAGCACGTGACCGAGAGCAAAGTTGGTGATGGTCTTACCGCCGCCTGCTGCCACGTCCATGAGCATGCCATTCAGGGCATATTCGAAGGTCGTCCGATCGTACTCGTGTAAAAAGTTAAGTTGGTGCTGGAATAATGTGACATTGAGGTCACTCAACGCCTGGTAACTCAAGCGGGGCGTGAACCCAGTCATGCCAATGTTACGTAACCAAGTGGAGCGAATCAGTTCCTCGGCAACCTTGGATAACGTACGACGTCCACAAAAGGTACGCCGGGAATCCTGCAATTGCTCCAGGATGTACAGGACCTCGATGGCAAACCACTTCGGGAATTTAACGGAGGACCGAGAGACCGAAGTAAAGATGTTGTTGGCGATCTTGCTGGTTTTCCAAAAGTTGTAGATGTCTTTCTGAAAACGCAGACCGGGTATTCCGTTCACTATAATGTGAGAGTCAGTCTCTTTGACAGAGATTATCCCCAACATGCGCGAAAAGCTGGCGTACATTCCTATATTCCTCAAGGGGAGTATATCTGAGAAGAGGGTCATAACATGACGCACAATACCACCGCACGACCTAATGCGGCTCAAATGCTCCATGAGGCTCAAGGCTACCGCACCAGCCTCGAAGCCCTGATGTCGGTAGGCAAGGCACTCCTGCTCAATCCATCGTTGGAAAGCGACTCCGCTTCTTCCTTCATGGTGCTGGCAGAAGACGTGCTGGAACAAGCCGATCATCAAGCCGACTTGCAGGTCGTCGATGGCGTGACTGAGCCTCAGGCTCAAGTCGAACTGATCATGCAGGACGTGCTCACTCCACGCCTGACTGAAGTTGAAGCGATCGAGCAGGCACTGCAAGAAAAGGCCGATAACGACGAGCCTGTTCCATTCACCACCCGCGATTCGGAAACTTCCGCGTCGCTGGAATCGCTGAGCTTCAAAGCCGAAGCCCTTGGCCTGTTCAAGGAAAACATCGACACTGTGAAAGCAGTGATCTCGATGGAAGGCATGACTGTCGAAGCCGTCCGTCCACTGGTGCTGAACGTAGCCCGTCGCATTGGCGATGGTCTGGCTACTCTCGGCGTGTCCATGGAAGAACTGGGCGAGACCCAAGTCCTGGGCGAGATGTCCGATGCGGTTGACCGTATCGAGCAACTGGTAGCCACTGCCAAAGAGCAGGCTGAAGAAAGCATCGAAGCCGCTCGCGCTGAAGCTTCTGAGCAACTGGCCGAAGGTACCGACAAGATGGGCGACTTGATCGAAGCCCACCGTGCCGATAACCCGTCGGGTCCGAAACTGAACGACGACGTCCAGGCCAGCAGCATTCCGTCTGACACCCCGTCCAGTCAGAACAATGGTGAAGGCGAAGTGACCGACCCTGTCGATCCGAACGCTGATCCAGATGCGCCGGTAGACCCCGATGCTGATCCGGTCGATCCAATCGACCCTGATGCTGATCCGGTAGACCCGATCGATCCAGATGCCGATCCAGTTGACCCGGTTGATCCCGTTGATCCAGACGCGGACCCAATCGACCCTGAAGCGGACATCGCTGCGGCTAACGCCGACGCCGATCCAGTTGATCCGGATGCAGATCCGGTAGACCCAGTCGATCCGGTTGATCCAGTGGACCCAGAAGAAGAGGAAGAAGAGGAAGACAAGGACAAGGTTTCGACCGAATCCGTTGCCGACCCGATCGTCATCGAAGACATCACCACTCGCGTTCAAGATGTTGACGCCGTGGTTGGTATCTCTGGTCAACTGATGAACTGGCTGGACTCCAATGGCCTGTTGACCGCTGACGGCAAAGCTGCGCTGGAAGGCGGCATTGACCACAAGTTCTGCCTGTGCACCAACATGGTTGTTGACGCTGCTGGCGACGTATTGGTCCGTCACTACGACACGTGGGTTGCTGCCTGCATTCGTGATGGCGAAACCAACACCCGCGCCCTTGCTGCATTGATGGACATCTAAACCGTTGAAACCACGGTATAGTATGTAGGACCTGTTCTTTAACAGTCTATCCGACATTGATGCGCTTGACTGCGTATAAAAGAGGAGAGCTTTGGCTCTCGCACTCGTGGTACCCACCCACTCCCCCATCGGGCGGGCCACACAGCTGAGGGCATTGCGCCCTCAGCTACTATTTCGTTGCCCCTAACAAACTCGTCGTGATAGTTAGGGTTGTTGCTGTTCCGTAGCCCCATGCCAACGCTACCCATGGTGTGTTACGGTAAACGATGACGCGTCTGAGCGTATGCTCCACGTCGCTGCCAATGATGTCTCCCGATCCGGCTGAAAGGGGATGTCAGGCGTCACGAAGTGCCACTCCTCATGGAGTGATGCCATCTTTAGTGCAGCCTCCAGTGTTCCGTCTTCGGATAGAGCATTGGGGGATGCACTGCGGATGGCTTTTATTTTTATTTTGCCGTGTCACTGTATAGACGAAGGAGGGAACTATGGAACTCTACACTATCGCTCTCTCCCAATGGCGCAAGGCTAAGGAGAAGCAAGTCACCCTGATTGACATCACTGTCAAGTCAGGTCTCTTGGTCTTTGCACCAGAGCCGTCCGTACTGTGGGCCTACAAGAGAAATGAAGTCTCAGACGAGCAGTATACGCAGTTGTACCTAGAACGCCTCAGGGAGCAGTTTAGAGCCCATCCTGAAGCCTTCCAAGAGTTCCTCGAGCAGGAAGGTCCGATCTGTGTGGCATGTTACTGCAAAGCCGGCAAGTTCTGTCACCGTCACATCTTCGTGGAGTTCATTAAGGACGTCGCAGAAGACAATGGTTACACGTTAAGACTGTGTGGCGAAATACTATGACTAGGGCTTTCTACTGAGGCTATCTCATGGCGTGTAAAACCGACAACTTCAAGTTTGACCCCGACAAGACAGCGCTGGAGAACCTCTTTGCTCTGATCTATCGGACCAACCGCGTTAAGCTGAACCCAGACATGGTGGAAGTAGAACTCCCTCGTGCCTTGGCAGACGGCGAAGACCCTGATGGCGACAACACCGTTATCTTGGTCAAGGCCAAGCAGGGCGGTCCGTTCAAAGGGCAGGAAGACCTGTACTACGCAAGGGCTGACATCAATACCCACTACCCGACCTTCACCCTCGACCTAGAAGACGTGAAGGACATCCATGACAAGTCTGCGTTGATTGCCTACTTGGATGGACGGTTCAATCTGGTAGACGGCGAATTCGATGTTGACATTGATGACCCATTCACGTCGCTGTTCCAATTCATTGACGTGGACATCTTTGCCAAGGAAAAGTCCCTGATCTACATCGGGGATAAGAAGATCCATTTGTTCTGGTCTGGCGGTATCCGTCGGATCACGGATGAGGGTCAACTGCGCATCACTGATGAAGGTCAGATCCGGGTCATTCCCAACGGCAGTCTTGACTAACGGCATATAGAGCGAGGGCCACTGGCCCTCGCTCTATGTCGCGTCGCCTTAAACTTCAGGCTCTGGTTCCAGACCGTCGGACGCTTCGTTGAAGGCGTCGATCAGGGCTTGGGCCAGTGCGTCGATGTCACTGGTGTTGGTGTCGAGCTGGGTCTGCATCGGACCAACAGCAGCAGCCACTGCCGCATCGACTTCAGCGCTGGAAACCAGCAGGTTGAAGCCAGTACCGGCGACTTGCACGTCACCGATGGACAGGGTGAAGATTTCGACGAAGGTGTGACCTGCGCCAGTGCTGTCGGCGATTTCAACGCGACGGGTAACGACTTTCGAAGGCACGCCGCCAACGGAAGCTTCAACCACGCTTACCGACAGGAATGCTTTATCAGCACCGGTGTCAGTCAGGATGGTGGTGCCGGACATGGCAGCAACAGCAGCAGGACCGGACCACTCGCCGACCTCATGCGAACCCATTGCCACGTAGTCAACGCCCAGGAAGACGTTCAGCGGAGCGATGGAGAAGTCATCCGGAGTAACGCCGGACATTTCCAGGATCTCGTCGAGCGTCTTGCCTTCCAGCAATGCCGAGTCGGCGGCCTGGTCGGTCTTGCCCAGCTTGGTGCTATCGGCGTACGCCTTGGCATCAGTCAGCGCTTGAGCGGCTTTGGTGGTCGCGTCGGTAGCGGCAGCGGCTTGTGCAGCATCGGCCTTGGCCTGTGCACCTTCAGGGGTTTCCTTGGTGCCGATCGAGGTCATCAGGGTGTTGATGATGTCAGGATCGTTTTGCAGAGCGTCGGCGATTTCCTTGATGGTGTTCAAGGTTTCAGGAGCAGCACCGACCAGGTCGTCGATCTTCTTCTGAGCGATCAGATCAGCCAGGAAGGCGGTGACGTACTTGTCAGCAGCGCCAGCCAGAGCCTCAGCTTCGGTAGCGACGCCGTAGTTCTCGACGTTACCCAGGCCAATGGAGGTTTTGTCGATGGCGGCAATGTCGCCTTCGAGTTCAGTCTTCGCAGCGTCAACGGCAGCCGCGATGGCAGCAGCGTATTCGGCTTGCAGAGTAGCGAGGTCCTTCCCGCCAAGCTTGAGGGCGTTGTCGGCTTCACCGGCAGTGGCTGCTTTACCAGCCAGGATCAGTGCAGTGATCTCGGCCAGGGTTTTGCCTTCGAGCTTCAGGCTGTTGAGTGCATCCTTGTTAGCCAGTGCGGCTACAAGACGTGCGATCGCCGCTTTCAAGGCGGCTTCTAGTGCGGCGTTGGACAGTGCCATGAAACGTTCCTCTCGTGGGAAGTAGTGGCGAGGGACCGACGTGGCACCTCACATAATAAATGGGTCTGACGCACGTCCCCAAGGCTACTCGGGTCGGTGCGTCAGGAACGACTTTAGACACCCACCAGAAGTGTGTCAGTAATGTCGTCGATGTCACTGGTGACGTTCTGCAACGTCTGTTGAAACTCTGCAACCAGCAGGTAGTCTTCAGCCGGCTTACCGCCAAGCTTCAGAGCGTCCACCGCCACGTCTTCTGCACCCAACTTGCCATCGAGCAACTCTTGAGTCTGTTCGATGGTCATTGCCCCGACTTGTTCAGCCGTGACGTTGTTGGGGTTATCTCGCCTTGCGGCGTAGATAGCGAGGATGTCGTAGATGGTCGTCCGATAGGTTTTCTTCGGAAGACTTTCGCCACCATCAGCACGGGTGCTGGTAGTGATCTCTACGCTATCCTCGCCAGACAGCAGCGAGGGATCAATGGGCGTCAACTGCCCAATGGTACTGGTCCAGCTTTGAGGCACTTCTGGCTCAGCCATGATATTCCCTCACCCTATCGGGTCAACTCTTAGGCACCAGCTTCAGAGTCAACTGGGGTTACTGCCAGGCCGCCGAGCTCTGGGTTAACGACGGCTTCAGCTAAAGGGGTTTGAGCTACCGCCAGCGAAACCAGCAGGTCGCCTTTGAACGCGAACGAACCAGGCAGAGCGGACAGAACGACTTCGGTGTCTTCTTCACCAACGACGGTGGTCAGATCGAAGTCTTCGGCATTGAAGCCCAGGCCGTAACGGGTGTTGATGGCGTCAACCACTTCACCCACGTTGACAGCACCTTTGACGACGGACACGTCGGTGATGCCGGCTGCGGTGAAGATGCCTTGTACGTCCAGACGGTCGAAGAAGACAGTCTGTTCGCCGGAGAACAGGGACTCCGGAGCGGCGGTGATTTCAACCTGAACTTCACGGTTCGGGTTGGTGGAAGCGGCGACAGCGCCGTAGGTGAAGTCGGTAGCCAACAGGGTCTTGCCCTGGGCGGCAGCAGCGACGTTCAAGGCCGCGAGCAGCAATGCGCGGCCAGTGTGAGCAGCGTTCATAGAGTGATCCTCGTGTGAGCGAATACAGCGAAGGAATTGCTGTACATAGGATGTCGGCATAAACCCCCTACAGCACCGTAGCGCTGTAGGGGGCAGGCTTTATAGTGCGAGCATGCCACTGTTCTGAGAAACAGGGCGATGTAATTGGAACGGGAAGGTCTTCTCGTGGTCGTCGTGACGTACGACGTTCACACGGTACTGGCCATTGTCCTGCTCCTGTGGGGAGGCCTGAGTGGCTGCCACATCGAGCCATTTCGCCATGTACGGCAATGGCATCTCCAGCGGGGCTTTGAAGTCCACAGGACGTTCCAGGACGTCACAGGCATCAGCCACGTTGAAGTTGATGAAGGAACCGATCTCATCCCAACCCACGCCCGGTACGATCGAACCCGAATCACGCTGGAAGTTTCTCCAACGCATTTCAGATGCACGCACTTCGAGGGTCATGTCGTCAATGAGTTGACGATTCGCCTTCCAGCAAGCACGACCACGCTGAGTAGACATCTCGTACTGGAGGACGTACTTGCCAACGTTGACGTGGATCTCAGCTTCGTCCTGAGCGATACGCTGTACCGCTTTACAGATCGGCATGTAAGCACCGGTCTGAGCAATACCTGCGGTCACGGCGAACGAACCCATGAAGTTCACACGCTCGAGCAGGAACAGTGCCACGGTGAACATGAACGCAGCACGGTAGGCTTCGTCGGAGTCGCGAGCGATCAGGCCCAAGGATACCTTCAGACCCACACGGTAGCTTTCGCCCATCACGCGGCCAATGGTTTCCATACGGGACATGGCTTCCTTGACACCCAGCACATCAGCCAATACGGCGTTTGGACTGTCGAAGCTGTAACGCACGATCTCACTGTACGTGGTAGCGTGCAGGTTCTCGTTGGCTACGATCTGGTCCCACACTACCTTCAGTGCCGAACTGGTGACGAAGTGGTTACCCACAGCCATGATGCTGTTGGCTGCCATGGTGTCGCCTTCCCACTGCCAGCCCAGGTTCTGGATCATGGCCTGAGCGACGTACTTGTCACCGGTCTTGAACTCGAGCAAGCACGGGCTGAAGTCGAACTCGTTGGTGTCCCAGTCCAGCGACCGTAGACTACGCCAGAAGTCCCACAGCTTAGGATGAGGATCGTTTACCGTATCGAGCAGGCCAGCAGGCTCGCCGAGGAACAACCGACTGTCTCCGTAGTTCTCCTTGTTGGCGTTGAAGATGTTGATGTCGAACATCGTGTTGGGCGTTACGATCATTGATGCTTCTTGCAAATTGGACATAGTGGGATGTCGTCTATCGAATGGGGGAGGGAAGCCGGTGTTGCCACCGGCATGCCTGAGCAGTTAGACGGAGCAACCGCCTGTAGTGCAGACTGGACCGTTGGTGTCCAAGCCATCGTCTTCTGCTACTTCACGACGTACGCGAGTCATGACCGCTGCCAGCGCGTCTTTGTCAGACGAGTCGGTGTTGGTGTAGTAGACGGTCTTCTGGCCGTAGAAGGCCAAGGCGTTGGTTTCTTCGATCAAGTCGCTGGAGCTGACTTTCTCATCGCCCTTGAGGGTGGCGTACCAGTCTGCACTGATGGATTGGTCTGCCCACTTCTGGAAGATCGCGTACGTCTTGGTGTGATCCAGACGAGTACGGTTCCAGGCAATGGAATACCACTCTTTCAGTGTGTCGGCTTCTGGTGCTACCCAGTACATGGAGTTGTCGGCGTCGGTCTTGATGATCGACAGTTCACGCAGATCCATGAGGCTGTTGGTGCAGGCGCTGTACTTCGAGGAGGACTCACCTGGCATGTGCGCAATCAGCGAGCTGTTGCGGCAACCTTTGTTCTCGATCAGTCGACGGGAGACATCGTCCCAGTCGTACACGTTCACGAACGGTGCCAAGGTATCGACGTTACGGTTGTAGGTTGTCTGTGGAGTCCAGCCACGTGGCCAGTCGGTCTTGTGAATCCACTCTGCGTTGCCACGCTCTTGACCCAGACGGATCGAAGCGTTGATCAGGTGATACGCATGACGCTCGGCGATGCGATGCAGCTCCATCATGCCTTCCTGCGAGTTGTAAGACAACTTGCGCTGGGCCATGTAGTGAGCGACGTCCATCAGACCCACACCAGCGTTACGACGCGCTTGGGCGGTCAGCTTCATGTGAGGCAGGGCGTAGTCGTTGTTGTCGATGCAGTAGTCGATCATGTACAGAGCGTTGTAAGCCGTCTCGGCGTACTGTTCTTCTGTCTTGATGTTGGTCGGGATCAATGCAGCCAGTGCACAGAGGGAGACCTCAGGCTCTTGACGCTTGTCATGGACGGCTGTCACCTTGTGGTAGGTGAACGTACCTTCACGACGGTACTCCACGCCCGGCTTGAGTTCCAGTGCGGCAACCGAACCCACCATGCCTTTGATTTCAACTGGTACGTTGGAGTCGAGGAACATATCCTCATTCTCTTCGGTGGCGAACTTGATGTAGCCCAAGAACTTGGTGCTGTACAGTTCGATCAGGTGATCATAGTGCCAGGTAGGTTGAGTGATCTCAACACACAGGTTGGACGACAGGATCGGATCACGGTGCGGCGTGTGGAAGTTGATCTCGTCGATCAGTGCCAGGTAGAAACGACCGGTCTCGAACCCTTCGGAACGGGCGTTGACGACCAGTTGGCGAGCCGATACAAAGGTCTTCTCGAACGTCTCGTCCTGTTCGTACTTCTGGTACAGACGGATGAATTCGTTGAGGTCCTTGCCGTACATCGCCGCCGACAGGTCAGGGGCGCTGAAGACGTTGAACAGGAAGACCTGCTCATTGAGCGCCGACTTGTGCAGCAGGAAGCGGTTCAGCATCATGGTGTAATCGATGCCGCGCTGACGCTTGTTGATCGGGGTCCGTGGGTTCTTCAGGACCATGATCTCGGCGACTTCAGGATCGAACGCACTGAAGTACTCGTTCAGACTACCGCCACGAGGACCTTGCTTGTTCGACTTGACGATGCCGAATTGCTTGTTGTAGTACGGAAGCTTACCGCTATGGATCACCAGACCGCCACGGATCGGTTCGCCCAGAGAACGGACACGCATGTTCTCGCCGAGGCCGGCGGACATGTAGGTCATCACTTCAGCAATCACGGAGGACGCGCCGATGGATTCCTTGGTGTCGTCACAGGTGAACAAGCAGCACGAGAAGAACCCGTTGTGGCCAGTGCCCATGTTGTTGTGGTTCGGCGTTGGTGCCGACAGACGCTCGTTCACGAGGTCAGCGTAGATCGACTCGAAGCGAGCCATCCGGGTGATCGGATCGTGGTGCTCACAGACGACCATGGCCACACGAGCCAGCGCGTGTTGACGAGTCTCGTAGATACGACCAGTCACACGGTTGCGCAGAGCGTACTTGTCACGGCCTTGCTTGAGCTGGTAGTGCGCACAGTGGAAGTCACGCTCGTGGTCGATCAGCGACTCGATGTGAGCGTATTCGTCGTCAGAGTAGTTCAGGTTCAGCAACACGCCAGCGGCTTGCATGACGGTGTGGACTTCGCGCAGGGTGCGTTTCTTCTTGCCCCCGAATACTTCCTTATGGATGTCAGTTGCGTAGATACGTCCGGCCATCAGTTGGCCAGCCCAAGTATCAGTGTTCAGTGCGTTACGGATCAGGCCGTTGTTGAATTCTTGAGCAGTGCAGCGCTCTGGCATCTGTGCCACAGTGGCGACAACAATGGCCTGCCAGTCGATGTACTTGGCGAATCCTCGTGCTCCCCACTTCCCCCAGCCGAGAGCCTTGGATGCGTTGAACGGTTCAATGTGCCCGTCACGTTTGATGAACTCTTTGATCATTGGATGATGCCCTAGCTGTTGATTCTGAGACCAAGATTGGTGATTGGTTGGCCCTCTATGCATAATGTATCCGGTCTAAATTTCTTTTGTAAATTGAACCGTATTATGACCACACATTATCGACTCGATGGACATGTAAATTAAAAAGGAGTGGGGCCTTTATATGTACGTCAGGGGGATTTATGGAAGCAGTAACGATACACAAGCTCAACGAAAAGCTCGTCGTTAGCTTAGCCGAACTACCGGGCTTTAGAAGACTCGGATCGGTCGTGGTAAAGGATGAGCAAGGATTGAAGTCCGGGGCTGTCACCGTGTACTTCGCTGGGGATTACTTCGACAGCAGGCTAGAAGAAGGGGAATTCGATAAGACGCGTAACCAGATCACGAAGCTGGTCAGGAACTACGCCGTCAAGAATGGATACGGTGTCTCTACAGGACGGATGAACCTGTCCTTGACGTTACGTGAACGAAATAACGCACAATTACCAGAAGTTGCATAGGGGCTATTCAATGGGATTTATCAAACGGTTCCGCGCTCGACATGAAGAGCGTCGTCAGCTGTACGAGAGCATCAAGCTCACCCATAAAGCTATTCGCAGGCTGGTCGTGACCGACATCTTCGTCGGCTACAACAACCACTCAGAAGAAATCAGGGCACTCTACCGCGAGATGATCGAACAGGTCGGTCGCTTTGCGGACATCGTTAAGAGTGTCAACCTCATCGACACCATGTTCTACGGCGAAGAAATGCGTAGACAGGTGCCTTACATCAAAAAGCTCGACGACGAGATCAGGAACATGATGTTCTCGACGCAAGAGCAAGAACAGGTCTTAGCCACATGAGTCTTAAAAGTGATCGTTGGATCATCGGACAGAACCGCATCCCAGCATTCCGCTTCGTGGATCGCAAAGGGGATAAGAACTACGTCGTAGGGCCTCCGTACACCGAGTACGAAAGCCAAGTCATCAAGGCATCCTTGTATGACATCGAAGGTATTGGTGGTCCTTCTCCAGCCAAGCATCCGTTGCGTCGTCACATTGCTGTCCAGATCCCTAAGGCTCAGCTGGACGACTGGAAGCCAATGATCGAAGGTGCGGTGGACAAACCCATCCGTTACGTGGATCGCACTACTGGGGAGCCTGTAGACGTCCCCTACGGTGAGGAGCCGCCAGAGACAGCCCGTAAGATCATTTCCTACGGAACGTCTTCCTACGGCTACGACGTGCGCATCAAGGGTGATCCCGAGCAGATCAAGGTCTTCACCAATGTGTACGAACCAGAGATCGATCCCAAGAACATGAAGGAGAGCAACTTCGGCACTCCTCAGGTTCAGATCGCTGCTGATGGTTCGCGGTTCGTCTGGGTCCCAGCCCATGGCTACATCCAAGCACCGACCATGGAGTACTTCCGCATCCCGCGTGACGTGCTCGTGATCGTGCTAGGCAAATCGACTTATGCACGCTCTGCCTTGATCTGCAACGTGACGCCTATCGAGCCTGAGTTTGAAGGCGAGGTGGTCATTGAAGTAGCCAACGTGACCAACAGTCCGGTCCGCTGCTACCTCGAAGAAGGCATCGCTCAGTTCGTCTTCTTGCAAGGCGATGAAGCATGCCTGCGTTCGTACAAAGACAAGATGGGCAAATACCAAGGACAACGCGGCCTGACTCTGGCCCGCGTCTAACCGAGCATAGACACCATGACTAACACCATTATCATCAAAGACGACATCGAGCGTGCCATCAACTACGTCCGCAAGCACAATCTTGAATGTGCTCAACCGCTGACGGAGATGATCTTTGATCACATCGCCAAACTCCGCGATGGCGGCTGGAACATCACCTACACCGGTTCGGTCCTGACCAACCGTACCGACTACGTTTATAACCACACTGGCGAAGACAACGATGAGCGGGTGTTCTTCCACCTGTTCAAGTTGGATCAGAAAGGTCAGGCCATCGACGTGGCCTCCTTCATCGCTGTGAACCTCACTCGCGGTACAGTCACCGACTGCTCCGCCAACATTGTTTCTGTGCACTGAGGCAACCATGGCAACATTCAACGCAAAACTGGGGATGGGACAACAGTCCCTGACCGACACCAGTCTTGAGAAACTCAAGGCCAAGGCCAACGCTGGTCAACTGCTCTGTGAGTTCCAAGCGCCACGTCTTGTACAAGGTGCCAGTCCTCAGGAGAAGGCTGACCGTTACAAGATGATCGTAGACGATCGTGTCTGTGCCAAGATCACCCGCATCTATCGGGGTGAAGATGGTCACGTCTACGGCGACGTTGAGCCACATGGCCCAATGAGCAAGACCCTCAAGCAAATGGTGGATCGTGGTACCACCGATAACGTCATCTTCGGCATGCGCACTATCTTGAAAGCGGGCATCGCCGACGTGATCACCTACGACCTCGTTCATTTCTGAGACCATCATGACCAAACCCATCGTTGTACTTTATCACCGTGGCTGTAACGACGGTATCGTTGCGGCCTGGGCTGCCTTTGCCCATTACGGTAAGGCAGCCAAGTACATGGCTTACCAATACGGTGAAGAGCTGCCTGCGGATGTCTTTGGCGCCCATGTCATCATGGTTGACCTGAGCCTCCCTAAGGAGATGCTCGCCACCATTGGGCAGGAAGTGGAGTCGATGCTCATCATCGACCACCACAAGACGGCCAAGCCGTTGGAAACCATCATGCGTCCGGTCAAGACGTATTCAGAGTACATGCGTTATCGTTCCATTGGTGAACGTTCGTTCCTGCTGTTCGACAATGCGCACTCTGGCGCTGCATTGACCTACGCGTTCTTTAACAACTCCGAAACCGTCGTGGCTGAAGAGTTGCCGTACCCGATCCGTCTGATCCAAGACTACGATCTGTGGCACCACAAGTTCGAAGACACCAAGCCGCTCAATGCATGGTTGATCAATGGCGGTCTGACCATCGAGCGTGTGGATGAGTTGATGTCTCATGGCGACAACATCCCGGCTGAATACTTGGCCGTGGGCAATGCGCTCATGAAGTACGATGACAAGATCATCCGCAGCGTACTCCGTGAGTACCTGGAAGTCTTCACGACCGATGCCGGTCTGAAGTACGTGATGGTCAATGCTCCGCACCACCTGCGTAACGAGATCGGCGATCGTCTCTCCGACAAGTTCGACTTCGTTGTGCTGTACACCCGTCGCAAAGATCGCACCATCTACAGCCTTCGGGCCCGTAAGGGTGGCTTCGACACGTCTACCATCTCCCAGATGTTCGGGGGCGGTGGCCATGCAGAAGCTTCTGCGTTCTCCATTGCACACCCGGCTACCGGTAGCATAAGCCTGCCGAATATTCTCGGCAAACCACCCACCTTCCTCGAACGTCTCTCCGCTGCGTGGGGGTTCTTTCGAGGCGCTACGTCGTAAGGATACACCGTGACGGACAATTCGTTACTCATCATCGTTGCAGGCGTCTTGTCGGCGCTTGTACACCTCGTGCTGAACCCATTGTGGCTGTGGTTGGCCCCTACGAAGAAGATTCCCAATCCATTCGTGCTGGTGCTGGTCTACTTCCCTCTGGGTGCAGTGATCATTTACGCAGTTCTTTACGTGGTATATCGATTGTACCTTAATAGCTACCCCTGAGGACCAGAGTCCTCGCACAGGAGGCAACATGTTCAGCAAGTCGTCCCACCTGCTTCAGTACCGTGTGGAGTTGCATGATCAGTATTACCGTAAGGGACACACTGATCAAACAAAAGTGCACAGGCTGTCGCTACTGGATCATGACTTGTTGAGCATCAACAACAAGATCTGGGGTGACGGTAATCAGACCAGCGTTGGTTACATCGATGCCGCTGTCGGCGCGATCATCGCCATCCGGATCTTGAACCTGTGCAACAAGAATGCTAGCCAAGCCTTTATGTGCGACGGCGAAGCAGAACCCACTGATCCGCATGCATTGCTGATTGCTGGGAATGGGCTCTCCAAAGCGATCCGTGAGTTTGGTCTGAAAGGTGACGTCAAGTACCTCAAGATCATCATCACGGTCGCAATGGAGATGCTGTCGATTTATGTCCGACAGTGCTGGGCCCAAGACCGTGACCTTAAACAAGTCATAGTCACACAGCTCGATGTGGAGGCTGAGGAGGAACTCTTCCACAACTTCCACAAGGCTGAGATTGACCGACTGATGGAAATGGCCAAGTCCATGACCATAAACCAACCTACCACTTCAATGCTACCAATGTAGCTGGAGACTTCCCATGGAAGCTGTAATGACTGCACCTGCAACAGACGCTGCATCCCTGCGTAAACTGAAAGCCATCGGTTGCCTGAACACCCTGCAAATGCTCGCAGCGCGTAATCAGACGATCAACTACGAGACGCTGGCGCTCATGATGGGCCTGCCGTCCTCTGGCAACGCCCTGGCTGCCTCGATCTCGCCGGTGCTGTACGACGTGTTCAACTTCTGCGTAGAAGCTGGCCTGCCTCACCTGACGGTGCTGGTGGTACGCAAGTCGGGTAAAGACAAAGGTCTGCCTGGCCCGGGCTTCTGGAAGGTGTACCGTCCAGATCAACAACTCACGATGGTCGAGCGTATCGACCTGACTGAGGAAGAAACTGCCAAGTGCTTCCGTCTCTACGAGAAGCTGGGCGCGTAACACACCCGTAATAGAGGCTGGGGAAATCCCCAGCCTCTCACCATTTGAAATCCTTCGAGGAAACACCATGATCCGTCCACAAGCGCTCACCGAATTCGCTCGCTACGCAGTAACCACCAACAAGTGGGCTATCGATCCACAACTCGTTGAAGATTCGTTCATCCAGTTCTACTACGGCTACCTGTTCAACAAGAACATCCAGCCTATCGTTGGACTGGCTGCCACTGTCCGGGGTGACGATTACCCGCTGGGTTCGTTCTCCGTCGACTTGACGATGGAAGAACTCAACCGTCCGCGTGGCGACTTCCGTTTGAAGGTTACCGCTTACGGTCCCAACGAGTGTGAAGTACAGGAAACGCCATGTGACCTGCACATGCGCATGAACGATGGTGCTGAACTGCTGATCAAGTTCGATCAGTCCATGGTTGCCAAGAAGGAACCGGTTGAAGGCGAAGACACCTCGAAGCAACGTAGGGCAGACCATCGCGGTACTCGCAGTGTTCGCGACGAGCTGACGGATCACGACATCAACGTACTCCACAGCATCAGCATGATCACTTCGTCCCAGATCATCGAGTACTTGACCGGTGGTCGCAATGCTCGTAAGGATCTCCCAGAGATCGCGTTCCGTTTGGGTGCCACCAATCGGCTCCATGCCGCTGTGAAGGTGATCAGTACCCAGTATGTCGGTGAGCAGGGCGAAGACATCCTTGTCCAACCGCTGCTCAGTAAAAGGACCACTCCAGCGTTCAGTTCTCATTACGGGACTGACAAGGAATGGCGGATGTCCATCAAAGGCGACGCCCGTCGGGCCGAGTTTGAATACACCCCAGAAGAGAAAGAGGTATTCGACGAGTACTTCAAAGTTCTTCACGCAATGACCTAAGGTCAAACGAGGATAACATGAAACGGATACTCAGCATCATCCTGCTGGCCTTCTGTGCCAGTGCCAACGCTTCCGTAGATTACTACGACGGCAATGGCGTGTCATTCCCCGATGAGGTCAGTCCTCACGGTTTGCCTGAAGTCATCCCATGCATCAGTAAGAAGGCGTACACCGGTCAGACGATGCTTGTCTGCACTTGGCTGGCGAACGCCCGTTACATCGACGTGTGGGATGACAAACGACAGCAAGACGTGAAGTACAACAACCAGATCGGTGGGCAGTGTCGCCGTGGTACGTGTCGTGCTGACACTATCAACGTCGGACAGTGGCAGCAGGACGTTCCGTTTCTGTTGTCCCGCTGGTACAACATCGGTCGTAGTGCCGATGGCAAGCCTGTGGCCTACCGTGTCGATGCTTCTCGTGTCGTCACCTACGCCGAGGCTGGACGGCTGTTGATGCAGTTCTACATGGATGCAGGGATTCCGGATGAGGAATTGGTCTCCACCTTCGATAAGCGCTACGACGGCGGCTACGCTGCGTGGAAGGCTACGGGTGCCCAAGTATCCTCCGCTCCTCTGCAACCCTCTGTGATGAAGGTCAGCTCCCCACAGAGCTATCCGGACGTCACGTCTGCTTGGTGTAACCCACGGGCCGACGATGATTGCTACATCAACAACAAAAAGGTACCGATTGCCGAACTGGGCAAGTACCTGCCAGCGATCAGTGAATCCAATGCCGATCAGTTAGGGGGCGGTTGTGAAACCATCCTCTGCTTCGACAAGGACGACAAGCCGCTGGGTTATCTGCTTCAAGAATAATCAACTGTACGGGGAGTGCCAATGTGCTCCCCTAGACCACCATGGGGTTTTAACAATGTCTGTATTGGTTCTGGATTCTGGCTACATCGTTGACGGTCTTGGTTTGGTGCCACGCATCAAGGGGATTTATCGGGATCAGTCTGAAGGACGTGAACGCTGGGTTGTATCGCCAACCAACGACAACAACCTGAAGGAACGTGCCTACTTCCACGACAACGTGTACGGTGATGCTGACGAAGCCTACAAGGCGGCTGTCAAGTATCTGTACGAACATGGCGAACTGTACGCTCAAGGCATGCGCCGTATCCTGAAGGAGCGTTGTGACAAGCAATGGCTCACAGGGACCGTGGGTGTCTGTGTACGTCGTCAGCACAGGGGTAACCTCGACTACTACGCGATCATCGCTACACCGATCGCTGAGCAGCCTGGGTGCATCGCTTATGCCGGGAACGAGAACACTCATGGCCACTACTTCGACGCAGCATTGAAGTTGGTCACTGAGCATCGTCACCGCGCAGTCAAGCGTTATGTGAAGAAACGTCGTGTGAAACTGAAGGATGCCATGCCCTGGCAGATCCCCGGTATCATGTGACAGCTCTAGGCAGGAGGGCTTCGGCCCTCCTTGCCACCCCTTTATTTTTTCTTTGTTCGAGGACGCTATGGCTCGCATTACTCCGCCAATGGACATCTCGGGTCCGTTCTTGCTTCGAAGCCCATTCGTTGCAGATCCCGCCAAGAGTTACACCGTCACTGCCCATCGTTCGTTTGCTGAATTGATCGCTCGGTCGCAAGATCCATTGAAGTTGGTTTATGCGCCAGTGGGTCTGACAGCAACCGCTTACGCCGAAGACCAGATGGAAGGTGCTATCGTCATCGCTCTGCGTGATAGCTCTGGCAACATCATGTACGTCCCTGATACGTACGTCGACCGCTACCCGGGACTGGGCAACGTTCCTTACAGTCGCTTGGTAGGTGTGGTTGATCTGGGCATGTGGGCCAACTACCGTGACCTGGATGACGTACAGGCTACGTTGAAGGATTCATGCAAGGCTAACCTTGGGGTTGACGTTGAAGTCACCCTGGCTCGTGCCTCTACCTCCAACTTCGTGACTGAAGACCAGCACACCCAGTTGCTGGCAGCTCGTGAGTCGGCTAAGACCAACAACGAGACCCAGTCGGCTACCATCATTCGCTTGAGTGATGAACTGGCTCAGAAGAACGCACTGATTGCAGAGCAGGAACTGTTGATCCAGTCCTTGGCTGCACAGATCCCTTCTACCCCAGCACCATGACACACGGCATACAGGGCAGGCCACTTGGCCTGCCCTGTATGCTGCTATGCCGCCATTGCTTCGTTCATCTCTTCGATGTCGTTCCAAGCCATCCCACCACCTTGGGAGTTTGGTCTGCCACCGATGATCTTGTAGCTCAGGTCCTCCTCCAGATGGTAGTCGTACATCACACCGTACATTGGGTTCGGGTTGAACTTGAGTACGAAGTACTTGTGCGCTTCTGGCGTAGGCTCCACCACACCCCGGTGTTTGCCCCACAGGTACTCGATGTACGCGCCATCGTTAACCACTTGCTTGTTGACGTAGAACTCCCAATCCACCTCGGTGTCCAGCTTCTTACACCCTTGGTAGTAACCACCGCCCGGCATGTCCCGAATGAACTTGGTGGGGTTCATCCGCTTCTCTTCCTTGGCTTGGGTCGAGAGTTGGTGTGCCGTGACTTGCAAGATCTTCTCGGCAGACGTGTATTCACGTGTCCGTTTGTACAGGTCTTGCAGGTCGTCGCCGGTAGCCCCTTGTACGCAACCGTCCTTGCTGAACATAGCGAGGTAGTCGACGTACGATGCGCAGACTTCAAAGCCTTTGGCCTTGTACTGCTCCAGGTGCTTGATGTACTTGGCGTAGGTAAACGAGGAACCCTTGATCCGGTGGATCTCAACGAACCAACCACGAGCCTGTAGCTTCTCGATGACGTAGGCGGTAGCTTCTGCTGGGTCGAGACCCTTGACAGAGACAGCCATGCCCAGTTCGAGTTGCTTGAGGATGACGTAGATCTTCTGAATGATGATCGGTACGTCGTCTTCTGTCGAGTAAAGAAGGCACAGAGGTTTCTTCTCAGGGTCGAACAGGAACGGATCGTTGAACAGACAGGTGCCAAGGAACAGGTCGAGCAAGGTGCCTGACTTGTTGTTGTGAGGCAAGGCGTTGACCAAACCAAACTCACCCCGGCGTCCACCACCTTGTACACCCATCATGCGGTTCAGCGCTTTGAAGGGGAACTTGATGATGCCGTCGATGCTAAGGGATTTGTTCATGTCCTCGAACGCGGCAGTTACCGACGTTGGGTCATTGAAGTTGACGCTGGTAATGAATGCGGGGTCAATCCGCTCTTCTGTCTCCATGTCGACCGACAAGAGGTCTTGCGCAGTCTGTAGTACGAAGGTGTCCCAGTCTTCAACCTCGGCTTCGTTGAACGACAGGGTGTAGGATGCTTTCTTGACAATCTCGTGCAGCTTCTCCCGGTTCTTATAGCGACGCATCTCCCGAGAAATATCGTTGATGTGCTTACGTACAACCGACTCATCCGGGTACTTGCGGATGACTTTATCGAGTGCTTTATAAGTCACGTCATCGGACTGGAGATTCATCCGAATACGCTGCATCAGCATATCCGGCTCATATCTCTGTGAACCACCGCTGTTCAACATCTCCAGAACAGTGGAGCGCAAATTCGACAGGATGTTCCTCCCGTCGCCGATGTCGCCGATGTTTTCGGGTAGCTTGATCTCGCTCAACATTGAACGGATCATTGATGCGTTACTCGAACTGTACCCCTCGATTTGACTCTCGAGGTACAACAGGGTAACAGACTTGACTAGGAATAACTTGATGTCCATTCTTTGTCCCAAGAGGGTGAATACTGATGTACAACATCAAACTGGTCATTGTGCCCGCATGGCTCGACCTCATTATGAAGGAGCTGGGCATCACGAACGATGATCTTGCAGACTGGGAGAAACTTTCAGGCATACTATCGCCGAGAGATCTTTTGATTTACAAGATGGTCAATTGGAACGCTGGTGAAGTGCTGGCGAAGCTGCCAGGCAGCAACCAGGAAGTGGCTAGCAGGCTCGTTGATGTGCTTGCCGTGGCCACTCCAGTGCCGACTCTGGAAGAACGTGCCTTCACTGCGAACCAGGAAATTGACACCTGGATCTACGGCGCTACCTGCACTCGTGACAAGGAGCAACAGCTCTACGCTGAAGCTTACATGTCGGACAGTGAGGTATTGTGTGTAAGGCTGATTCCGTTCAGCCGTGCTTCTGACACTTTGAAGAATGAAGGCAAGACTCTCTCTGAGAAGATCGCCCACATTCTTTACAGCCGAGTTGGTTTGCAAGCGGCCGCACAGACCGGTGCTTTCAAACAGTATGTAAAGGAAATTCCTTTTAACTCGGTATTGTATTGAGACCCGTGCAGTAAAAAACTGCAATGGTATGCAAAACTTGCGAATGCGCTGAGCGATGATAAAGAGACCTCAGTATGCCTCGCAGTAAATCGCAGCGCGCGCTGCATATTCCGCGGAGAAACACAATGAGCGTAGTAGGTAAATCGGCTCGCACCAGTCAGCAAACGCTGAATGCGCAGGCCACAGCCATTCAAGAGAAATTCAAGCAGGGCGGCATCGTTGGTAACAGCGCGATTGCCTCCATGGAATCCTTGACCACCCTGGACCACGAAAACCTGTTCGCCTCCATGGAATCGGCCGTGCTGTCCATCGGCGAAACCGTTTCGATGGAAGCGCTGGGCGACTTCGGCCTGAACGCCGCTGACCTGACCCGTGCTCAGAAAGACGCCATGGGCGTGATCGCAATGGCCGCTCTCGAGCCAGGTGACTACGCTCGTCGCGCTCTGGGTGCCAGCGACATGTCGGCTCCGAAGACCGGTACCGTGGTTTCGGTTGAATCCATGGGCGACTTCGACTTCCAGGAGAAGGCCAACCCTTCGATGGAAGCGTTCGACAACTCGAACCTGACCGACTTCATCGGTCTGTCGATGGTTTACAACCAGAAAGCGGCCAAGCAGGGCGAGTTCGCTGAAGCGTTCTACCGCACTGTGATCCTGACTCCGGAACAAGGCGGCGCTGACGTCACCATCCGTAGCCACCTGGTTCTGAACCACTTCCTGCACAACACCCGCGGCGACCACGCCGATTTCAAACAGCGCCGTCTGCTCGAAGCTGCGATCAACTACAAGATCCTGGCTGACCAGTCGACTACTCTGGTTCCTGAAATCCACGACGGCAACAAAGACCTCTTCGTCGCTGAAAGCGTCGTTGAGCCACGTTCCGTTGAACTGGGCAACCGTACCGTCACCACTTCCGCCCTGCTGATCGGCAAGCGCGTGAACCTGGTGGGCCTGGCTCAGAACAGCCTGGTGAAGATCGCTGGTCAAGCGAACCAAACCGATGCTCTGGACCGCGCCGTTGGTCTGAAGACCCTGTACGTCCGTAAGGGCGATGCTGACGTTCTGGCATTCGACGTCGAAACCCTGCCTCGCGCTGCCTTCATCAAAGGCAACCAAGGCCTGGCTCGCGAACTCGAGCTGAACTTCCGTACCAGCTCCTTGCAGCTGAACGCGAACAGCGTCAACTACAAGGGCGAAGTGCTGACCAACCCGATCCTGAAGCAGATCGTCGACGGTGACTACCGTGTGACTCTGGCTGTTACCGTAACTGGTAACGTGGACACCGAGAAGGCCAACGCCACCGTCAACGCCGCACCGATCGTTGTCGACAAAATCGTCAACGCTGCTGGTGAAGTGCTGGCTCTGGACAAAGCGGGTCCTGGTAAGGACATCGCCGACGCCCTGGCTGACCTGGTCATCATCGGTTGGGAACCGAACGCTCGCCTGTCCAACGCCAACCGTCGTCTGCGCGGTCTGCAACTGAACAGCTCCGAGTACACCGAGCGTTACCCAGTAATGCTGGGCAGCCCGTTCTCGATCCCGAGCCCGCTGCAAGAAGCTCGTGGCATGGCCGACATCGACCTGCTGGTTACCGCTGCGCGTCTGCGTAACGACAACATGGCGATCACCACCCTGCTGCGCTTCACCGACGGCCTGAGCCGCTGGAAGTTCCTGACCGACGCCATCAACTCTGACGACCTGCTCCCAGAAGTTGAAGGTATCGCTCGCTTCCTGGTCAAGCCATGGTACCGTGAGCGCGACCTCGACCTGCGCAAGCTGGTTGTGTCCCTGCGTTCGTACGACCGCGTTCAAGACGTTCAGGCTGCTCTGGCCAACGTTCTGCGTAGCGACATCCAGGACTGCATCCTGGAATCCAACTACAAGACCGCGCTCGATGCGTACACCGGCTACACCGGTGAGAAGGTCCACGTTCTGATCGGTTCCGATCCGAAGACTGCCTCGTACATCATCACCACCGGCGACAGCCGTACTCTGGGTGACGACATCACCTTCGAGAAGGTGTCGGCAGTTGACCAGCGTATCCGCAAGCAGATCTTCTGGACCTTCAAGCGTCAAACCGAAGGCCTGGACCCTCTGAACTGCGGTACTCACTTCTGGATTCCAGAGCTGATCTCCCACGTGAACGTATCGCGTGACGAGACCCAGATCCGCGAAGCCATGGTTCAGCCGCGTAACCGTCACGTTAACCACCTGCCGATCTTCGGCAAGATCAACGTGATCGGCCTGGACGAAGTACTGTCGGAGGGCTGGCACATCCCAGTTGCCACATTTCCAGTTACCGGTGACGACACCACCGGTGGAGAAGGTGGCACTGACCAGCCTGTTGCCCCAGGTGATACCGGCAATGGCACCACCCAGCCTTAACCCGTAAGGGCCAAAGGTAAAGTGGCGTCAGCGCTAGTCGCTGAGCGTTAAACATAAAGGCGGGGCTTCGGCTCCGCCTTTATGCTGTATGTCTGGATGCTGGCTCGGTGCTATCACGTTGAAGCTGTTTTCAGCAATACATTATTTACGTGAGCAAACACGGGTAATAAAATACACGTGTAAATTTTTAATAAAGAGCCAACCTATATGGACGAGTTCTCACGTATCGACAGTGCGTATCAGCCGAAGCGTATAGACACCCAGAGACATCACCTAGCTAAGACGGCGCTGCCGTTTCAACATAAGGCAGCCAGTCGCATTCGGTTGGCAAGTCGTCAGCATGAGAACGGTATCAAAGGTTCACCGATGGTTACGGTGTCGTACTTCAATTACATGGAGCGCGACATTATAGTGACCAGTCGGGATGGCTCCAGTGTTGTGGTGCCTCCTGTCGGGAACTTCTCGGCCGATGAGTTCATTGTCTGCGTGACTCACACCATGCCCAAGGAGTCGATGGAACGGGCACTGGACATTTTAAAGAATCGTGCCAATCCTGATGAGCGAGAATGTCAGTATTGGATTCGTGCCTACGAGGCAGCGCTGTACAACAACAAGTCTCATCATGTTGTTGCTGCAAGCGTGGAATACATCATTTACTTCCGGGATATTCAGGACGCCGGTGGGCGTTGCTATATGCCGGATGTCGATCTTCTGGTGGAGTGGTTGGCAGAGCACGGGGCTGTGCATCCGTTTGACAAGATCAAGCGCGATGAGGCCACGCTGCAATCCATTGCACCGGGTGTCGGTGAGGCAACCTTCGTCTTCATGATCAAGGCTGTCGACAACGCACAAAGCGTTCAGCGGGCTACCCGTTACATTAACCTAGGTGGCGATGTCTTTATGATCCCGATCGAACGGGACCTGAAGTATCAGACTGGCATTCACATCGTCAGTCGGTCACCGATCAAGAATGGTGAAGCGGTGTCCGATGTTGTTCATCGGTCATTCACTTTCGAGGAGGCGGACGAGAAACTGAGTCTTCACCGGACCATTGAGGATGCCCACACGGGCGGTCCACTCAATGACATGGCCAAGACAATCATTGAAAGAGAAACGACCGTTAAGAAAGTCGAAGAAGTAAAGTTACGCAGTGAGCAGCTCGGGGCTGATGCCGAACTCCAGCGCCTGCGTAATGAGGGGGCACTGACGAAGGCTCAGCAAGATAAAGATGCCGCAATGCGGCGCAACTATGTCGAGTGGGCCAAGACAACAGTCGCTCTCCTAGGGGCGGCAATAACCATTTATGGGATATTGTCTAAGCTTAAATCCGATAAGTGAAGGCGTTCCAATGGACGACAGACTATTCGAATTCTCACACCGCAAGCGTGCACCTGAATTCAATCAGGACGTGGTGAAAGGGATTGCCTGCAAGGATGTGCCCGGTGCTCAGCGGTACGTCGATAGCATCATCCGGTGCGGGGAGAAGCAGTATCCCGAGGGGTTCGTATATGAGGGCAGTGAGCGCTGTAATCCACTGGAGGAGTACAACGTAATTACCCGCGCACGAGCTGGTAACAACCGGATCTACGATATTGCTCGCAGTTCAGTGTTTCTGGTGAAGTACAAGTTTTCGTTGCACGGGAAAGACTTGCACCCAATGTACATGTACCTGCCTTTCGTGCATCAGGCAGGCATGCTCTACATCTCCGGTAAGCAGTTTGCAATTGCTCCGGTGATGGGGGATAGAGCATTTGAGATCGACGAGAACAGTGTGTTCATCCGGATTCCTCGGGCGCCGATCAGCTTTAACCGTGAAAGCCACACGATCATGATTGATGGTGTTCGTGAAAAGGCTGACGTGGTCTACTCGCAACTGCACAACAAGGGTGGCAAGAAGTCGCGGAACCGCAGTGACCTGATTCGTTTGGGCCATGTGCAAAGTTCGCTGCCTCACTACCTGTTCTGCAAGTACGGGATGTACGGGGCGTTCGAGAAGTACACGGGCACCCGTCCAATCATCATGAAGAAGGAAGACTACGACGCCGAGAAGTTCCCTTCGGAGCACTGGGTCGTTGTGTCCTCTCACGGCGCGCCACCCGATGGGATCAACCCTCGGCGTAAAGGCAGCTACGCCCTCCATGCTACCCAGCTCATCATGCTGGTAGACCGTGGGGCGTGGACCGACATGACCAAGTCGTTCGCTGCGGGCTTCTTCTATGTAATCGATCACTTCCCTGAGTTCGTAACTGAACCTGCCGAGCTCGATGAGACTTGGTGGTGGTGCGTCTTCATGGCGTTCATCCAGTGGGGTGAAGGTAACAACTACGGTCGTCTGGTAGAGGATGTCGAAACTCACCTCAAGTCTCTCGACAGCTATGTCGACCAAGAGACGGTCAAGACCTTGCAAGAGGTCCAGGTGAACTGTAAGGATCTGTACGATCTGATGGCGTACATCATGCGCGAGATGCGCTCGATGCTGGAGAACAACCGGGGCAAAGAAGCCAGCTTGTACAACAAGCGTCTGGAAGTTCTGCGTTATCTGCTTCGTAACATCAATAACAGCATGTTCGAGTTCTTGTTCAAGATCACCGGCAACAGCAAGAAGGTCCTTCAGCCGAAAGAGTACGAGGACATTCTGCGGAAGTATTTCAACCCTTGGCTGATTCATGGCATCAGCTCAGCAGCTGAGCATCCAGAAGTCAGTTCGGTATCCAATCCGAGCGACAATATGTTCTTCAAGGTCACCTCGGTGATCGTCCAGCAGACCGATACACACGGTCGTGGGAAGTCCCAGGATGCCAAGCCGATTGGCCCCACCATGTACTTGGACTCTTCCTTTGCCGAAGTAACTGGCTTTGGTGTGTTGCCCAAGTCGACACCGATTGGCAACAACCGGTTCAACCCATGTGTGAAGCTTGACCCGGAGACACGCACCACCGTGCCAAGTCCCGAGCACCAACCAGTCCTAGACGGTGTACAACGTCTTATTCAACGCGTTTAATATCCAGCTGGAGTCATCATGAGTAACGATTTCGTCAACTTCATCTACGATCGTACGGTCGATTACATCGAGAACCGTGCGCCGGACAATGAACTGCGTGAAGCCTACGCAAACTACATGTCCAAGGGCAACTGGAACAACAACGAAATGGCCAACGTCGTGGAGGTGATCGCGGTCATCGCCGAGGACGAGCTGCGTAGTTGCCGTTCCACCCGTGAGGAAGAAGCGTGCATCCGTGATGTCGTCATGACCTGCGTCGATGCCAACTGCGGTTCCTTCGGTCTGTCTGATCGCCAACTGGCGAATGCTGTTCCCGATGAAGTCTACACCGAAATGAAGCGTGCAGATGCCAAGTGGAACGACATTCTCAATCGTCTGTCGGGCAATACCCGTGGTGGTGGCCGTAACGAGCGCTCTACTTCCCGTAGTTGGGGCGGTGGTAGTGCTGGTGCAAGCCGCAGTGTGTTTGATCGCGGTAACCAGTACGGCGAACGCCGTAGTGCGTTTGACCGCAGCGAGCCTCGTGAGGAGCGCGCAAGCAACAGCGTGTTCGCAGGCCGTGATGTAGGTGGTCGTAGTCCGGTATTCGATCGTCATCAGGATGAGCGAGACCGTGCTCAAGCTTCTCCACCACGTTCTGCCTTTGCCCACACCCGTGAGCGCCCACCAGCGCCAGAGCCGGTTCGTCGTGAAGAGCCAGCCCGTCAACCTGAGCCGGTACGCGAAGCACCGACCCAGGAAGGTCCGGACATGAATCTGGAACGTCCGTACGACGACTTCTGGATGAAGGGCGAGAACTGGCAGATCGCTCACCGCTCCAAGTTCGTATGGAGCTGGTCGCCGAAACAACAAACCCGCCGTGCGTACGATCCTGATCAAGAAGTCCGCTTCCTGGTCAAGGGCGTCGACGGTCAAATCCGAGAGGAGTTCATCGCAATGACCGACGATCTGGTCGAAGAAGCACACGCCATCCGGGCACACCAACGTCCGAACCGGACCCGTACCACCACCGAACGCGTAGAAGGCGACGACTTGTTCGAAGGTAAGGATCTGGACGTTGTGGATCTGGACGCGCTGCAAGTAACCAAGCATTACGCTGCCAAAGAACTGCTGCAAGAGCTGGACATCACCAGCCCGTACATCTCCGAGCAAGCGATCTCCGTCGCAACCCTCGAAGAAGCCGCAGTCCGTGTAGCAGGCGACGCGACCAAGAACGAAGGTGACGTCACTGCCACCAACAACATCATGTCCGTCCAGTTGGCTGGCGATGCACTGAGCATCAAGGCGCTGGAATCGATCAAGGCCATCGGCGTGAACGAAGGCGATCTGCTGCAATTGCAGAAACGTCTGAAGTCGCTGCGCGGCACTCTGGCCGAAAACGTGATGAACTACCTGGACAAGCATTTCACCCAGGAAGTGAACTCCGCACTGGGTGACCAGTTCGGTCTGGCCAAGCCACGCATCGAAAGCTTCGTCGAGGACTTCGAAGACCTGCTGAACTGCAACACGTTCAAGAAGCAAGGTCAGGCGTACGCCAGCCAGTTCCTCAGCCGTACCCGTATCCTCCTGGCTTCCATGCAGTACCTCACCGAGGACGACCTGCGTGAAGAGTTCCTCGAGTGCACGGATCTGCTGCAACCTGGCGAAAACGATCCTGAGGCCTACACCGAGTTCCGCAAGAACATGGTGGTGCTGTTCAAACCGGTAGCGATGGTTCACATCAAGCTGCTGGCTGAGCAATTGGGCTACATCGACAATGAAGTACGTGTACCTCGCCGCACTGGCGAAGGCGCTGATCCAACCATGGTCGACATCCTGAACGGACTCTACGCCATCGGGCGTAAGACTGCCGGTGCAGGTCGTGTGTACGTGGTGTCTGCGGACAACCTCGTCTTCGAACTGGTGCCGATCAGTGGCGCACGTGACATCATCGGTATCCGTACCGTTTGATGAGCGTTAGGTAGATGGGGGCCTCCGGGCCCTCATTTATTATGACTCTCTTCATTTTTTCTTTTGCTCAAATGCAAGGATACGGATCATGAATGCAAAGACGGTATTGGCAACTGTCCTCAACCCTCCTGTAACCACCTCTCTGGAGGCGTTAGCCCCTGCTGCCGGGCAGACTGTCAAGGAACGGGAATACGAGATCTACGGACGCGTAGACGACCTTGCAGCGATGCAGGCGGGTGCTCGTGGTAAAGAGTACCAAGAACAATGGGGCATGCCGTGCGACTTCGGCAAAGACGCTGGCATCTTCGGCAGCATCCGTGTTCGGATGACTCGTGAAGGTGAGGGCGAAGGTGCGACTGTGAAGTACGAGCAGACCATCAAGGAGAAGCAGCCTGATGGTAGCGATGAGAACGAGATCGAGATCGGTGAGGCTACCTTCAACATCTTCTCGCGGCTGGTGCCCAACGGTTTGGTGAAGACCCGCTACTTCTTCCCGCTGGAAGGCACTGAGCACGAGCTGCAAGTCGATGTCTTCAATGATGCCGACGGTAAGCAGTGCAATGTGGTGAAGATCGATCTGGAGGTCCCTGAGGGCATCTCCGTCGGTGAGATCAAGATCCCGTTCAAGATCGAGATCACCCGTGTCATCAAACCGGGCAAGAAATCGGCAGAGGACTCGGAGTACGTGCGTGACTTGTTCGCCAATCACTACGAAATCCCGAACCCGCAGCATAAACGCAAGTGACGGCATAGAGACCCACCAGCCTGTTTAAGGGCTGGTGGGTCTCTATGTTGGATCACGCGGTCGGAGACGGCGTATTCATCAGCGAGAGCAACGTATCGAGCAGCTTGTTAATCAGCTCGAGGTTGATGCTACGCCCCTCCTTTAACGCAGCGATACACTCCACTGCGAAGGAGCCCACTACCAGTACAAGAATGGCAATGACGATGTAAGTGGTGAAGCCAGGCTTCTTGACGGCCTGTACCGGGGTGGCGCTTTCTTCGTCCATGATTAACCTCCAAGGGAAATGCCGAAGACTTTCCATAGAGCGCTGAACAACTCGCCCCAATGGAAATCACGATGGGCTGCCAGGTTGGAGATCATGATCGCACCCATTGACAGTGGCAGAACCACCAAGAATGCAGATGTCATGAACTGTGGAGTGAGCACAGCACGCCGCAACGCGGCAGTGTCGTCGAGAGTCGCTGACTCCCCTTCATGCTCAATGACCATCCCGCCCCCCGCGGGAGTGGCCACGCAACGGCGGGTAGGATCGAGCTTAGCCCGAAGTACCAGATCACGTTGTTCAGCAGGGAGAGAATCCAGGGCGGTAGTGACATCCATGCCAGTGGAATCTTCCGTGATTCTGTTCGCTTCATCGACGAACAGGTTTACCGTGTCTTTAACGACGCAACCCCATGGGAACGCTTTTAAGGGAGTGTTTCCCAAGACCTTTATAACGTCAGACATAAGCATGACGTATTCCTCACAGGCTACTTCCTGAGGAACCCGGTCGCTTTTCGAATCGCTTCACCGTGTGCAACTGCTACGGCTATGGCATCGTACTCGTGTTCCGTCAGGGTGTGTTTATCAATGTCCTTGTTGTAGCTAATGTTGGTCATGGCAAGGACGCAATCTTTGATCACGACCTTCTTCATGGTGAACTTTCCCGACTTAGCTGGTTGGACAGCACGCTTAGCTTCGCCTGGAGATACCCTGTAGATGTCCCGCCCCGAATGATCCTCTACCGCTTGACGGATGAAGATCATCATCTCAGTCAACGTTTCGAAACTCTGGACACGCCGAGGCATGAAGAACGGAGTCTCTACAGCGACTGCATGTGGGTTATGGTATCGCAATTCTCGACGGACACAGTCCTGAAGGGTGTTTTGTCTGGCCCATCTCGCACCATGAGAAACTACGTTCCCTTCGTGACGCGAGATGAGCTTTTCTGCCACGAACGTGTCTTTCGCCACGACGTGATAGTGACCCAGCCTAAGGTCGAGAAGAACAATCACCATCCCGAGCATGGACGAGCCATTATCGATCGCCATGATCTTGTAGATGTATGAATCGTCTTGGTACTTCATTGTCTCACCTTAGGCGTCCGCCATTTAACTTAGACAGCCAGCGACGTACCGGATGGACCGGTCGAAGCATTACCGCCGAGAAGCGACATGGTTACAGTTGGGATCTGACCTGTTGCCAACAGGGGCTGTACAGCGCCGACTTCAAGGTTGAAGTCAAAACCTTTGCTGTTGAAGATCAATTCATAGTGGCCGGAGATGATTGCAGTGATCTGCGCACCAATGGCTTCTTTGAACGACACAGTGCCTGCCGAGGTATTGATGGAGACGTCAGCCATGACCGCGGTGCAGAAACCGAACTCAGAGATGATCGCCATGCGGCGGTCGCCAAAGAGGATTTCAGCCACGTTGTACATTTCGGCAACGTCTTGCTCGGTGAATGGCATTGGTACGATGGCCGAGGTGGCCAGGTACTCGTTGCTGGTGGTGACTGCTTCGTTGTTCGGAATCGCTGCCGGTGTAGGCGACAGGTTCTGCTCGGTGTAGACGTACTCTTCGATCTCGGTCTGATCGTCGACCACAGTACGCTTGGTCATCTTCGGCACAACGCCGGCCATGCTCAGGCGCTTACCGTAGTAGGCGTAGTAATTGACGTTGTCGACCGTGATCATTTTGCGCAGGCAGTACTTGGTACGTTCGCCGGCGGTGAGGTCGTCGTTGATCGGACGGATCACGAACGGCAGGTGTTTGAACAGACCTGCGTCGCCCGAGCTGTGGTCCAGGATGTCGGACAGCGGGATGTCATTCGGCCCCATGGTGTAGGCGTGACCGCCGATACCGATGGTGTAGAACTGAAGCGTTGGGCGCATGCTCGGTTGGAGCACGGCGGACGCCTGAATGTCGAACTTCTGGTTCAGGGTCGTGTTGTCGAACTTCTCGAAAGCAGTGCCCAAGAAGTTGGACACCTGGAGATAGTTCGACAGCTGTGTCGGGACGATCTTTTGCATGGGACGGCCTTTATGGTCAGAAAGAAATACGGTTCATACGATAGCGTAAGGAATCACTGGTCTTGGATCGGCAGGTTGTCGATCCGCTCACGACGCAGCCACGAGTCACGGTTGTAGTAACCGATGATCCATTGCCCGCGGATATTCGAGCAGTACTCGTCAGCGAATTGAACGATCAAGATGTTGGACACCTTCGGATCGTTAATGTAAACCTCGCCCGTGTTCAAACCGTTGTAAACCACTTTCGTACCGTAGAGGTTGAAAGGGTTCTGGTTCTGCGTGAATACCCAGTCGTCGCCAGTAATGGCCTTCGCCGTGTCCACGATCCACTTGTCCACCAGATCACCCGGCTTCAGGTTCTTCATGACGTAGTCATGGTCCACGAAGCGGTTGTTAGGGAGGATCATCTCAGCCGGCATCTTGTGATGCTCCTCTGGACCCAAGTAACGCAGGACTTCCAGAGTGGTCTTGATGTTGCGATCGAGGAACTCAACGGCTTCCCGGATGTAGACGTGGATCTCACCGACGTAGACCGGATGCTCTGGCTTCATCTTGATGACGAGGTTGTAAGCAATCGGTTGTACGAAGTCGGCGCAGGCGTCGGTTTCCAGGATGGAGCCCATGTGCGTACGGAACAGTACTTCATTCAGACTCACCTCGAGGAACTCAATGGTAACGAGTTCTTTGTCGAGATAGAGACCATACTGTTCGCTCAAAGCTTTCAAAATAACTTCGTCGGTTTGGTCGGCGCAGTAGATAACGAAAGGCACGCTGATGAACTGATCCTGAATCACGCGGCGGCGGTACGTCAGCTGTGCTGATTTGCGCCAGCCGGATTCAGGGGTCGGAAGGACTTCAATGCCGGTCAGGGTACCTTGGGTAGGCCGGACATTATTGTAGTCGTTCAAGTGTTGCACGTTGATCTGGGGCTCAGGCTCCGAGACCGGATACGGGAGACCGAACGTCACCTGCCACGGCTCAATGGCCGTTTGGTTCGTGGCGTTCAGGATGTCCAGCATCAATTGTTTGGCGGGCTTGTTGTACCGCACTGGACGGACGTACATGGTCACCTCTAGGCTTTCTGGATGGTCATCTGCCCATACCACCGCAGCGAGTTAGGAGACGCTCGCAGGATGGCGTTGGTGGGCGTAAGGACCACGGATTCAAAGTCCGACTCATCAAAGACGATGCCGGTGCGTTGCGTGATGTGACGAGCCACGTCATGACTGACCACCTCACCGAAGTAGTCCATGATGAACGGCCGGGGAAAGATGTCAGCCAAGTTCAAGCGCTTGACGGAGATGTCTCCGCTGCCACTGAACCGGTTCTCCTCGGCGTTGGGACGCTGCTCCAGTGCTTTGATGCGAATGGTCAGGTCTGCACCGTTACTGCTCACCACCTGATCGAAACCAACGAACCGAGGGTTGAGCTGCGTGCCGTGCACATCGTTGAATGCAATCAGCAGTGCCTGATACGGAGGGTACGTGAGAAGCTGGTCAAGGGAGAAGTTCGCCATAATCAGATCGCCTTATAGTCGATGGTCAACTCGCCAGTGAAGCGCAGGTTGTCGTCTTTGAAGGTGATCGTCAGTGTCTCTACTTCGCCAACCGGGACGTTCGTGTAGGTTTGACTGATCACGTCTGCCACGGCTATCGGGAAGCCTGTCTGCAACGCCACCTGCTGCACCATGTACAGCGTGGTTGGCTTCGACGGACCCTCTACCAAGAACTGTGCCCCGTTCTGACTCCAACCGAAGTCGTACCGTGTATAAACCAGATCCACCGACCCCAAGTAGTAACCGTCACCTGTAGCAGTGGCGGTGATCTTGGTATTGTCGTACTGGTAGCCGGAGATCTTCTCAGGCACACCGAACGATGTCAGGGCTGGTTCCAACGGATACAGTAAGGTTGGGCCGTTGTCCGAAGCCATCTGGTCCAGCAAGCGTGTCTTCGGATCGTTACTGAAGTAGCCAACGGTTCTGAAGCCTACCAAGGTCGTGTCTTTGATGACGTCGACCAATTGACGCTGCTTAGGCTTGATGGTGAACGACGTTCCACCGTACAGCAGGAACTGACCCGGGTTGACCGTGATGGTCTGGCTCCCCACGACAGTCACTGGTGCATCGGCCACTTGCTCCGAACGGTCGTAGAGACCATTGGAGGTCAGGAAGATCTGCATCAACTTGCGAGTGGTGGTGGGCAGGTCCGCACGGATCGTGGTGCCAAAGCGGGCTTTAAGTGCAGCCATGGCCAGCCGACGATAACGAATGGTTTGCTCACCTGAGTGTGGCCAGAGTGACACGTGAGCTTTATCACGAGCCACCTTGACCGGAGTCGTAGCGTACTGAGCGTCTGTGGGGTCCGCCGTGACTGCTCCACGCTCAAAGCCTGACGGATCAACGTCTTTCTTGAGCAGGGTGCTCAGGAGGCGTTCGAACGCCTCCTGGTCGGACTCCTGAAGCGCAGTCAGGGACAACTGCGTTCCATTAAGGGTTTGTGAAGGCATCGCTTTGAGTCCTGTCGAATAGATCAGCGATTGGCTTGGTTGGCATGGCTGGGATAGTGATCGACTTGCCATTGAGGCTTGCCAGATCTACACCAGGTTGGGTCACGACGCCGAAGAGGGTGCCCAATGCTACGCCGTGTTGCAGGAACTGGTTCAGTCCTGACAACTCGAACTTCAAGCCAAGGTCCACGCCCATGTCGTGAGCCGAATGCTGGTCCATGGTTTGGATGGTTACGCCACTGACATCAATCAGCTTGTGCAGCTTGGCCTTCCCGTAGAGTTCCATTGGGAGCGCTAGGGTGGCCGGGAGCCGCATGTCGTGAGCAGTGTGTCCGCCAGTGTTGTGCCAACGGATGTGCCCCCAGTCAAGCATGACCACGGCGTCTTCGTTGATCTGCTGGATGTACTGCACGCTGTACGAAGACAGTTGCGACATGATGTTCAGCATGGCTTTCTGGATGTCTTGCAAGGTCAGTGAGGTTCTCAACTGCAAGCCAGTGGCCTGGTTGATTACCGACAGCATGATCTCGTCCAGTTCAGCCGGAGAATACCCTTCGAAACTCAAGCCACGGTCACGCAGCCACGTCGGGTAGTTCTGACCATGGTCCATGTCGACTGGCATGTCAGCATAGAAGCGGTTGGTCATCAACTGCATCTCAGCGTACGTCCACAAGTCTTCCCGGAAGACGTACAGATCGCGGTGCAGAAGCATGCGTTTCTGAATGTCTTGGCAAACCTTGAGGAAAGCATCCACGGAGACATAGCTGGTGATGTCGACGTTGTCCTTCAGAGCGGCTCTGATGAACTTATCGGACACATTGGCCCGGGTGGTCATACTGCGCAGCTCATCGAACTCAGGCAACGGCATGCGCCGCACCCGCTTGGCTCGGATCTGAGGGATCTCCACCATGTCCACGCCTAACCGAAGCATGTACAGGTACTGGTAAACGAGGAATGCTTCCTTCATCGACAGCTTGAAGCTCTCTCCGCCGTTCGGAAGCTGTAACGTGAGCACCGTTTTATAGATGCCAAGGTCCGCAAAGTAGATCCACTGGTTCAACAACACATCTGCCAGCGTGTAAGGCTCCGATTCCTTCATGTCAAGCACGTTGGACTCGAGAACTTTGGTGTCCACTTGAGCACTGAGGCTCCGAACAGCCGCTGCCGGGATGTACTGCTCAGCGTATTCCTCTTCGCCGACGTTGGAACGGGCCAACTTGCGCTGAAGGTCCAGCATTTGACGCGTGTTTTTGAGATCGAGACCCAACGCTGATGGGATACCGTTGATCGAGGTCCGCATGTACTGGATCTGCGGGTCGAAATCAGTGGTCACGTTGCCATCGTTCTGCTGCAAGGTGTATTCAGCGACCGGGAAGTTACGCTCGGTCATCACATTGCCGACTAATTCACGGAAGATCTCGTCTTTACCGTTGTTACGCATGATGTAACGGATGTTCCGGTAGAAATAAAGCCGTTGGAACTCGTTCATCTGGGTGTAGTACTGGTCCAGCGGCCCAAACGACGCCAAGTAGCGACGAATGTGGTAGCTGTGTACCTGAGGTGTGTGGCAGTTCTGAGTCCGGAGGCTTTTAATAGCTCCCGGCATGGCCATAAAGAGGATACCCAACCGCGCAGCCGTGAAAAGGCTGTTGTTGATGCGGTAATCGTCCTGTGCCCAACGTGTAAACTGTGCTGTGATCCAGTCTTGCAGCTTTGGAATCAGGTTCGTCTCACGCCCTTCAACCAACGAAGAGTCAAAATAGAGAATACTATGATCCGGCGCGGCAATTGCCGTGGCCATATCCACCGGGCTCAAAATCCCGTGGATCAACATGTCCTGAGTCGGGTACTTGGTGATCAATTCGGTGTAATACCGAGAGCCGTATTGGTACTCACGCCAAGTGGCTCGGTGGATGTCCATATTTTCACGTGTGAAGTCGATTTCCTCATGAGTATCCATGGAGGTGACTTTCATCAACGTATCGGTCGGGTGATACTGACCATTCAGATTGAGGTAATACTTCCAGGTCTCTGGTGCGTCGTCGAGAACCTCTTTTCCAAGAGCCGACACGCGTCCATTGATGACCTGACAAGTAGCCTCATCTTTCACCACAAGAGTGGCGGCCAGTTTGGTCACCGACTCGTGATAGATCTGATAAAGATTACTCATCGTTCGATTTCCAGACGGATATATAGAGGTAAACATGACTGACGAAGTACGGCGGTTTACGAGATTCGCTACGAACCGTTCTATTCCGAACGAGGTCAAGGCAGCTATCTCCAAACTCGGTGCCGATCCCCATGGACCTGGTAACCAACGCAAAAACATGCGGCTACCCGATGGTCGTGTGCTGGCTCACGTTGCCAACACGACCATCGGTAACATCCGCGATGCTCGCAACTTGTTCCAAGTCTTGCCGGACATGGACTATGCGCGACAGATCGTCAACTCGGCAACGATCTCCCCGGGTGACTTGACCGACACCAAGGTTCTGTACACGATCAAAGATGCATCCATGGATAGCAACCTCTCTGGGCCTCTGCTCAGGAAGGTACAGGAGTTCTTCGATAATTCCTATAGGATTAGGCCGCTGCTGCAACCGATCTTGAACGATGTATTGTTCGAGACAGGTAGCTACCCGATCCTCATTATGCCGGAATCCTCGATCGACCGAATCATCAACGCCGACAACTATGGTGGCGTGTCGATGGAATCGGCAGTGGAGACTCTGGACGGTCACCTGCGTCAGGAAACTGATGACAAAGGTAACTACGTGCCATGGGGTATCTTGGGTAACTCCGGTAATGCTCCAGCCAAGGTCGACAGCTACACCGGTGTGTCGTTTGAAAGCCTGTCGTTCGGCCATGACCGTACCATCGGTAACTGGGATGGTGAAGTCAAGGTCTCCAACTTCAAAGTCAGTCTCGAGCAGTTGCTGGTTGACGTAGAAGAGAACAAGGAAGCCCGAACCAAGCTGACCGAAGCGAGCACCAAGCTGGTCAAACTGGTGGAAGGTAAAGGTTCGACCATTCAGGTGACAGACAACCTGTCCATCCTGAAGCGTCCGATGGTCGTGGATGCCAAACGCAAGATCGCAGTACGTCGTATCTACGGTGGTAAGCTGCATCAGCGTGCATCGCTTGAGTCTCGTGCTCAGAGCGGTGATAAAGAAGCCATGCGCAACTTGGCGGCCGTTGAACGCAGCATGTACCAGAAGCGTCGCTACCAGCACGTTCCGGTGCAGCCGCTGCTGACTCACGCTCAGACTGGCATGGACACCTACGGTCACCCGCTGGTCATGCACCTGCCATCTGAATCGGTCATCCCGATCCACGTTCCAGGCAACCCGTCTGAGCACGTCGGCTACTACGTCATGCTCGACATCGACGGTAACCCAATCAACATCGCGGACCAATCGTCGTACATCGATGACATCCGTTCGCAGATGAACAACGTCGACAGTTATGCTTCTCAGATCATCCAACAAGCCCGCCGGGGCTTCGATGGTTCGGGTGGCATGCAGAACGAGATCGTTGATGAGCTGGGTAAAGTCTACTCCGATACCGTAGAACGTGATCTGTTGGCACGTCTGCGCAGTGGTGCTCTGTCGGGCAACTACGAGCTGGGTAAGACCGAGAACATCAACCGTATGATGTTTGCTCGCCACATGAAAGGTCAGAAGACCGTCATGTTGTTCGTTCCGCCAGAGATGATGACCTACATCGCCTTTGACTACAACGAATTCGGCGTTGGTAAGTCGGTGCTGGAAGACGGCAAGATCCTCGGGTCGATCCGTGCTTCGATCATGTTGGCCAACACCCTGGCTACTCTGAACAACGCTGTCGGTGGCAAGACCATCGAGATCGAGTTGGACCCTGAAGATGAAGACCCAGTGTCGACGGTGGAGTTCATGCTCTCCGAACACGCTAAGGTTAACAGCCAAGGCTTCAGCAAGATCATCGGCTCTACCCACCCGTTGGGCTTGGCCGATCAGATCCAGAACCATGGTGTGAACGTGGTGGTCTCCGGTAACAGCCGGTACCCTGAAACCAAGTTCAACGTCAACCAGCGCGAAGGGCAGAACAAGCCAGTCGATGCTGATTTCGAAGAAACCATGCGTCGTCGTCACATCCAGATGTTCGGTCTATCGCCGGAGGTCATGGAAGGTATCAACCAGACTGACTTTGCAACCACGGTGGTTCAGAACAACCTGATGCTGTTGAAGCGGGTGATCCAGAACCAAGAGAAGTTCGAGCCGTTCCTGACGGACTTCGTACGCCGTTACGTGTTGAACTCGGGGATCTTCCTGACCGAGATGCGTCAACTGATTACCGACAACAAGCAGTACCTGCCAGAGCACATCACCCAAGACCCGGCACTCAGCGGGGACGAAGGGCTGCAAGTGGACGCGTTCCTTTACGAGTTCATCGAAGCACTGTGCGTTGGTCTGCCAGCTCCAGAAGTGGGCGACATCAAGAAGTCCATGGATTCCTTCGATGCCTACTCCGAAGCGTTGGACAAGGTCATCGACGCCTACCTCAACGAAGAGATGTTTGCTGCGGATACGTCCATCGGCATGGAAGAGCTCATTCCAAACATCAAAGCCGTTGTCAAGGCGGAGTTCCAACGTCGCTGGCTGCGTCACAACAACGTCATGCCAGAACTCGATGTGTTCAACACGGTCACCGAAGAAGAAGGCTCTCCAGTCTTCGATCTGCTGGAGGCTACTGTCGAGCATGTGGACGGTCTCAACAACTCGATCTCCGAGTACGTCAAGCGGGTGGTTAAGGCTGCCAAGCGTCGTGCGAAGGTGCTGGAGAAGATTGCTACCGAGAAGGCTGACTTGGAAACTGCGAAGAACTCTGCTACTGATGCTGCTACTGGCGGCGATGGTGGTCTGGGCGATGGCACTGATCCGACGTTGGATGCAGATCCAAACGCCGATCCTAGCCTGGACGGTGGTGACGGAATGGACTTCGACACTGATCCGAATGCCGACCCAGATGCAGATCCTGATCTGGCTGATCCAAACGCAGATCCAGATGCCGACCCGAACGCTGACCCAATGGCGGACTTGGATGCCGATCCTGACGCGGACCCGGCAGATCCAGATGCTGCTGACCCTAATGCCGATCCGGCAGCAGAGTTGGGTGATGCGTCTGACGTAGCGACCCTTGATGCTCCTGAGGGTGGTGAGGCTGCTGATCCTGCATTGGCAGACGTTGATGCACCGGTTGACCCAGATGCTGATCCTGACGCGGCTCCAGAGGTTCCTGATCTGGATGCTGAGCCAGGTGAACCTACTGATCCGGATCTGGACATTCCAGGACCAGACGCAGAGCCTGCTACTCCAGAGGCACCAGCAGAACCGGATGCTGACGCACCGATCCCTGATGTAGAACCAGATGCTGAACCTGCACCTGAAGTCGACCTTGACGCCCCTGAGCCAGAGGCCGATGCAGCCGCTCCTGATGCAGAACCGGTTGATCCGGACACTGCTCCTCAGGATGGTGATGTAGAAGCTGTACCTGACACCACGCTGGGCGGTAACAACCTTGATGTAGCGGATCTGGATGCTGCGGACACTGCTGCTGCTGAGGTTGATGCTGAGAACCCAGACTTGGCTCCTGAGCCACCTGTGGAAGAGACCGCTGATGCTGAACCTGCGGAGCTGGACATCCCTGACCCAGATGCTGAACCGACCGACCCTGTCGATCCAGAAGCGCCTGTAGAAGAGGAACCAGCTGAGGTTGATCCTGATGCCCCAGTGGTAGAAGACACTGATCCGATAGATCCGGATGCAGAGCCTACTGACCCCGTTGATCCTGACGTGGACCCAGTAGACCCTGTTGATCCAGTCGATCCTGATGCACCGGTTGAAGAACCAGAGCCTGAGGATGGATCTGATCCAGTAGAGCCTGCTCCTGAGGTAGATCCGGATGCCGATCCCGATGCTCCAGTAGTTGAGGAGGAAGAGGAGGAATCCGAAGAGGATAAGGAAGCCAGCAAGAATAAGCGTAAAGCTGATGCGGCTATCAAAGCGCTGAAGCTCCCTAACGAAGGGGGCATTCTTGATGGACTGCCTGACAACCCTGCACCTAAGGTGTAACTGAATAGGGAGGAGCCTTCGGGCTCCTTCTTATGTTGTCTCTGTAATTTAATCCGAGTCGTCCTGATCCTCTGAGTAATTTCGAAATGCTATAAAAAGCATTGTCGGAGTGTAGCGGAGACAATGCGCTAGCGGAGGAGCGAAGCGACGACCTCTCTTATTCTTTATAGTGAACTGGGGACAAGGATGATTAACATCAACATCGTAGCTGACATCCTGTTACTCATTGCATTGGCCATCAGTGCTGGGTGCAGTGCGTGGGTAGATGGTTACGTCAAACAAAAGAAACTAGAGGCTGTCACCGGAGCAGCTACCTTTGCCAGCACGTTACAGCTCCTCTTGTGTCTCATGCTCGTTGCCAAGATTGCAGTCCAGTTATCGCAAGGGGGTATCCGATGAACTCTATCGGCATGATCATCATGTTGGTATTCTGTTGTCTCATTCATCAGCACTTGGGTCGTTTAATCCGGTTGCTGAACTATACCCACATCCGAGAGGAGATGAGACCTCTGCGCGGGATACGGTTGGTGATGGCAGGGTTCATCATTACCTATGCTGTATTGCTGATTAGACGTCATATCGACTTTGTTAACTTGGAATTCCTGTTATGAGTGAAGCCGTCAAGCAAGAACTGAAGCGCATTGATGCTGAGATCGCTTACATCGACAAGATCATGTTGGCTATCCGTGAAGCGGCTGAAGAGAAGCGCCGCACCATGCACACCAAGCACCTAGAGTTCTGCCCGGATTCTCATCAACTCATGGAGCGCTTGGAGATCAAACGGGATGGTCTTCGGTCACGGCGTAGAAAGACTGAGATCTTCGAGGACATGCCTGAACGAAGGGCTGCTCTACGAGGTATCGCCGGCGCCCCTGCTCCAGTAGACGAACCTCCAGCCTCCCATTTCGTCATTCTTTGAATTCTACTCAAAAGAATCTTGGCCCTACATCACTCTAGTGTCAACGATCGTTGCGATGTCTGTTGACACCCACAATGCACAGTAAACCGGAGCAAGTGGTAAATAAATACTACGTCAGGTAATGATGTAGGAGAAGGTACCAGTCTCCGAAGGCAGCATCAGGCGCGCGGTCTGGCAATAGCCACCGCCCCTGACTGCCAATATGCCGTCGTGCAAAATCGTTCCTCTATCAGACACTATGGGAAGACCATTATGGTAAATGCCGTAGAACCACGTCGCCGTAGCAGTGATCAGATTGTCGACACCATTTATGATGATCACTTGAAAGAAATGGAGATCAATAGCCCCGCAGCCCTCTCCCTTGTAAGACGGCTGTTGCAGGACTCTGTAGTCTTTCCAGTGACCTCCCCTAACCGTTACGGTAAACCGCTGCAACCAACGACGTAGGCCCTACCCGTTCTAATCACACGCTAGACTCGTTAACGCAGTCTCCTTTTAGCGATACCCCAGTCACCTGCCATGTTGCGGGTCTACTCCCCATCTCCTAAAAGAGGATGATGGGGAGTAGGGGTATGTCTCTTTCACCCACAATAAACTAGGAGTAACACAGTGCACGTCAACCTTTATACCGACACGGAGTTCAACAGTGGAGGCGGTAAGCTGCTCTCTGCTGCTATGGTGAGCAGTCAAGGCCATCGTTGGTACGAGGCGATCCACCTGCCGGAAGATGTGAAGCTGGACTACTGGCCCAAGCATCACGTGATCCCGGTACTGGGCAAGGCACAGATCACCCGGGATGCGATGTTGGAATCCCTGCTTCAGTTCCTCTGCCAGTTCGACAGTGTCACACTGGTGATCGACAACAACACTGACGCTAACCACTTCGCCAAGCTGTTTGAAGAAGTCAAAGCACCTGTGTTGATCGACATGTTGTTTGTTCGTCCTACCAAGGCGGTCAAGCACGTGTCCAAAGTCCCACACAACGCTCTCAGCGACGCTTACGGCTTGATGGAAGCGGTACTGGGGTCAACGGTGGTCGATCAACGTGGCGTCTCACCACGGGCCGTTTATACGGCTCTTGAACAACGTCGTCTGGGTCTCAATGTCATCAACAGCGAATTCAAGTTCGTGGACCTTGATGCCAACGGCGATGTCATCGTAGAAGTCTTCCCTGTGAAGACCAGCAACCGCACCACAGTAGATCGTTGGACCGATAACTACAATCACGCTATCGGTTCGATCCTGCTCACCCTACCCGCATAACCACCTCGGAGCACCATCATGCAAAACCCAGAAGCAATCACCACTCGCGTCGACCTCGTTGCCCAACCACCCTTCAAGAAGCAGCCTCCATCGCTTCCTCGCATTAACTACGACCAGACCCTGTACTCGCTGCATGTACAGTTCGAATGGCAAGGTTACTGTGTGCGCTTTATCGGCTACCTGTCGCCGGGTACCCAGTACACCAACCAACGCAAACTCGATCCAGCCATCAACCTGATCCTGACCCGCCTGATCGTCAATGACAAGGCCGGGAAATTCATCGAGGGATTCAATGAAGATGCTCCGCTGATGAAAGCATGGAACGGTGACAAGCTGGTGTCAGTCGGTCAGATGTGCGATGAGCTGGGCATCGGTGACGAGCACATCAACATCTTCCTGCAACCGGGCAATCTCAGCGGTTGGGGTCTGAGCAAAGACTACGAGGACACTCCAGAACACAACGCCTTGGTCGAATTGCATGAGCAGGTAATCCCTCTCATGTTCAAATGCGGTCTGGGTGCAGTGAAGCTGCGGTGTGAAGACGGGCAGGTGGCGTTACTGGACATGTACCCTCTGGGTCTGTCTCAAGGCGACATGCCAGGGTTCTGCAAAGCCATGGTAAAGCTGGCGGGTAAACGTAATCTCACCATCCGTGCACATGGCGCTGGTGGTTCGACCTTCAAGCTGAACGAAGGCGAAAACCAGATCGTTCAGACATTCGCATCCTTCGCGATGTGACATAAAGGCCTAGGGGTAATCCCCTAGGCTTCTTTTTTCTTTGTTTAAATGCGATTCGAATTTATTTCAACAATACATAGTTACAGTGAGCAAGGAGAATAATCTACCTGCCAATACTAACCTTGTAAGGAGTTACACCATGGAAGCTAAACAAGCCGCTGTTCTGGGTGCCGGTGCTGTTGCAGTTGCTGGCCTGGGCTGGATGACCAAGCGCTTCTTGCAGAAGCGTGCAATCAAGAAAGCCATCACTCCTGCGGTAGTAGAGACTGCCAAGGACGCTGTAGACATGTCCCGCCTCAATGCAAACAACCAGCTGATCGCTACGCTCAAACAAGCTGCTGCCAAGAAAGCAGCCGACATGAGCCCGCTGGAGAAATGCTTCGATGCCTGGTACACCCGTATCGACACCCTGCTGGATTTCGATCCACGCTGGAAGAATGGCACCGGTTACTTCAACGGCGCTATGACTGTCGGTCTGGCCAATGGCAACATGGCGAAAGCCACTGGTGATTGTGGTCGTCGTCTGATCATGATCGGTACTGAGCACGGCACCGCTGTGTTCTTCGAGCGCTACACTCTGGGCCATGGTCCATTCGTAGTCGTTCACAACACTGCCAGTCAGTTCCGGGAAGAACTCCCGAACGGCAGCCTGAGCGTTGAGCAATTCAACGACTTCCTCACCAAGCACATGAAGTAAGGAGAGTTCATGAAGAACATCCTCATCAGTGTGGCAACCATCCTTGCCATCCGGGTTGCAGTAGACGTCTACTGCACTTCCAGCTTCCGCAAGAAGCTGCTGGCCCGTAACTCTTAATAACCTCGGGGGTGGCAACACCCCCAACCCAGGAGAAACAACATGCGTGAATTTCTTATCGCTGCTGCTGTAATCGTGACTGTCAAAGTCGTCGTTCATGTATCGCTCAATGCGATCGCCCGCAAGTGCTTCGAAACCCAAGCACCGGCATCCCGCTAGTTGTATCAATCTGGAGGCTCTTCATCGAGAGCCTCTACATGATCCAATTACCCTACCCAGTATCATCGGAGATACAACCATGAAAGTATTCACCTACAACCCTACCGCTGCATGCGTCTCCCTGTCCCGCGTTGGTAAAGTCCGCGGTCTGACCGTGGAGTTCTCCCGGGGTAACGATGTAACCTTCCGTCGTCATGGTGCCGGTTACGAGCTGACTCGTATCAACCAAGACTACAGCTTCAACCTCTTCATGTTCACCAGCTCTGTTGATGAGTTGACTCATGACGAGAACGTGATGTTGGTTGCAGCGATGCTGTGCCTGAACATCCATCAAGTAAAAGTGGGCTCCGAGCTGATCACCCTGGGTTCACCTACTGGTGTCATCCACACGATCATCATCGACAGCCCAACCCCACAACCAGTGCGTCATGCATCTGGCTGGGACAAGGCTAAAGAGTTCGGCGTAAGCGGTCACCGCAAAGCTGAGTCTCCTCGCCACACCCGTACCGCTGTAGAACCACTCCCATTGCCGAAGACCAAGAAAGGTTGGTTGGCACTGGGCGCTGTAGCTGCGCTTACTGTGGGTGCAATCGTACTCGCCGCAGCCGTAACTGAAGAATAACTAACCCGCACCTAGGAGTCGCAACATGTCTCAAGTAATGACCGTAAACCAGATCCGCATCCAACTGGCTGTCCGTACCGCATGGGAAGACAAGATCCATGGTGGCGTATCGAAATGCATGCAACAGATCAGCGCAAGCTTTGCTCGCAAGATCAAAGGTGAAAGCGACATGACCTTCCGCCATAAGGCGCTGGGTGAGATCGTCAAACGCCTGAATATCAACAGCATCCCTAAGGACGCCAAGCATGCCTTGGCTGCCCTGGATGTCTGCGACAAGCTGCCACGTGAAATCATCGGCAACAAGCTCGATGGTATCGCGTTCAACAGCGACGAGATGGCCATGAAGCTGGCTGACATCGCCTGGGAAGAAGGCGCTAAGCACGGCCTCGAACCACACGTCTACTAAGGACTGCCACCATGTGCAACAAATGCAGACCCCCTGTTACTGCCGCGTACTTCATCGACGACAAAGGTAACAAACGCGACATCAGCGAGCTCTCGCAAGTCATCGACGAGGTGGTGTTCCCTAAGCCGACTCCCGAACAGGCAAAAGCGTTCGAAGAGTTCTACGAGGCCATGAAGGACCATCCACCGACACACGTTTACGCGTTGGATATACCCGACGAGTAACACCATTAAGAAAAGAGCCTTCGGGTTCTTTTCTTTTTCTAACCAAGGGAATCAACATGAAACCAGAACGCTTGATCGTAGAGTGCCGAGGCAATCAAATCGGTCTCGAAGAACGCCTCCTCATGCAGCATGCTGAGGCCCACGACATCCCGGTGAAGATCTATTACGAGAAGCACATGGCTCGTAACCAGATCCCACTGTCATCCACTGATCTGGTAGCGGGGAGTGTCCCTTTCATCAAGCATGCATTGCGTCAGTTCGGAAAGGAATTGCCTCCTGAGGATTCTTACCCTGAATGTTTGCACCATCACCTGCACCGAAAGGTTGCAAAGATGGATACGCTGCGAGATGCAAAGAACCTGATCGACGATGTCGGCTCGCACTTTGTTAAACCCGTCACCCTGAAACGTTTCACAGGCTTTGTCACCTGCGACTCCATGGACCCTCGATTCAATGGGGCGTCGGATAAAATGCCAGTGTGGGTAGGTAAGGTAGTTGAGTTCGTCAGCGAATGGCGATGCTACGTGGCTAACGGTTGCCTGCTCGATATACGTTTTGCCGATCATGGCGGGGATCGTAAGATCAAGCCTAACCGCGGCATCATCCTAGATGCTGTACGTGACCTGACAGAGTGCGCAGCGCCTGCCGGTTACGCGGTGGACTTCGGTGTACTGTCTACTGGGCAGACTGCTCTGGTTGAACTCAACGATGGATTCTCCATCGGTGCGTACGATGGCATTGAACCTGGCATCTATTGGGAAGTCATCCAAGCCCGTTGGCAAGAGCTGATTGGCTAAGCGGCATAAGAGGGAGCCCTAGGGCTCCCTCTCACGTCTTTCTTTTTTCTTTGTTACGCCACCCGAAGGTTGTTCGGGTGCAGGCCGTCCACGTACTTCTGAGCCACCTTGGCAGCAGCTTCAGCTTTGGTGATCAGACCATCGCGGTTGGCATCCAGGCCCTTGTTCTGAAGGTAGGCCTTGGTCTTGGTGTTCGCTTCACTGAACAGCACGTAGTCTTCAGGCTTGCCCACAGCAGTAGGTAGAAGTATCCTCATGTAGATGTCACTGAGGGTCTTCAACTTGCCAGTGTACGGCTTGAAGAAGTTGTAGACGTAGTCGAGTTGTTGCTCGGCAGTCATCTTCAGCAACGCAGGGAGCGAGGTCTTCGAATCCTTCGCTGCCGCAGCGCCGAACTGAATCAGACCGTAGTACGGAGCACCTGCACCGTTGGCCACGGTAGGACTGAAGGTACCACCGGTCTCGAACGCCATGCAAGACATCAGCGTATCGGTACCGTCCCATGGCAAGGCCAGATCGGTAGCGATCTTGTTGGTCTTGCGCAGGAACTCATCGGAGACCTTGGCAGACCACGCAGGAGCCTTGCAGTAAGCGAACAGGGTCGCATTGATACCATCGGCAGCCGTCGATGGCTTCGACATGTTCACGGCCTTACGGCGAGCGTTCAGGAAGGCACCGTGGGATGCCCCACCCCAGATACCGTCGATGACGCCAGCGTAGAAACCCAGCGCTTTGAGGTTACGCTGAAGTTCCTTCAGTTGTTCTTTAGTTGCCGCCATTGTTGATACCCTCGAGGTAGGCTTGCATGGCCGGGTAGCAGTCCCGGAGTTTGGCGAAGGAGTAGTTGCTCATCTGCGCCTGGATCATCTGGTCATCACGACCCGTCAGACGCCAGTCAAAGCGAAGACCTTCTTGCACCAGAGTCAGAGGGGTGTTGGCACCGGCCTCGTACTTGGTGATGTGGACCGCGTTGGCGTAATCCCACGGCGACTTCTGTAGCAGACGCCATGCCGCAGAGCTGGCCACTTGTTCCGCCGATTCCTGAGCAAAGGACAGCAGGGACATTGGCTCAGCCAGCACCTTGTTGTTCAGGAAGTCGTTGACGATGGCATCTTCAAGGTACAGCAGCTTAGGCGTGATGGTGCCCTTGGTGCGGAAGTACAGCTTGGTGATACCTGGACGCTGGCGAGGGATGTACGGTTGAACATCACCGCCCAGATGCGGAGCAGGTTGACCTTCTGGCCACCATTCGATGGTGTAGCCGACGATGGCGTATTGCAGATCGCTCAGGTAGTTGAAGACAGTGGCGTCTTTGATGCGGCAGTTGGCACGCAGTTGCACACCGGAGTTGTCCAGCAGGCGAATGGTGCGGAAGTGACCGCGGTCCGGACCTGTGTAGAGTTCGTCAGCCATGGTTACGCCTTGAAGTGGAAGTCATTGATCAGCGACAACCGCAGTTGCGCAGGGTTAGCAGCAACGCTGTGCTGGATGTAGCTCGGCATCAGCCACAAGTCACCAGCTTTCGGCGAGATGTAGTGTTCGCCGAAGTGCGAGTCACGCACAGCACGCGGATAACCACGCGATGCATTGAAACGCGGGTCGATTAGCGACATGCCGGCTTGGGAATCTTCCGGGTAGTACACACTGGTCAGGCAGGAGTTGCCATGTAGGTGTGCACTCAGACCTTCCTGATGATCGAAGGCCTTGCCGAAGGTGTCGATCATGACTTCTTTCGGCATGACGTTGAAGATCTTCTGGATGTAGTCTTCGGCCACAGGACGCAGGATCACGTCACGGAAGTGAGTCAGGGCCGGGAACATCTCAGGGGTGATTTCCAGCGGAGTCTGCGAGTTCCGAGGGGACATGCAGTGCAGCTGATGGATCTCATCAATGAGGGCCGCGTTATCCACTTGGTCCAGCAGATTGACGTGACCGATCTCGATTTTCCATGGTTGGAAGAGTTTCATTGAACGTCCCTATGTCAGTTGGGGTCGAGGAAGTAATCGTTGACGAAGGAGAGGCGTAGCTCATCCCGAACGGGGTTAACCGAATGCAGGATGTAACTTGGGATGATGTACACATCCCCAGCCTTAGGCTCGATCCGGTAGTTACCGAAGTGTCCACGACTGATGTGGCTTGGATAACCACGAGCAGCATTGCCCCGCGGGTCAACCAAGACCAGACGTGACGCAGCATCAACCGGATACATCACCACAGTCAGACTCGACATAGCGTGGATGTGATGTTCGAGGTCTGCTCCGTCCTGGATACATACACATTGCGACAAAATGTCGACATCCGCAGCTTCAAGGCTCAGGTCGAACTCAGTGCGAATGTACTCAAGGACTTTCGGAGTGATGCAGCGATCACGCAGGTCCACCAGATCCGCTACCTCAGGAGCGTTGGGATCAACGGATACGAAGCTGCCGTTGACTTGCATGCTGTTGGCCAAGATAGCACCAACGATGAGATCAAGGTCCACCTGATCAGCAATGTTGAACTTACCGATGGTGGTGGTCCAAGGTTGGATACGTTCCATGGTCAGAGATCCGTGATGACGTAGTATTCGTGCAGCAATGAGAGACGGGTAGCCTCGTCGACATTGGGCACACTGTGTTGGACATAGCTCGGGAAGATCAGCACATCGCCCGCTTTCGGACTGACTTTGAAGTTGGCAAAGTGCGGGCTATTGCGCATGCGCTTGGGATAGCCACGACAAGCATTGCCTTTCGGGTCGAACATGACCAACGAATTGGTCGAGTCGCTTGGGTAGCAGATGGCAGAGATCACAGAGCCAGGATGGTAGTGCGGAAACAGACCTTGCCCTTCAGGAATCCACTTGCCGTTGGTGTCGACGTGGAATTCATTGATGTTGAACGCAAAGTGTTCCTTGGCGTACTCCATCACCTTGGGTGTAATGATCCGGTCCCGCATCTCGAGGATGATCGGGAAGAGTTCCCTGTTCTTGATGACCAGTTGACGATCGTCTTCTCCGTCAGTCATTGCAAACAACGACAGGACTTCATCAGCATACGCTGCCATGTCGAACTGATCGGCTACGTTGAACCGCACCAATGGAACAGACCACAGGTTGAGTGTTTCCATGGTTACTCCGTGAGGGATGCGATCCCTTCCTCAGTGCACTCGAGCAGACAGTACTTGACCGACTTGGGAGCCCAGCCGCCTTTGATCCAGTCCGGCATGTCTTTCAACCGTTTTAAGATCGCTTCGTACGTTTCTGGATCGCAACTGTACGGGACGAAGTACGGGTCCTGATTAAGGAACAGGTCCTTGTCGTCGAGGATGGTCCGAACAGGCAGGTTGTAGAGATCACACAGCGTGAAGGCGTAGATGATGGCCACGGCGTAACTCTTAGCCGGGTACACCAACGGGAATTCAGCCTTCTGGAAGTACGCCAAGGCGTTCTCTACTAGCTCACCACTTTCGACGAACTCCATCAGGGAGAAATCGTCAGTGTGCTCGGTGACCAGCAGATTATAGAGCTGCTGGTATTCTTTATAAGGGAGAGTGTGCATCATGTTCCTCTTTGGTCATCAGATCCCAGCGGTTCTTCATGTCGATGAGGCATTTTTCAGAACCCGTTTCTTCCATCAGGCGCTGAACGTCACACCGTGAACAACTATCGAGGAAACAGCAGTCGCCACACTCAGGATGTGCACTGTATTTCTCAAGGTTACGGTAGTACGCTTCTTGCCGGTCTGCGATCACAGCTTCGGCAGTCCACGGCTTTGCCAGCTTGAAGTTGTCTTTGTAGATGGTGAGGTTCTCTACCAACACAATGGTCGAATAGAGGGAGCCGCCACGGTAGGTGAATTCATACCCTTCCTTGTTGCCTGGAATCAATGGTACAAATTCAACGGTATTCACACGCTCTTTTGCAAAGTCAGCGAATACCTTCAGATCTCGCTTGAACCGCTCGGCATTCATGATGTTGTCGAAGCCTTGGCGGGCTGCCACAAAGGGGAACTCAATCACCTTGTGGATACCTTCGCCGAAGTCCATGTAGCGGATCTTCTTGAACGCCTCGTCGCTGAAGTGAGCAAGGTTACCTTCCTCGACGTTGATGGTGGCATACAGGCGACTGAACTCTGCTTTCTTCATCATGCCTTTGAATCGCGCAAGGCGATCCTTGAGGATGGCGACGTATTTGTCGTTGCAGATATTCTTCAAGGTGATGGGTGTGCCAACGTTGACATACTTGCCGGGCATCAACTCATCCATCAACTCAGCGACTTCTTCCAGATGGCGATCATGGAGCATCGCCATGTTGATCGTCAGCACTTTAAAGTGAGCAGCGATCTTGCGAAACGATGGGTGGCGCAATACCTGAAACCCGTTGTCCGCACTGGTAATGTCGGTCGGCCCTAACTTGAGTTCCAGCAGACGGAAGTCGTGGGCTTTCAAGTCTTCGAGCAACGCTTCCAAATCAGCCGTGTCTTCATCAGACATGTCGAAGGGAGCGAAGTTCTTCTCGACAGTACAGCCGGGGCAGCTATAGCCACACCCCTTGAGGACTTCCAGACCCAAGTTAAAGGTCTGGGATACACGTTCACTGAACATACTGCAACCCCACTAGGCAGTCTTTGATTGACATGTGTTGCATGATCGCGCTGATGCCCTTCTCAGAGCAGCTACTGATGTAGGGGCACGTCATACAGGGCGTGTCCTTCAAGTACTCCAGAGACGCATCCAGAGCCTTCTGACGCACTGTCAAGAGGTTCTCCATGGTCCATGGCTTAGGGATGGTGAACTCGTCGTCTAGGAACGGGCAATCATCCTTCAAGAAAGGCACCCAGTACAGCTTACCGTCGGTGTACAGCAAGTTGCACATGGTCCCAGTGTCATAATGCAGGTCTGGGTTACGTCGACGTTCATCCTGACCTTCAAGCTCAGAGTAGTACTGCGTGATGCGGTAACTCATGCGCTTGATCTGCTCACTCACCATCAGGGTCTTTTGTTTAACCCGACCGTAAGGGATGTTCAGGATGTCATCTTTGTCCACAGGGAACTCAACGTCAAACCCAGCCCGCATGAACTCCTCGAACTTGTCGTCCACGGTGTCCTGCGTGCAACTGATAACAAAGCCAGCCTCATTCAAGTACGCCGATTGCATGGTGTTCTTGATGTGGGAAAGCTTCTTACCCACCATGTTGCCGAACTTCTCATTGCGGAAGAAGTACGGCGCAGCAGGGATCAGGAAGCGGATAGGCTTACCTGGCACTGATTGATCGATCTCAGCACACATACTCGTGTACTTGTCCATGTTCGTCTCAAGGAACGCTGCGTTGAACGTCACCTGATGGAACATCTGAGCCATCTCTTGGAACTCAGGATGGGCCATGACCTCATCTTTGTTGCTGGCAGTCATGTAGTCGGTAGGGCCGACACCCAGATCGAACGCCACGTAACCTGCTGTGGTCATTTCCGTCAGCAGGTCCTTCAGGGCAGCGAGGTCATTGACATCACCGCCCATGGCCTTGTCGATCATGCATCCGGGACAGACGTGTCCGCACCCTCGGAATAGATCAAGCGTGATTTCCAGCCGCTGTCTGTGCTGGACGAAGTGTGGAGATTCCATTGGTCAAGTAACCCCTTGAAGCCGTTACAGGAGTGAGTCAGATCTTTCACCTCCCGAAGATGCTCAGAGAGGCAGTGACCCATGTAGTTACAGGAAGAGCAGTGACCATTGGTCGTGACTGCTTCTTTTTCTTTGGCACACCACGCAAGGTAACCAGCAACGCCATCCACATCGAGGAAGAACTCGTTGTCATTGGCATCGAACTCAAGCACAGCCAGAGAGCCCGTCGGTGTGATGTAGAGGTGATCGTCACTGAAGGCATTACGCGTACCTTCAGCCGCCTCTTTCACTTGCCGCTCATTCTCAAAGTAGAACTCTCGCTCAGGGTGTTCAATGACAGCCCAGACGAAACGCTCAAACTCATCAAACGGCACGTTCTGGGCATTGGCCTGGTTCGTGCTGTAGGGTTTGATCTCGACGTCCTTTGCATTGGCCAGCATGTTCATGGTCTGCACGAACGTATCGACGCTCACGGTGTCCAGGAACTTGCGAGAGGCCAACGTCAGGATGGTGAAGGGACGCGTCAGCATGAAAAGGTTGTTCAACACCCGGTCATGCATCTCCCGTGCTTCAAAGTCATACGACACGCTGAGGTCGAAGTCCAAGTCCTCGGTGATCTCGTTGAGCAACGTGAGGTTCGAGACCAACACGATATCATCCAGACCGTACCGGTGCAGGATCTCTTTCATCTCCAGCAGGTACTCGGGAGGCAACAGCAGGACTTCCCCACCGTAGATGTCGATGTGCCCAACGTCATAGTGCTCAAGGATCTCCAGCAGCCTTTCTTCAAAGACGCCCAAGTCCATGCGTGTCCGATCACCCAACTGCTCTGGTGTGAGATAACAGAACTCACAGCGCAGGTTACAGTAGTAAGACGGGTTTACGCTGAGGTTGATTTTTGGCTTAGGCATTTGATAAGTTCTCGCTGGTAGGGATTCAATGGAACTCCCATGGAATCCTTCATTACATCGAGGAAGTCATCCACGTTCTCGGTGCACCGTTTGATGACGACCTTCTTCAAGACCTCAGGGATCTGAAGCTTGAGTTCGTAGCCCGGTGGGAAGAAAGCCATTTGATCGACGATCATGGTCAAGTCCTCAGAGAATCGTGGAACCACTTTCAACTGACTTGGAATGTTTCATAGCCAGTTCATGGATGCTCTTGCGCAGGTCAACTTCGAAGTCGGCAAAGCCCACCGACGTCATGGTCAGTCCACGAGCCACCAGCTGACGTATGATCGCTTCGCCTTCCCGCTCGAGGGTGGTGGTAAGTTCTTTCTTCAGTTGTTCATGACCGTATTTCATGGTTAGCCTTTCGCGATGAGTTGGACAGATTCGTCCACGTAAGGTGTTGGGATCAGGTATTCAGTCTGACCGTTCAATTCAATGATGCGAGGAGCCAGCGTCTTCATCTTCTTGCAATGATGTTCAGCCAGACCCAGTCGTTTAGTGTCAGCCACCGTCTTACGGCAACCGTTGCACACAGGGAACATCGGACACTCGTTACAGGCGTCCTTCATCGACCACAGTTCTTCCTGATTGCGCAGTGGAGTGAAGAACTCACCCGCCATCTCTTTCTCGAAGTCGATGGGGTACTTGAGGTCGTCACCAAAGGCTCCACAGGAGAAATACTGGTTGCCCGGTTGCAGACTGCGGATACCGCCATCGCAATCACGGGACAGAGGGCAGATGGTGTTCTGCGTCGACAGGCGCTTGACCAATTGCTTGGTGTTGAACTCCCACTGCATGAGACCAGCGTCGTAGATTTCAAGGTACTTCTCGTACATGTCAGCCTGAGTGTACATGGTCTCAGCGTTGCCCATGGAGACGCCCTTGTTGAGCACCACAGGACCAGAAGCTACCGCGTAGTTAACCTTGGCCTCTACGCCCATCCGCTGAGCCAGACGCACCGTGTCAAGGACCGTGTGCTCATTGCTCTTATCGACGACTGCAATGAAGTCAGGACGATAGCCAATGCGCTCAAGGAACAGATCACTGACTGCCCAGAACTCTTCTTCAGTGAACGGCGTCTTATCGCCCTTGAGGCGTGCATCGCCGTACTGGAACGAGGTCGTCACACCCAGACGTGGATGACGGAACAACTCTTCCCACATCTCAGGCTTCTTGTAGAAAGGCCAGAGGTTGCTGGTGAAGGAGATCGACGCATCGGACTCCAGACGGTCTAGGATCGCGATCAGGTCCCAGTAATACTGCACAGGCATCATGAGAGGGTCACCGCCGTTAACGATGATGGTGCGCGTCTCAGGGTACCGTACGATGAACCGTTCCACATCCTCCAGACTCACGACCTCATTGGCGTCATCGGTCAGGTAGGTGCTGGAGCAAAAGGTGCACTTGAAGTTACACCGCTGCGTCGGCTTTAGGATCAGGTCCATCGGTGTTCCCCTTGTTCTCGTATTTGCCCGTCCAGACACCAAGGTAATCTCGACGGAATTGTTCGTGCTCTGGACTACGCGCTTCCTCTAACTTCTTACGAAGCCAGGTATCGTCACCCAGCTTACGAGGGAACCGAGGTACACGTGGTAGGCGACGCATTGGTAGGATGGGGTCGGTCATGGATAACACTCCAGATATATTCATAGGAATGTTTGAGTGAAGTTTTAAATAGCGGACATAGGGGAGGGACGAGCCCTCCCCGAGTCTACAAGACGACTTTGAACATCTCTCGGATAGAGCAGACCTTGGACTTGCTGTCCAAGACCTTGTCGTGCAGGAAACAACGCAGCCCACACCGGGAGTAGTACTCGCACTCAAAGCAACCGTAATGTTCCACGAATGCAACCTCAGCAGCGTCCTTGGCAATCAAGCCTTCAGTCTCGTCTAAGATCGCATCCTTACCTGCTTCAGACCAACAGGTACTGATCACGCCATCCTTGTTGATGATCTTGGTGGAGCGACACGTGGTCTCATTGATCACGTTGTTCTTCCAGTCCTTGATCGGATACGAGTTCGGGTACTTGTTGTTCAGCGCAATGTACATCGTGCTGATCAGGTCTTCGTCAGGTTGGTGATGCAGGTACATCTGACTGGGGATGTAATGATCGAAGTACACATCGTACCGTTCACACATCTCAGCAAACTCCTCGCCTTCTTTACCGTCAAGGAATGTCTGGATGTTCTGTTTGGTGATCACCACGTTGACCGTCTGGACCAGATCACCCAGCGTCTCGAGGTTCTTGAAGAACAAGGCTCGTTGAGCAGGATTGAATCGACCAGCGGGGTCATAAGACGTGGCCAGCCAGACACGCTCATCAATCACCCGAAGGCGTTCGATAAGGTGCCTGACTCGGTCAGTGTTGTGATAAACGAGGTTCGTGCCAAAGACCAGTTTGATGTGCTTGAAGTGACTCAAGGCCATCTTGCCGGCTTGGTAGTAAGCTTCGAAGAGTTCGTCGCTCACCTCGTTCATGAACAGTTCACCGCCTGTGAAGTTAACCACCATGGCTGTGTCTGGATGTGTAGTCGCCAACAACTTAGCAACCTTGTCGATCACTAGATCCCCGTCGAGACCCACTTTGGAATCGTGGTCCTGGTGGCAGAATGAGCAGCGCATGTTGCACAGCTCGAACAGAATCAGGTGAGCTTCTTTCCACTTACCTTTCTTCTCACGCAGGATGTCTACAACAGGGATCAGGTTCATTACCAGTTCGCTCCCTTGACGCAGTCCTTCAGGACGTCGACTTGTTCCGACAGGATGTACCGCACGAGGTTCTCGTCGTACTTGCCGGAGTCAGCGTTAGGCAGAGCCAGACGCTTGGCACCTTTGAACATGGTCAGCACCCGCTGCTTCAACACCTCAGGATCAAGGAGGTCTTCATCGGACGTGAGCAACTGATAGACCAGTCGAGTACGGCCCGCAGTCGGACCCTCGTCGCAATGATCCAACACGGTGATCAGTTCCAGAAGCAGGCCCTTGATCCACACGTCCGTTGGCTTGTTGTCGAACAAGTTCGGCTGGAGGAACATGGTGCTGTTCAGGTAGTGGAAGTTCAACGTACCTTCGAACACGCTCTGCCCATTGAGCAGGGTGTTCATGTCAGCACCGGCGAAGTCCCAGGCTTCCGGGTTGGCGATCTGACGACCCCATACGTCGAGAGCATCGTAGCCGTTGGCCAGCGCGATGCGACGCAGGATGTTCTTCAGAGTCTTTGGCAGCTTGCCCACACGGTTGTCGGTGAACAGACGCATGATGCGCCATTCCAGCGACAGCGAGTCTGGGTTTTCAGTAACCAGCTCACCGAACACTTCCTGATGAGGATCTTCGAACGCGAACAGTTCTTGAACGACCTGCTCGTTGATGGTCACTTCGTTCAGGATGTTGGTGGTCGGCTTGTGCATGTTCAGCAGCGACACCTGGAAGGTAGCCTTCTTGCAGAGCATGATCCAGCGGAACACGTCGATCGTGACGTTAGGCATTACTGCCTTGACCAACATGGTGTACAGGCGCAGGTAGGTCTGACCGTCGACGTAGACGAACACCTTGTCGTCTTGGCTGAAGATCTTGTCGAACAGGTCCTTGAACACATCGCCTTCAAGCGCGTCCAGAGACACCGCATAGCCAAGTTGCTCAGAACTCTCCTCGTACTCCGCCGGGTGATACTCAAAGCCCACACGTGGACTGATGGTGGCGTACGGAATACGCTTACGTGAGATACGGGATTCGATCTCGACGTAGATTCGGTCACGCAGATGGTACATGTTCAATCTCCTTGACCGTCTTGTTCATCTGCTCAACAAGAGCATTGAACTGTTCAGGGACTTCCTGACCGATCAAGGCCATGAAGAAAGGGTTGTTCTGGTGAGCGAAGAACGCAAACAGGTTGGCCCCAGCGAAGCAGTATTCGTTGAAGAACAACTTGTTCCAGTTCCAATCGCTCTCTTCGATGCCCATGCAGACCAACGGGAAGTTGTCATGAGCAATCAACTTGACGAAGTTCAGACCTACGAGGCCTTCTTCTTCATCTTGCGGGTAGTTCAGGACTTCTGACTTGAGGTCTTCTTTGCACTGGAAGGCATAAAGCGGCAACGAGTCCAGACGCCGGAGCCACAGGTCGACGAGGTCGTAGTTGGCTTCGATGAATGGCACTGGATCGAATGGCAGACTGAACGGTTTCCCGGTAGCCGCCAAGATCACGTTGATGGCCAACTCTTCCAGATCGCTGATGCTCACCAGTACAGTGGACTTGAGATAAGCCACCAGCAGGTTCTGCATGATCGTCTGGTCACCGAACTTCAACCGTACGGCGATGTTCAGGTTGGACAGGTACGTGATGAGCGCAGCGTCCTTCAGCCGACTGTTGTCAAGGCTGATGTGGAACTCTACGTTCTCGGTGAATTTGCGTTTTAAGTCGATGACCGGAATCGGTGCAATGGTCTGGATGACCACCAACCCATCGGGCTGTACGACTACTGTTGATGGCTCTTTGGGCAAGTCGTCAACAGATGGTTCTTTGGACATGCGAGATCCTCCCCACATTGGGTTACTACGGCCGGCATTAGCGTGACAGTTAGAATGGCATGACATGACGAACTCCTAATGAACATCAATACATACCAAACTAACTAGCAGTGTCTTTTAACGACGACCACGTGCGCAGTGACAGTTAGAATGGCAACTGGTGTGGCAGATGACGTTCGATACTGCCAACGGGCTGGCACGGCAGTAGGCGTTGTAGTAGTTCCACAACTCATCGCAGCTTGACTGGAAGTTACTCAAGTCCAGGATAGCGCCCTTATAAAGGGTCGACAGCGGCGCCGCCGAAGCAAAGTCACCAACACCGTACGCCGAGTTAGCCACCGCAGTACCGTCGTAGATCAGTTGGTTACCGAGCTGATAGTGCGACCGGTAGATCAGGATACGCATCAGACGGATGTTACCGAAGACGTTTGCGAAGTTACGCAACACAGCCTTGGCCTGCGCAGCGGCAGGAGCACCCGCTTGGAAGTTACCAGCCCCTACTGTTTCAGCACGGCCGTTGGTATCGCCGTAGAACCAGCCTGGAATAGATCCGGCTGGGTAGCTGTTGGTACCCCACGAGATACCAGAATTGCATCGAGCCCGGATACGCGCCATGGCTTCAACGCCCATGCGGTTCCGTGTAAGTACTTCGGCCATATCACACCTTTAGAATCAGGTTGGATTGTTGATTGCGACCCGAGAGGTAACGCAAGGTGTTCTTCAGTCCACCGCACCGCCCACTCTGCCATGGCAGACGGTGGCAGTCACCGCCGCACAGGTCAGACACGTCGCACGCAAGGCATTCATCTGCCCAAGTCAACTCCTTGGCGATTTGCTCCACACGACCATCGGACTTGAGGAAGACTTCTACCCCCTCATCCATTTTGGCATGATGCAGTCGAGCAGCCGAATTCGGGCAGCCAGACAAAGAGCCGTCGGAGTTGATGGTCACCAGATTCTGCTCACAGTTGCGGCAGTTGGTGTCCACCTTGACTACGTTGTTCTTCAGCTTCTCCTCGATGATGTCGAGGGTCTTGATCTTGTACGTTGGGTTGCGGGCCTTATACCGGTGGTACAGTGCGAGGTACCAGTTGTCTTGCTCTTCGTTGTCCGGGAAGATCGACATGTTGACTTCAGCGTTACCGTCAACTGTCAGGCGCTCCAGAGACACGTCATCCACCGCGAAGCTGTCCAACTGGTCGAGCAGCCAGTCAGGGGTGGACTTGATCAACTCACGGCTCACAGAGACCTTCAGGGCAATGTGCACGCCATGACTGCGGAGCAACTCAAGGTTGTTCTTCCACAGGTTGAATTGTTTCTCGTTACTCCATCGAATCCAGTGATCCCAGCTGGTGCCAATAACGCTACCGAAGTAGTCCTTGATGAAGTCGAGGTGAGCATCCGTGATCTTGAAAGTCAGGTTGCTGTTCGCACACATCGAGACATGCGGGTTGTCGAAGAAGTTATCGGCGTACCGCTTCAGCTTTTCCAGAGGTACGAGGAACGGCTCACCGCCATGGAACTCCATGTGGTAATGCGTACCCTCAGGGTACTTGGACATGAACTCTTTCACCCAGCCCGCAGTTGCATCGGGATCGAACTGGGTCTTGTCACCGTTCTTGCCATTGGTAAAGCAATGCTTGCAGTCCAGATTGCAGGAACCAGTGGTTTTGACATAAATGGTTTTGTTCATGTTAAAGCTTCTTCTCTAGGAACTGCTCCAAGCCAAAACTCAGCATGATGGAGCTGTCAACGTTGATGGCCCGATGGTAGGTACCGCGAGGGATGAATAGCGAATCCCCAGCCGACAGTTCTACCTGCCCATCTGGAGACTCAAAGACTTTGCGACCCTGGACCATGTAAATGATCACATCGTCGGGGTCGGTATGCATGGTGAAGCTCTTCGAATCCTTGGGGGACAAGAAGAGATGACAGGACACAGGACCGTTGTGGTTAAAATGTCTGCCCAGTCGACGACATTCCTCGAACATGATGAAGTTCAACCGCTCAAAGCCTTCGACCTTGATGGGTTTGGTTTCACCATGCTCGAGGTAGTCGAGAGGACTCAAGGCCCCGTACGACTTGTCGTTCTCGATGTACTTGACCAACTGCTGCTCGTACGGATGAGGACTGTCGAAGAAACGGTCGAGTCCCAAGGATGCCTCGGTGATGCCGATAAACTCGTGATCGTCCAATCTCTTCAACATGTGAACCTCATCGGTATAAGTCAGTTAGTCTTGCCACAGCGCAGGCCATACTTGACGCCACGCACCACCGCCCCAGATGTAGACCCCAGATCCGTTCCAGTGCACCGAGCAGTCAAAGCCTGCTGCGTTCTTCGGAGCGTAGCGGGCATCGTGGTCAGCCGAGTTCAAGTGATCGAACATGGCGCCTGCCGTGAGCAGGTAACCATCGGAGTTGACGGTTCGGCCACGGGTGATGGCGTTAGGGATGTTACTCAGGCCCACTTGTGTTTTAGTCACGTTGTGCGGGTTGCTGTAGTTCTGGATGTGGCTGTTGAGCAAGGTGCCTGCGATAGCAGTGATCGCGTCCTTGGTTCGAGCCGGCGTCATGAAGCGGTCCGTCAAGATACCCGCTTCCGCCTCAGCTTTGGTGGCTGTCTGGAAGTTGTCTACCAGACTGAGTCCGACTTGAGCTTTGGTGGTGTTGTGCGGGTTGTTCTTGTCGTTGACGTGGTTCTGGATCAACGTACCGGCATGCACCATGATTGCTTGGTACACACGCAACGGCGTCATGAACACATCGTTGGCCGTCCCACCTTCCGCCTGTGCCTGTGTGGCAGTCAGGAAGTTGTCCACGTTACCAAGTCCGACTTGGGCTTTGGTCACGCTGTGTGGGTTGTTCTTCTTGGCTTCGTGAGCATCCACGAGTTCCTGAGAGATCCGGTTGGCCAAGATCGACACGAGTGTCGGAGTCATGTAGCGGTTAGCCACCACACCTGCCAGGGCTTCAGCGTTCGACGCGATCTGATAGTTCTCAACCAGACCCAAACCGACCTGAGCTTTCGTGGTCTTGTGTGGGTTGTTGAAATCGTTCAGGTGAGCATCGACCTTGTCGTCCACGGCATCGATGTTCGCTTGCAGCTGGTCACGGATGATCTGCATCTGCTGACGCAATTCATCGTGAGACGCTTCATCACCTACCAAAATGGCGTTGGTGATCCGCTCCAGTTGCCACACGACGTATTCCCACCCGTAGGTATCGCCGATGTCGTGGATGTGCGGAGCAGGCGGATAAGCGGTAGGACGACCAATGATCGAACCCCACTTGATCGGACGCTCATCGAGGTTAACCTGTTCGAGCAAGTCAGCCAGCGCTGCCAAGTTCCAGGAGTACTCGCCACCCACAACCTGATAGCTGATCTCGACCGTGATCGGAGCCTGCAACTTGATGACGACCGCACACTGCACGTCCTTACCGCTTCGCAAGGAAGCCTGAGAGAACGGCTGTGCCAGTACAAAGTCATCAACCGGTACCAGCGGGAGGCCAGTGTCCACGTTGATGATGGTAAAGGAGCCGGTGTAGAACGGGCCTGCCTTGGGTACGAACACTCGTGCGGTATTCGTGGTGATTTCCCGTCGCTCACCGACAATCAAGTTCGTCGGTGACGTACCGTCTAGATCAAGAGGGTACTGGATAATCGGTGGTACACTCATGGAGGAACTCCATCATCCGAAAAGTTCATAAACGACACACCACGTGGGTTAGACGTGGTGTGTCTCAGGATCAGGCGAACAACGGCATGGAGGCGTCGATGACTGTGATCAGTTCGTCGCACATCTTGCCAATGGAGTCGTCCACCTTGGCCGTGGTAGAGGCCGGCGTCATGATCAGGTTGGTTGCAGTACCGGTAATCGCTTGAGCGTTGGTCGCCGCCGCGTAGTTCGGCACACTGCCCAACCCTACTTGCGCCTTGGTCACGGCCTGAGGGTTATCGCGACGAGCGTCGAATGCCTTCAGTGCAGCAATTTCAGTCGCAGGGTCGGTGACGACCGCCGGGTAGACGATGTTGGCCGGTTGAACCGTAATGAGGTCAGACACCTCATCCCACACTGGGAACGTCGCCGCTACAAATTTCTTGTAGGTCAGCTCCGTGATGCACAGGCGGTTACGGGTACCGGTTGCCTTCAGCCAGATTTCCATCTTAGCCGAGGTATCCGTCCCTACCGACACGACACCGATCTCGATCGGCTTGTCGCCCTTGGACAATTGGGTTACCCGCATGCCTTTAGGAATCATCAAGAACGGACCAGCTCCGTCGATGTTGTCATACACCGCACCAATCTCAACCAAGAGCGTGTGGTGCTGGAACTCGCCCAGTGCTTCGTCATCACGACCGCCAGTGATCATCAACGTGACGTCAGCGGTTTGATCGGATGCCGAGTGAGACAGTTCACCCAACTTGACCCAATGAGTCGGAGGCAGAACCTCAGTCCCCGAGCCGTTGTCGAGCATCGGCATTGGAGGGACGTCTGTCTGGATCGACGCACCAGAGACCGCACTGTTAATGTCAGCCTTTACTTCAGGGTAGGTCTTGCCATCGAACTTATCGGTGTCAGCTGCCTTACCACTGAGGATGTCGGCTTTGGCTTGCGGGTAGTTCTTACCGTCGAACTTCAGCGCGTTACCGGCGTCGATGGTCGCGATCCAAGCCTGCAATTGAGCCTGGGTCAGGTTGTAGACACGGCTGGAGTTAGCCGCAGTGCCATTGACATCCAAGCGCCCGTTGATCAGATCATCGATCTCTTGTTCGGTGTACGTGCCCACCTGCGCCGCAGTAACATGGTGCGGGTTGGTGTAGTCCGTGACGTGCGCGTTGGAGCTGTCACCCACCAGTTCGTTGATCGCGTACCGGACAGCCAGAGGCGTCATGTAACGATCGTTGGCCGTAGCCGCACGAGACTCAGCTTCAGTAGCCACCGCGTAGTTCTGGACAGAGCCCAGTCCGACTTGGGACTTAGTCACGCTGTGTGGGTTGTTGAAGTCCTGAACGTGGTCCTGAACTCCCGAACCGACAGTCTGGCTCAATACGTAAGCCAGCAGACGAGGTGTGATCACACCCGAGTCGTCCACACCAGACAAGGCTGCCGGGTTGGTCGCGATGCCGATGTTCACCACGTTACCCAGACCGACTTGGGCCTTGGTTGTTTGGTGAGGGTTGTTCTTGTCCGCGATGTGGTTATCGAGTTCGACCCCGACAATCGCTTCGATCGCTTCACGAGTCCGCAGGGGAGTCATGTAACGGGCGTTGGACGAACCAGCCTCTGCTTCAGCCTGAGTGGCCAATGCAAAGTTCTGCACACTGCCAAGGCCGACTTGAGCCTTAGTGGTCTGGTGCGGGTTGTTCATGTCCGCCAAGTGCAGATTAAGCGCTGCGGTGGACACGGCGTCAATCAACTGCTTAGTACGCAGAGGCGTCATAAAGCGGTTGTTAGCCACACCAGCCTGAGCTTCACCAACGGTAGCCGTCGGGAAGTTATCGACCAGTCCCAGCCCTACCTGAGCCTTGTTGACTTCGTGTGGGTTAGCTTTGTTGGCGATGTGGTCTGCCAAGCCCCCGGCGTTCTTTTGAAGGATCGCCTTTTCGATGTCATCCAGCTCGTCGACCACTTCCGACATGCCGACGAAGTCGTCAATGTTGAAGTCGTGGTTGACCACCGGGAATTCACGAGGCAGTTCGACCACCTGTTCCCAGTTCGCAATGCGCGGGTTGAACGCCACGTTAAGCAGAAGCTCGTTGAACTTCTGATCGTCCAATACCCAATCGTCACCGATGGTCTGGTACTCCATGCGGAGTTGACCTTCAAGGTTACGATCGTAGAACGTAATGGCGCCGTAGACCGGCAAACCAATGGTATGAGACGCGTAAGCGAAGTGATAGCCGAAGTTGAAGTGCTCGCCCTCATTGAGGGGAGTACCCAAGGCTGGGTTGTTGACGTTGGCACCCTGCGGATACAGTCGCAGTTTCACGCTGTCAGCATAAAACGGACCGCTACGCGGAATGATGTAATAGTGATCGAACGTACCTCTCGAACGAATCGATTGGGTTTCGGTCACCTTGTTTGTTGCCGCGACACCCGTCGGATCGAAAGGGTATTGTGGAAGGACAGTACTCATTTATGCTCTCCGTGGGATCTCCATCGGTTCAGGTGCCGCTTGGAAAAGGGACCGTGAATTCTTTGAGTCATTACTTAAAAACAAAGCTTGTCTTATATTGAATATCAGACAACTGGCATACCATTATCGTGGGAGACTCGATAAATGTACGAATACCAAGGCGCTTTGGTCAAACACCGAAAGCCTGACGTGAAATTCGAGGAAATGAACGTCAGCTCTATCTCGATAAAGTCGCTGATGCGCATTTATGCCGAAGTCTACTTGATCCTCACTCACCCGGTCTTGGGTGTGAAGCACACCCTCAAGTTGTCGGACGTAGCGCCTCAGTTGGCCACCGTGCTCGACACCGTGACTGTGGGACAATGGCTTGTCAGTAACGGCAACTTGACTCTGCCTACGGTGGAAGGTGTGCCCAAGGCCACTACCCATACCGCCTTGGCTCGAGATGCTTGGCAGGCAGGTTACAAGCTGGACCTCGCCCTGCCGATCGGGTCTCCGTTCAACGATGCATTGGATTCGGATAAGACCGACATCTGGTTGCGTCGTGACCTCGAAGCAGATGCCGCCCAAGAGATCGACATTGACTACGTCGATCTGCAACGTCATTGCTTGGCCACTGTGAACGGGCTTGTGCACCGGATGGATGCGGATAAGGACGGGGCGTACATCAAGGATGGCGGGACTACCTTCCGTCGTTCTCAGGACGCCATGGTTGGTTTGATCAGCTTCAAGAACTTGGGCCGAGTGCATACTGCCTCGATCACCCCGGACATGATCTACCAGCCAGACAACACGAAGCTGTATTCCAACAACTTCTACGTCAAGGTTCCGTTCGACACCAGTGACAAGGTGATGGGCATTGTCATTGGCGGTTATCTGCATCTGTCCTCGAGTGACCTCAAGGTCATCGGCAGCAACTCGATGAAAGTCGACATGCGCCGTATCCCGTTCCTTGAGCGGTACATGGTGTCTCGCTACCTGATGGACCAGACGAACATGGAACGGTTCCATGAAGCGTCCCCCAACAGTACGCTGGACTACGACCTGCAAGGGTTCTACAGTAACGAGTGCATGCTTGAACTGTTGACTCAGAGCCAGTCGTTCATTGTGGGCATTGAAGTCGATCATCTGGTGACCAACATCATCACCACGGGTCGCACTCACTTGCCAGGACGGTTCTACCTTGACGAGCGGCCACTGTGGCCACTGCGTACGGAACTGGGTCTGATGCCTTCTTACCTGCAAGAGGAAGAGAACGGCATCTGGGTCCTCCGGGTCAACAACAACCTGCATCAACACCGGTTCATGAATACCCGCGATTACACCTTGCAACCCAAGGTAGATGAAAAACGGGTTTCGTCTGAACCACAAACCTTTGCTCGTGGTGACCTGGTCCAATGGAGCACGTCCACCGTCGAAATCAAAGTGCCGGTTGAGTGACAACATAGAGGAGGAGGGATGCCCTCCTCCTCTTATGCCGGATCACGGGATGTACATGTCTGCCGAACCAGAAGCATCATCGTTACAGGTGGCTTTGCTGGTAGCGCGTGTGACAGGAATACCGTCAATCTTGAACCAAGGACTGCCGTTGGCAATTGCTGGTCCAGCATGAGCTCCTGCACCATGTCCTGCGACACCATCACCCACTACGGACATCGCCCTGCCATTCCATGTCCAGTTGGGTTTCCCCGGACCTGTGATGACACCGCCTGCCGTATCGACACCAACCAATGAGACTTTGTTACCCATTAGCTACCTCCATCGAAGCGAGGAGTTTTGAGGGTCGTGCCTCCGCCCTGTAGCGTGAAGATACTGCCACCCCCATTGAGGGTGATCTTCTTGGCTTTGACATCGACGTTCGCATCAGCGGTCAAGCCGATGTTCTTCGGAGCGTACCCATTGATGTCCTGCTTGTTCAGCTCAAGGAACGCACCCAGCATGTTCTTGAGAAGGATGTGGGTGTTCTTGGTATCAAACAGGATGTGGTTACCTTTGTCGTCTTGGATAACGATCTTGCCAGATGCCATGTCGAACTGTACGTCGTACGTGCAGAACTCACCATTCTTCTTGCTGGTGCTCAGGGTGATCATCTTCTTGTGAGAGGACCACTCAATGAAGTACATGTTCTCTGGATCGTTACCGTCCTGCCCTTCGTTAGGGTTGGCGTTGATCCCAAAGACCACCGTTTCCAAACGACGCAGGTGATCATCCAGACCAAAGACCCGCCAGTAGTACTTTTCGTTACTGCCGAACTGGTAGATCTTGATCCGTTCACCACGGCGGATGTTCGGTGGGGTTTTACGGTTGCTGTCGGGTATCCATGTTGCTGGATGGTTACCGGACACGAAGGCTACACCACTGCTTTCTTTACCGTCACTGTTCTGGTGATCGTATTCCATGGCATCGACGCGATCCACGGTCTCACCGTCTTGAAAGCCAAGTTTCTCATGGGGGTTCACCATCAATTCGACGGACCCCAACTTGAGGTTTTCAGCCGCGGTGCCAACGGCCACCAAACGGAACATACTGGCGGAGTTATCCTGCATAGACACCTCTTGTTAAAATGAAACACTGCGACCTATCCTACAGAATTAGGGGAAGGACCTAGCTAATGTTTATTTCTGAATTGGTCTTACACCGCTGTAAGCGTTTTTATCTAAAGGGGATTGACACCCTAAGGATCAACCCAAGCCTCAAGACCCAGATCATCCTGGGTACTAACGGTTCGGGTAAGTCGAGTCTGCTCAAGGTAGGGTTCAGTGTCCTACCGGGCGATAAGGACGACTTTGAGAAGGGTGGCTACAAGTACATCAAGGTGCTGAACAACGGTCGGGTCTATGAGTTGCGTAGTGATTACTCAGGCAAGGCCATGTCGCACAGTTTCAAGGTTTGGATCAACGATGAAGAGTTCGAAGAGCTGAACGAGGGCCACACCGGTGCCGTCCAACGTGAACTGGTGCGTGAACACTTCGGCATGACCAGTGATCTGCACAGTGTCCTGACCGGGCAACTGAAGTTCACTGAGATGACAGCTATCCAACGTCGTGAGTGGATCACTCTGCTCTCCTCTGCGGACTTCGATTACGTCATCAAGCTGCACGGTCGTATCAAACGTGCCGTACGGGACACCGCAGCCGTCATCAAGCACCTCTCTGGTCGTCTGGTTAGTGAGACAGTCAAGAAGATTGACGATGTAACCTTCCAGAACCTGCGTCAGCAGTCGGCAGACGTGTACAACAAGCTGATGAAGCTCCATCAGCACTCCAAGCGTGACGGGTTGGCTCCAAGCTTTGCCCATTACGAGCGTGAGTACCATGAATTGCTGTCGGACATCGACGGTCTCTTGCAACGAACCAAGTATCTGAAGGGTTCTGCTCCAGGGATCGTCAAGGACGTCGACAACGAGGCTGTCGTCCAACTCAAGGATAGCCTCAAGTCTCGTGTGCAAATGCTTGAGGCGGCCTTACAGGAGGTCTCAGAGCGTCATCACGAGATCGACAAGCAACTTCATGACATGTCCGAGCTGGAGGAGATCAATCCGAAGGAATTGGCGGACATGATCACTGCTCTCTGCGACCAGAGACAGGAACTGATCGCTAAATTCCGTCTGGTTAAGGAAGGGCATCGCATCCCGGTCAGTGAGTACTGCTTCCCGATCATCAATGAAGTGATGAACCTGCTCCATGGGGTCAACATTCAAGATGACACGTACCTTGACCGTACCGTGTACGCCGCCAAGCAGCGCGAATTGGCCGAACATCAGAACAACATGATGAAAGGGCAGTCACGGATCGGGGAATTGGAGTATCGCCTCGAACATATCCGCAACTGCAAGTCCACTCAGTGCCCGAACTGCAACCATTCCTTCAAGGAAGGGGTCAATGCCAGTGAGGAAGACGAGATTAAAGCCTCGTTGTCCAAGGGTTACTCCTTCCGCACCTCGGTGCAGGAGAAGATTGACGACATCGTCAAGTGGATCAATGAAGCGAATGCCGCTGGTGAGGGATTATACGCTCTCCAACAGATCCGTGATCGCAATCCTGACCTCGATGAGCTGTGGCAAGTCATCAACATCAACGGTGGCTTCCGTTTAGGGCGTGCACAGATCCCGTTGTGTACCCAGTTCATGGGTGACGTACGGACCAACATGGCCATTGCGGACCTTGAGCGGGAATTGCACCCGCTGCGGGAACGTGAAGCAGCTTTGGCGAAGATGGACAAGTCGGGTCACCTGCGTGAAGTGGCCAACTCCTTGGGTGATCGGGTCATTGACCTCAAGACTCACCTCATGGATGCTCGTGAGACCTTGAAAGAGGTAGAGCAATTCCATGCCCGCATGACCGAGGCACGTGAAATCAGCAAGACCATCGAGATGGGCATGACTCGCCTCGATGAATTGATGACCAACATGACCAAGTTCGTGGCGGTGGAGGAAGTAGAGGCACAAGTCAAGCGTCACCAAGTGCAGTTGGGCATGCTGGAACAGTCGTTGGCTGAGGCTGAAGTCCAGATGGGCATCATCAATGACCTGAACCGGTCGCTGGACGATGCTCGTGCTGAAGAGGAAGCGCTGATTCAGTTGGAGAAACTCCTGTCTCCTAAAGACGGGATCATTGCCGAGCAGATCATGGTGTTCATTAACACCTTTATTGCTGGGATCAACGACGTCATTGCTAAGGTATGGGGTTACAACCTTGCGTTGGACACCTGCAACCTTGAAGGCGGTGAGCTGGACTACAAGTTTCCCATCTACGTTCACTCCTCGGACAACACCATCCCGGACATCAAGTACGGGTCGGACAGTCAGGTCGACATTGTCAACCAGGCATTCATCTTGGTGGTGTACAAGTTCCTTGAATTGCAGCACTTCCCGCTGTACCTCGATGAACTGGGACGGACGTTCGATGAAGTCCACCGTCTGAACCTCACTCTGGCCATCAAAGAACTGATTGACGACGACACCTACTCACAGGTGTTCTTCATCAGTCACTCCTTCGAGAGTCAGAACAGCTACCCTAACAGCCAGCTTGTGGTCATTGATGATTCACACGTCTCGCTGAAGAGGTCGTACAACGAGCATGTGGAGATTACGTGATGAAGATTCACGAACACACGGTGCAGTTCTTCATCGGGGCTGCCACCATGGGAGAGGGCACAGGTAAGTGGTCTGCTCCAGGGCGTGACTTGACTTACCTGTACCGTCGGCAGTGGGCACCGGGCCGTTGCTGCTCCATTGAACCCAGTGTAGCCGAGTGGATACAGTTCGGCTGCATGGTCGGTTACGTGGAAGGGCAAGGCATGCGCTTGATGCACGTGAAAGACTTCGCCCAACACTTCGGTGAAGGTCGATTGGTCAAACTCCTGTCCAGTTCTCCAGGTACCTACCTGAAAGAATCCAAGGATGAGATCCTCGACACGTTAGGCTGTCCACGGTGATGCGACATAGAGAGCGGGCCTAGGCCCGCTCTCTATGCTGTCAGTCCAGCGTTGGCTCGCCGGTGCTGTTGCCTTCCAGGGTTGCATCGGTCGCAGAGTACTTCGACGCCACGATCAACTGGAACCGGTCCACGGTGCAGGAGACGTACAGCACGCCTTCACGTACCAGACGCGAGAACTTCACTGGGATGGCCGAGTCCGGAGTCATGTCTTCTGCCACTGCCAACATCTCAGCGAGGGTCAGAACGAAACGACGGGTCTCAGGGTTCATCCGCATGAAGTCGAGGCTGGTCGAGTCCACGTTGATGTAGTCGTAGAACCGTTGGTCGAAGCTGATGATACCGTCACGGTTGTGAGGTCCGCCAGTCACGGCCACGCTGATTGCCTTGTGGCTTGCGCCGAAGACTGTCGCGTTACCATCGATGTAGGTGTCGGTGTAACCTTCACCACGCACCAGACGGATCAGCTCTGCCTTGCCGTAGTTGAAGTTCACGTACGAGGCGTACAGGCCCGACTCCAGTTCCCGGTTGGGGATGGAGTACTTGTTCCACATCGGCACGAACACGAATTCGGTCGAGGTGAAGATCTCTGGGAAGATCGCAGCCCATTCGTCCTTGGTATGGGTCGAGTGAGCCAGGATGTAATCGCGCAGGGCTTCCTTGATGGCGTCGACGTTGTTACCGGCGATACCATAGACCATCGGGGTCCAGTAGGTAGCAATGCGACGAGTCTTGTCCGCAGGATCAACCGGGTCGAACCACTCGTACATTGGACCACTGATGAAGGACTCAGGGTACTTCTCACGAATCGCCTGAACCTTCTCCATCTTGAGGTCGTGGGTCTCAGCAGCGAGTGCAGAGATCACAGCTGTACGGCCCAAGAAGAACACGTCCAACTCTTCAACAGGCGGCACCACTTCGATGTGGTACTCGTCGTATTGTTGCTCGAACACGTCAGACGAGAACCACAGCTTGTACTGGAGTTCGTCGTTGGCAATGTCACGGATCTCGATCACCGTCGGCATCCAGATGCCCGGAGTCGCTTGAACCATGGCGCCAGTGGTGTAGATCGAGTACTTGGCATTCCAGCGCTGCACAAAGGCTACGCGGAAGGATTCGCTGCTCGAGTTGAACTTGTTGGCCAGTGCCGATTCGTAGGCCCACTTACAGACAGCCAGCAGGTCCTGAGCCACGATGCCATTGACTTGTTCTTCTACGTTGTCACGCTTGCTCGAGAAGGCAATCAAGGTGTAGCCCGGGGAGGCTGCCGAGTTCAACTTCTCTTTGTTTCGCCCGTAGGTAAAGCCACGATCAGACAGTTCCCCGATCGGTGCCACGATGTCGACCGTGTTGTCAATCAACGCGGCGATTTGGCAAAATGCCTTGAGTTTATACATGTCTATCTCCGTGCTGATTGCCACGTACACTATGACAATCGTTAAATAAAACTCGGAACGTCCATACCATTTTAGGGAATAAGATGATAACGCTCTTTAAGGTGCTCAAAGCGCTCTTCCGCTTCATCCGGGAGATTTGGTTGCGCGATCGTACCTTCCGGCAGTTTGTCCGAGAGAACCTTTCCTTAATCGTTACGACTGTAGGTTTCGTGATCATGACCCTCATGTTCATTCACGTTTACTTCATCGTGACGGATCAAGAAGATGTGATCGCTGAGCACGAACGTGCCCAGGCTGCCATGAAGAAGGAGATAGAGGAACAAATCCCGTTCCTCACCGAACGCATGAACTGGTACCGGGATCGGTATTACGAACTCAAATCCAAACCTCCTGCACAACCTGCCACCACGGGGCCACCAGTGCCCCAGAAACCTCAACCAAAACCGCCGGAAGAAAAGCCGGCTGTGATCCGCCCGCCAAACAACGATCTCACCGAACGTTGGAAGCGGCTTAGCCAATAGGTTCAACCATGATGATTGCTGATTTAGTGAAGGGAAGCAAGATTTTCCATCTGGGCTGGATTTGCGTGTTCCTTGGATCGTGCACGTACATACAGACAACAGACAACCGCACTATGATGTTCTCGTTTGAGTTGCCCGCTGACGAGGCCAAACCTACCTGCGGTGAGTTCAAACGCACGGTCTACCTGCAACACGTTCGCCCTGCATTCCCCAAGGTAGACATCTCCAAGCTCACCCCGGAAGAGGTCAATGACGTCCTGCTGGCTCATGCTGAGAAAGTCAAGGCGTACATGGACCATGAAGAACAGTATCTGCGGGAAGACATCTCGCGGCACAATACCAGATGTGCTCGAAATACCAGCAATGTTTTTCAGAAATAATCCGGTGTATAACATGAGCACTGTGACGAGTGCCAACATTACTACAAGGGTGCAGTAAATGACGGATGTTAAGGAAAGCCCAGCATCCGTCGGGTACAATGGGGTTCTGTACGCCGACGGTGGGTTTTATAGCAATGAACGCGCTGGGGGGTGGGGTTTACACGGTTACGTGTACACAGCGGACTCGTTGCCGGATAAAGCCCGTGGAAGTGGTGTGCCTGGTTCGACACCAACGGCCAATGGCTACTCCGACACGAAGGATGAGCAAAAGGCCGTCAATATCCTCAATTACATCGACAGCTTCGGTGGGGTGCCTAAAGCAGGCAGCAACAACCACACTGAGCTTCTTGCCGCTAAGGAGGCACTGACTTACGTCCTTGAGAAGGGACTGAATGAAACGATCATCTACTCGGACTCCGAGTACGTGGTCAAAGGCGTGAACAAGTATCTCGACACCTGGAAGAAGGCTGGGTTCAGAAAGCCAGATGGTGAAGAGCGGGCTAACAAAGCCGATTGGTTGGCTGTGGACTCGTTACTGACCCAATTGCGGGACAGGAACAACAAAGTCACCCTAGCGTGGATCAAAGGTCACAACGGCCACACTGGGAATGAGAAGGCAGACGGTTGGGCTGGTAAAGGCAACAGTCTGGGCCTCAACGGTTACAACCTGACGTACAAGTTGGAAAACCAGCCGGAAGGGTATTGGAAGGCAACCAGTACTTACAACCGGATGTTTGATCAGCCCAAGTGGTATTTCAGTTCCGATGCAATGGAGCGCCGTGTCTCAAAGGACGGTCGCCACGTTTACTGGACTGGTCAGCATGGTGATGATGAAGACATCGCCAAACCACAATCCGACTCCAGCAACGCCGTCCTCTATCTCAAAGAGGAAGTCGAAGTCCTGGAAAAGGTACGTGGACACTTCGTGAAGATGGACAGCAGTCAAGTAGGGCATCTGTTCGTAGGCGCCCTGCGCAACATCCTGAACGCCGGTACCACCGAAGACATCATGCGCTTCGGCATGGACGTGCTCAGGCGTAACAAGGCCAACTGGAGTCTCCAGACCGAGAAGAAGATGCCGGTCATTCACCACGTCACGCCTACTGGGCTGTCCTACTACAACGTAGACAACCTGGAATGTATGACCGTGATCCTCGACCAGTTCATGGAAGGGGATAAGTCGGTGATCTGCACCGATTTGACCGACCTACTATATGAAGCCGTGGAAAAGAAGGCAGTGGTCACGCGCAAGTTGCGCAAGGAAATCACCTCAGCGGTGAAACACCTTGATGTGAACGTGGATTACAACACTGGCTTCGCCCGCGAGCTGAGGGCGATGGACGAGGTCCCGACGACGAAGACGAAAGTCCGACTCATCGTGGGTTCCGACATCATTGGTCGAAATGCGCTGTCGGCGCTCGCAGATGTAGTCAAGCGAGTGGTGGCCTTGACCTGGCGTGAATCTGATTCGGTGATCCGTTACGCAACTATTATCGAGACAGAGCACGACATTGGAATCTGGGCCAACCCGTTCGGCAATTTCAAACTTGTGAACTAAGGGCTCGGCTATGTACCGATCTGTTGCGATAAACCAATCACACGGATTTTGGGTCTCTATCAAGCGGACATTGTTCGTGGTGAGTCTCTACTTCCGTCTGATTCGGAACTACGACCCTGACGATTCCCTACTCGCAGAGTTCAACAAGCTTTTCTACCTGGTCAATGACCCGCGGTCCCTTTCCTTCCCAGCCATGGCGGCTCGGGTGCTTTGGAAAGGACCAAAGATCGATCAGGTAGTGAAGTGCTGCGATGACGGTGATTACAAACAGGCGGTGGAACTGGTGTATGGAACAATGCCCAAGTGGTTACGCTACCTGGACAGGGAAACCATGTGCCGCGACGTTGAACGCGTTCTTCGTCAATCGCAGCACCACGAAAGATTGGCATGACGCAGCATAGATGGGAGGGACTCGTGCCCTCCCATCGACCTTTATGCGCGGTGTTATTTTTTCAGTTCTTTGACGCTGTCTTTCAGTGCTTCGGAGAACTGACGGATACGGAACAACAGCACGCCGTAGGATTCCATTTCCTTGGCGATCTGTAGAGTGATGTCGATCAGCTCTTGAACGCCGGCCTTCGAGACGCGGGCATTGCTTTCAACGTACGGCATGAGCTTCTCGGACAGCTCCATGGAGCGCTGTACCGCTGCCAGCGACTTGGCCGCAGGGTGGGCTTTGTCCTTGGCGATCGCGTCGTTGATGTTGTTGTGCACGGCGCGGATGTCAGCACCACGTTCTACCACAGCACCGAGGGTGCGGGTGATGTTGTTGCTGTTACCGTCGAAGTAGTTCTTGCCGATGTCGACCATGGTGCTGGTGAGCCCCAGATCGGTCGGACCGCTGTAACCAATGCCGGAGGCCGATTCCAAGAGCACTGGATCGTTTGCCAACTGGCCCAAGGTCTCGTTGAAGCAACGGATCATGTATTCGGTTTTAACCGCACGACCCATGGCATCGTTCAGCAATGCCGAGTAAGGCAGCCACAGACCGATGAAGCCTTCAGGAACGATCACGTTCTTGTTAGCAGCATCGACGAAGCCGACCTTGCCTACGAACGAATCCATGTCACTGGAGAACAGCTTGACGCCGGCCAGGAATGGCAACTTCATAGCGTTGAAGAAGGTACCGGCACGTTTGAAGAACTGACCGAAGCGTTGCTTCGAGTCAATGGTGAAGGTGGGTGCGGAGGCGTGTTCCATGGAGATGACACGTGCAAGGTTCTGCAAGTCTTCCATGGAAACGGTGTCGAGGGCGGTTTGGTAGTCGGTGGTCATCCACATGGCTCCGTGTTAAAAGAAAGTAGTTTTTCATATCGTTTGCGCACAACCGAACCTCTTTCAGATGGAAATGAGTCAATGTCTAACAACCCTTTTGCCATGTTCAAGAAGGCTCCGTCGATTCGTCCCATGTGGAACATCGGCGCGCTCTTCGACATCCAGACCGGTAAGTATTACAAGGGCAAGCACGGCGAGTCGATCCTGTGTGGTGGTCTCAACCACTTCACCGGCGTAGCTGGCTTGCCCAACATGTTCAAAACGGTGATCTCGCTGTTCCAGCAAGGTTCCGTAATGAACAGGGTCTCACTGGCCATTATGATGGCGCATGACTCAGAGAATACGCTGTCACCCGGCCGTATCATGAACGTATTCCGTCAGTTCCCTGAACTGTTCGGTATCGATCTGGTCGAGAGTGGCCGTCTCCTGTTCACCGACGCAACCGTGTACAACGGTAACGAATGGTGGAACGTCATGCGCGAGTACGGTGAAAGCCGTCGCAAAGACAAGTCGATCCTGATCACCACCCCGTTCGTTGACGAGAGTAGTGGCGAACTGATCAAGATCCCAAGTCCTACCCTGTCGTTCCTCGACTCCTTGTCTGGTCTCCAGACTGAAGGTGTCATGAACATGTACGACAAGGGCGACATCGGTAACAAAGAGCTGAACATGGTGGCCATGAAGGCTGCCGGTGCAAAGAGCCAGCTCATCGACCAAGTGACGTCGGTGACCAGTGGCTCCGGTCTTCTGCTGACCATGACTGCGCACGTTGGTCAAGAATACCAGCTCGACATGTACAAGCCGAACGTGAAGCGCCTGAAGTTCCTCAAGGGCGACTTGAAGATGAAGAAGGTCCCAGAGAACTTCTCCTTCCTCACGGCCAACTGCTGGTACTGCGTGTCCCTCCAGCCTCTTCTGGATGGCGACAAGCAGCCTGAATACCCACGCGATGACGAAGACGATCTGAAAGGCGATACCGACCTGATCTGCATCACGTTGGTGAACCTGCGTGGCAAGTCCGGTCCATCCGGCATTCCGTTCGAAGTGGTGGTGTCTCAGTCCGAAGGCCTCAAGCCAGAGCTGACTGAGTTCAGCTACTGCAAAGGCTTCGAGTACTTCGGTATCTCGGACAAGGACGGTAACAAGGCGAAGGGTAAACCGAACTTCCGCCTTGATCTGTACCCGCAACAGAACCTGACCCGTAAAACGGTCCGTACCCTGCTGGAAACCGATTCTCGTCTGGCTCGCGCCATGAACATCACAGCCGAGATGTGCATGATGCGTAACCTGTGGCACGATCTGGAAGAGGGCCTGCTGTGCACTCCGAAAGAACTGTACGACGACATCGTCAAAGCAGGCTACGACTGGGATCTGCTGTTGGACAGCCGTGGCTTCTGGCTGCCGTTGGAAGAGAAAGGTACCTACGCCGACTTGCCGTTCCTGTCGACCATGGACCTGCTCAACATGCGTGCGGGCACTTACCGTCCGTACTGGTACGATGCAGCCGTCAAGGCCAAGGGCATCGCTACCAAGGCTGTAGAAGTTGCTGCCGGTAAACCTTCGGAACAGCCTGATCTTCCGAAGCCGGTAACTGGTGCCGATCTGTTGAAGAAGATCGCTGCCCGTCAGGAAGCGAAAGTTTCCTAATCATCTGAGGCCGGTGTGCGCAAGCCGCCGGCCTCTATCCCACAATCCTTGGAGACACTCTCATGAGCAACTCGATTGTGTCCGCCGTCGTTGACATGCTGGCGGACCGTAACCCTAATGCAGCCACTCGTTTCGCCCGTGACTTCACTGTCCGTGCTGATGACGAGCGCGCTGAAGTGCGTGAGCTGAATCGCTACTGGCGTAATCAGCTGACCCGTCTTCATTCCAGCACCATCTCGGCACGCACCTGCCTGGTGGACGACATCATGCCACGTGATTGGCTGCGCCATTTCGAACAACTGGTGCTGCCAACGATCGTCTCGCACGATCTCCCTACTGTTCACTGAGGAAAGCTAGATGGCCAGTCGTCAAGAAGTCACCGCGTTCATCGTAGGCTCCATTGCGGAGATTATTCCGGGTGACACCTACAATAGCGACCTGACCAAGAAACGCCTGGACGCGATGTCGGATGAAGAGTTCGATGAGTACGTTCGCGCTCTGGCGAAGCCAACGACTGAAGAAGGGATTGCGACGCAGGAAATCCTGCCGTTCTACTCTCCTAACCTGAAAGATCCACGGATCACAATGCCTAACCTCTTGAAGGTGGCAGACCTGATCGGCTTTGAGTTCTTTGAACAGCTCTGGCTGACAGACCCGCAAACAGGTCGGGTTTTCCTTACCCCACAGAAGTATCTGGTTATTGACATGACCGTACGGCGTCAGGCTCAGATGCTCACCAAGAAGTCTTCGATCCCAGAGAACTCCCGCCACGTCGATGAGATGTCAGGCCAGGTGACCGGTAAATCGAAAGGCTCCAAAATTTCGTTCCCTGAACTACAGGCACAGCTCGCCCAAGGGCTTGAGCACACCCTGATCGAAGAGATCAAGGTGCGAGGCGGTGACCGTGCCGCACAGGTAGAGTTCGATCGTCAGTTGATCGAGCACGGGGAAGCCAGCATCGTCGATGTGACAGCAGGCGGTGGTGTTACCAAATCGACTTCGACCGTCGGCATCCTCTTGCGGGGCATGATGATCGATACAGACATTGACGAGGTTTAAGCAAGATGGCAACAAGCGCTGAAACAGACCGCAGTACTCTGGAAGGGTTGAATGAAGCCTTGCGTAAGTGGGCGTCCCTACAGTTCAACGATCCCACCAACTCGATTCTTGGGTTGAAGGAACATATCCTGGGCAACGATCTGCCGCAGTTGCGGCGTGTGCGGTGGTACGCCATGCACGATGAGGTCCATGCTACGGAACTGTGGATGCGCTACATGGAGAACGAGGAGCTGGAAGGCGAAGTGCGAGAAACAGTGTTCGACTTCTACGTGACAGGCTCCTCGTTCATCTGGCTGAACAACCCAGTAGCCACTGCGCAGTACGAAGCGTTCATCACGCACCTGTCCACCAACCTCTCGTGGATGGCTCGTTGCACGCTGGTGCCTACTGACATTCGTCAGCACGTTGCCAAACAGGAGCAGATCGAAACATTCCTCAAGGGCAATCACTGGGCAGTGTTCCTGATCCTGCTTTCGATGCTGGATCTCCAGTAGTCTTTATTTCAGCAATACATTATCATTGAGACAATACCATGCAATCATCCAGTGCCTTCAACCTCATGTTCGATGCGGACGCGATGTTTGACACGCGCATGGCGACGTTGCTGAGAATGCGGGAAGACATACCCAAAATCCTCCCGCTGCAAGCCTACCGCAAACGCACGATGGACGATTGGGAAACCCTCACCGGTGGACTGATTACCAACGAGGCGTTCAAAGAGCGTTATGCCCAGCGCGACATCTTCACCCTTCGTCGCAGCATCATCACAGGGATGGTGCCGGTCTTGATGAACTATATCGACAGCCTGAAGGAGCGATTCTTCCGGGGTGTCGATATCAGCTCTATCTCGGTCGACATCAATACCTGGCCGTACACTCTCCCGGGCCCGATTGCAGATTCTGTCCAGAACTGCTTGAGGGTCTTGCTCCCGGCTTATGTCAAGATCAACATCATGCACATGGAGCCTGCCCGCATAACGCCAACATTCATGAAGGCGCACTATAACGGCTGGGTCACCTACGACCTCGACGCTTGGATGAAACTCCATGAGGAAGAGCTCTTAGGTGTGCCGGTGAACGAACTTGCGGTCATAACCCCCAAGCTCTTTTTGAAAGAGCCTGGGAGTTTTGAATTGGGCGAGGGCGAAGTGTTCAGCGGGATGGACAAACACGGGCTGCTCGAGTTGATCATGGAGGACTACCTCCACATCGAGCACGTTCCCGTGTCTGACTTTTGTTTCCTGTTGCCGAGGACTTACAAGCTGCCTGATGAGGAAGAAGATGAACCTGATCCTCAGATGTCGTCTTCTTTCTCTTCGCGGAAAGCACGTTCGGAAGCTTCCACAGACTGAACGAAGTCGTCGTAGTTGACAGGCTGAGTGCCTTGGGTGGTGAGGTCTGGAACCAACTGCACTTCCGGCAACACCGGAATGGCACGCTGAGTGATAGGGGCCATGCTGGCCACTTCCACAGCAAACGGATTCTTGCCACCCAACATGCGCAGCAGTTCGTTGCTGGCGTTGGCGAGTCGTTCCGATTCGTTGATAGCCGATTCTTCCACGTCGATCTTCCGCGTGGTGAGTGCGGCTTGGTCAAGGTCACGCAACAGTTGCATGTTCAGGCTGAGTTCTTTGTCGTCTTCAGGAATACCCTTAGCGAACCGACTCTTGAGGATTCTCAAGCGGATGCCTTGGGTAGTCTTGATCACTTCACTGGGATCTACAGACTGATTGATATGGATAGGGGAACGGTCGGGTCCCAGATATTCCCCGTCTTTAACAGGGTCCATATCGTCTCTAGCGAGGAATTCGCCTTCGAGCGGATTGATAGAGTTCATAGCTCCACTCCGTTAGGAAAAGGTATAGGTTCATAGGATCAGTGGTGCGAATAAGGGCCCACGCATGCTCAAGCAATTTATCGCCTGGTGTCGGCGTAAAGAACCAGAGCCTCTAGAAGGCGAAAACATCTACGAAACCCTCCTCAACCAACTGGAAGACATCCATGAAATAGCCAAACGAGAGTTCAACCTACCCAAGACACGTTCCGTGCTTTTACAGACGGCTACAGTCAACCTAGAGGACCTGTCCGACTACTTGATCGACGCATCCGTAACCATTACCAAAGGCGATTCGCTTTCCGGTAGATGGGCCACACGGGAATTTCGGTACGAGTTAGGCACCCTCGAATCATTTATATCTGAGGCTAATGCACTGGTCCATCCAATCGATTGGGTGATCCACCATAAGCTGTACATCGTGAAGTTGCTGGATGCGTTCCTGAAAATGGATAGCGCTGATCGTGACTACTACCAACGTAAATGCAACTTCGTAGTCGAAGACCTTCTTGCCTTGCTGAAAGCTAGTCGGGAGTGCCTGAGATAACCACCCAGGAATCACATCATGAGTAAAGAACAAGTTCGCATGATGAACGACGACGATAAACTGATCAAGGAAGCGGGAAACCCGCTCACCAATCTGTTTCGTCGTGTTCTGAAGGAGATGCGTGTTGAAACCCAGTCGTGGAACCGGCGACTGACAACGTTCCTTCAGAGCCCTCTTTCCCGTGTCCCCAAGAACGCTAAGGACATTGGCCAAGAGCGCAATAACTTCAACCGAGCTATTGCGAAACGTCACATCACGTTCAAGACCTTCCAGAAAGCCATCCAGATTTTGGGCCCGCTCAAGTATTCTATGAGCATTACCATGATCATGCGCGATGGTAAAGAGGTAACAGTGTCGACCGGGATGATCAACAACCCTTATTCGCAGATCGATTCGCTTAACGCGGTCGTGACAGGAAAAGGATTGAGTCCGGAACACGACAACGTCAATTACGACGAAGACACTGATGCCGACATCACTGACGAAGCTGTTGATGAAATGATTCATCAGATTCCAAGTCCGGTGTATCCAACTCGCAGCCCCGAACAACGTGCGCGCCTTTCCCGAGTCTTCTCGAGCGCATCCAGCACGAAACAACCACCAGTCGAAGACTAGCGGTTCTCGGTCGTCTACCTAGTTATAACAGGAACAGTGCCATGTCTACTGACACCCCAGCGAAAACTCAGAGCAACCTCCCCTACAAGCCGGAGGACGATGGTGTAACTCACATCAACGTCTACACTCGCGGTGCGACCACTTTGGGTCGAGGTCTGAGCAACCTCTCCGAATGCAACATTGACCACCCGTACTTTGGCCACTTCCGCACACTGGAAGGCCTGTGGTTCTACATGAAGACCAATTTCAAGGACGACCAGTTCCGCATCCTTAAAGGCGTTGCTGCACGAGATCTCGGCAAGCAGATGCCAACGGAACCGTATCCACTGTTCAACAAGATGTTCAAGTTGGGCATGTTGGTGAAACTGGAGCGCAACCCTGCCCTTCAGCAAGAGCTGATCGCCAACGATAAACCGCTGGCCCACTACTACTCGTACGGTGGTGGCAAGAAGATCATGCAACTGGATCGTCACCAGTGGCAGCTCGACTTCTGGATTCTGCTGCGCAGCACCTTGATCAACACCGGCTCGCTTGACTTGATTCGTCAGGAGCTGGAAGAGTCGATCAAGTACCACCTCGACAACCCGAAGAGTCCAAAGGTTGCTGAGTGATTGACCGCATGAGGGCCTTCGGGTCCTCATGACATCCACTTTCTTTTTTCTTTGTCCGAGGCTGACATGTCTTTGATCTCTACTCCGTTTTTCAAGACGGACAAAACCGAGAAGCTGGAGGCGGTTGACTCCTACGACATCTCGAACACACGCCCCATCAACAAGGTCTACGATGCAGCCAAAGACGGGGCAAAGAAGCTCTACGATCAGGTAGGCGGTCGTCAAGGTCTGGCCAACGGGATTCAGAACCTCGTCAGTGCTAAGGTCTCCGGAGCTACGGGCAAACAAATGCTCGAGGCTGGTCTGGGGATGTTTGGCACCAGCACCATGGGGATTCTCAAAACGGCGGGTAACGGCATCTTTGATAAGGCTGCCGAATTCATCGACATGAACCCTGAGACGGTCAGCAAGATCAAGGGCACGGGTGAGCAACTGTTCAACCGCCTTGAATATGGTGATCCGTCTGACCTGTCCAACTACGGTGAGCTGGCTACGCTCATTGGTGGACTGACGGGCCAAGAGCAGTTTGCTGAATACGCCAACATGGGTATCGAGTCGGCAGTCTGGGGTTCTGCAATCTCTAGGACCATCGAGTACGGTCAGTACAACTACATTGGTGACGTCAAGGAATACATTGACCCAGCCGTCTACCAACAGGCGCTGGTATACAGCGTTCCCATGGTGGCCAGCAGTGGGTCATTGGAAGCCCTGAAAGAACTGATGAAGCAGATGACGCCTGACGTCATCATCTCGACCAAGCCTGACTTCATCAAGACCTTCATGGGACAGTTCAAAGTCCCAGCAGAACTGACAGTGACCCGTGAAGCCTACGCGGTTGATCTGGTCGATACGCTGACTAGCCTTCAACCTGGCTGGTACACGTACCAACGTCAAGCCGATGAGTCCATCGTGGATCTCTCCTGCCTCTCTGTGGGCACTGCTGACGCCTTGAACCTGCTTCAGCTTCATCCAGTGTTGAGTCGGTATGCAATTGCTGCTCCGTACGCTCAGGAACTCACTGTGGAAGATGTCATCCGCAAACAGTTCCCCTTGATGGTCATGAACCTGTCCTAGCGAACATAGAGCCCGGGGAATTCCCCGGGCTCTTTTGCCGTGTCACTGACGATCGGTAGCTTGACCGAAGGCTTTCCAGACTTCGCCCGTCATACCAGACATTGCCCACATGGCGCCACGTTCTGGCGACACGGAGTCGTCGAACGCTGCCTGTTGGCGTGCCAATCGAACAGCCCACTTACGCAGGGCGTTGATCTCAGCTTCCAGCGGAATGCCTGCCAAGATGGCCAAGTAGTCCGTGTAGTTGTTATCGTCGTCGTACGTCGAACCCAGCATGGCTGAGGAGACCGCTACGCCGGTTTCACCACCTGTGGAGGCTGTCCCACCGCCCAGCCACGAAACGCCTGCACCGACGCCGTAGCCTGCGGCTTGGATGATACGGTCAGAGATCTCGAACGCAGGGTTCAACGGCATGTTCACCGCAGTGGACAAGTCAAGCAAGCCCAACTGGATGTCGATGCCCAAGAAACCACCGGTGTTGTTCCAGCCCACGTCACCCACACCACGCGTAATGGTCAGGCTGTCGACAATTGCCAATCGAGAGTGAGCCCGCCCTTGAGCGAAGTACTCAACCAGGAATGGAGAGGTGTGCGACTGCTTACCAGTGGACAGTGGTACCGACATTGCGAACAGACAACACATCGGCAAGATCAGGTTCTGCAAGCGCGACAGTGGATCACCGTACGGCGAACGCAGTGGGATGTTCAGAGAGAGTTTGTTGAACTCAGCACTGGAGCTGTCCCAGACCTTCGGGATGTCGACGTAAGCAGAACCTGCCAACTGTGCCAACCCTTGGATACCGATGCCTTGACCGACGCCTGTAGCAAAGTCTTTCACCGCGCTCAATGCACCGGCCACGATACCCGAGCCTTCAATGTTGCCGTCGAACATACTGAACCGCGTCTCACGTGCCGAAGCCGAGATGCTGTTGATCTGCCCTTGGATCGAAGGTTCTTTGGTGCCGTTGCTGAACGATTCGGTTTGAGTGCCAGTGTGGTCAACACGGAAGCTGACGAACTCGGAGGCCATCTGGGATTCCGACTTGAAAGCGCTTTTGGTTCGAGCCCACAGGCCTTCATCCATACGCCCAGTCTTCTCCACGACCGCTTCGTTCTTGGTGTCTGCCTCGGAGATCTGACCCATCATCTCAGAGTTCTTCCAGATGTCCACGTAGGCTTCGTAACTGGTGTCGATCTTGTTGACGATGGCGTACACATCACCCATGTCTTCGCCGTAGAGCCGCTTCTTGAACACCTCACGCATTTCTGCTTTGTTGGTGATCTTGTTGAGCTGCTTGTCCAGCAACTGACGACGGTGATTGACCAGCTTCTGTCCACGCTGAGCCACGGCGAACACGTCGATACCACCGTTTGCGCGGTAGATAGACGGGATCAACTTGTGGTACGCATCGACGTCCAACTGATCCATCCCGTTCTCCTTCTCGTAGAGCGCCTTAGCGCCCTCGTAGATAGGTCGAGGGATGATGCCCATGTTCG